CTTTTGGAGTTTCTACCTTAGGTGTTTCTTCTTTTGGAGTTTCTACCTTAGGTGTATCTTCCTTAGGAGTTTCCACTTTAGGTGTATCTTCCTTAGGAGTTTCCACTTTAGGTGTTTCTGCTACTTTAGTACCACGTAAGTACACTCTAGCTTCCCCACCAGCAATTTCAGCTCTATCAATTAACATATCGTATTTAGCTACATGTACACCATCTACATATACTTCGTTATAAGTAGAACGAATTACCATAGGTGAACCAGCAACTTTTAATACCACTTTACCAACTTCTAGTGTAGCATCATCTACATATTCTACTGGTAAATCAGTTGCTACATCTTTTTCAATCACTTTGTATTCGAATTTATGACCTTTATGCTCAGCATCAATAATTGCATCTAATTCTTGTAATTTTTCTGCCTCTAAAGGTTTTAAATCACTTACTTTATTTGTTGGTTCAGACGGTTTTACTGTCGAATCACTTGGAGTTTTTCCATTTGTATCAGTAACTACATCTTTACCTTTGTTATCTTTTTTATCTTTTGCAACTTTAACATCGTTAGCTTTTACTTTTGCAGTTGGCACTTCTTTACCTACCACACCATTTAAAATTCTTGCATACTCAGCAGCTGGTGTGTCAACTACCCCTGTTGCTGCAGCTTGCTCGATTTGACCTTCAACACCATCGTTAATTTCAAAAGTTACTGTACCTTTGATTTTATGACCTTGAATTTCTTTGTTAAATTCAACACTATCAGATACTACAGCTGTATTTGGTAATGATTTAGTTGGTGCTTTACCATCAACTGGCATTTCAAGTTCAACTTCTTTAACTTCACCTTTCTTCATATCACCAATTACAATGTTTTCGTATTTAATACCGTCAACATTTGCTTTTACTGTTGCTTTTTGTACATCTTCTTTTGCAGTTACTACTACAAACACTTTTGAATCTTTTTCTACCACTTCTACGTTTACAGCTTTCTCAACTGCTACATCTGCTTTAACTTCAACTTTGTTATCATCTGCTTTAACTAGGCTTTCTATATTACCTGCTAAAGTAGTTGCTGATAATCCTGCAATAATTCCTGCTGCAATTAAATTCTTAATTGTATTATTTTTTGTTGTTTTCATGTTTTTTCTCCTTGACCGCTCTTTAGTCTTCTGTATTTGTTTAGTTTATTGTAACAAGCTAGAGCTTTATTTTATTTTTAGTTGCCACTTGTTATAGCTGTAAGTTGTTTTCTTAACTTATAAATTCATTATATATTATTTTTTATTTATCTGCAACCTAACTCTCACTTTAATTATTTTTATTCTTTCTGTGTAGTTGTTTAGTTGCTTTATCAACTTACATTTGTAATTATACAATAATTTAGTTTAGATGTAAACCTAACTCTCATTTTACGAATCCCTTTACCTAAATACCCTTTTGTTTTAGACCTCCAAAAAAGAATACATTATATAGAAAAAAGAGGTTTAAGTTTCTACTTAAACCTCTACATATTAACTTTTAAAACCACCTAGTATCTACCTTAAAAGCAAATAGATTAAACATAGATGTAGGATGAGGTTCGACTTTTATCCAAAAAACAACTACCATAAAAGCAACCATTTTATAATATCCCACATTCCAAAGGGGTATTAGTTCCAAAACAAAATCTAAAAATATATCTACTAAAGCACTTATTACTAAATACCCTAGAGCCACTTGTGTGAACTTACTTATTTTAATTAACATAAAACACCTATTTAAAACATTTTATAACATTTCTTAGCCTTATAGTCATAATCGTCATCCCCAAAACTGTACAGCAACGTATCAAAATCGACATTTACCCCATTCTCAAAATCTACTTCTCTACTAAGTAAATATTCTACATAACCTGTACGTTCAAGGACTTCATACTCCTCGTTATACTTAACTTCCAAACCATCCAAACAAATACCTTCTAAAGTATAGTCTGGATAGTCTTCAACTACAACTTGTAACATCTTATCACTTACTTCACGACTATACCTACAAGAATCCTCAATATAAATAGACACATACATCTTCTCTCTTATCTTCATTTGTGTACTAACCCCCAAACTTAAATATACATCTTTTCAAATATCTTCTTCTCAAATACTTTCTTCTTTTTATCATCAGGACACTTTACATAATCTAAGATAAGTTCCATTAATTCCTCTATCTGTAAATACTGTAAATACCTTCTTTGTTCTACCATTTTATGATTAAACCTAAATTTTACTTTGAAAGACCTTTTTACTAATCGATCATATAACTTAACTACACTTCTAGTTTCTACTTTCTCAAAATCACCTTTTATATACCATCCATCTAACGTAAGTAAGAGTTTAGCTTCCTTGACTTTAACATCAAATAAAGTAACATTATCTAAATTTATTACCCCACCTAAGACTTTTCTTTTACCTTCTTCTATATCATAATAAGCTATCATATAAACACCCAACCTTTATAAGAATTCATTGAAATATTTTGTAAACTTCAATTCCTTCTCCAGCTGCAATTTCTTCACTTTATAGTAACGGTATACCAACGTATTTAACTTAACCTCCTGTACACGTAACCAAACAAAACTAATAAAAACCCATAAAAGACCTAAACCTAAGAATATATCTGGTGTGAGAGAATACAAACCTTTTAATGTCATATAAAATAAGCAACTATCTAATAGAAAAGTAATAAACAACACTCCTAAAGCATAGTTAACTTCTTTATCTTTTACCTTCTTTACAATTTCATTTACTATCTTCAAAACTTGCTCTACCTCTACAATAGAACGCTTTTTATAAATAAAAACACTAAAAATACTCATAACAATACCCCCATCTTGGCAATACCTCCATCTTGTTTTTCTTTTAACATCGAATATTCATCCTTACTTAAAATATCTACCTTCTACCAACTTTACTGTGTGATAGCATATTGCACAAATAACCATAACACATAAGCTAATCTATATAATGCAACAGCACTACATAAAGCTATCCACACTAACACTAATTTATTGTAAGGTTTCTTAACTTTATCTAATAACCAAAAACTTACTATGACTAAACCTACAAATAAGATATCATAAAGTAACATACCACCTAAACCTAACGCTTTCACATCTGAAAAACTTCCTACCAAATTTGACACCTAAAATTACCTCCAATTATAAACCTACTACAAACAACCACACTAAACTATACCCTAATAGATAAAATAAAAGTAAATTAGCTGGAACATGCTGCCACCTAACCCTACGTTCTAAGATGCTGTGTTTTATATCTGTACTTAATACTAAACAACCAATTAAAGCACCAATCATATAATAAAGTATCCCCATTACTATTTCCATTTTGTCTTAACCTAATCTTTCTTTCTTATACCACTTTAACAAGTCACGTCTTATCCTTGCTTGATTTATAGCTGTATAATCATGACTCATATAACTAAAACAACCTTTTACATTTTCTAAACTACCATACCAACGTAAGTAAGGTACAAATTGACCTCTACAACGCCAATATATTGATTTATCACTTGTAAAGACACCCTCTACTTTTACCACTTTAAGTTTTACGTTTCCTTCTTTATCATACCTTGCAGCAGGTACTGTGATAAGAGCCTTGTAATAAAGGCTCTTAACAACTTCCCTATCAGTCAAGTATTCACTTAAAACCATATCATTTATATCTTTAGGTAATCTATATACTAAACGATTACCCTCTAAATCAACTGTTCTTAGGAATACATACTTACCCATTATTCTATAATCCCTATATTTTGAGTTAACCCATAGTTTAAGGTATTTAAAAACCCGTGAACGTCTTTACACTCAAACCTGTCTACTTTATCATCTGGATAAGTTACATAAAGATCCCCCTCATAAAATGAGAATTTCTTTATAGAGTTTACGTTAACGTAAACTATGTTGTTAAACATATCTATCAATTTAATGTATTGTGTACCTTGTTTTATTATTTCTCTATCCATTTTTAAATCTCCATTTCATCTTATTTTATCTGTCAATATTTAAACCTTCAAGCTACTACCCTAAAGATTATATACCACACAATTTACACCAATAACCCTGCTAAATCTAATCTAGCTAGAAAACGAGCAGAGTCAATCCCCTCAAATCTCTCAAACTCCCCATCTGTAAACCATATATGTAGCACATTCTCATAAAATGAGAATTTCTTTATTGCATTTGCATTAACATAGCATACGTCTGTAGTCAAACTTTCTATCTTTATATACGGTGTTCCTTGTTTTGTCATTTCTCTATTCATTTCTAAAAATCTCCTTTTAATTTAATCTAATTATATTATAGCATGTTTTTAAACTTAAAACAAATTAACTCTCCTAAAATAGTAAAACCTATTTTGTAAGAAAAACCTACAAGCTCTAAGGATAACGTTTATTTCTACTCTTTTTCAGTTAAATAAGAGCCTTTTTAAGCGTCCTCCTCTCTATATGGATAAATTATACCTTTTTATGTCTGACAGGGCTTAGAGGGTAAAAATTTCGTTTGTATGAGCTAAATTAGACAAAAATAAATAAGGAGAAACTTTTCAGTTCCTCCTACCTATTTTTATTTCTCTCTTTTCTTACCTTTAAACTTAACTAGTAACAACAGTAAACCTAACCCTAAACCTACACTTCCTAAAGCTACAAATCTTTGGTTTAAATCTAAACCTGTTTTTGCTAAAAACTCCTGTAGTTTAGTTTTTGGTTTTTCCTCTTTAGGTGGTGGAGTACCATCTTTTTTCGGTGGTTCTTCTTTCTTAGGTGCTTTATTCTTCAAATAAACCTTTATATTGCCCGGTTTATCTGCATCAACTTTTAAGAATACTGGCTTTGCATCCAATTCTACTTTATCTGAATGCAACGTTTCAACCAATACATAACTACCACCTACTTCTACACCACTAAATGTAGCCACACCTTTATCATCAATACTTAATTGACCTTTATACTCCTTAGCACCATAAGGTAATTCCTCACCCCCAGCTAAAGCATCCTGCACCTCCTGTGCTACCTTAACTGGAGAGTTAGTACCAATTTTATCACTATCAACTTTATATAACGTAAAAGCTACATTACCAAATTGAGTTTTATCCCACACCTGTGTTGGACTTACTACAGCAGCCTCCTGCACGTAGTCGATATCACCCTTATTCTCATAATATAACTTCTGTACTGTTATATCTATAGGCGCTTGCTCCACAGCGTAAGCACTATTACTAATACCTAAACCATTTAAAGCTATACCCAATACAAGACTAGCTATTATCTGCTTTCGCATTTGCAAATACACCCCTCTTTTTCTTCTTATAGTCATTTCTTATAGATAATACTAACAATATACCACTACTCAAAGCTATTAATATCAAACCCCATTCAAATAAAGATATCATTAAACCTTTACCTTGAGGAACTATACTAGCTTCACCTATCAATTTACCTGTTGCCAAAAATCTCTTATCATTTATTCCTATTGGTGTACAAGTCCTTAACGTTACATAAGTATCCCCATTTTCTGGTTTCAAAAACTGTTTATACTCCTCAACAGGACTTACCTCCCTCGTATCAATTACCTCATATTCATAAGTCTTACCATCCTTCAACTTCATGTAAAACTTATTACCTACTCGTAACTTCGTTAAATTGATAAATAAATCTTTTGACGGATCCCCATTATGAGCAGTTATTACACTATTATCTTTCTCATTCTTTAATGTTCCTGTACCTTGAATTAAACCAGCACCATTACTTATTGCAGCTTCACTAGCATTGTTAAATACCGCCAATGATAAGTTTATAGCAGGTACATACAAAACACCCACAGGCTGTAGCGACAAGGAGAAAGGTTTTCCTCCCTCCTTCGCTACATTCAAGTTCTTCTCAAACTCCTCTATGTACTTCTCTTGTGCCACTACACTAGCTACCCTCGTCTGATAACCAAAATAACAACACAACACTATTACCATAACATAGATTATCTTGTCGAAATGCTTAAACATACTACGCTTCTTCTTTTTCGTCACGACGGCGTTTAACAACTACAGTTATTACTGTTAATCCAGCTAAACCAGCTAATACTAATACTGTAGCCTCTGTACCTGTAATTGGCATATCTGTACGTCTATCGTTACTTACTTCGATTTGTGTTGCGTCTTTTACGTTAGCATTGTTAATCTCGAAATGACTATAAGGGTTTGTATTCATGTTATACCCCTCTGGAGCTTTAGTTTCCACGAAGAAGTAATGACCATTATTTAAACCTTTTACGTTAATCATACCGTTCTCGTTTGTTTCAAATTCTGTTGCCTGAGCTTTATCTTCTACCCAAACATACTTACCTTCAGAAACTTTTAGATACTTAGTTATTGAACTGCTTTCAGTTCCTGTTGCTTTAGCAACTACGAACTTAGCACCTTGTAAACTATTCTTAACTACACCAGAGTTGAATAATCCACTATCTAATTTTTTAAGGTTAGCCTCATAAGTTCTTACTTTAGCTTTGTCCTCTTCTTTATCAACCACTACATTGTTATCATAATCTAATCTTGCTGTGTTTTCTAAGTCAGTCGCTGTTACTGCTTTCTCATGGTCTAATAACCCTTTATAAGTTACCTTAATACTAGAACCCTCTGGAGCTGTTGCTAATGAACCTACTTTAAATTCTAAACTAAATCCACGACCAGCCTCACTTTGAGTGTAATCAGTATCCTTAACTAATTCCTTAACTAAACCACCTTCTTTATTCACGATAGATACCGCTACAGTTTCTTTATTTAGATTTACTGCCTCAGACGGTGTATCCGTTAATTTATAAGTTTTATACTTGTTAATGTTAGCTGGTATTTCAGATTTAATTGTATATGTAATATCTTCCTCGAACCCAAATACAGGAGCATCCACTTCTTTATCTAAATTAGGCTTAGTATGGTTTACTACCTTATTACCCTCTTTTAATAATGAGTTTTCAGGGAATACCACTTTACCTTCAGAAGTATATTCAAACGTTAATTTGTTATTTGCACCATTTACTACGTCCTCATCATAAATTACCCCATCAGGACCATAGTTTGGTTTGCTCGTATCAATTTTAGATTCCTCTACAAAATAATACTTACCAACAGTTAAATCTGTTACCGTGATACTACCACTTGTTAAATCTTGGTAAGAGTCATCTATCTTCTGACCTTGTCCTGGTTCTCCTCGATATAAACTAAATCCAGATTGGTTATTTTGTAGTAAAGCCTCTTCAATACCAAATTTCTTAATGTATTTCTTGAACGATACTTCTACAGGGTTTACTTTATTCTTAGGATATAAGTGTAAAGCATCCTTATTAGCTCGCCCATCCTCTTTAGCTACTGGTAATGATACTAACATAGGTTTAGCTTTTTGTGTTACTACTCCTGACGCTGTTGATTCTAAGAAGACATAAGTACCATCTTCTAAGTTGTTAAACTTAGCTAAACCAGCACCGTCTACCTCAATCTCGTCACCTACTTTTACAGCACCATAAGGTAAGTTACCCCCAGCCTCAACAGCTGCACCTACCTCATCTGCCACCACTTGTGGTTTCTTATCTACACTTAGTTGACTTTTATCTAGTTTATATACTGTAAACTTAACAATACCGTCTTTCTCTTTGTTCCAAGTACGTGTTGCATTACCAAATTGAGTAACATCCATCTCGTCACCTGTATTTTTTACCTCAGTTACATCATTCTGATACGCTAACTTATGTAACGTAATTGATGTTGCTCCCTCAGCTCCTACTAAATTTGAAAGTGGTAAAGCTGTTACTAATAACCCAGCTACAACCGCTAATTTACCTAATCTTTTCTTTGTATTTCTTGACATATCTGTTTCCTGCCTTTAATAATATTTTTATTTGAACCTAGCTAAGTAATACCACTAGCACTACTTAGCTAGTATTTTTAATCTTGTTTTCTACGTCTTACATATCCAACAACTAATAGTGATAATAAACCACCTAGAACAATTATAGTACCTTCAGTACCTGTTAATGGCAATTCAACCTGTACAATGTTGTTAAACACTATATCACCCTGATCTACCGTTGATGTCAATTTCAATGTTCCATCTCCATTATCCTCAACTTTAACTTTTACCTTGTAAACCGTCTTGTCGTAAACAATTTGTTCATCACTACCTTTGTCCTCAACTACCTCGTATTCATAAGTTTGACCTATGTCCTTATTAGTAAAGTACATTGGTGTAAAGTTTATATTACCCTCATTATCATTCATAGCCTCTTGAACTACCTTACCATCTCGTAATACCAAGAACTTGAACCTGTAATCAGATAATTTACCTCCACGTAATGCTTTCTTACCTTTAAGTGTTAAATCACCCTTAGCCTCATACACGTTAGTTAATTCTAAAGCATTTCCACTTGTTTGTACCACTTTCTCAAGCGTAGCACCTTCTTTAATGTAAAAGCCTTTGTATTCATCCTCAGTTATCTTAACTGTTGCACCTACTGGTACTTTAGTTATTGTAATTACCTCGTTACCTTGAATACCTACTTTATCACCCGATACTAGAGAACCATTCTTACCAGCTACACTACTTGTATAGTTGAACTTATTCTCTAAAGGCTTACCGTCTTTTAAAACCTCAACTTTCACATTGAATAATCGTCCTGACGTAATACCCTCTAATTTCTTAGTTATCGTTACATCACTAGTTGCTACAGTTGGTGGCACTTCTTGTGGCGTGTAACTATTCGTAAATACTGCACCATCAGCATCATAAGTTACTTGAGGTGTCAACGTTCCACGACCATCATCAGTCACATTTACTCTTACAGTCTCCTCGTGAGTATCATAAGTTATTCCATTTTCAGAACCCCTCACCTCACGTATCTTGTAGTTAAATACCCCAGCTCTGCTTAGTGGGAGTGCATTAAAGTAAACATCACCACTACCATCATTCTTAACAGTATCTAACACTTTTCCTGTTGAGTCCAATAACTCAAATGTAAATTGCCCTGATGTTAATTCTTTACCTCTTAACACTTTTTTAGCTTGTAACGCTACTGAACCATTTACATTATATTTGTTGGTTGCTTTAACCTCTATAATACTTTGTTCTGTTAAAACACCTTCTGCATTAGTTATAGAACTTAAACTATAACCATCAGGTAAGTTAATTTCTTCTACCTTATATCTTGTACCTATAGGAATATCTTGCAATATTTTTTTCTGCCCAGCTCTCAATTTAAAGTTCTCTTCTCTATTATTCAAAGTAACTTTAAATGTAAATTCTTTATTGGTATCCTCAGTACCTTGTACTTCTTTAGAAACCTCAAGTTGGGCTGTACGTGTTCTATTCTCGAAGACTAAATCTTCAACTGAACCATCATCCACTTGAGCCTGTAGTTTACGTTGTTCATCATAATTAACCCTTACAGTAACCCTTCTTACACGACCATCATAAATAATACCTGGGTCACCATCATCAATCTCTTTTATGTCATAACGATAACTACCTGGACCTATAAATTTCAAAGTCTTGAAGTTAATCGTACCATCCTCGGAAGACTCAACACTATCAAGAACAGTCCCTTTAACATCACTTAAAGTAAATCTATAACCCCCCGCATTCTCACGTTTACCATCTAAAAGCTTCTGCCCTTTTAACTTAACTGTTACAACGTTAGCGTCATACTCATTAGTGAATTTAGCAATAGACTCCTCATTAGGTTTAATAGTACCACTTGTATTAACCTCGTCTACTAATACCCAACCTTCTTCGGTTTGCTCATAGACCTCATAACTTAAACCTGCTGGTAAATTCTCCAACGTAACTTGTTCATTACCATTTACTTTTATATCAAACTCTCCATTAGCAATATTTACGTTATTATCCATCTCTTCCCAAACAGCATATAAAGTAATCTCTTTATTAGGTTCAGTAAGGTTTCTAGCTGGTTTAGATACCACATTACCATTAGGCGTTGTAGACCAACCTTTAAACATAGTACCCGGTTTTCTTATCGTTGGACTAGGAAGTTCAACATCTTTATCTTTCTTAGCAGTTATCTTAGCTAAAGATTCCCCAGTACCTTGTGTATCAAAATTGATTTTATAGTCTACAGCATCTCGTTCACGAACCCACACACCAGCCATAGCTGGATTCCACTGGTCATGCATCTCTTTTACTGTCAACGGCCCAAATGTACCATCCTCTCGAACCCATCTTGGTGTGTACCCTACAGGTCTAAATAAACCAATACTAGTAACCTCCTGTGCTAACCAAGGTTTTGAATTAACCCCTAGGTTTATTTTATCTAACCTATATGTATTACTTAAAAAACCACTTAAGTTTGGATTGTTCCTTAAATTAAATTTTGTTAAGTCCAACTCAGTTATTGAACTCGTACTTGAAAACATTCTTGAGTAGTTAGTAGCTTTATTAGTGTCAAAAGCACCTAATTTTAACTCACCTAAATTACCTGAGTTACTAAACATATCACTAAAGTTCGTTACTTGGGATGTATCAAAATTACTTATATCTAAAGTATTCAAAGCAAACATTGAAGAAAACATCCCTGACATATCAGTAACCTTAGAAGTATTGAAATTACTCACATCCAATCTTGGTAAACTCCTAAGCGTCTTAAACATTCCAGACATATTCGTTACTTTTCCTGTATTAAAACTTCGGACATCCAAAGCAGTTAGTTTTGAAGATCCCGAAAACATCTCTCTCATATCAGTCACATTAACAGTATTAAAGTTACCTAATTCTAGTGTCTTCACTAAAGCCATCTCTGAAAACATAGAAGACATATTAGTAACTTTAGACGTATCAAAGCGACTTACATTCAAGTTTTCTATAGAGTACATGTAATAGAACATTTTTGACATGTTAGTCACATTACGAGTGTCAAAACTATCTAAGTTTAAGTTTTTAAGTTTAGAAATTCTTTCAAACATAGAAGACATATCTGTAACTTTAGAAGTGTTTAATTGACTAATGTTTAAATCGTCCAACAAAGGCAAGGAAGCAAACATCCTATTCATATTAGTTACTTTAGACGTATCTAACCCACGTAAGTCTAAAGATTTCAATTTCGGATTCCCATAGAATAATCTCTCCATATTAGTCACATCAGAAGTATCAACGTTATGTAAATCAATACTCTCAACTTTCATAAACGTAGATAATAACCCCGAAGAGTCAGTAGGTAATTTTATAGTCCCTGTAAAACTTATTGAAATCACTTCTGACTTATATGGATTCCACCCCTCATTAAAGTCATTTGGTGCTTTATCTAAAACTCCTTGACTACCACTAACTGGACTAATAACCATATGACCATTATCATAAATTTCCCATTTAGCAGTTCCTGAAACCCCTGAGTGTTTTACACTTCCTTGCGGCCCATAACCCTCAGCTGCCTTAGCATCTTTAGGTTTTAAACTATCAACAAAATTACCAGCTGCACGTTTTAACTTAGTCCAAGCACTTTCACGTTGTGCCTCATTTACAGGATTACCTTGATTATCTAAACTACGTCTACTTACTGTAAACTTACCTTTAGGTACTGTTCCCTCAGGTCCTTTTAGTTTTACTTTAAACGTAAACACTTTGTTCGGATCACCTTTAGTTACCCTCTTACGAATAGTTAACTTACCATCTTTGTATTTGTTAACAAATACAGGAGAGTTAATCTCGTTATTTATATCTTCAACTTTATTATCTCTTGCTGTCGTTACTAGTGATAATGTACCGTCATAGTTATCTTTAACAGTTACTGTATAGTTAATTGTACTATTATCATAAACAACTTTGTTGTCATTACCTTGTACTTCTCTTGCTATATATGTAAATGTCTTACCTACATGAGTTTCATTAAAGTTAAGGTCACTAAACGTTACAGTACCACCTGCATCGTTCTTACCTGTTGCTACCACATTGTTACGTTCATCCCTTAACTCAAAGCTAAATTGCTCTGCCTCAGGTTTAAACCCATTCAATACTTGTTTCCAAGCCTTAAAGTTTACTTTACCTTTAGCATGGTATTCATTACTAAATACAGCACCATCTCTATCATACGTTACCTTAGTTCCTATAGTACCATCACCATTATCTACTAGCTCTACACGTACTTCGTCTTCATGCTTATCATAAGTAACACCCCCAAGACCATTGTTTTCCTCACGTACTTTATACACAAAAGTCTTACCTAAATCAGCAGTTGTATATTCTAAGAAACCAAAGTCAAAACTTCCATCAGTATCATTAGATGCAGTTCTCACTACCTCACCATCATGAAGTAAACTAAATCTAAATTCTCTTGGGAACATTTCTCGACCTGTTAATCTCTTAGTACCTTTTATGTTTGCTGTACCTTTACTCTCATATCTGTTAGTAAATACAGTTCTCATAGTTTTTCCTGCTTGTAACGTTTCTGTTGAGTTTTCCTCTTTTACTAAGCTATACCCCTTAGGGTAGTTAATTTCCTTAATAGTTACAGTATTCTCAACATCAACACGTTTAATTTTTACTTCTTCCCCTGCTTTTAACTTAATCTCTTTACCATGAATAACTTTACCTGTACGACCTAAAGTAGTTTCATACTCGTATTCATTCATTACAGGGTTTCCTTGACTATCACTTAAATTAAACACAAACGTGAAGTCAGGATTTACTTTCTTAGCTGCATCTGTTTGGTTCTCAACTTCTTTCTTAAGAACTACATCTGCATATGGATCATACGTATTTACAATATCATAACCTTTTACTTCTTGATAATACCCACTTATATAGTCTTTTTCTTCAACTGTATACTTGATTTCAGTACCACCATCTCTATACTTGTTAAGCTCTTTAAATTCGTAATTCCACTTACCATCTACTGGTTTAACTTCTACTTTACGTATTTCACGACCATCCGCTTTTAATACCACAGTTATAGATTTAGGACGTGTATTTTCACTTACATCCTTCCAAACCTTCTCACCACGAATATTTATAAGTTCAGGCGTGTGCTTGTTAACCATTTTATAAGTTATTCCATTATCAGTAACCTCTGTAGATTTTACTTTTAATGTATAACCTTTTACATTCTTCTCTACAACCGTATAATTTATCTGGTTGTTATCTTTATCCATGAACGGTAACTGATGAAACTCGCCTGACCAACTATTACCCTCGTTTAGAGTTACTGTTTTATTAGTTGGTTTTCCATTCGCCATTAACTCAAAGATTACTTGTTTTTGACGTAAGCCATCTCTATTATCATCATCGTCCCATTCTTTTGTTACCTTAATATTTAAAGGTTTTAGACCTACTTTTACATAGTCATTTCTTATAAGTAAATTATCAGATACAACACCCGTATCAGTAGCTATTTGTCTAGCAGTCATTACAGCATTGTTATAAGCATGACCTCCACCTGTTAAACCTGTTTCAGTTTGCCCTGCTTGTAACTTCGTATCATACCACTCGGCTGACGATGCCATTGGTGCTTTCATATCTATAGTTAAACTTAATGAAGCTCCCGGTGCTAAGATAAACTCACTACCATCCGTTTTATGCCTTGCATCTACAGCTATAGCTCGTATCTTAGACTTATCCTTTGGCATCTCTCTAGTCCATATACTTGAATTAGATAAATCCATATCCCCACGTTTAGCATCACTATCTAACACCAAATCATCTCTTGTTGAGTAATAAACCACCGGCTCAATACCCGCTTTTCTTAATGCCTCAACATTTACACCTTGTAGAGTTCCTCTCCATTGCATATCCCCATAATCATCATGAGTTTTAAATGGTTTGAACTTCTCTAAATTATCATAAAAGATTATATCTTTTGACTTCGTTACATCCGTATTCTTAATTGCTAATGAGTAGTTATATTTACCACCCTCGTATACATTCTTAGCTAAACTTTCATCTAAACCATCACCCCACAAGTTCTCATTATTAACGTCAACTTGCTTAAGTAATGATGTTACACTATTAGTATCAACCGCTATCTCTGAATCTGTACGTGCATAAACAAAATGCTTAGCACCATCAAAATCTAAATCTTTTAATGTTTCCTTCTCTTTTTCATTATTAAACGCCAATTTAGTAAATGTATTCTTACCTGTATTCGGATCCGTTTCAGTACCTAACCCTTTTACAGAGTTAATATCATGCTTACTTCCATAAGCCATTATGTTAGGTATAACAGCACCAAATGTTTTTAAATTCAACCAAGAATATCTTGCTTTAAATCTTACCGCTGGTTTATCATAATACCCCTTGGTACGTAAAATACTTGAATCCCCATTATACTCATATCTATAATCAGGCGTTTGTCTTGTCCTAATTTCTAGTAACGTTCTTCCACTTCCTTTATAGTTCTCTGTTGCTTTTACAGATACTATACTATCACCACTTCGTACAGCCTCAATACTATTAGTTACTGGTGCTACACCTTGTGGTAGTAAATCATAGAATACACCCTCTGTCTCTTCTTTTAACCAACCATCTTGAACAGCTTTCTTTACTGAATCCTCACTTAATAAGTTAGTTTGTATAGTTGAAGATAATTCATATTCTAAATCTACTTTTCTCTTAGAAGTGTCATTCTCAAACTTCAATAATTTCTTTTCTGGTTTGATACCATAAGCAAAACCATGTAATTGGTCTCTACCCACATACTCATTTATGTACTTGTAATGCTTACCATCTCTATATACATCTAACTTGATATGGTTAGCAAAATGTGTCATTGGAGTAACTCCTGTTTTACTTAATTCCTCAACCTGACTTACTATCTTGTCAGACGGTTTTACAGTTACTATCTCCTTAATATTATGTATGTATTGAGCTACTGTAGTTTCTACTTCTGCTTTGAAGTCAGTTACATTAGCTGGAAAGACTAATTTAGTACCGTCAACACTAGCTCCATTTGTTGTAGTTATCACTGCAGCCCCTGACCTGTAATCAACAGTACCATATTTTACCCAAGTATCACTATTATCTACTTTACCGTATACATCTATTAAAGGTATCTTATTGTCCTCCATAGACGCATACCCAAATAAAGGTTGTCCTTTTCCACTTGTAAACTGCTTATTAACTATATTGTTATCTACCACATCACCATTACCTAAAGTAGTAAATTTCCTTACTATTGGCTTATGACTAAAATCTAAAGCCTTGATAGAAAAGTCCTGTGCAGACAACTCCTCATTCTTATAGTTAAAAGTAGTTTTGTAGTCATCAAAGACCATTTTATAAGGTTTATGCCCATAGTCACTTAAATTCTCAGGGTCACCACCATCTCTCAATGTGTACCCCCCACCGTAAGCGCGTGCTTGAATGTCAAAACGTATATCTACGTCCTGACGTGCTTTCAGTTTATTTAAGGCTGTATCATAAATACCCTCTTTCTTTTGACCTGCAACCCAAGTTACTATATCTCCATCACCATGCTTATCTACATAGAAATTACCATCTGGCTTTTCTGGTTGCACTGGTGCAAACGGTAATGTAGTTTCATCACCTGACTTAGTCACTTGCTTATCATCTACAGCAGTCATTGTATACTCTATGTTACCTTTTAACTTGTAAGCACGATCCTCTGAAAAATCTCTCTTTGGATACGCCACATAGATTACTCCTGCAAAGTTCTGCCCATCATTTAAGTACACATTATTCTCAATATCTTTATTAAAAACACCTGTACCATCTCCTAAGATTACCTCGTCCTTACGGTTATTCTTAAACCCTAAAACAACAGCGTTCTTAGCATCCTCACTTGCCCTCATATCTATTTTTAACTTAACATCAAAGTATTGATTTGCTTTAGACATTGCATAAGATGAAAATGTAGCATAGTAATAATCATCAGGGTTACTTGGTTTTAATCTAGCATCCCAATTCTCTGGAAACTTATCAGATACCGTAGGGTTATGACTTAACTTAGCATCATAAATTCTAGCATTTGTGTCTACAGTCGATAGTAACCTATTCGACTCTAACCCCATTACACCCTCTTTCATAGTTACAGTTAAGTTCGCTTTTAACGCCTCACTTCTCCACTTACTTCCAAAGTCTTTTATCTCAGACGGTTTTAAACCTCGTATTGTTGCCTCGATTACCCCCGAAGATGCTGCTTTTAACTTCTTAGTATTCGTTAAAATATAAGCATCGTCCGTTTCTGTATAAGCAAAATACCCATTGTTGTCAGGTGCCTTAGGTACTCCAAACGTTGTATAACCAATATAATTACCTTGTCGATCTCTAAATATCGTCTTAGGTATTCTTACATTAACAGTTCCAACTTCATAGTCCTTCTGACCTGACATAGCATATGTTATCTTATATGATACTGACTGCTCCTCGTTGTTTACCCACTCGTTATGCAAGTTTATAGCTTTACCATCGTTATCTTGTGTACGCCACTCTAACACAAAACGCTCAATATTATTACCACCTACTGAACTAGATACAGTAGCAGCAAACTCCTTTTCGACACGCTCCACAGATATAGCTCGTTCAGCCCTTGTTAGTTCAGCTGCCTCCACCATCTCAACGTTCTCTAAATTCTGTTCAACTTCTTCTGCCTTACTAGTCGTTTCAGAACTATCTTGAACCTCCTTACTACCCGAAGAATCACCACTATCAGTTACCACTTCTTCTGTCGTAGGCTCGTCCTCATTCAAGTCCTCAGCATGAGCTAAATTCGACAAACTAGGGGTTATCAGCTGTGTTATCAATAAACTACTAGCTAATACCCCAGCTAAGCCTCGTTTAACCTTGCGTTTAAACATATTTATCACCACTTTCTAAGCACCTTGTGAAAAGTACTCTTTGTTGTATAATTTTTCAAACACAACAATATTATACACTATTTTATCAAATAAGAATCCTAAACTCACTAAACGCTTTCAAATCAACAAAAACAAGAGAGTAATTATCTCTAATTACCCTCTTCGTCCTTATCTAAAAATCTATTATATTCAGCTATACTTATTGTTATAAAAGGCATCCTTGTGTATAATACCCTTTTCCCTAACTGTATATTATCACCTTTTACAGTCTTTAATAATTCTAACTTATCATAAAACCGCATTACTTTACCGTTCGGACCACGTACTCCATAACCAAGTATACCTAATTTTTCCCAAAAACTTATATTCGGTTTGTGCTTCTCTACAAATAACCTTACAGAGTCATCACTTACCTTATAAGACTGCTGTACCTCATTTTTACTTACTTCCTGCATTAATACCTTGTCATGCTCTACAACCCCCAAGAAAGACATTAAAACAGCTAACATGAAAGCCACAAACTTACATATACCCTTATGGTATATGTAACTTGTCAACACCCATCTACTTATAAGGTAAAATACAATAAATAACACTAAAAATAACCATATTGCATTAAACCCATATACATATTCCATTATCTTCTACCCGAAGAACCAAACCCATTAGTACCTCTTTCAGTTTCACTTAACTCCTCTAAAGTAGCTACTCCATCCCAAGTACCTAAATAACAATTTGTAATTACCATCTGACAAAAACGTTCCCCACGCTCTATTGTTATTGGCTCTTTTCCTAAATTTATTAACCTTGCCTTGACCTCACCCCTGTAAGATGAATCAATTACACCTATCGAATTAGTTAATAACGTTGTATTCTTAAACCCTAAACTACTTCTTGCAGCTAGTAAACCCCAATACCCCACCGGTATCTCTACGTGTACTCCTGTTCCTAACACCGCTGTTTCGTTAGGCTCAATTACAACCGTCTCCCCATTATTTATTAAATCCACACCAGCAGAACCATCATCAGCCCTCCTAGCTTGCCAATCTAATGTACCATTATAAAAATATCTCATTTATTCAAATACCTCTTTTCCATTTAGTTCATGTTTATATTATAACAAAACTATCTATTCTTTGCTTGGCAACTCATAACCTACAAAATAAAAGGCTTCCTTGATAATGTAGCCTTATTTGTCGTATTCCGCAACTTTAACTTCCACAGTACAGATAGTATCATTATGCCAACCACCATGGGGTACTAACAGTATCCTTTCTATTTCAAAACCATATTTCTTACCAATACCCCCACTATTCCAGCCAAAGGTGATTACTTTACCACCTACCTTAACTATTCGAGAAATCTCTTTCTTATGATTACCCCAAAATGAAGCTCTGGTTGTCTCACTTGTTACTGTGTACCCAAAATGTTTATAACACTCACTTACCTGTCTCGGAGAATATGGCGGATCATACAACACACCATCAACACTACTCTCTTCAAAAACCTTTAAAAATTCTAAAGCATCCATGTGATAGTCAGTATCATACTCCGGGTTTAAATCATTTGTAATACTTGCTATCTTATTCTTATTAGCAAACGGATCAACCCAAAGTTTTGCACTATCTACTTCCTCGTCTAATAATTCTTTTATCGGTTTTACATCAAAAGTATTCTTATTAGGCATAGCCCATTTTCTTTCAATTTTCATTTCTAACTTCTATCTCCTCCCCAAACCTAGCACTTAAGCACTAAACTTGTAAACCAATACCTCACGCCTAAAATCAGTACTCCTTAATAAAGTTTGTACACACCTTAATGTGTATTCTATTTCTCTAAAATAGTAAGTTGTGAACTCCTCATCTACAAATAAAGCCCTACCACCTAAAAAAACATCTCCTGCAGTTTCTGGTCGTTCTAATACCCCTTTACAAGCATCTCGAAGTTCCTCCAAATCTAACCTATTTACGAAATAAGCACCCTTTAACTTATCGCCACAACCGTACTTCTTACAAAACCAAGCATGTATGTGGTTCACACCATCCCATTCAACTACACGTGCTTTCTTGTAACTTTGATATTTAGTTAACACCAAATCAGCTGTTATGTAATCACACGTTAAATAATGCTCCTTACATAAATTTCTAAATAGTTCCTCTCTGAAAACCTTGTCATTTACTTCCCTCAAGGCAGCAACTTCAAGTTCCAAATCACTATCTAGTAAATCCAAGTACTCTGCATATAACCCAATTTCTCGGTTTCTACTTAAATTCTTTAACCTAAATAAAGCTCCACTTAATCCCATTTTCCCTTACCACCTTATAAATCTTTAGCTTATATGTATTTTTAATACACTTACCACCCTTTGTAACTTCATTATATCTAAACAAGGAAATGGCACTTTTGTACTTAATCGTAAAGGCATCCTATTTAATGTACCTTGAGAAAAACCTGTAAAAGCACCGTTTAAGTTCATACCCATAAACCTTGCATATACCTCGTTTATCTCACTTTCAGTCATATACTTACCTAAAATATCCCTCCAACTATCTATCTCTTTAGGACGTTCTAACAAGACTTTTACCAACTTTCGTACCTTGAAATCTTCTGGTACATCCATAAAATCGTCTACCTCGCCTCTCACATTACCATCTGTATCTAATAATTGGTACTTAACACCCCAGCTATGATACCTAAAAACATTTGCTATATCTATACCATCTTCAATTAAACCCTCTACCATTTTATTATACTTCGTAGGAGTCCAACCTTTTATTGGTGGTATATCATCTGATTTATCTCCTCGTACCAACTTAGCTAGTAATAACGTATTGTAAGGCACTTGTAACTTCTTATTAGCTGTTACTGATTCACACTCCCTCTGATACGACCTAGGTGTTATTTGAGCATGCTTTGTTAACGCTAAATGCCCATCCTCACTATACTCCTTCTTACGTGTATACCTGTAAAATGATACCTGCTCATCTACCAATGGAGCAAAATCCATATCATTACCAATCACATATATAGGAGCTTGTGGATATTGCACTTTAGCTACCCTTACAACCTCGGCCACTATATCATCTGCCTCGTAATTATCCTTACCTAAAACCATTACCCCAGCTTTCTTTAACATATTTATTATGATTTCCTGTGCCTGCACCATCCTAGGATTGACATAACCCCTACTACTCTTATACCCAGAAGTACTACCCGTTATACTACCTTTGATTAAATGCTCTTGAAAATACGCTTTTCTACTATACTGTGGGCGATCATGCACTACTACCAAATAATGCTTTCCATAACCCGTTAACCTTACTAATTGCTTAAATACCAAAGACGGTACTGTAGTATCCACCGTAACTACCTTCCCGTCAATCTCTACAGTAGTCGTTAACATATTTTCCCTCACAGCTGTGAAATATCTATGTACCATAGGGTTTAAATCTACTATGATTACCCTTCTACCACCATAATCTAATACCATCTATCTAGTCCTTTCCACTTTTACAAACAACACTCAACTAAATCACCCACTTGACCTCGCCTACTTCTTCCCTTATACGCCAACACTTAGAATTTAACAGTAAATCTAATGAGTACTTCGTAAACCACGTTGATAACGATAAGCCCCTCAATACATCTACCCCCATTCCTACACTACTTACATAATAAAAACCTTTTGCGTTTAAGTTCACTTTGTAAACATCCTCAGGTCGATAATAAGTATATCCTAAACGTAAGTCCTCTCTATATAATGTCAACACACCCTTAGAAATTAAACTTCTCACTACCTTTAAGTTCACTATATCGTCAAACATTACCCTACAAGCTGCAATTAAATCATCCTTATTCCTAGTTTTACTTAAACCACCTAATTTATGCAGTTTGGTAAATTTAAAAAAGTTCTCTAAATGACTTGTTGCTACCCCGGTTTCCATATCCAAACCTACATCTACTAAATACGTTTCAGAACCCCTTTTTTCAGTCCTAATTCGTACCCCAAAACCTATTAAATTAACATACAATAAATACTCTAAAGCCTTGTACTCACTTATTGTTAACTTCACTTGCTCAGGTAAACCACCCTGCTGTAACAATAAACATAACCTATCTACTACACCATTCAAATCTTCACAATCTGAATAAAATATAGTTCCTAAGTCAATGTCCTCAGCATATACATCTGCCTTGTGGTCTGATATCCTTACCATACCACCCCTATCATTCTCTTTATCTACCAAATAACAATATAAAGATACACCCCTAGACTCCGTTACAAAAAAACCATAACGCCCTAACATGTTCTCCTTATATAACCTATCTTTTAATAAATCTATAAATTCTTTCTTTAAACTAGCTATATTACTGTACTTCGTAATCCTCCTGTTTTTATAAACTACCTTTAAAGCCAATACTAACACCTCTTCCTACTAACTAAATATTTTATAGATAATATACCCCACTAAACTTATTACAAATATCCATAAAGTATACTTCCTGCCCACATAATCCTCATGTTCCTCAAGACTCTGTGGACGCCTTTTCTTGTTATATTTTCTTAAACCCATCCTTTATTTACCTCCAGATATTATCCTATTTATCCTATCTTAGATTATCTCTATTATATATGTTTTTCTAATTTAACACAAATTAACTCTCTTATTTGTACACCAAATTTAAAAGGGGTTCTTACACCCCTTTACTTAACTTTTCTTTGAACTTCTGTGAAAACCCATATATTTCATCTACGTACTTATAGAACTCATAAAACCTACTAACTACCATATTTTCTTGTCTTTCAGACATCCCATTTTCCTCAAACACAAACTCCCCATACTTACCTATAAAAATTGTAGCATACCCATCTCGTAAGCCATTTATACTATAAGCATAATAAGGGTATTGCTCCTTAGTCTTCTTATTCTTACTAGGTGTCGCTCTAAAATGTATCTCTGAACCTACTAATTGGTTCTCTAAATTGAACCTAGCCACAGTTACAACCAACCTATCTAATGCTACTGCATCAGTCATATAATGAGTTACAGGGTTACAGTCTTTCACATTACCTATACTATCAGTAAACCCTAAAGATACCCAAGCTTCAACAGCTCCACGTATTAAATATTCACTCTCTGTTAGTTTAGTTAGTGTTTTTACACCTATCTTATTGTACATACCCTGTACATTCCAAATAAGTGTATTTTGATTAATTACAATGTTTAAAGCCTTATCCCCATTAGGTAAGTACAAGTTATAAATAGCTGCTAGCAAGTAGTCCACATAAGCCCCATTATAATAATCAAAATCTAAAGCCTCCTCAAATGGAGAAGACTCCAACCTAAACCCATACGGAGCCATAACCTCGTTAAAGGTTTTTACCTCAGGCATTTCCTCTACATAACCTACAAAAGCCTCTTGAGTACAATCTGAAAAACGCTCCAACAAGTATTCAATTTCCTTTGACAATGACTTCCCACTCCATTGAAACTGGTCTAAGATATCCCAATCTTGATCATCTATATCATACGTTAACTTGTATGTTTTACTTGGAAACCCACCTTCAATAGGGATTTTCTCAAAAACCAATCTTATCCCTGTATCACTATCCTGCACATCATCTAAACGCATTCGCCACCCAAAAGTCTTATGTAGTAAACTATTATACCTAACACAAGCGTCTTGTAATCTATCATATTGATAATCAGTCCATATTCGCATCTCTTTCATACCCACCTTCTAATTTTTAACTAGTTATTTTAAACTAACCTCTACACATATAAACCCTACATTGAGCTTTAACTAACACCCTCACCTATCTCATTTACTATGTACGCTACAACATCATCTTCCTTTTGAAACGTAGCACTAGAGATACCAAATGTACCACCACCATAATCCAAATCATCATCTACAGGTTCATTTAAACATACACTCACTTCATAACCTAAATCCAAATTCACATATACCGTTATTTCTCGACCACCCCTCTCTAACTCCTCAGTTATTACAAGAATACTACCTTCATCCACATCCCAAATCTCACTAGTAATATCCCCTATAACCTGACACTTAACTAGCTTCTCAATAACCTCTAACATTGCATATTCATTCTCTACCCCTAAACAACCATCACTACACTTTTCTTTCACAATCTCGAAGCCCACACCTTCAAGTTCATCCAAAAAATCTAATACATCTATAGACTTAGAACCCTTGTATAACAACCTTAACTTTTCTGCCAGATCCACAGAATCTATTACTACCTTATCTTCTTTTTCTTCTCTTACTTTTATTTGTACCATGATTTTTACCTCTCTTTCTACATCCCCATTCTACTATTTATTACAACCACCAACAAGTTAACTCAACATAAAAGCAAGGTAGACTACAAACTACCTTGCTTTATTCTTATTTCCTTATAATCTAAACATTTACTATCACAAATCTACCTGCCCCAAAGTAAGTAAATATAACTATAAGTAATACACCTAAAGCTAATATACAAATAGCACTTAACCACAAACTCTTTTCATACTTTGCCTTAGACCAATTATTTTTTACTTTTTGAATCTTCAATATATGAGCAATTACAAAAAATACTACCGTTAATAATATTCCCAACACTAAATACATAAATTCAACCCCTCTATTTTAAAATATTGCCAAGTAAAATACCAACTTGCTCAGTTTCTGGTGCGTTTTCCATATAGTAATAACTTACACCACCAAAAACCACTAAGCAAACAACTATCCATAAAACAACTAAACCTAATGCTTTACCTACAGTCCATCCCTTTATTATAGCTACTATGTTTATTAATAAGCCTAACCCTAACATAGCCCCTAAACAACCATGAAAAACTAATGTGTAAACATCATAACTCATAACCTATACCTCAAAACCATATTTAGAAATCTCTAAAAATTCTCTTACACCTGCTACAAAATCACCATACACAACAGTGTATAACCCTAAATAAGTTATACTTGGAACTACCAACATAGCTAATATTAAACCAACTACTTTTCCCTTAGTATCCTTACCTGTAATCATCATTACTAAAAATAGTGCAAGCACTACAAAAAATACCCCTGTGGATATCCCTTTTATTATCATATCAACTGTAGTCATAGGCATATTAACACCTAAAAACCCCTCAATAAATCCTTTACCATCTAACATTCTTTATTTCTAACCCTCTCTTTAATATATTTTATTATATCTTATCTATATGTGTAATTAAATATAACACAACATTACTATACCTTTCTGTCACATACATATCTGTTACAATACCTTTTGTAACACTATCTGTACAAGTGAATAAATAAAATTTACCTCTGTAATATGTCATATTACACTCAACCGAATCCCCTCGTACCAACCTTTTCAATAACAACCATTTCAAAGGTACTCCAAAATCATCTACTGACACCCCGATATGTTCCTTTATTAAACCATTTAGCAGATACCAATTCGAAACTAAATCACTCACAGTCCAATTTATATCAGATAGGGTTGTTTCTAAATCCAAACCACTACTTATATCAAAATAGTTATAAACTTGACCTACTTGCACTTATAAACATACCTCACTCTTTTCTTTAGTTTTCTTACATACTTTATTATATATGTTTTCTAAAATATCTACAACCTAACTCTACCACACCAAATTAAAAAGAGTGCTTTACAGCACCCTTTTCTAAACACTTCTAAGCCTCTTGTTTCTTCACTCGACTTCTCACACTTATCGTTTCCGATAATATCTTCTCATTTACTTCTCCTGGATAATTTGCCTCCACAAACTTAACTACAGCTCGTTTTGTTTCTTCATCTAACTCCTGCACTACCTGAGTAGCTTCCCTCTCTTGCTTGTAGGCATCCATATATCCATCTACATCCACTATCTTAGAACATATTACCAAAAATAAAATTAAACCTGCTATTACACCTATAAATACAAACATACTATTCTCCTCCTAATTTTACTTTTTATTTATTTTAACAACCTTTCACTAAACAAGATTTTCATAACCCTGTACAAAATCTTTTAACGCTAAATATACAGTATTGTATTCTTCAACACTAATTAAAGAACTGTAATCAACCCCTGCATAAACTAAGTCCACGTTTACCTTTAAAGCAATACCCTCGGATAATTCCTCTACATAATAATCAAAAGCTAGAGCAAAACCTACTCCTCTAGCTACCTGTAAAAATCTCAACCTAGAAGTATCTATCTTCTCATAAAGAGGTACATTTTTACCTAGATAAGCAACAAAAGTATCTAGTGATTTTATTGTATAAACACCTTCTTTATCAACAACACCTAGAACATCAAAGTCTACTGTCTTATCTAACACTGCTAAAGTCATCCCTTGAAGCCCATACTTACACTTCCAAACAGACCACAAATCCATTACATCCTGTACAGTAAAGTCAACTAATAACTTCTTATATTTAACCATGTTAACTACATTACCAACCACAATACTCTGAATCTTCAACCGTTTATTTAATAACTCAAGCTCAAGTACTTTCTTCTCTGAACTTTCCCGTTTATTAATTAACTCAAGCACAAGTAATTTCTCCTCAAGTCGTGTATACTCATATATCAACCCTTTAGCACCATAATATAACCCAGAGTTCTTAACTACTTCAACATCCTCTAAGGAGATTTCATCAAATTTGAAAACCTCACCCAACTTTATATCAAAATAAAAAGTCTCAGTGAAGTCACTATAATATTTCTTTTTCACTTTAAAACCTCCTTCTTTTAATTTTGTAATTACATTATACTATACTTTATAACTTTATTTAAGCTAACTCTGATTGTTTTTAGCTGTATTTATTATAGATTTTAAGGTTAGAATTTCTTACCTTTTTATTACCTTTATTTTAAGAGTACCTCAGAAAATCGAAACAAGGTAAATACCTAGTATCTACCTTGTCTTTATGATTACTTTCAAACCTTTTAACTACTTTTTACTTACCAATTTAATATAATCACTTATGTTAATTTCTTCGTTTTTCCTTGCTTCATCTATTACTGTTTGTGCTACAAAATAGTGCGCATCTGATAATGTTGGAAATTCATAGAAATCAAACATTCTGTGATTAGTACCCACTAATTTACCTACAAGAACGTAAACCTCACCTTTAACTATAGCAACTGAATAATGGTAAGTATATTTACCTCCTACCACTTTCAAATTAGCCCACTTATCTACTGCATCTAACAGAAATGGTAAATAACCCACTAAGCTACCCTCTTCCTCAAACTTAACAAAGAACGATAAAGCTGTATCCCCACGTCTCCAAGCCACATCGTACTGTGAACCGTCATAAACTTCAAAATAATCTGTCAAATCTCTTAAAAGCATCCAAAAAACCTCCTTTATAAACATTAATTATATTACATTTTTATATTTCTTACTCTTTGCAACATTATCTAAAACCTTTGCCTGCAAATCTGCTAAATAAAATTCCACATCTCTTTCTAGTTGAACACTTAAGTCCAAATATTTTTCAACACACTGAGCAGCTTTAGTATATAAATCTATCGCTGTTGGACTCCAACCCTTAAAAGTCTTATCGTCCTGCGTATTCTGACTAACCAGTCGAACTAATATACCACTGTAATGACTTACTGTATTTTGAGCATCTCTTAAGTCTTTATATGCCTTTAAATATTTGTCTCGTCTTACTTTAGTACCCTTGAATATAGAATCATCAACTACAAATTCATCTTCATTCACATGAACACTAAAATAGTAATCGTAAAAAACAACACCTCGCTCTAGATTACACCAAAATAGTTCTTCACTATCACATACATAAACAACCATGTTTCACACCACCAATCCTTACACTTCCATTATTTTAACCTAAACTCTACTTTTGAAAAATAAAGAAGTTAGAAGCTCTAAACCTTATAACCCTTTAATTAGTAAGTCCAAAACATAGCACCTGTTACGTACTCCTCTAATATTGCTTTAACCTTTAAAAAGTCCTTATAAGCCAAATCTTTCAAATCAGGCTCAATCTCTAAATATACCCTTACTTCAACACCTGTTACGTCTAAATTACCACAAGAATAAGCTACCGCAGGTTTCAACCCACAGTTATAGGATGCTAGTTTAGTGTTTACCTCATCTAAAAATCCATAGTACTCACAAAACATCTTATCAGCTATCTCCTGACTACTAACACCCCTTTTTACTTTTATTGAACGTCTACCTTTTATTAAATACTCGTCTGGGGTGCATACCTCTGCCCTAAACTTACCTTTATTCTGTAATCGTAAGTATTCAAAATAACGTTCTAAAAACCCTATAGATACTTTACTACCACTAGAGTTTTTCGTATTTACCTCTCTTACTACTGTCAACTTAAAAACCTCCAACACTTTTTATTTACACTAATTCTACACCATTTCCCATTTACCTACAACACAACTCAAACCCACTAAAGAAAAAAGAGAGTACTAAATACCCTCTAAATTCTCTATTATAACCCCTTTTATTCTACTAGCAGTCAATCTACACATATTACTTAAATAACACCTTAAAGCTTCTACTTCCTTAATTGTATCCCGTAAATGTAACAAATCTCGAAGACTCGCCCTATCTATTTCCCAATAGTCGTAACCAATATTTCCAACAAGGTTCTCCTCTAAAATCCTAAAGCAAGGCAACCATTCGTTGTCTACTTTATCTAAATACGTAGTAAACTTTAAATAATCACGCACTAAAGACTCCACACCTACACAAACCCTAGTATCCAAGATACACTCATCTAAAACCTCGTTTGCAACTATACGTTCACTTTCCGTATCATACATTAAGTCCTTGTTAGCTGTTAAATAATACTTAACCATCCTACATAACCCCTTTTTAGTTCTCTGTTTCCAAAATATAATTTACATCTTAATCATATTTTTTCATGAAATACTCTAAAGCTAACCTTATCTTCTCAAAATTCTCATAAGAAAGCTCTAAATCTTCGTCCTCAACTTCTAAAGTTATAGAGTAATCAAAACGTTTTGTCGTGCTAGTTATATCCTCAACTTCTTCACTTACTACTAAACGCCCTTTTAAATGTACTAAATGTTTGTTAATTATATCTACTAATGTGTATCTTCGTTTTAAGAACCCATAACTACCATCCTCTGCTAGATAAACTTTCTTAACTCGCATACTTCCTTTAAAAATATCTTTAGTATCTTCAACCAATTTATTGTAATACCCTATTAAATCTTTGTAAGTTAGAGAACCACCAGACCAACCTAATCTTTCTAAATTAGCTTTGACACCCTCTAAAAGTTCTAAACTAAGCTCGTTCTCAACATCTTTTGCTTTGTCTAATCTACTACGTAATTGATCCTCTTCTTTATTCAACCGAACTAAAACTTTACACTCTTTAATAAACTGTTCAAGGTTTTTCTTCGTTTTAGTCAAACTAACTAAATCGTCACTAAACCCTCGCTCTAAAACAACACTTAAAACATCAACCTCGTCTTTTAAAGTACTCGCTATAGCACCCCTCGTTAAGTTAGCGTCCTTTTTATCAGCTACTAGAGTATCTATTTTAGTTGTCAGTTTATCTAAATCCCCATAATTACTTAAATACGAACGTAATTCTTTTTGCAATCCACCAAAAACTAATTCCGTAAATACAACACCCACGGTATCCTCTAAATCACCATACAAACCAACCTTACCTTTTTCTACATCTACATATACACCATGCTTCTTATTCACATATACACTTCGTTTAGTCATTTTATATACCCCTTTCCAATAAACTCACAAATCCACTTACTACTATTTCCAATATCCTATCAATCTCAAAGTATTGTTTACACTCTACAGACTTATCTAAATCTTTTACATCCCAATATAAATCCCACAAAATACTATCAGATTCCTGCTTATATACCCCAAAAGTTAAAGCTAGACCATAATCCCCTAATAACTTATTCAAACCATCTAATACTTTTCCTAAGCGATCTGTTAAACCATCCAAAGTAACCCCATTAGCTAGAATATCAACACTAGTTCTATAGTACCCATCTACAAAACCAAATGTAGTTTTACAAATATCCAATAAAACATTTAATCTCTCAATATCCACAACACCTTTATGCAAGTCTACCCAAGAAAATACCTCTAGATTACTAGAAATACCTCTCTTGATATCACCTACCACTTCATTAAAAGCAAACATCTCAGCAAGGAAAGCATTATCATTGCCTTGTCTTCTAATGTCCTTCAATTCATCTAAACACTCAAAATAATGTTTCATTGTCCTCATATATTCTGTATCTAAATCAAAAATACATCCTATATCACGCTCTATTGAGCTGTTTTCCATGAAATCAACACCTAAACGTTCCTGTAAAACTTCCATTTCTTCCAATAAACTAGCCTTAGTCTTTCTAAGAACCTCCCTACGAGCAGCTATAGTTTTACTTGCAGGCACTTTTTCTACGTATTTAGCTATCTTCCTATCTAACCCCTCAAATAAACCACTACCATCTACTAGTTTCTCACTTACAACATCTTCTTTTAAACTTAAGTCACATTTTTTTTAAATCATAAACTACACGCCCTGTTTTATCTAAAAAATAAATACTTCCAAACATACTTTTACCTCATTTCTTTAACTAAGTTACTTTCATTATAGCATAAAATATAATTTTTAAAAAGACAACTCTATATAGACGTTTTGAGTGTCCTCAAACCACCCACAATAGTTTATACCAAATAACCTTGCAAAACATCACAAAGAGCAAATAAACACCAAATAAGAGCAGCTTAAGACAAAAATAAAAGAGGAGTTTTTATACTCCTCTTTCAGTTTTATACCCAAGCACTACTCTAGATTAACTTACTCTTAATCATCTTTTTGTTTCTTCTTCAATTCAGCTTTTTGCTCTAAATCATTAACATTATCTTGAGCTTTATTACCAACAACCTCACGCTCACGTCTATCTCTAGGACGACCATACTTGTCGTATACCGTATCAGCTAAAACGTTTTGCCATACGACTGGATATGCTCTGTTGAAAGTTTTACCCCAAATTAAGTTAGATGTGTCTACTTCTTTTGCAAAGAACCAATCAGACATCTGCCCTATTTCTCGACCTTTTAACTTAATTCGCTCCTTAAACCCAAACATACTACCATTACGTGGTACTAAGTTAATAGATTTATCTGCTAAACTAAATTCAGAGTCAATCTCAATTTCATCATCCGTAACATTCTCTACTGTAAACATCAACACACCTAGAATTAAATCAGATGTTGTTGTGAAACCTTGGTTTCGCTCGTCAACCTCTAAACTTTGCTTAATTGCATCCTGTCCTGTAGTTATTGACTTCAACGTAACTTTTACATCATGATACTTACCATCAGTACCCTTCGCCTTAGTTAAAAATGAAGAACCTAAAGCCTTAGGCTTGTCATAACTACCGTCTCCTATTTGAGCGTTGACGACTATCTGCTTTCCCTCAGCATCTTTATACTCGTTCTGTAAGAAATATGAACCTATCCATGTATAAGGTGTTAAAGATCCTTTCTTGAATTTCTCCATTAAATCTTTTGCACTATCTATCTTCCAAGGTACAGGCTCAACTTTATTAAGCTCCTCTAACGCTTTCTTATAAGCATCTTTTGGATCATCTATATTTACCTTGTAACCATCATTTAAAACGTCTTTTAATACATTATTTACATCTTTTAATTCGTTTACTGGTAACTTATCTATCTTACTACCATAATCCTCAAGTATTTTCTTACGTGAAGCCCATTCTTTATGTTTTTCAGTTTCTTCTTTCTTACCAATATCCCCTGTTGCTACTAACCCAAAGACATCTAAAGCATTGTGAAATTCATCCGAACCAAATAACGATTTATCAAGTGTATTCAGTAACTCCATTGTTACTTTACCTTCTTTTGTCGTTGCCTCGTTTAAAGACATACTCACCACCTTAGTAGGTTCTGCAAAACTATTTATGTAAGACCTAGAATAGTCACCCTCTTTAGCTACCATTTTATCATAATTTTCACTTACATACTTACTAAATAAATCAGCCAACTTATCTTGAAAATCATGAGCTTTTCTATCAATACCTGCATCCTTATACATCTTCTGTATTTTCTCATAATCCACATTTTGCATTATCGCTGATAAATAAGACCAATTAAAGTGTGTATATTCAATACCACTCTTAGACGCGTTTACCTCTGCGTTCTCTAATATCTTTTTCAAGAACTCTGTACGTACTTTGTTCTCATTCATATACACTATTTCCATATCTAAATTAGATATTACATCCTCACCCTCAGGCAATAACTCCTTAGTTGTGAAACTAGGTATAGCATTCTCTAAACTTTTTAACACACTAACTCGTTTCTTCTCTAAGTTCTTAGCTGTTTCTACAGCTACCTTCTCTTTGTGTGACTTATTCCAATATAAGTAACCCCCTGTACCACCACCAAGTACTAATACCCCTGCCATGATACCCGCTACTATTGCTTTCTTGTTAACTGGCTTTTCTTCTCTAACATCACCCATGTCAATGTTAGAGAAACCACCAAAACCACCATTATTACCACCAAATGAATTATTATTGTTATTACCAAAAGAATTATCATTACCACCAAATGAATTGCTACCACCAAACTGGTTTTGCTTTTCTTCATTTTCTGGATTTCCAAATAAATCTAAATCATCTTTCTTAGCCAAGCCTAAGACCTCCTATCTAAAACATCAAATTACTTAACACATCGTTTACTTCTAAGCCTTCAGATTTTAAGCCTACCTCTAAATCCTTATCGATTACATCTTCTTTTTCTACAGTCTTTTCTTTAACTTCCTCTAAACCTTTGTTTTCTTGAACCTTAGTAGTATCAAGCTCTAAATCCTCTTTTAAAATATTTTGAGCTGTTTCTGGACGTTCTAAGCGTTCTACTTCTGTTTTTGGAGTAATTATAGGCTCATGTTCTGTAGACACGTTAGAGATAGGTTTATCTGCTAATTCAGGGCGTTCTGTTGAATTACCTCCCCCTAAATTTAAACCTAACACTTTTAATTTTTCCTCTAGTAACCTAGATACCATATCTTCCAACTTATCAGAACCCACAGAGTCAACCGTTTGAGAACTGTTTAGTTTAATCTCATTCAAGAAGTTATCTAAAATACCCCTCACAGCTTTCTCTGTTAAACCACGACCATAGTAACCCTCGTAAGGTAACTTTGTAAATTTCTCAACATCATCTAAATAATCCTTAAAATCTACTTTATCACTTAAACCACTTTCTAAATATGCTTTGTAATGATTTGCTACCTCAGTTGCAGCAACTATAGAACTTTTAACTACGTCACCACCACTTAAACCTATTAGATTAGCTAAAGTACCCCCGCGGTCATATGCTAAAGCATCAAAATACGTTCTAATCAATAAACCTAACTGCTTATTCTCTTTAAATTCATGTAATAATTCAATGTTACTATCAGTTAACTTTACTGTAAATGTTACTGCCTTCACTAATCCTCACCTCGCATAAGTACCTCACTAGCACTTTCTAAATATTTGTTTGCTTTGTTATAAGCCCTTAAATCTAACTTGTTATCTCGTCTAAGTACATTGATTGGCGTATCCTCCAACCTGTTAGCAAATTCGATAACCCCCTCTTGAGTTACATCTCCCAAGAAGAACATTACTGGGATACCAAGTTTAGTTGTTTCTACTAACTTTTCTTCCCACTTTACATCATCATAAATACCCAAAGGTAAAGCATAAGCTGGAGCAGTTATTAATCTTAATTCTGGAGATACATCATACGTTAACTTCAAATCAAACGCAGTAAACGCTGCTCTCATATTAATATCATCTACTAACCACTTATCAGGTCTTACTGGACTTTTCAACTTAACAAAAACATCCACAAAAGACTCCCTCGATAAATCGATTATTAATCCCTCTTGGTTTTCTGTTAATAAATATTCATAAGCATGCATTAAAGATACCCCTGACGCTGAAACATAAAATTCTATATTACCAGGAACTTTTATCATGTCTTTCTTAATAACACCCCTTCTAACGTCCCTTAATTCCTTATCTTTCAACACTAAATCACGTTCTAATTCAGTTACAGACTCCTTAAAAGTCTGTAAATCCTCTTGCTGCTTTCTTATCAACTTCTCTTGTTCCCTAGACTTCAATTCTAATTCGTCTATCTTTTCTTCATAAGCAGATACATCAGTACCACCTGTAGCTAACTTAAGCTCAAGCTCCTCTTTCTCTCTTTTTAATATTGCTATTTCTTCTTTTAATTCAGTTATCGCTAACTTCGAAATACCACTTGTTGGTTTTTTAGGTACTTTTTCTTCTTTAACCTTAATTACATCAGTATCGTATTCATCTTTAACTTTCTCGTCCTCAACAACTACTTCTACTGGCTTCTCTTCTACCTTTTCTTCAGGAACTACATCTTCTTGGACTTCCACTTTCTCTTGGACTTCCTCAACACCTAATGGTACACCAAATTCTTCTTCTAACTTAAAACGCAAATCCTCTAATGTTTTTACTACAAAAACCTTGTCTAACTTTACATTCTTAAATTTGTTAGTGCTATTTAAAATAACCTTATCATATTCACTTTCAGTCAGTAAAGCTAACACCACATCAGGCTTCTTTAATGAGCTTTTTAACGTCAAAGCCATTATAGTGTTACCCGCATGTGTAAATGTCGGGTACTGGTTTACCTTCGCTAACCACTCCCTAGCCTCTTCTACATAAGCCTTGCTTAAACCATAATAAATTATGTTCATCTACACTACACCACCTTATTTCTTACTTTGTAAAGCCTTAGCTGTTAATACACCCAATAAGTTTAAATTACGTAAAGTCGTTAAATCTAAAGCACCCTCATATAATAAAGGCTCTTCTACAATACCCTCTTCTAATAATCTAATCTTAGGTATATAATCAACAACACCATTATAAATTAATTCACTTAACGCCTTACTTTCCCCACTACTTAAAGCTCCTCCACCTACTACTAACAGTAAGTTGAATGTTTTTAAATCAACATTCTGTGCCTCAAAGAATGAAGTTATCTCGTTAATTAAATCTCTAGCAATTTCTCTCTTAGAACTTTCAACTATCTTAGATACATCTACTACAGTATCCCCTACCCATATTTCAGGTTTGATTAAAACATCCTTAAATACAGGCTCAGATAAATTCGTATTGTTTCTCTTGTTATACTTAGTTCTTACCGTTGATATGATATTGTTACCACCCAACTTAATCGTTGTTCTTGAACTCTCTACTAATTGACCTCTATCTACCGCTAATATATCTGTCGTACCAGCACCAATATCTAAAATCAATAACTTCTTACTTAGCAATTCAGCTGCTATTGCCCTTGGTTGTAATGTACTGTAAGAGTATAAATGAGCTATAAACGCTGACATACCCTCAGGTTTTACTTCTACGCTCCCTATATCTACTTTGATATGCTCCTTAGTAAAGTAATCCACATAAGTTAATCCTATATCAACTAAATTCTTCTTGAAGACCTTAGCACCCTCTTTTTGTTGTAATGGTGGTACTAATAACGTAATGTCAAATTCAAATGCCTTTGTTACATCTGCTTTTGTTACCCCCGCAGTTGCACTATACTGTTTTAACCATTGTAACGTCTTATCTATTACGTTGATTAAAGCTAAATACACCATCCAATTCTCATACTTAGCTCTCTCTGAACGTGGTACTACCACACTTCTACCATAGTTACGTGTTGCTAATACCCCACCTACTACTATACCCTCTAAGTTAGGTACTATGTCGTCTAATGATACCTCCGCAGCAAATGAGTCAACATCACTATACTCACCACCCTCAAGTATCTCGTCTAATTCATAGTCGTCATCCACAGGAGCAAAACTATTATCTAACATAAACGTCTTATGTAAAATCTTTCCTGCCTCAAACCCCCATCTAGCTACAGCCCTTGTTTGACTATTTCCTAAATCTACTACCAATTCTACTCTCTTTTTCTCTGCCATCTTATTTCTCTCTTTCTTATGTTTAATTATTCATAGGCTTAGCATACAATTTCAATTTACCAAGCTCTAATAAAGGCTCTATATAACACCTAGCTAAATCAACCGTTGGCGTAAATGTTAATACACTTAACCCATCTATATCATATTCTGCATACTTTAAGTTCCCTCGTACATATAACTTGGAATACCCCGTATACACTATCCTTTTCATGTTCCTCGATAACTTAAACTGATTCTCATAAGCTACCTGCTTTATCTCGTCTAAATTATCCAATAAGTTATTATAAACTACTATAGGCACTTTGCTTTCATCCATTGACTCCAACTTACCTATTTCTTCATCTAATTTGTTAAAGTCAATATCATCCTTAGTTACACCCAATAAACCAAATGCTCCTAGATGCCCCTCAGCTAAAAACCCAGCTTCCTTAAATAATGACTTGTAATCTATATTAGAACTTAAGCCCCTTACAGAACCCCTAGCCCATTCGTCTCCATTCTTAGCTACTATCATTACCGTTTTCCCTGTGTTTAAATACCTGTTAGCAAACACACCTACAAAGTTAGTTAATGAATATTTGAATTTTACACCCTGTACCTGCCCACTTAAGTCTATTGGACTTAAATCATCTAACATTAAGACCTTCAAATGCTCCATATCTACTACCTGTATACGTTCTTCTAATACACTAAATATGTACTTCCTTAACGACCTAGAGTCTATAAATTTCTTTATCTTTCCTTTTACTAAAAAAGATACCAAGTAAACACCTTTGTTTAACTGAAACGTTGCGTTTATATACGGAGAAAACTTATAGTCTATAAAGTTTCTATCTACATAATTCGGTACCTCTCTAAATCTAGCGTCCTCCCCTAAAGTTACCAATGTTACTAACTTCTTCAACATAGGACACTCCCTCAAATCAGTACTAAACGTAAATTCTAACAATTCTCTAGCTACAGAGTTCTCAATATCCCTTACATCAGAAAGTAATGTTATACCATGACATACCAACATCTCTTTTGTAGGTTCTTTACCTAAGATATAGCATAATCCTTGTAAAGTTACACCTGTACCAGACCAAAACTTATACTCCTCAGGACTAAATTCATATTGGTTATTTATAATTACACCCATACAACCATTTTCACTCGTATGCTGTATTAAATAACCACTACCTCCATCCTTATACTCTAATTCATGGTGGTCTAAAGATATTACATAATTACCGTTTTCCACTAATGCAACTAGCTCATCCTCAGTTATACCACTATCTAAGTTAATAAATAAAGAATTAATATAAGTTTCGCCCTCTACCATACCATGCGCTCGATCATCATTCATTACAAGTTGATAATTACCATCAATACCCTTGAACAATTCCATTGCTACATATAAAGCCAAATAACCATCTACATCCGGATCACCCTTCAGTATTATCTTCTCAACACCCTTATTTACCGCTTCTTCATACACCCGCTTAGCAAAGTCCAAACCCCGCATTAAAGGTTCTTCACTTAAACCAAACTTCGACATATAACTAGTATAATTAATATCTACCACCACCTTTACTACTTAAAAATACCATAATTCATCTAACCTCTGTTTAGCTATGTTGTAATAGTCCTCGTTCTTCTCAATTCCTATGAACTCACGACCTACCTCCTTACAAGCTACACCTGTAGAACCTGAACCCATACAACTATCCAATACCAAAGCACCTTTTTCTGTATAAGTTTCTATCAAATACTTCAATAAAGCCACAGGCTTCTGTGTTGGATGATACTTCTCTTTATCAAAACCAAATTCTAACGTTGATTTAGGATATCTTGTACCCTCATTATCAGTTACCACAGACTTTATTTCAGCCCTTACTGTTGCATTGTTCTTAGTACTCTTTTGCTTACCTGATAACTGTCTATAAGGCTTACCCACACCCATTTGTGGATTGTACACCATATTAACACCATCCTTAGTGTAACTAGATGCACCTCGACTAAATACCATGATATCCTCATAATTCTTCATAGGTTGGTAGTTTGCATTTAAAAAGTTTGCTCCTCGTGGTTTAACCCACTTCCAATCATACTTATACATCTCTAAATTACTAATCCTTACCAAACTAGAAAAAGGTTCACTACCAAATAATACAACCGTGCCATTAGGTTTTAATACCCTCTTATATTGTTCCCATAAAGTATCTAAAGGTATTACTACATCCCACGTACACGCAGACGTACCATAAGGTAAATCTACTAGTATTAAATCAACACTAGCGTCTTTTACTTTATTCAGTTCCTCTAAACAATCTCCTAATAATAACAAATTTTTATATACCTCCAACCAATAACTATATTTTACCAACTAATTCGTATATTTTAAAACGTACTCAGACTATCCCACTATAGCAGCTTTTTTCATACCCCTGTAAGCAACACAACCCTTTGTACACTTACTTTCTATTATACCAAACTAATAACCCTAGAGCTTGACAACTCTTATGCTAAATAAAAAAGAAAGACGTTTTTCAACATCTTTCTTAAAACCTAATCTAGTCTTCTTTTAACCATCACTGGTTTAGATACACTTAACTTACTTCTAATACCCTCTAAAGCATCCTTCTGATCCATTAATTTGTTCCTCACCATTGCCATCTCATAATCAGACATCGCCGGGTCGTTATATAAATTATAATCTAAACCAAACCTAGCTCCTTCTACTAAATTATACATCTGATACTCATTGTATAAAGGAAACCCATCACTATCTACTACCGTTATCTCATTCACACAGTCATACTTTATTGCTCGTATTACTTGCTCAATTTGACCTTCTAAAAAGTTCTCATTAACATACTTTCTTAATAAGTCTACAGGAGCTATGATATGCCTAGCTTTTAACATAACTACTACCTGCTCCTCACTCCAATCACCATCCACAAACGGTGTTATCGAAATACCCGCTAACTTCAATGAAATCATAAATTCTAGGTAATCCTCGTCCTGCTTTAATGCTATCTTCATTAATTCATCTACTTCTAATCCTTGATTTTTAGCTGTTAATAATAACTTTACTGCCCTTTTAGGTATTATAGTAAAGTCCAAATCGTCTAAATCTAAATCCTTTAGTATATAATCAACAACTAATTCAAACGTATCTGCCTCAATCTCCAAAGCACCTAACCCATTTACAAAATATTGTGCCAACCCAGCACTTTCTAACGTCCTATTCGTAGAATATAATCTACGTAAACTTCTTAATATCATTACATCTAAATTAGCATTTATTACCGCTACAGGTACCTCATGTGTTAAACACAACCTAATTTCACGAATCATCTCAAATGTTATATTTGGTTTATTCAAGTACTCCGTTAAATCTAAACCATGTAAAAACGCTAATGTTAATTCGTCCTTCAAATCTTGCTTTATCTTTAATCTCTCTATATCAAAAAATGATACTCCTAATGCTTGCACTTATGTTTACCTCTCTTTCCTAACCCCACAAACTTAAAGCGTAATTTTTCACACTCCCTTGAAATAAATCCAACGTTTCAGGACCTACAACAACTTCATAATATATTCTACTATACAGTCTATCAAATAATCTATCATCTACCCCATCTACACTAGTTAACTCCTGTAAAGAGTATTCTAAAGTTGGATTTACTTTTAAACTATTGCGTTTCCTGTATAACACATCTAAACGCTGTGCTAAGACTTTATCTAGCGTCATAGCTACCACAGCCCTCTCAGACGCTATAGAACCAAACCAATAGTTTACTTCTCTAACTATTACATATATCTTCTTCACTAACCCTCGACCTCCTATCTAAACAACCTACAGGTGTCAGTAAAGCCTCTTCTTTAGTATACCCTAATTTATTTAATCGTTTATATACAACATGTGTAGATACCCCATAATTATCACACATTGCCTTAAATGTAGGATAAACATTACCTAAATGGTCGGTCCTCTTCTCTACAGACACTCCAACAGGTGTTGTTAAAGCATCTTTCTTACCCCAACCTAATCTACCTGTTCTCTCTAAATATACTTTACTGTTTATACCATAAGCATCACACATAGCTTGTAAACTAGGATATTCCTTACCTAAATGGTCTTTATGAAAATCACCTAATTTTCTAGTTTCTGTCAATATATATTTTAAAGGCACTCCCCTCTGTAACTTTGCATAATAACTTCTAGGATGCACACCATAATATCTAACCATAGCAGCTATACTTTTAAATTCATTACCTAAATGGTCTTTAACTATTTTTGCCAACTTCTATACCCCTTGTATTTTCTTAATATATCAATTATATAAAATAATATTCAAAGATACAATTCAACTCTAAAAACTAATAAAGAGTAGATTACCACATATAAACCTACTCTTCAACCTGCTGTTTATTTGTACCCCTTTATCTTAACTTCCTTTGTTGTTAAAATATCTTCCAAAGACCAACCTTTTCGTTTCAACCTCGTATAAACACTAGACCTAATACCATAATGCCTACACATAGCCCTTATAGTTGGAAATTTATTACCTAAATGGTCTAAAACAACCTTTTCTTCATGAGGTATTGTCAATGCTTCCCCAACAGACCAGCCTTTCACATTTAATCTATACCTATACAGGTTATAGTCAACACCCCAAAACTTACACATCGCAGCTATGTTCTTAAACCTATTACCTAGATGGTCTACACAACTACTGTCTTTCAAAGGCTCTGTCAATGCCCTCTCTAAAGACCACTTAGCTTTTATTCGATACTTATAAGCTGACAAAGGTATACCATACACACTACACATTTCTTGAACACTAGTATATCTTATACCTTTAAAATCCACTACTTCTTTCATCTTGCACCTAACCTTCAGTAACATCTAACCGACAAACTTGTCACTTTGTTTTTTTCTAAACCCTTTTATATCTGCGTTTCTACGTAACTGTTTATCCTCATTCTATAAAATCTTACAACCTACACCATGCTTCGGTATAGTTAAAGCATCCTCCAAACTATACTTAAACACATTCAATCTCTTATATACCACACTTGTTTCTAAACCATACGCTTTACACATAGCTTTAAAAGTAGGATATTCCTTACCTAGATGGTCTACTTTGAGAGATTTGTACTTCTTAACTGGCATAGTTAAAGCGTCCTCTAAAGACCAATCTTGCTCCAACCTACGTGTTAAAGTAGATAAACTCAAACCATAATGTTCGGCCATAGCACCTAAACCTTTAAAAGTATTCCCTAAATGGTCTACAACACCCACAGTATAAGGTTTATATTCAAATAAATCTATGTTATGCTCAAAGGCATAACATATATCTTCGTTAGTATACCCTAATTTATACAACTTACTCATAGTTAATGTAGTATCTCCTTTATAAGACACCCCACCATACACACTTAATACTTCTTCATGACTATACCCTTGTTCTCTAAAATACCAATATTTACTAGGCGTATACCCATAAGCCTCCGTTACCCCTGTCAATGTATTATACACATCCCCAAGTAACCCTTGTGAGATTACCTCTGCCTCCTTTGCAGCATCCTCAGTTGTATAACCTTTAGAATACTTTAGATTCATATAAATACTATTCTGAACTTTTTTAAGTCCTACCATGCCGCTTTACCTCTTTATCTTTACACACTAACCTATACAAGCACCGCCCATTGTACGTGCTTTTGTATCTCTGAATTCGCATTAGCTAATTGTCTATAAACCTCAGTTTTATACTGATCCTCTAACAATACTAAATCCATTTTCAAACATGTTAATTCAATTCTAATATCAATTACTCGCATATCACTACCACACACTGGACAATTATCAGTTGTAGAGTTTCCTTCAGCATCTTCAAACCACTTACGTGCTATACTACTACCACAAGAGTCACAACAAATGTAATCACCCTCTCTGTTACACACATGATTATCTTGTATAAGTTTACCAATTCTTAGTGTTAAATCATCTATCTTTTCATTTATTTTATCTAATACCTCAACACCTGTAAACAATACCCTAGACGTACCATATTTGTAAAATGGTACAGCTACACCACATTTCCACTTAGTGTTTAGACTCCTTAAATAAGCCTTAGCATCTTCAAAACAAGGTATCACAGTATCTATATATCTAATCTCCACACTAGAGCTATCAGCATAATCTATAACCTTATCCCTTGTAGCAAATATTTTAATATCTTTACTTGTTACCATTTCCTAACCTTCTCTCTAAAATAAACGTACACTTTCTTTCGGTAACTTGACTAATCTTTCTCTATAACCCCTAACCTTTGTAGTTAAGATATCTTCTAAAGACCAACCTTTCGCCAACCTACGATAATAGACATCAACTCCTATACCATACGCTTTACATAACTCCCTCTTTGAAGCATATTTGTTACCCTTATGGTCTTCTATAGCCCTACTAGACTTAGTTATAGGTGTAGTTATCGCCTCTTCTATAGACCATCCTTGTTGTCGTATTCTCATATACAATATATTGTAATCCAAATTATAGGCTCTAGATAAAGCCTTTAAGGACTCATGCCTCTTTCCTAAATGGTCTACACAACTCCTATCTTGTAAAGGTGTTGTTAATATCCTCTCTAAAGACCAACCATTATTTAACCTTGTAAAATAAGTTCCTACTTCAATACCGTAACACTTACACATATTTATCAACGTATCAAATTTATTACCTAAATGGTCTACTAAATTACTTTTATATAACCTACTAGGAGTTGTTAAAGCCTTCTCTAAATCCCAACCTAGATACAACCTACTTATTAATGTATGTTTATCAATACCATAAGCCATAGCCATATCCCCTATAGATATGTACTTATTACCTAAATGGTCTACTTTAGGTTTTACTACCCTTAAATTTTTATTCTCTAAAGCTTCCTCCATAGATAGACCTCTTTTTCTTCTTGCTTTGTATGTTGCTAAAGACAATCCATGTGCCTTACACATAGCTGTTTCCGAAGAAAACATCTCTCCTAAATGGTCTTTCACTACATTAGCCATCTTTTATTTACCTCTTTTCTAAAATATCTTTTTAAACTTTCTTTTATTATATATGATAAATTCTAATTGTACAAAGCAACTCTATCGCCTTAAGACCTTTATATAGCATTTCAAATGGAAATCTTTAAGAATTTCTATTCTAACGGAAATAAAAAAGGTTAGGCACTTAGTACCCAACCCCGTATAACATATATTTAATTATAAAATCTATCTACTTGTAACTACATAATAACACTTCAAAAGAATTCAGACAAGAGAACTCTACTTTCAGTAATTATTATTTAATTTACTTTATATTTGATAGTACCTCATTTCTTTTCTCTTTATTTCTTAACTTAAATAAGAGAGTATCTTACAATACCCTCTTTAGCTCTACTTACCCGCAAATTCTAATTCTTCTAATACCGCAACAGATGCTGGATTCGCTGTTGGATATACTATTTGTTTACCCCTTAAGTTAGATTCCTCAACAATAGATAAGTCAAACGTTAATCTACACTTGTTATCTGCTAAATTTGCTAGTACTTCATCCCCGATCTTATATTCCTCTAATATAGTTCCATTGTACACTAACACTGCTCGTTTAACATCTCTTATCTTTGGTACAGTTATTCTCCAACTACCTTTAGCTCGTTGCAACAAAGCCTCCCTATCTGTAAATGGAATACCCCTTTCAGATGTCCCTAGTTTCAATACAAGTATTTTAGTCATGTTTAATGACCTCCTTTGTTATTTTGTTATATCTTAAGTATAACATATTCAGTTCTTAATGTCAATAGATATTATAATCTTTTTATAATAAGATAATATACTCTTATCTATAAATGTTTGTAAATACTGTTTTAATAGGCTTTTAGAACTGAAAAAGACAAGGTAAAAAACCTTGTCTTTTATTCTTATACCAAGTTTGTAAATTATTACTTTATTCGTTATCCTCAACTAACTTTAACCTACTTGGAAATTTACATCTTTTAAGTGCAACCCCATCTCTTCTTTCTACATCCTCTAAAAATCTACATCCTTTTTTATTTTTCGGAGTAGTTAAAGCAGCCTCAAGACTAAATCCAAAAACTTTCATTCGTCTATCTACTATATGAGGAGCTAACCCATAAGCATCACACATAGCTTTAAATGTTGGATACTCATTGCCTAAATGGTCTTTTGTAATAGGATTCTTTCTCTTAACATCAACAGTTAACGCATCACGTTGACTCAAACCACCTCTAATTCTGTGTTCATAGGCAGCATAACTAATACCCCAATATTCACACATCTCTTTTTGAGTAGTAAAACAATTACCTTCGTGGTCTTTTACACGCTTCACACCTAATAAAGCTTCTTCTACACTAAAACCTTTCTTTATTCGAGAACTATAAGCAGTAGCTGTCACCCCATAATACTTACACATTTCCTTTATAGTACTAAATCGATTACCTTCGTGGTCTTCTACATAACTTTCTCTACCCAATAAACATTCTTCTAAAGACCATCCTAGTCTTCTTCTTCTATCAAAAGTAACCCTCTTTAAATTATAAGCATTACACATTTCAAGAATGTTTTTATAAGTATTACCTTTATGGTCTACTACACTCCATTTAACCATCCCTTAATCCTCTTTTCTTTCTTATTATAAATAAAAATATACCACAAAATACTATATAAGAAAAGGTAACTCTTCACTCCAAAACTAAGCAATAAACAAAAATAAAAATAGGCAGTCGCACAAGGACTACCTACATACATACATAAGAATCTATGATAGAGGTTTTCTTCCTCTACATAATTCTATATTAACATATAAACTGAAACAACACAAGTTAACTCTCCAACACCCTAAGTTAAATAGCTAAATCAAACTTCAACTGAGGTTTGCAAGCCTCATAACCCAATCTATAAAAGAGAAGAGCTATCATATTCAATCTCGTGAATCTTTAAAGTATCATCATGTTTTAAAATCAAAGCATTAGAGTCATAGCTAACAAGAAAACTAAAAGTCAACATCCTTCTATCCTCTAATCTATGAGTACAAGAACTATCAAATTTTTCAGTAATATAACTCCCTACGTCCATTGTATAAACCCCACTCTCAAGGATATTTCTCAATACCACAAACGGATCCTCTACTTCTTCAAAATTACGTATGAAAGTTAAGATAAAGTGCTTAACTGTACTGTTTACAGTCGCATCACTATAAAATTTCTCTAAGTCACGTAATTTAACCAGAAACTCCTCATGCACCTTCTCAAGTTGATTTATTAATTCTCTCTCCATTATTAACACCTCCATAACATATTTATAAAAGGCAGGTTGTAAAACCTGCCTATACTATATAGCTAAATCAAAATTTAGTTGTCGCGGATCATATTCATAACCCACTAATTCAAAATCATCAACCTTGATATCATAAAAGTTAGTTCCTTTAGGACAGTTTAATACCAACCTAGGACTACATTCAACACCTTCTCGACTTAATAATTCCTCAGCTTGTTCATATTGGTTATCATAGATATGTAAATTATTTATAAAATAACTAAATTTACCAACTTCCCAACCAAAATGACAAGCTATCATCATTTGTAATGCTACATATTGCATAGCATTTATGTGATGAGCTACTAACATATCATTACTACGTTGCGTTAATGTACAGTCTAAATACATTACACCATCAACTTCTCGTACATCAAACATTGTATTATAAGCACACGGTTTGATACCCTCACTTTTATCAAATGAATCGTAGTCCCACAAGGAAATTACACTTCTTCTGTTCCATGGGTTGTCTTCTAACCCCTTTAATATCTTACCTATAATATCATATTTAGATACTGTGTAACCATAACGCTCACCTATAGTGCCTGTATCTCCTACTTCCCAAGCATCCCAATACTTCACACCCATATTGTGTAAATCTTCTAATTTGTTAGACGCTTGTTGATATATCCAAAATATCTCTTTGATAGCACTTTTTATAGCTATTCTACGTAATGTAGTAATTGGAAACTCCCCTTTACTTAAATCATACGTATTAAATACTTGCGTTATATACTTAGAGTTTGCCTCTGTACCATCACTATAAACTGGTCGAGCTTTACCACTAACTACACCATTTTCAAGAACATTTCTTATATTCTCTTTGAACACCTTATCAGCGTAATTCATTACTCGTTACCTTCAGACGCTATATATTTTAAACTTTCCCCTACAGCACTATGTGTTGAAAGAGAAAACATAGTTGCTAGTTGTTTTAATAACTTATCTGCCTCTTCTGCACTTAATTTAGCAAATAACCCTTTCTTACGAGCTTCTTCTACCTTCTTTTCTAACCCCTTCTCTTTATCTACCTTTACATCTTTTGGTAGAGGGTTGTCAAAACGTGTTAAATTAAATCTTTCAATTACATTTATAATCTTAGTTGCATAACTACTGTCTGTAGCATATACTCCATTTAATTCCCATGCTGCACTAATTGCATCAGGCGCTGAACTCTTAAGAGCAGGCGCATATACAGGGTTCGTCAATAATAAATCTGCATAATCATCTAATGATGAAGCCCAATCTGGATATACTCTAAAGTAGTCGTCAATAGTATAAAGCTCACCATCTGCGTTTTCCTCTTGTGTCGGTAAGCTCACTGTACCACCATCTTTATAAACACCTTTTATACCCATTAAGTTGTTGTACCCGTTAGCTAAACCACTAGTACCATCTCCACTTTCAATGTATGCTTGTGCCATCATTACACTTGCATAAACACCTTTTTCTTGCCCTATTCTACGAGCGTCCTCACTAATCTCTGTTAAAAACGGAGAACCTTGCACTAATTCTGCTTTAGCTACACCTTGTACTCCTGTAATTGCTGTTAATCCTAATAAACCACATGTCACTGCTTTTCTATAAAATTTTGCCAATTTTTATCTTCCTCCAAATATCTTTGTTTTATTTTTACTTTCTATAGATTACCACACTTTTTTTATACCCGCAACCTAACTCCCACTTCATAACACGATTTATTATACTATTTTTTATTTTTACACCTTTTTACAAGCGACTCTACCTAAATCATAATAAAAAGCAGGTACTTTCAATACCTGCTTTATTTTTACTATTTTTCTACTGTTAAAGCATATTTTTCACTATATTTACCACTAATGTATTTGTAGTAAGTTTTACCCTCTTCATAAGGCATACCTATAACATTTAGGAAACGTTGAACGTCCTCTTTATTCTCAACTTTCTCATATTTCTTCTCGTCTGCTACATGATAATCAGATGCTTGCATCTCAAACTGCTCTTTAGTAATTGCCTTCACAGTTATTGGAGCATTTGGCTCATCAATTATATTACCAAAATCATACTTAGTACCATTTTCCTCATAAGCATACCCAACAGACGCAATCTCTTTCTCAATGTAAAATTCTTTTGCAGCTAAATTAGGGTTAAATAAACTAGCACGTAAAACACCATTTTTAATAGTATTCACATTAGCCTCACTACCTACAAAATCCTTAATACCTATCTTCTCTTGAGTTGTTGTAATATATTTAGAGTTCTCTACAAACCCTTTTACATGTTGGTTTAACCAAGCTGTATACCCAGCGAACACTACTAGTAAACCTATTACACAATAACGTAAGTTTCTTGAGTACTTCTTGAATTTACTATGTTTACAAGCCTTAACCTCTTCCATCTTCTCTGGAGCTTTCACTTCTTCTACTACAGCTCCTCCCTTCACATCCACTTCTTCTACAACTTCTTCTTGTAATTCTACTTTTGTTTCTTCTGTCATTTCTTATTCCTCACTTGGTTTATTATTCTTTAATTTCTCTAATGCCCTTTGCTTAGGCGTTTTCCTACCACCCATTTTACCAAATTCTAAAGGTTGTAAAGCTACTCCCGCTTCTCCCTTTTTCCATTTGTCTAAAATCTGTGTAAATATCTCTCTAACAAGCTCTAAAGGTATGTTAGACCTCTCATTGTAACCCCTAATATCTTTTGAAGTTCTTTTCAATCTTCACACGTCTAGCATAATCTAAATTTAACCACACGTTACTACTAAATCTAGTAGGTTTATCTATTTCATACCCATAGTTACTATATCTTACCTTATTTTCAAAAGGCAGCTCAAAACCTAACACTCTTGGAAGATACTCCCAAATCTTACTTAATTCAGGATTCTCGATCACCCAATACTTAGGTTGGTAACGCCTAATAATTTCCGTTAAGTTTAATGTACACAACTCCCCATTCACACGCTTTATTACTTGCGTTAGAGGGTTGTATTGATACCCATCATAATCATCTATATCTCTTATAGTAAATGGGCTTATCTCTTTTCGAGATTCCTCCCAATCTGTCAACTGTTCTCTTTTCCAACAAGCGTTACCCTCATACATAGCACTTGCAACAGACCAACTTTCACACGGTGGACTCGCTATTATCAAATCAGGTTTAGGTAAAGTATCTAAACTATTCCATAAATCCTTACTACCAAACAACCTACTGTAATCAGCTAAATTTTGATTTAAGAAATGGGAGTTCTTATTCTCAACATCCAAACCTACACTATAAATCTCAATTTCATCTATAGTGTCACCTACTTGCTTATAACACCCGTTACCACTATCAAATAACGCCCAAATAACCATTTTATTACTCAAGTTTTTACACCTCCTCTTCAACTTCCTTTACTACATTTACAGTTACTTCTTGCAACTTAGTAGCTAACTTATTTAATACATGTTGGTTCTCTCCAATGTACTTCTCAAAAATAACCACATTCTTGATAACCTCAATACATAATACACTTTCATCAATACCTAACGTAGATATTTTCCAAGCATCTCGCCCAAATAACACACCTAGATAAGTTACTGGTTTACCTTTTTCAAAATTGTAAAATTTACTTTGTTTTACTATGTCATCTACCAAATCTTTTGAATACGTAGTTATTGTTTCTTGGTTGACCGTAATATAACCCTCATTTAAAGCCATTTCCAACACTTTATTAACTTTACTATTTAACTTTCTATAGGTCTGTAAACTTACATAGGTTAATAAAATCACAGAAAGAGCTAGTAAGACATTTATAACAACCATAAACGACTTATCTTGCATATTATTTAGCAAGTAACTAAAACCCAAGACACATATGAAATACGCTCTAGTTATTCCTGATAATGCTTTTAAACTTTCTATTTCAGCTAACATCTTGTTTCTAGTTTTGTAGTCTACCATGACCTACACCTCCAAAACCTTTAGCACACTTTCCTTTTAGAGGTGTATTCCAACACGAAATCTCTAAACAATTACCCTCAGCATCTACACCTGAACTAGCCCTCGAACAGATATACTCATAAGTTAAATGAGCTTGCGTAGGCATAAATCTCAACCACGTATCATCATCAAAATCACGCCCATTAGTTAAAAATAATTCATCTAAAGGTGTTTTTACCCTCTCTGGAAACAACATCTCCCTAAACATTCGACCCTCTGCAATCCTACGCTCATTTAAAAAACCTTCTATATCACGAGAGTTATTGTAGAAACCCATAACTAATGGGTTTCTTATGAAATCATGTACTGTAGAACCTTCTAAATAATTAGTCCTACTAAACTTACCTTTATTATAATCAATACGAGCAACCACAGAGTCACAATACATGACATCAATGTACCCCGCTGTTTCTCCATTACTAAATTGAAACATAACCAACCTCCTTAACAACAACTACTTACTTACTCCAAGGTAAAATCTAAGAAATCACTTTGATAAACTTCTGTACTATCTGTTAACTGTTCCTTCAAAGCATCTCGTTGTTTTACTATCTTCATACCTAAATTATCATCTTGAATAACCTCTGTTCGAACATTTAATTCATCTATAAACCTACTTATTTTACCTTTCATTGGTAGATACACCTGACGTTCTTTAGCCCTTGTACCTACAATAAAGAAGTTTCTACGTTCTTCTGGTAATTCCATATCTGTCGATAATGAACTAGGGAAAATACCCTCAGACGCATTAAATACAACTACATAATCTGCTTGTTTTCCTTTGAAACCATGTGGCGTAGAAAATACAACTGTTTTATTACCCACATTCTTCACATTATCCCTCAAAATATTATTGATATACCCTTTATTTTGATAGAAATCAGCTTTATTCTCACTTAAATTTGCTAAAGCTAATATAGTTAATACAGAGTCTACTAAGTTACTAGACACCTTATCTACAAGGTATTCTAACACTTTTTTAAATAAACCTAATTCGTCTACAATACCCTCATCAGTCCACTTCTTCAAATTCTGTACAAAGATACCTAATGGTCTTGAACCAACATCCTTAGCAAAATCCATTAAATAAGCCAATACCGACTCATTTCTTGGTATCTCATTCTTCATAATTCTCTCAAAACTAGTTATATCCCAAGGACGTATCCCCGGATCAATTAACTTCAAATTACTTTTAAGAGCCTCTAAACCACGTCCCTCAAATAAATGTATTAACTGCCACACTTGTTTATATCGTGCCTTATCTAAGTTATATGAATCCCCAAAAACAGTAAAATCCCCACCATACTTAAGTATGTAATGTATCATTACTGGACTATACGCATAGTTTGTTCTTGATAATACTGCAATAGATTTATTCCTACTTAAAGCAAGCTCAATTTCTGCTAAAGCTAGTTCTGTCATTACAGTTATATTATTACAAACCTTAACTTCAAGTTCTCCCCCGTCCTTTGCAGACTTAATATCCTTAGGAAACCTATTCTCATTATTCTCAATAACACGTGCTATTGGCATTAAAATACTCTTAGGACATCTATAAGACCTTGTAAGTGGTGTAATTGTTGGACTATAATCTGATTCGAACCAACGTAACGTTAAGGGGTTTGCAGCCCTAAATGAATAAATACTTTGGTCGTCATCACCGACCACAATAACATTCTCACATGTCTCAAATAAAGGTTTTAACACACAATATTGCAATTCAGACGTATCCTGGAACTCGTCTAACATAATATACTTATACCTATTTACATATAAATCATATAAAGCTGGAGTCCTAGTCTCAGGGTTCGCAAAGTAAGTGTAGATAAGCTCAATCATATCATCAAAGTCTATTACATCATTTCTATTTCTCAAAGTCTTATATTCCTTAACTATTTCAGGTAAAATCCCTATGGTTATACCCATCTCTTTAGCATCATCATAAGACTCTGTTAACTTAAACTCACTTAATATCGTATTTCTATAAACTGAAATTGTACTTTCTAAAGTATTCAATTCCTGTTGTGTAGGATATTCAGGAGAATTTCCTAACTTGAACTTCCTACATAAAGAACTTAATAACCTACGTTTTAAATTACTGTTAGCTACAGTATCTGTCAGTATCTCTGATTTAACACCTACCAACCTTAATAACGCTAAAAATTCCTTATGCATATTAGCAAAACTTACATCTGTTAAAGAGAAATGTCCTAACCCAAGTTCATACATCCTTTTACGTAAGCCATACTCCATTGTATCTGCACCAGATGCTAAGAACGTTGTTATTAAGACTTTTTTATTTATATCCTCAGGTTTCTCTTTACCTACAGCTAAACATCCTAATAACCTATCCCTAGCAAACTTCAATTCCAACACAGTACTTTTACCACTTCCTGCAGTTGCCAATAGCATTTGCTTACCTTCTGTTCTTAATACCGGTGCTATTTCTTCTGTATTTATACCTTGTTCTTCTAACAAAGCTAAAAATTCTTCATCATTTTTCGGTAAAGCTGTATTACCAGCATCAAAAAAATCACCTAATGTTGAACTATAAACCATATAAAATCCTTTCTTAATTTATACTACTATTCATTAAAAACTCCGTAAATTATTTACTATTTTTAGTTGCATGCATGAACGCATCTAGTTCCTTTACAGCGTCTTTAACTTCCTCACTATTCTCATTTACCACTAATCGTTTATACTTGTTAGACTTTATTCGAGGGTTTGCTTTATACAGCCAATTAACCCAATACCCAAAAGCAGTATCTAACAGTACACTAGGACAATTAACCCTTATAAGCTCAATATCCTCAGAACTTAACTTCGTAAAACTTTTATTTATCTTTAAATACCTACGTGATTGAGTCTTAGCAAAAGCCCCAACCTCACTAGGCATTAAATGATAATTATAAGCAGATACTTCCACTAGCACATTATACACACCCTCATCTACGTGTATAATACTTACTTCGTATTTACGTCTTTTTCCTACATTAACACACACATAACTATCTTTCGTTTCTGTAGTTTTTCTAAATACCTTTAACCTCATAATAAACCTACCTTTTTAACTTATAACCTAAAACCTTCTCTAAATTCTTCTTAGATACCTTAACTAATTTCTTTACCTTTTCTTCATCTACTTGTGGATATTCTTTCATAAACAAATCCTTATCAAAGTCTATTTGATACTGTAACAACAAGAACAACACCGCTTCAGGAGCCTGTAACTTGACATCTTTCACAGTACCCACTTTTTCCATTATAGGTAAATCTACAAGAGATATCATCTTCAAATTAGTTATAAAGTAATCCTCCATTTGTGTTGGCTTTGAGTTCTGCACATATGAAACTCCACAACTAGTCCACGTTAAATTAACTTCGTCTAACTTACCATCATAAGGGAAGAAATACTCTAAACCACCATATAAATCTTTTATATCATCACTATAATTCTCATACGTATGTACTATATATTCGTAACTTGTTCTCATAGGTAATCTCTTTAACTTAATACCAAAAGAACCATAATCAACTACTATTGCTAACGTACAATCCTCTACTATATCATTCATCACCGTAAGCTGTTCTTGGTTCTTCTTATATAAATAAACTACTGAACCCTTACTTATCTTCTGTCTTTTCAACATATCTAATTTATCATAGTAAGATACTAAGTCAGATCCTAAATACCCGTTAATCACCCCTATCTCCTTAAAGATATTTGCGTTAAGAGTGTTTATTATTTTTTCTTCTAACTTATATTTCACATCCACGTAACCCAACATCTTATAATAATGCAACGTACTTGCCTCACGTAAATACACATATACATTATCACCTACAAAATGTATTGGATAGGATTTATTAAACTTACGATTAAGCATTGTTATAGTTATAGCCATTACAGTCAAAGTGAAATCATAACCTGGACCTGTTCGTAACATTACAAAAGCATCATCCAATCTTAAATCTTCATCAGATATGAAAAACCCCTCTTTAGCCTTGTTATAGTACCTAGCTAACGTATTTTCAAACTTTTCCTCTAAAGCTGTTATTTTTACACTCCTTTTAACCTTAAAATGTTTTGAAAACTCATAGTTTATATACCCCTTGTAAGCTAGTTCATATATAACTTCCTGATACTTAAAAGCCTCTATCTTTTTCTCGTCTATATGTTGACAACTACGTAAGTCTGCATCAACACCTAACCTTTCGGCCATATAATTAGCTACCCCAATTAATAGTATCTCATAAGGAAAATTAATAGCTATTTCTTTAGTAAAACCCATAACTTTACCTCCTATTCAAGAATACTTTGTACTTCAGGACTTATATACAAACCTTTATCCTTACATACCTTTAATGCTTGTAATAACTTCATAGTGTCACTATTACCCAACACTTTACCTAGAAAATAATTTAAACTTCTTATATCAATTAAACTTTCTTCTAAAACTTCTAAATTATCACCTAACCTTAATTGCTGTAATAGTGGAATAGGAACACGTCCCTCAACCTTTACACGTTTAGTTATATCAAAAGTATGTTCGTACTCCTCTAATATAGGAGCTACCCCAAACTTCTCATTCTGATAAAGTTCAATACTTTCTCTAATACCTTTGTAATCCCTATTAGACCACATTGTAACTAGTCCTTTAGGAAAGACCAAAGCTAAAGCATCTTCAACTTTATGAGAGTATTTGTATAACGTAACTAAACTAATACCCATAGTTTCACTTAAATCTTGCAAATTAACATTCAACGAATACACTCGTAGCAACGTCTTTATAGCTTCACAACTATCTCGTCTATTTCCTCCATTTTCTATGTAAGAACCACCTTGTAAAAAGTCAACAAGGTATTTTGCTTCCTCCATATCAATTTGTTGAGAAAGTGGCACAAAGCCTTTTACAGCAAGAGTTGTTTGATGATTTGTAATATCACGATAAATAAAATTTATCGTAGCAAAAAAATCTTTTCGTTTTTTAATTTCTGTCAAAATTTAAACTCCTTTCTTAGCTGTTTTCAAAACAACTCAATATTCTTTTTATTGTTTTTAAATTGATGTGTATTTTACAAGTGCGTTTTCTGTGTTTTACCACATCTTTAAATACTTTTAAATCAACAACCCTTAAATTTATAATTTAAAACTACACATCCTATCTTTCTTTTTCTGTCAAAAACACCCCAGCTATACCTAGTTTTCGAAAAACTAAAACACACAGTTAGTTTTTAAATAGAATAATAAGAAATTAAAGTTAAAAACTTATAAACTTATTTTACCACAAAATTAGAAATTTTTAATTACAACTCAATTAATCCTTTTAAATAAATAAAAAGTAAACTTTTTATAGAAAAATCCTACTTAAATTTCATTAACCTAAAACATTACTTTTAAATTTTATTTTCTTCAACAATACCTAGCAAAACTTATCAACTTTGTGCAAACCGAATTTAAAAATTTGTAACCAAAGTTTTTATCCTCACAAATGAAATTCAAATAACTTCTAATTTTAAACCCAATTTAATTTTACTTACTACTTTATAATTTCAATCTGCAACCTATATTTGAGAAACCCTACCTTTTACAGCTAATATCTTTAGAAAAAACCCTTCGAAAATCTTTTTCCACTAGCTATTTTATATATTATAAAACTTTATAACTTGCTCTTATCTATAACATATATCATTTCACAACTAATTATTGAAACTTTATAACCAATTTACATATATTTACAACCTTTTTTCTTAAGTATCTAATACACAAAATAAATTATCAAAATAAACACCAACTAAAAACAACAACATCACCAACAAATATGTATATCTTTATAACCAAAATAATCAACTGAAGCAGTAAAAATACCTAGCAAAACCTTGAGATTAAAAGCTAAACTCAAATTATATTCAATTTCCAACTTAAACAAATAAACCAATAACCTATAGATATAACTTAACAACCAAAAACAATTACTACATATAAAGAAAAAATAAATACTCTGCTTTTTAGGTTGGTAAAACCAACAAATAAACATAAGTTTATAACAAATATCTCTATCTAATGATATAAAACCTTATAATATCAACATATCTTTAACTCCAACCTATATCTATAACTTGATAACTAAAATACTAAACTTTAAAACCAAAAGAAAAAGAGGAGATTTTATCTCCTCTTCTCTTGTTAGTAATACCTAGTCACCCCAACCATCATCACTATGTACATTATCCAATTTAATTTGTGTTGCTGTCTTCTTAGGTGCGTCATTACCACCACCAAACATCTTACGTACCCATGATACAATAAACATGATTAGATAGTAGATAATTGCAAAAGTAATTACACAACCAACTAATAGCGGCCCCCAACTAGCGTCATCTGCCAATGCCCAACCAAAAATACTAGCAACAGTACCTGCGATAAATGACAAAGCTATAGCAATAGCTGGAAATGTATTTTTGTTTAGATAAGACGAATTCTTATCACTTCTAGGTGGTGTCTTTCTCTGTGGAGAATTACCATACCCATTATCGAATTGTCCTTTAGCCATCTAAATTCCTCCTTTTATAATTTGCAAATTAAAAAGGTTATAGATAATAACCTATAACCTATATTCTACACCTAAAATCAAATATCTGAAAGCAAACTCCCCGTGTCTTACAGCCGCAAGGCTTTCATTAAGGTTTATTTGCTTACCCTCAAGTTTATTTACCTCTAAATATACCACTAAAGCATCATATGAATCCTTTATATCTAAAAACACTTTATCATTACCATGTATATCAGGATGATACTTCTTAGATAACGCCCTGTAACGCTTTTTTAAATCTTTTAAATCTACAGTAATTACACCTGTATACCCAAAGGCTTTTAGTTTAGTTAAGGCTTCACTTAACTCCATAGATAAACCTCCTGCTATAACTATGTAACCTAACAACATCTAGTATCAAAATACTGTAAAACCCAATACTGGTTATCAAATACACCCCTAAAGGCATATATGTCTGTAAATACACCAAGTAAACCGCTGTGTAAGCTCCAAACACTAAACTAAAGCAAATCATAGCTACTAACGTAGAGTACATATACCCACGATAAGCCATTGTATAGAATTTAAAGAACTTCACTTCATCAAGATAGTATAAGTTCGATGTAGATAACGTGTGTAAATACTGCTCATCCTTATATACAAATATCTGCGATACAGTACACACATATATTAGGTATAAGACAATAAACCCTGTTAAACCAAGAACTAACCCATCTACTAGAGTATAATCAGCTTCAGTAGTTGTGCTTATAAAGTACAACCCAAAATTCACAAATACTAATAAGATAAAAGCACTTATTATACTAAATACCCTAAAAAACCGTCTTTTGAACATTTACACCACCTCAACCACATTAATAGCACCATTTCTATAATGTTTGTTGTAAGGATATTGTACTAAATGATACCCCACACCAGCCTTGCTATAACTATCCAACCTCGCTGGAGAGTCATCTACAGCTACTACTTCTTTATACACCCTTCCAACTAACTTAAGTTGTAAAGCATGCAGATCCTCCAATAAAGCGTCTAACTCCTCACCATCATGTGGATATTCATGCACCTTTAAGTCTAAATCACATTTTAAGTTCAAGTCCTTCAGTAGCTCAACCACTCTGAACTCCTTAGCATCTTTATCCCCATAAGTAACAAAAATCACCTTATCTTCTGATCCTAAACTATGCAACACTTCAACTACACCCGGCGTTAATTCAACTCGTTGATAAAAGTACCTGCTAAAAAAGTTAGCTATAACATCTTTAGCAGATACCCCATCAATATTAAATTCATAAGTAAGTTGTTGCTCCTTACTATACCCCGGATAAACATCTTCTAAAGCACTTAGACAATCCAATAATGTATTATCTATATCTACTAAATATAATTTACCCATTCTTTAACCTCAAATTTGTTATTTTATTATTAAACACTCTGCTTGTTATTTGTTAATATTTACATTTTAACATAGCTATGTATAAATCGTCAAAATTTTCACAAATATACTCCAAAATCTCTTTTTTCATACTAATTGTTGTTGTACCTTTTTGTACATTAAATAAAAACGCTGCAGCCGCCTCATAATCCTTATTAGTCTTGAAATCATTAAATCTTCTGTATAAATAATTCTTTGTATCTAATTCTATATCTTTCATAGTCTATCACTCCTTAATTTATTCACAGTTTTCACAACACCTCTGTTAAAAACTTATTATTTTCCACCATCAATTAAAGTTACTATGTAACCAAATTTACCACTGTTCTTATCTTTTACTGTTCTACTTACTAACCTAGAACCATATAACCCTGAACTAGTATCAGTCTTTATATAATTAAATAAGCATACCGCATTAGATAATCTATCATTTACTAACATCATTATACTATCACGTAAGTCTTGCTGTTTTCTAGTCAATCTACATTTCTTGTTATGTTGTCTAAATGTACCACCATATATTTTTGACTCAATAGAAAAACTTGTTTTAAATGTTCTACATAAAGCTCTTAAATTACCTGTTGTTCTAATAGTATCGAATTTTAAACTACCTAATACGATACCCTCTAACTTGCTAGTTATTGGTATTAAATAATTTGTTCTGTAAGAGTCAACAGAAACATAATTATCTACCTCCGCTACAAAACCATCCTCCATTGTAAATTCAAGTTTCTTAAAATAACCTAGCATACCTAAAACATCATACCCAAAATAACTTGGTAGTAGTATTTCATCTACTTTATGGTACTGACAGTAATATTCAAAAATATCATAATCACTATCATAATTCTTATCTCTTTTTAATAAAGACTCGTAAGAGATACTAGCCCCTAGACCAGAATCCTTTATTCTAAAAACTTTCTTTTTATAATCAACTTTAACCTTTAAATCAATTAATTCATCTAGTACTTTTACACCATTCCTCTTTAGATGTTCCTCCACTACAGCTATATAAACACCCTGCAGTTGTAAGAAACTATCCCGTATTTTTACATCCAATCTTAACATTTACCTTACCTCAATCTAATCTTTTATATTTCACATATTTATATATTACCATATTTCTTTCATTCAAGTCACACCAACTCTAGATATCCCGAAAAATTAATCCCAACCAACACAAATTACCACCTAAAACAAAAATACAAGGTTATCTTATATAAAATAACCTTGTATTTGATGTTTCTGATACTCTATTAGACGTTTCTAAAACTTTTTGGATAAATTATACCTAAAAGATATTTAGACACGTTAGAGGGCGTTTAAATAGCTCAAAATTATTTAGAACCTTTCAAATCACTTCGTATATCTGAGAAAAGTCGTTTTGCACCTTTTAAAATACCCGAAGTCAATTTTCCAGCTTTAGCTCCTACCTCTATTGTTGTTCCTACAGCTGCTCCTGTTAAATGAACACCAGAACCTATCCAACGTTTAGCTCCTCGTTGTGAACCCCAATATCGTTTTGTTGAGTCCCACCTTGCACGCCTAAACGTTCTACCTGTATCCTCCGCTCTATTCAATACCCTTTGTCTACGCCTTGTAGAACGTAACATCTCCTCACTTCGTTCAGTACCAGCCGCTCCGTTGGCATCCTCCCTCGTGAATTTCTGTCCTGCTAATGTTAATTCTCTTAACCTTGGCATTACATCAAATAGAGCAAATACATTTGAGTCCTCTCGTAACCCTAAACCACGTATAACCCTCGTTAACATGAATTGTGGGGAATCTATTGTTAAGTAAGTTAAATTACCTAAATACCCTAAACAAGCAAAGTCAAAGACCTCCGCATACTGCTTGTTCTGCATTTGTATCTGCTTGTCTATTGGTAAGCCCTCCATTCGTATGTTTGGAAAACTTTGAACATACCTTATGTTGTTAACTATTAAAGCACCACCACGTACTTCCAAACTTTCAATATTGTAACTATCACCAAAAGCATCTAACACAGTATTTGTCATGAATATCTGTAAATCCCTTAAACCATGTATTACAGCCTGTTCATTACCACCTACTTCTCCAAATGTCATATCTGTCATATTAACATCGTTATTCTTTTCCATCTGGTTAAAGTCGTTAACACCACTCAAGTTGTTACCTCCCTGTAAACCACCAAATAACGACATCTCTACTAACTGACTACTTAAACCTAAAGCAGCAGCCATCTCTTTTATTGCACTTCTTACTCGTGGACTCTCTTTTAAATTATTACCCAAACCATCTGTAAATGAGAATTGACTTCCCTGAACATCCTGGATAGGTGTATTCATTACAGGCTCTTCTAGTACATAATCCTCAAAACTTCTCATGTAATCATACTGTACGTTTGCAGCATCACTTGTAGTTTGGTCTCCATAATTAAAATTATCTAACCCTTGAGTTTTATTACTTCGTTTTGGCACTTCTATCTTAGACTCTTCTTTTGGTACTTCAAAAGGTATAGAGTCAACAACATCCTCAGTAATCTTAGGTTCTTTCACTACCCCTAAATTACCAACTGTAGCATCGTCTTCACTCTTAAGCATTGGCATTGCTTCTAAAGAATCTTCTTCAAAAGCATTCAAGTCCTCAACATCTTCTTCTGTACCCGTACCATTTAAAATGTTCTGATATTCAGTCCACGTTGCATAACGCTCACCCTTAGCATACTCATCCTCCTGTGTAAACGCTAATACCACATCTTTTACAGAAAAGTTCCATTCAGGTCTTAAATCCATTAGAAAATCTAAATAGTCCCCCTCATACCCCATTTTACGTACTACCATATCAGCTATTTCTCTAGCTTTTATAAATGATGTTGCTGTGTCGTTTGTACCACCACTCATCATATTTACATACCCGTCAAAACCTATACCATGATGCCAATTCCCATTAGCATCACTATTCATAGCTTTTACAGCCTCCACGTTATCACCTAACCTACGCTCTAACGTCTGTATTGCATTACTTTGAGGATCAGCTGAGTTTAATATCAAGTAAGGTTTAAAGTAAACTGCCCCACCATCTGTATATTTCTCTACTGACCTACTTAAATGACTATCACTAGGACTACCTTTCTTTATTGCCTCTACTGACGGCTCACAAAAATAACCAAATCTTCCTAACCCATCTATCAAATACTTAGCTGCATCAGACTTAGGTACGTCCCTCCAAGCATACTTCTTAGCATTCGCATTACTTATGTTCGGCCCCATTATATAGTCAGTATTAAAGTTGTATAAAAACCAACTTAACGGGTCAGAATTGCTCTCAAATTGTGTACGGTTTACACTACCACTCTTGTTTAACGTTAATTGTACCTGCCCCTCTTTTAAGCCTGTTACCTCCAACGCCTGACCTATTATGTAAATATCAGAGAACATAGACTCACCACCACGTATACCAGCGTTAGCCTGTTCTTCAAGGAATAATAGTGATTTATTTAAGTTGTAAAACAAGTCCCTAGCATAGACACCCCTCTTGAAAATATCTTTGTTAGCATTCTTGATTACATCCTCAAATTTTAGTCTGTTAGTTTCTTTTATGTTGTCATTCTTTAATTCTATCTTAGCAGTCTTAAGCTCCTGCTCTTTCTCAAATGTGTAAAAGATATCATCCCCAAATAATGAGTTAGCACCCCTTGGGTTGATATATTGTAACATAAATGAGTTCTGCCAGTTTGTTATCTCGTCATAAATTACAAAGATACCTTGGTCACCACCTAACTTCTCATAAGTATCAGGACTTTCTGACCTCATAGCTACTCGTAAACATATAATACCCATTGTTAGAAGTATATGTCTATAGTAAACCATATCCCCTAAAAAGCCATTGTAACTACTTATGTTCCACCAACTAGGTGTTGTACTAGTCCACCTAGAACGTATTAAAGGGTTCTTATCCCAATCAAGCTCAGCTGCAAACTTAGGCGACATAAATCCAGGGTTGAATGCACCTCCATTTACATAGTACCCTTTAGGTGTACCCCTGTCGTCACTACCTCCTGATGCCTCATAAAATTGCACCATTGTATCAGGTTTTCTATCTACACCAAATACCGGTCTACCAGCCCCAGCTGATGTCGCTACAGCTGTAGATGTCATTACCCCTTTACCTTGCCTTGAACCCGAAAAGATACCATGAATTAAGTTTAACCTTAAGTTTATTACTGCATCTGCATTGGCAGAAGAAGTTACTATCCCACCATTCAAGTCCCTTCCTAACACAAAATTATTTACATCTATAGGCTGACCTGTAGCTTGTAACGTTTCTAAAGCCTTGTACGCAAATAATGGAGCTGCTTCAGCTACTTTTGCATCCGCCACATGCTTGAAAAACTTATACTCAATTCCTTTATGTACACCACCTAATGGCGTTTCTAACTTACCATTGTTATCAAAGACCTCAGATAATAAATCTTTCATAGGGTTCTTTATGATTTTTCCCTCAGGAGCAACCATTATGATATCCGCTGATGCCCATTCAGATGCTGTTCCTGTAAAGTCCTTTAAAATTGCAAAGGTACAAAATGTCTGTATAAATTTAGCTATATAACTTGTTATTAACTTCGATGCCTCTATCCCAATTAAGCCCTCGTCTACTGCAGACTGTAAATTGTTATTTTCTACAACTATTACCAAATAATGCCACAACTGATTAGTCAAATACTTCTCAATAGCACCCCTATGTGTATACCCATTTCCACTTTTCCTAGACCAAGTCCTCGCAGATATTCGACTGTACGTTAAATCATCTGCCTCAGTCGTTATAGTTGAACCTAAAGCAAACTCCGCTATCTTAAATGGATAATAAATCGGCTTGTCAGATACATAAATTCTCTTTAAATTTACCTGCCTAGAAAATGATACCTCTATATCAGGCATTGCCTCCCTTACAGCCTTAGCTGCAAATTGTGCCTTCAAAGATGCCACCCTCACAGCCTCATGACCTTTTAACATTAATGTAGCCGGTGCTGTAGGAATCTTTACCGTATCCTCAATTAACATAGCTTTGAACGGATCCAACTGATACCCTAAAGCTATTGTCTTATCATATACATCCAATATTACATTGACAGAAGTTCGAACCATTACCCTTAAATCCTCTATCTTCTGTAACTTCTCTATTGCAGCTTTGTCCTTGTCTTCTTCCTTCTCTAAAGCCTTCTTAGTATTCTCTGTTACTACCGTTAAATCTGTACTTAAACCTAATGACGCCCTTACTACTGTTAAATCATCCACAAAATCATGACCGTCTAAATCAAATAAAGACTTATCCCTTAAATCAGTTATTCTTAATTGTGTCTTAAAATGCTGCTCAGCTTGACTACTATCCTTACCTACAGAATCTAGTACCAAGAAAATTGTATTCAATTCTTTAAACCCAAATTGAAAAACTTCCCCCTCTTTACAAGACCTGTCTAATACTAAGTCACCATTTTCTACAGCAAACAATACCTGAAAATAAAAGTTTAAGACCTCTTCTACATCTCCTTCCACTCCCTCGTAAAGCATCTCAACCGTTGACTCAACAGCCTCCAAATACTTTACTGTATAAGACTCCTTATTATTTAACTTCTCGTTGACCTCACTTAAACAAGCCAATACTTCCTGCTTTATTACCATCTTGTCATTATTCATCTATACCATCTACCTTTCTTACCGCTGTCCTAAACATATCATTCAATGATTTACTCTTGTCTGATAACTGTTTCTTAGGTGTCTTCAACCTTGCTAAATCTTTCAACTTAGCTAAACTATCTTCTAACGGCTCCTCACCATCATGAAACACCTCTTTTAATAACTTATCTTTCGTTAATTTCTCATTCTTCGTATATATTACTTCCCCTGTATTCTTAAAAGCAAACAGTAAAGGTATTGCTGCATCACTCTCAGCCAACCAATCAAACAATTTATCAATCACATACTTATCATGCATTAATAATATACCCATGTTGTCTAACGTATCTATCTTGTCCTCAATATACGTTAATAACCTATCCTGTGATAATTTATCCCTTATCTCTGTATACCCTTTAAGCTCCTGTTTGTACTTAGACCTCTTATCTGCCAACTTCATCGCCAAATCAGCCAACGTTACATCATCATCTAACGCTAAATCAGTACCCTCATTTACTCTCTTTACTACCACTACATTGATTAAATCCTCTAAATCAGTTACCCCGTACCTTAAAGAATACCCTAAAATACCTGTAACACCTAACTTATCTAAATCATTCTTAACTACACTAGAACCCAATACAGCCTTACTTCTTAAGTCAGTACCTACCAAGTTCTTTAAGTTTGCTACACTATCTAACCACTTCGGCTCTTCTTTCTTAACTTTTGCTAGTTTTTCAAGTTCCTCTTTACTTAATTCAGTAAAATCATACCCAAAGTAATTAGCTACTTCTTTTCCTAATTGGTTTAACATACCCCTGTCTAAGCTATCTATAGAAACTTCCTCAGTATCATTAACGCCCTCAACACCAACTTCTAATGCTCCTACACGCTCATATATATCTATGTATTTGTTAAAGTCAGCACCTACAGACTGTATTACCTCACTTAGTTTGTTTTCAACGTCCCCCTGAGATACCAAACCTATTATACCTAATGACTTTATCTTAGGCATTACACCTGTTAACTTATACTTACGTACTAGCTTGCTACAAGCATCTAATTGCTCTAATAATACCCTAACACTTACTAAAGCTACTTCTTTTTCAGGAAGACCACCCGCAAACAATGTATCTAACATAACACCATATTGCTTATGCTCTCTCTTTAAATCCGTACCCCTATAAACCATTAGCCTAGATGAATCGACCTCAATCCCAGCATCAGCCACAACTTTTGCCATGTCCTCTATACAAGCATCCAATACACCTATTTTATCATATCTAGGTAACACTACCTGCTTAAACTTATCAAACACCGCCTGAAACACATCTAACTGCAGTTCATCTTCTTCCACTACTTCATGAGCTAATAACCTTCTCTTATAATCCTCATAATATAAATCCTTTACCCTCTCAAAGTAGTTAGCTAACGTACCACCCGCAGCATCTGCCTCGTAGTGCTGTGGTCGTAATGACGTTTTTAATAAATAATCCTCTCCATTTACCACCGTTACATATTTTCCTGTGTCCTCTAATACCGAAGTTACTACAGTTAACGGATCATCTAAAACATCCTGTACTGACGAAATAAATTCTTCAATACTTTCATTCGTATCTAAATACGTTACACACCTTAATCTCTTAAACGACCTTGCTACCCTCGTTACATCCCTTGTAAACCAATCTAAACCACTATTTACAAATGTATAAGTTGCCGTTTTATCGTTACCCAAAATAATGATTTCCTCAATACTAGAAAACACCCTATCCTTATGTAACATATCTAAAGGCGTATAAACAGCATCTGCATAATCAGGATGACATAATTGAGCCACTAACTCCTCGTCTAGCTCTATCTTCTGTAACCTTTGCTTCCTCGTTACACCAGTACCCTCACTAGTATAAAATTGCACAAACATACCGTCTAAACCTAATATCAACCTTCTTACATTGTTAGGAGAAAAGTTCTTGATTAATTCCTTATTATCACCCTCTTTTCTACCCTCTAATTGTTGTGTCGCCCCCTGCGTTAACATAGCCCACAACTTATCATAATATTTCGTTTTTACTTTTTTAACTGCCATCTACTACTACCTCCAATACTTCTCTTTATCTCAATACACAAATTTTAATAACAACTCTATTAAACCTAAACTAATACAAAATAAAAAGGTAACTTTACGTTACCTTCTCTATCAATTTTTACTTATTCAGTTACTTTAAACGTATCTTTAGGTACTTTTACGACCTCGGTTCTTACAGCTTCAGGAGCATTGAAATATTGCACCTCCACCAAATACTCTTTATCAGTTTCATCTACTACATGTAACATATCCTTAGGCTGCTTAATTCCCGTACCATCCTTTTGTACATCATACATAAACTTAATATCATTACCTTTGTTATCTAATATCAAGTACTTCCTATCTTTACTAAACCTAACCTCGTACTTACTAGTGTCAATATCTTTATTTTTAACGTCTTTATATTTTTTTTGAACAATTTGTTTTTCTTCTGTCAACATTGGTTTAAAGACATATTTAGGTATAATTTCATATAATAAAAAACAAGACATTAGCAGTATCATAAATAGAAAAAATGATGTAATATCATCAGTTACTTTTTTATATATAAAATATCCTGCAATTATAGCAATAAGTAGTAAAAGAGTTTCCAAACCTGATGTCCAGTATTTTAACACTTTTTCATTATGCTCACTTATAAATTTAATTGTACTTTCTACATCGTATCCTAATTTTTCTACTAATTCTATCATTTTACCTCCAATTACATGTTACAAACCTATATTTTACCCCTAACTTAACTTCTACTATCTCGTTTTCACATAATCAAGAGCCTTACCTTGCTCTTTCACTACTTTCATTAGCTCTTTATCAGGTATTAATCGACAATATAGGTTAGCCCTTATCGTTTCATCTTCCTCACGACAAGTACTTAATACCATATACTTATCTTCCCCATTTATACTTACATTTGAGTTAACTGTCTTAGCCTCAGCTCTTAAAGTTTCTAGTTGTTTCTTAAAGTCTTCGTTGTCCGCAAAGTTTATTCGATAGAAATCAGTATCCTCAGGTACTATAGTCATAAAGGCTACCTCGTAATATAATTTACGCCCCTCTGTTTCTACTACTACGTACTTGTGTTTATCCATGTACTCCTGACTTGAATAGTAATTCACATCATTAAACATCCTATGGTCTCCTACCTTAGAACCCCTAGCATGACCAAACAACCATGTTAACTTATCTGAAAAATCTTTAGTATTATCAGTATCCATAAATACAGTTCCTAAAAATGGTACATGACCACCCTCAAATGTCTTGTTTAAGTAAGTTTCATTATCTTTACCTTGTACTATAGGCTCATCTAATTGCGTACCCGGTATGTAAATATAACCTATTGCATCACCATTCTTACCTTTTAAGCCCTTCATTTTTTCCTCTAAGTAAGGCTTATCCTCTTTTATCTTCTTAGCAACTTCCTGTAAGTTTTCATCTGACAAGTCAACCTTGTTATCCTGCTCCCACTTATCATGCATTGAGAACATATTATCAGATTTATTAGTGTCCTTACCTCCACCAAAATAAGTGTAACCTAAGAACCCTACAGCTACTAAAGCTACTGTCGTTACTAACGCTATCATCCAAGCCCTAAAGCTCATAGACTTTATTCGTTTCCACATCTTCTATTACCACCATTTCTTTTATTTATTTTTCCTTAGTATAGCACAAAAGTAAGGAATAATCTTCCTTACTCTCGTATAACTCTGTATATTTTCTTCAAAACCCTAAAAAATGCTGCAAATACACTCTTTACCATCTCTGAAAATTCCACATCAAGTGGATTAGGATCATCTACACTTCCATCATCTACAGGCTCAGTTAAAGGCTCATCTAAATCAAACCATTCAGTCCATTTTACCCAAAAGTCTTTAGATAACTGAACTAAAGCCTTGTAACCCTCTATTATTTTCACTTGTCAAATCACCTACTCTCTTTTATCTGTTTTACCCTTACCCAAACCATATCTTCTCTGGTTAACTCAAATACCTCACCATTGTCTTTATGTTTTAAGTACATATGGTCTCGACTATCATCTTGAATTATTTCAAAAGTCTGTATCTTACTAGAATCAAACTTGTTATCTTTATATTGATAACCTTGCGGTAAAACACCTATACTTAATTCCTTATCTTGCACTATTATCTTATCCTTTATGTCATTTAAAGACTTGTCCTGTGCTGTTAACGTTGCTAAATCCCAAGCTGTCATATTCATAACCCCTATAACCAAACCAACAACTAAAGCAAAACCTAGTAGGAACTTATCCCTTTCCCTCCAACCTTTTACTAAAGCCATCAAAACTAATACTAGCGCTACAACATCAAATACCCCAAAACAAATCTCTAATGTATGATTTCTTATAACCTCTATAATCATAACTAAAAACCCTTTAATTACCTTTGCGTTTTAAAAACTTAACTTCTACCCTATTCAAGTCTTTACATATATCATTGATCAAGTACTGATAGTGTCTTATAAATTTCAAATATCTAACTTCTACAGACTTAACATCTACACCCACAACACCACTTATATTCAATAAGTCATCCACTCTTACAGCGGAAAAATTAAATGTTGTTACACCTATAACCATAGCCTGTAAACCATTCTTTACATATACTCCTCGTTTGAAATCATAGTAATTAGCTTTTCTACTTAAACTCTCTAACCCCTTTATATCATACCTTACTATTTGCTGCTTATACTCCTCTATGTACCCCTCTGACTTTAATTTATTTATTATAGTTGCCTTTAACATTACTGTATATGCCTTAGTTAACATCATTAATATAAATACAGTTACTATCAACCAAGGTAAATTCCTATCCAATAATGTATGACTTACATACAACTGACTTACCAACCAATAAACCATTAAATATAATAACACATTCTCAAATATCTTACAGACTTTATTAAAAGTCTTATACTCTCTTAAATATTTCTTTAACATTTTTACACCTCCAAATAAACTTCCTTACCTACTTTATAAACTTTATCTTAGCCATTCTTCCAAACTTACATAATAACCCTAGTGGTACTGTGTTGTATTCTTTTGTGTTTAACTTGTATTCAGTAACCTCCAACTCAACTCGTTGTATTTTAGGCTCCTTCATAAACCTACGCTTTACATTCACACTAGTTAACCCAAAACAACCTAAACAGTTATAACTATTGATACCACTAAAACATGATACTGGTTTATCTAACTTACGTTCAGTCTTTACCCATTCAGGAATATCCTCTACTAATACCTTAGTAGTTACTTCTTTTTCAAGAATACCCACACTACACAATGTAGCTAACAACTCCGTAGTAAGACTGCTTAGCGCTAAATCATATATAACAGATACAAATAATCCAATGACTATAATTACCACCACAAAAGCAACAAGCATCTCTAAATCATTGAACCTAGTAGGTTCATATCTTACCCACGTAAGTACTCGAAAGACTAATAGTATATAAAACAAAGGCTGTAAAATATAACTAAAAAACTTAGCTAGTAAACAAAAAATCACTCTCATTTCAACCACAGTTTTACCCATAACTTTTCCTCCTCACATCCTCAAAAATTTACCTCCTTTTATCAACTACCTCTATACTACTACAAACATAACAAGAAAGCCACCTAACTCTAAGTTACGTGGCTTTCTTCTTACATCTTTTCTTATTTTACATCAAGTTTAACAATTTTCTTATCATTTTTCCATGACATTGCTGGTTTAACTTCCAACTCAAGCGGCCCATCTTCATTTACAGCAAACGCTCGTGTAGCACCCTCTAACACTCTACCCGCAGATATTGTCTCCAAAGTTACATGTATAGGGTAACTTTCTGCTTTCTTACCATTAACATATAAGTTCAATTCAGTACCCACTACATAATCTTTATCTTTCAAATTCTTAACATCATAAGTCACTAATAAAACTTTTTTAACTTGTTTATCTTCTACAACATTTCGTTCATCAGTCCAAACAGCGTTCTTTATTGTGATTTCTGCCTCTTTGTCAAAAACAAGCGGAGAACCTACCTGCCCCTCATTACTATCTTTCTTACTGTCTTTCTGATTATCCGTCTGTTCTGTTTTCGTTGAGTTATTTTCTGTACTTGTTGTTTTAGTATCAGACTTTTTTGAACCCATCCCTATAAAAATACAACCTAGAACAAACACACCTATCACTATCAGTATTAGTTTTTTCATTTGCAAATTTCCCCTCTCCTATACTTGATATATAGATATATCAAGTTATTTATTAAAACTACTTACACATGAAAAGTAAACCTTTTCATCAAGTTGTTTTTATTATAACACAATTATTCTCCCCTTTACCACACAACTCTAATAAACCAGTTATATCAACTAAAAACTAAAAATAAAAAGACAAGTCCACTTTACGTTATGTCCCTTGTCTTATAATATTTAGTTGTTTAACCCTTAATACCTTTACTTTTTTAATTACCCTAAAAACTAGAACCTAACAACTCAATTACCTACACCTCAAATTCAGGTACAGGTACCCAATAACATTCTTCTATATCGTTATTGTAATAAAAACCTAAAGTACCATCGTATTCATCATCCCACTTATCTATACTAGGCTCATCATCTACATGACGTTTTACTATCACGTATTGACCTACTTCTGGTATATCACCATCCCAAATAACGTTATCTTCGTCACCAAATAATTCTTTTTCTTCATCTAGCATATCACGTAAATACAGTCTATTCCACTTCATCTTATAATCTCCTATGTAAAACCTCTAATAACACCTTACAAACACCTATAACTTATTCATATTTAGTTACACCTACTACAGACGTTACTTGTGATACCTCATCACGTTCTACATCTATCTGTGTACCAAATTCATCAAACGTATATTCAATCATTGCAAATTGCGCACCCTCTCCTGCAAATTTACGTATTACAGCCTTGATAAATTCAACAGCCTCCACATGTAAACCACCAAAGATTTCGTCAAAGATAAATAACTTCCTATGGTTTGTTATCTCCGTTACTATTATTGAGTATAAAGCACATATAATTTGCCCCATACCATCTCCTGTCTGGTCTTTTAAGTCTAATGATATCCAACCGTCTTCTACACGTTCATTTAGTACCAATGTTATTGACTGCCCAGCCATATCTAGTATCATCTCAAATCTATACCTACCAGCACCAAATACACTATCTAACGCCTTATTTATCAACGTCTGTACAAAGTCACGTACATTCTTAGTCCTATCCTCAGCTATTAATAAAATATATTCTAATGCTATTGCATTATCCTTATGCTTCTCATATAAATCTAAATACCTTTTAAACGACTCCTCACGTTCTTGTATGTTCTTCTCTTTCATTCGTAATTCTAATTCTAATTCATTTATCTTATCTGTATACCTAGTCATTTCTACCTCCTGTACAATATACCCCTACTTACTAAAATCTACCTTGCAAAGACTTAACAACCTCGTCTAAATTAGGGTGAACTACATCACTACCATACACAGTATAACCCTCAAAAATAATATTCCATTCGTTTTTCTTATATAAACTATCTAAAAAGCTAGTGTTAGCATCTTCACTAGTTATTGTCGTATACCCTACTTTATATTCTGCTACTTCAAATAAATCAACACCTTGCACTCTTTTAGATACTTGTGTATTACTTCTCGAAATTAGCAACGTTACAGGATAACTTACCCCACTAAGCATTGCATTTTGACAATAGTCCATATTAACTAAATAATATACCCTAGTAGCGTTATTAAGCCCACCACTTTCAACCTTAACTAAAGTATAACCTGCATTTAGAAACCAATTTAACTGCTCAGTTACTACTTTACTAACCATCAAGTCTACAACTTGTACTTTCCCTAAATTCATTTAAAATCACACACCTTTACTTCAAATGCTTAAATACCCACAAGAAATAATGTAGCTCTTCATAAAACTTCTCATTATATTCTTGATAATAAGGCGATTTAACGCCCGTCACTACATACTTCTTACCACGTTCTTTCCAATTAGATAACTCCTCTCGTTGAAAAGCATCTGTAACTTCTACTTTCTCTAAATACTTCAAATACTTAGGCTCTTCAAATTGTGCCTCTTGTATCTCCAACAAATACCTATAAATTGTAGATGGCTTAACACCCAGCCCCCTCAAAACTTCTTGAACATGAGCCTGTCTTTTTAACATACCCAACAATCTATATATGTTATTCTCACGTCTTAAAGTACTTCCTAAAGCTAATTCTTCTAAACTTGACATCTCTCACACCACCTATCTTACAAAATAACCCATAGGTTTATGTAACTTATTATTTGTTGCTGGTCGTTCTACATAATAAATAGTATCTGGTAAAATATACTTCTCAAAAGGTTTATTTTCAGCTGTAGCAACCACCCAATCAGTTACCTGATCTCTTACTATATAGTGAATTGAATAGTTTCTCTCTGTACACACAAGACCATTAACACCTTTAACACCATACTGTTCATATAAAGCCTCATAATACATTATAGTCATTACACAATAGTTGATTAAATCTAATAACGTATCTTCTACCTTTTCATCGGCTACAAGTTGTTTGTTTCCTCCCGTTGTTAATGATACATATCTACTTACTTTATCCTGTAATCTTACAACAGCAGCTATTACACCATACTTATCTAATGATACCTCAAACGAATTCCCATAATCATTATTTTTACGTTTGTAAATTTCATGCAGCTCCTCTGCTTTCTCTCTAAATGACTCAATACCTACTCTTGCACAATATAACCTTATTCCTATTTCTCCTAAACGTACAAAGTATCTTATACCTAAATCGTGTAAAGCACCATAACCACCTATTATACAGTCAAACTCCTTTACAAAGTCAATATTATTCTCTAAAGACCTGTGTACTCCTAAGATAGTTAACTTCTTCTCCTCAGCTATTTGCTTTGTAACCTCCTCAGTATTTGTTACACATAAATCTAATACCTTCTTGTGTAATTCTACATTACCCATCATTGTCCTCCATTTTCATTTCGTTTTTTACCTCTAAGTATAAAAATAAAGAAGTTGACATGACCTCCAACTTCCTTACCCATAGCCACGCTTCCACACGTAACTATTCAGACGTATTTCTTTTGACTTAAACAAAATTTATAAAGATAGTACCACTAGCAGTATTTTAAGCTCGTTTCTCTGTTTGCGATCCTTTCTTTTAAAATTTTATTTTTATTTTTATATGTAGGATTGCTTCACAGCAAGCCTTATAAGGTGTCAGGGAATTGAACCCTGACCTATCTTACCAAACACCTTCTAGTTAGTTAAAGATCTTATGTTTCATATAATTTTCAAAATCTTTAGTAATTAATTCAAATTTAATTGTTATTTAGGAGTCATAACATTTTTCTGTATAAAATCTATTTTCGGTACTGCTTCAATATACTTTCATGTCTTTAACTAACCTATGTATATCATACACTATCTAGCATTTTTTAACAAGCTAACTCTTACTGAATCATCATAATAATAGCCCATTCTCCTGTACTATCATCTGCCCTAAAGAAATACGTATCTGTACGTACTTCATCAGCTTGTACTGTAAACCTAATATTATTATCAAATGTACTTACCTTACCTAACATAGTATTCTGTAAATAAGCTAAGTTCACATTCATATTTAAACCACCAATACCATTGACTAAAGTTCCTACAGGGTTTGTATTTAAGTCAACTAGTTTAATAGGTTGTGCATAAGAGTCTGTACTAAACGTAGACACCTTGCTATCTACATCAGTCGAAATTACAACCCTACCATCTGCAAGATTTTTCTCAAACACACTCATACGTGTTATCACTTCACCTAAATCAGCCCTAGATACCACTATGTAATTGTTATCCTCTATCATTGAGAAGAAATCTTTTTTATACACTACAGGATCAACTGCATATACTACCGACATTAATAATTTAGATGTTTTAAATACTAACGTTCTAGTTCCTTCATCCCTTACAAACGTTATATCATCACCTAATTTCATAATACCCTCTATTACATTTAAAGCATGTACATTCAACCCACCATTATCTAACAATCCAGCAAACTTATTAGTGTACCTTACTATTAAACTTGCACTATTACATAACGTGTAATCCCCATAAAATGATAATGCTACATCCTTATCTAACTTCTCTGGTAAATAAGGTAATAAGTTACCTACCATTGCTACTATGTTCTTACGTTGATTATCAGTTACAGCACCTACTTCTAACGTATCCACTAAGTTTAAAACGTCTAAATTACTTAATATCTTTTGCTTAACTGGGAAAGTATCAAATACCGCTACTGAACTATTTACTTCCTTAACACCACCAACTTCAAGTTCCTCTGTTAATGTTACTGTTAATTCATGCTCTGCTGCAACCTCTATTTCTATATCTAAAGGCTTCCCACGACCACTACTAAACACGTTTAAGAAATTGTCTAATCGTACTAATGGTACTTGGAAGTGTTCAGGATTGTATAAACCGTCCTGAATTACCTCAAATACATCTTTATCTACTACCCTACGAGCAGACACACCTAAAGCAAAAGCATATAACACTACTTCATCACCGCTTAAATCAAATATGATATTCTTATCCACTTCTTGTATGTTCTTCGACTTAAATACCACACCTAATTCATTGAATATTGTACGTAAATCACTATAACTTGTTTTTACTTTTACCACTCTCTAAACCTCCAACTATTTAGCTTTATTCATTCCACTAAAGAACATGTTTACTTGATGCCCTTTATCACTTAATTCATTATCCTCAACTTCATCAGCCTCAAAGACAATATCTACTTTAGCTTTAGTTTCTGGCTTTTTATCCTCAACTACTTCTTCATCTTCATCATCTCCAAAAAGACCAAATTCAGCACCAAAACCTTCATCATCTTCTACTGTCTGAACCACCCTTGTTGTTCTTCTTTTAAATACTGGATTAGCTTCTTCTTCTTTCACTTCTTCCTTAACTTTAGGCTCTTCTACTTCTTCTTGAGTACCAAATGAGAAACTTGTAAACACATCTTCCCCGTCTTCCTCATCTTCTTCTTCGTCTAACCCAAAGTCATTACCTAACACACCGGTAAATGTATTGTCCTCTTCTTCAACTTCGTCTTCCACTACTTCCTCTTGTAATACTTCGTTAACTACACCTTGTGTAATAACTTCTTTAACTTCCTCTTTTACTGTAGCCTCTACTACATCTACAGGACTACCTCCTAAAGCAGCCTCACCTTGCTGTGCCATTTGCTCTTTTACTGCACTTAATTCTTCTTCTTCCTTAGCAATTAATTCTTTAACACTTGAAATTTCTAAATCATACGTTTCTTCTTTTACATCAATACCCGTTAAAGCCTTAATTGTATCAGTATCGTTATTCTCAATAGCTGTAATTAACTTCTCTGTTCTTGCTACTTGTTTTACTTTAGCACTATACTCCTTCTTAAAGACTTGTACAAAATTCTGTATTCTGTCCTCAGGAATATTCCCCTTTTCGTCAATTTCTAAGTTTAAGTCAATACCCAAAGCAGCTAACTTCTGTTCATCTGCTTTAATTAACTCTATCTGTGCGTTCTTAAACCCTCGATTTTGCTCCGCTTTCTGATTTACTTTTTCTGCTTCTCTATTTAACTTCTTGATTTGCTCTAATAATTTATTTACTTCTACGTTACTCATTTATTAACCACCTTTATTATTCTATATAACTTAATATCAATTTTTTCATCTTATCATCTACTGGTAATAACATTACCCTATCCCTTACAGGTATTGTGCCAAAGTCAACCTCCTGTAGTGTAGAAAATAACACCGATAAATCATCGAAACTTTCGTCTTTTTCCTCTTGAACTAATTCCCTTAAAGGTTTAGTCATATTAAAAATTTCCTCTACCTTAGGTAAATTCAATACCTTACAAGAAATATCTGGCTTGAACACACCCTCCAATATCTCTTGAACACTTATTACCACATACCACACTTGCTCGTAATTCTCTGAAATCTTAGGTCGTGCCATACAACCTAAGTTTAAGAAATTACACCTTTTACCATTGTAAAACTTGAACTCCTCCATTTGTTCCATTGGTTCATGTATATGCCCATTTAAAATTACATCCATTTCAAAAAATGGCTCGTGTGTTACTAAGTCTATTGCATCAGGGTTTCCTGAAAAATCCTTACTACCAATTCTAAAATCACCATGTGTTATCGCTACATTTAAAGCCTTTTTATCTACAGCTTTCAATACCACATCGTCAAAACCATACTTAACAAAGTATAAGTATATTGGCGTTTCTTTATCACTAGTTTCTAACTTAACTACACTTACACCATCTTCCTCAAATTGCTGTGGACGTGTGAAATACCCTAAATCACTTAAAAATCTATAGTCGTTTCTTTCACTACCACCATGTACATCATGATTCCCTGTGTTAATTACTACAGGACACTTAATATCTTTTAAAAATTGAGCCGTCTCCCTAAGTAAATCCCTATCTTGTGATACCCAAGAAATGTCCCTACGAACACCTATAAAATCACCCGTTTCTACGTATAAGTCAGGCTCCTCTTCTCTAACTACATCCAATGTTAACTTCATACAGTCTAATGAGTTCTTTCTGTAGTTCTTATGTTTTCCTCGATAAACATCCTCGATATGTCTATCCCCAAAAACTACTATCTTATCTCCTTTAATTGTTAACATGCTTACAAACACCGCCTTTTCCTATCTCAAATTCCTCAGCTATTGCAAGCTCCCCACAATGACTACATTGTATCACAGGATACCCTAATTCTTTTAACTTTTGAGTTAACCCCGTTGCTTCACTTCTTATCGCTGTTAATTGCTCCTCAGTTTTTCCTTCAACCTTAACCGCTTTATTGTATTTATTGATAGAGTCACCTAAATTTAACATAGTTTCTAACGCAACTGTGCTAATATTTTCAACTTCCGGTACTTGCATACTTTCAAGCTCTTGCTGTTTTTGTAAAAGTAAACTCATACCATACAACACCTCTAATCTCTTAAATTCAATTTTTTCTACTTCTAAATTATTATCTTGTATCGTATTTATCGTTTCTAGGCTGTTTAAGATACGTATAAGCACTTCTAAAGTATCAGTTGGTATAATTTCAAGGGTAACACTATCAGACACCTTAGAGAGCCTCTCAATGCGTTCTAATATGTCAGAAAGTAAAGAAATTACCGTTATATCAACTTTATCCACATTTACAGGTTTCTCAAGTTTTGAAATTCTATCCAACTTATCAACAATAGCCCCTAATATAGATACCGTTTCCTCATAACCTGCCAATTCTTCATCTCGTAACCTTAATTCGTTTAATAACTCCCTCGTTATTATACTAGCACCTTTGATTTGACCTGTTAATACATTTATTAACGTTTCCTCGTCTTTCATACCATCCAACATACTTTTCTGGTCGTTCTTTATCCTCTTTATTGCATGCTCTAACATCTCTGCTTGCGTTGCCTTAGATAAAGCCTTATTTATTGCCTTCGGTGTCTGTTCAGTTAATAACATACCATCAGCTTTCTTTAGTATATTGAAATACCCATTATCTACAGCTGTTAAGTTAAAGTAACGCTCCAATACCCCCGGTGTTGTCTTCTGTGGTACATACTTGCCATCTACTTTAGTTGAAAATAACTCGTACTTCTTGCCATTATGGTTTAAATACCAATGATAACCATTCACAAACCTAGCTCTAGGGTTAGAACTACTTAACTGCATTATGTACTTAATTTCTGAACCATCTGACATGTATATCGTAACACTAGCTTCCAAACAACCATGTCTTATATAACGCTTTAACTTACCATTACTTACCTTCTCTGTTGTTAAAGCAAACCTTAACCCTCGTAAAGCATTAGACTTTCCTGCAGAGTTGAAACCCTTCAACATTATAATGCCTGACTCGTCAAATTCAAATCTAGCTTTCTCGTATTGAGCAAAATTCTCTAACTCCCAAGCTACTATCTTACTTTGGTTTGATTGACTTATCAACATCTCTATTACTTCTTCTCTTGTTTTCAAAGTCTTTACTACTCCTCTCCTTCTTTTATCATGCGAAATACTTCAAATATTGGCAAAGACCTGTTACCCCTTAAGATTTTAAAACGTAACAATGATTCCTTAACTGATAATAATACCTCGTACACCCTATTAAATTCATCTTCGTTATAACAAATACCCATATTATCACACATGTAACTTCCTAAACTTACTTTTAATAACACGTCTATAGGTAAGTCTTTCATACCTTCAGTTCCCACTACTTCTAAATACCATTCTATATAGTCTAAATATTCTGAACCTGCTAAAACACCTATACAGTACTTGTTTAACCAATTACTAAGTTCTATGCGTACATCATCTAACTCCACACAAAACGTACCATAAGACAACTTTGGTTTATTCAATAAATCTTCAAATTGTTCCACCGTCATTTTACTTACATCTAACATAATCTTTACCACCTCCTTCAAAATTTTTCACACATACTTATATTATAAAACACTAGAGTAAAAATTTCTTTTCAACTCTAGTGTTCATTTACTTATTCTCTTAGACCAATATCTTATATTATCTTATTATTTTTTTCTTTTGTAATATTTACTTTATCTTAGATTATCTTATTCTTGTGTTAAAGACCATTGTAAATTATCTGTAGCATCTAACACATCTTGCTCTTGTGTTACTTGTTGTTGCTGCCCAGCACCTAGTTGCTGTATAGCCCCAGCCCCACTCAATACCGCATCTGCACCACCTAAAGTAGGTGTATCTTGCCCAGCTAGTATAGCTTGTGCAGTCGCCTCTAATGCTGCTGTTTCAGCATCAATATTCTTAAGTAACGTATCTAATTTCTCTTGTACTTCAACGTCAGTTAATAACTCACATTCTTTTACAGTTTTTGCTAATGCTACCTCGTTATAGTACTCATTTGCTAGTTTATCCCACTCAGCAAATAGTGGTGTTAAACTTTTATATAACTTCTTAAACTTAGATTGCTCTTTAGATAAGATAGTTACTGTGTACTCTTTACCTAAGTGCATCGCAAGTTTATTATTATCTTTTATTTCTACACCTTTAGTGTCTTTAGTGTTAGTAAGGTTCAGTCTTGCAAAATATTGAGAGAAGTCAGATCCTTCCTCCTCAACAATTACATTACCATCGTCATCAAGTTCCTCACTTCTTGAAATACTTGTAAACGGATCAGCAAACTTCTTATCATACGCTTGTTGTGATGCCTTAAACCAACATAGCTTAGATTTAACTGTTTTAACTTGTTGACCTTTTTCATTTACAATAGGATTCCCATTCTCGTCTACTTTATCAATAACAGTATACTTAACGTCACCTTTGTCAATGCTACCCTCAAATTCAATAACAACTACCGGGAACCAATAGTTAGATTGTGGTCTTCCTATAGGGTTCTTAGAGAATACACCTCGCCACATAGCTTTTCTATCCTCTTCTGGAATGTTTGGACTGTCAGCTGCAACCTTAAACTTACTTGCTGCTTCTACAGCAAATAAAGCATTGTTGTATTGACTTACTTTTCCAAGATATTCTCCAAAACTAAACTCCCCACTAATACCAGGTAGTTCTAAATCACCTAACCCTGTTGTATCACGAATTGTTCCAGCATAGTTACCTGTACCTAAGTGCTGTAGTTGTCGAATTACAACTTGTTCATAGAACTTCACTCGTTCTCCATTTTCATTACGTAAGTAGTTACCCTCAGCATCTAATACTAATGGGAAGTATAATAACACCTCTTTACCTGCGTAATCCATAATTTTGAAAATCTCAATACCTAATTTATTACCTAAATCAGTTAATGGAGAACGACCTCCACCTATTTGTTGTTTTCTTGTAACATTTAATCTTTTTGTACTTCTTTGAAAGCCACTAAATTGTTCTTTTATTGTCATTATCTTAATCCTCTTTATCTTAAATTTATCTTATGTTTGGTCTAAGAGAATTAAGTTCAAACTAGTTTGAACGTTTACCTTTTCGTATACGCTCAAAACAGAATATCATAAATAACCAAATCTTGTTAGCTGCAAATCAAAGTCTCATTATATAAATACTTGGGGTGTGTCTAAAACACCCATTAAAGCCCCAAGTAGAGTCGAAAGGTATATTATATTGTGAAAATCTAGGTTATAGGTTTAGCTATTACACCATACCTCACAAGGTTTTTACCTCGCCCTATAATATTCTGTTTTCAACATATACACAAAAATATATGCTCAAACCAAATTACCACTAGTTTAAAATTTAAAGAAGATTTTTGTTAAAACAATACAAAGATTGTCTTGTAGTAATTTGGTTTCAACATACAAATGTTTGTATACATTATTCATTTTTCAATATGTTATGGTAGAACTTAGAAAGGTTTATCTTAATCTTATTTATTTATACTATTTGAGATTTATAGAAATATATATTTTCAAGTTTAATTTTATTATGTATTTTATGCAATTCCACTAACTATTAATTTTAACACTATTTATCTTACTGTCTACCATAACATACCAACAAGGTGGCATCCTTAAGGCTCTTACCTCAATTCAACCATATCAAAAGAGGAGCATTTACCCCTCTAAGCTAAACCTACAAACTGTAAATTTAGATAGGAAAATAATTTATGCAAAAATCCTTTTAAATAAGTATTTATCTCTCATTGTAAGATTTTTCAAAAAGTCAACCCCCTTAGACACGCACCTAAGTCAGTTGTTTATATTACTAAAAGTTTTGTGTAGGTTAACCACAACACCTACACAAAACAAAATTCAGGAAGTCGATAAGTTACCCTTGCCAACTAAGTAACCTACCTTTTATGAAAATACAGCCTTATAAATAAGACCATCAGTTTTTAAATCTCACCAGCACAAAAACTCTTATGCCAGCTTAGGTGTCTTGCTCAAGACTTATCTTGAACCAATCAGCCAGTATTCTTAAGGCACGTACCTACAAATACTGTTTATAATATACTAGAGGGGTTCATCACGCCCCTCTAAAGGAGAATCGATAAGTAGGCACACCTACCACCTACAACACTTCAAATATACCTACTTATCATATTTTATGATTATCAACCCTTTAGGTCAACCTACTCCTAAAGGATTAAAAAATATAATAGAAATATAAAACAAGAGTAATTTAAGCTCTGTCTAAATATGTCCTATACCTACTCATTTTTAGGCGAGTTTACCTTATATATTATGAAAAAATATATCATGAAAAAAAAATCATCATCTTGTCTTTACTGTTTTAAAGACATTCTTATTATAACCTATATGTTTTATTTGCACAACCTAACTCTCACTTAATCAAGCTCATACGTGTAATTCCTTACACCTAAGTTCATTGCCTCCAACAACACCTGCTGAACTGCACTGCCCTCCATTAAATTACATATCTGATCAATATCCTTATACTTAACCTTTTCATCTCCCATATCTAACATACCTTTGAAATATAAGAATGTTGCATTATCACCTACACACCAATCTTTTACAGCCCTTAAACCTACCTTATCAGTATCAGGAATACACAATACCTTATCAAATATTTTCAACATCTCCCCTTTATACTCTCCCACATTAGCACCCATTGTTGCTACAGCTGGTACACCTAACATGTCTAAAGATAAAGCGTCAAAAATACCCTCAACTACTACCACTTTTCCATACCACAATGAAGATTTATCCCCAAAAGACTTATCTAAAGCCTTATCTATATTAAACCATAAAGCCTCCTTACTAAAGTCCTCACTTGCTACAGTCATATACTTAGTTCCACCTTTACGCCAACCAACTAAAGCTACCACTTTACCTGTAGCACTTCGTATAGGTACTATGTAACGACCTTCTAAAATAAATCTACTTCCGTCTAACATACCCAACTTAGCTAACGCCAACATATCATTAGCATTAAGCACATTACCCTCAAACTTTAATATCTTATTTTCTAATAAGTAATCCATCATTTCTTGCTTTATATAATTACGTTTCTCCATGATTTCATCTATACTATCTTCCCTTACCCTTGCTAATACCCAAGGTAAAGCCTTTGTTAATTCCTCACTTGTTAATGCCATTTAATACTAACCTCCATCTAACTACTTATTTTACACCAAACAATTCATCTAGATATATAACTAAACTACCTTTGAAAGCATCATAAGAATAGTCCTCTATAATACCTTCTAATACACCACCTAAATAAACAGTAGCCGTTAAACTACCACAAGTAGTTTCCAAAACCACCTTACGACCATCCCCAACCATCTCTGCACTAGTATCTTTTACATAAACTTCTCGACCAAAACCGTAAGATTCCACTATATCCTTTACCTCAGGGTAATAATTAAAAAACAATTTAAAATCTCCTCTTCTTTACTTTATTCCAAAAGAAAAGGCAGCCTTATCCAAGACCACCCTAACCCGTAAATATTTTTCGACGGTTAACTAGGACTTGCACCTAGATAACTACGTTTTACTTAAACTATTAACCGTTGATAGTTAAGTTATACAAAATTTCAGTTTTTTGCTGATAAAAGAAATATAAAGTATAACTTAACGTACTGTTTGTATTGTATTAATGAATAGCTTATTTTTATGCTTTTCTTAATTTTTCTTGATTATTTGTAATTACTTTTTATAGTTGCTAATTACCCTTTTACAACGTCTTTAAGACCTTTACCAGCTTTGAAAGCAGGTACTTTGCTTGCAGGAATGTCAATTACCTCGTTAGTTTGAGGGTTACGTCCTTTACGAGCAGCACGTTCACGTACTTCAAAAGTCCCAAATCCAATTAGAGATACTTTATCTCCATGTGCTAATGCTTCAGCTACTACATCTTTAAATGCTTCTAGCACTTTAGCTGCGTCTTTCTTTGATACTTCTGCTTGCCCAGCAAGTTTTGTTACTAATTCTGATTTATTCATTAAATCATCCTCCATAAATTTATTTTTCTTTTAGTTTTTCTAAGTTAACATACCTTAAAATGCTTGTAACACAAAGGTTCTTAACTTAGGATACGTTTATATTACCACATCTAACAACATATGTAAAGATAACTCTCGTTGTTACCCACTATTTGTTACAAGTTTGTTATTTCAATTCCATTTAATTTTGTCATTTCAATTTCATCTTTTGATAAATTTTTATGTGCTTTTAATATATTCAAATCCTCAGGTGTAACACCTAACAATTTATATAACAAAGTCAATTTATCTCCGTCTAATTTTAGTTCGTTTTTCTCAATTTTCTTATAATCTTCCTGCGAAATACCCAATGTTTCACTTATGAAACTTACAGACAATCCTTGTTCGTCCCTAATTTCTTGTATTCCATACATGTCAAATTCTCCTATTTTGACTCCGTACCGTCTAACATAGTCTTGATATAATTCTCAACATCACCATTGTCAGCTTTAACATTGTATTCCTCAAACAATTTCTTAAGAGCCTTACTCACTATCGTTGAATCATTCTTAACTGCATCATCAGCTAATTTATGCTCTAATGTTGGTTTTAGTTCCTCATAAGGTGCTTCTCTTATATCTAGCACTTTTATAATGTGATACCCAAATGAAGTTTTTATGACATCAGATACTTGACCTTTTTCTAAATTAAACGCTACATCCGTAAATTCTTTTACAAATGAACTATCATCCTTAGAAGACCATCCTAAATCTCCACCCTCAGCGGCATTAGCTGTGTCATTAGAGTTTTCTTTAGCTAAAGTAGCAAAATCTCCACCTTCTTTTATCTTCTTAAGTACTTCATCAGCTTTTTTCTTAGCCTCTTCATCACTAGTTCCACTCTTATTTACACCCGTCTTAACATTGAATAAAATATGAGCTATATGATACTGTTTCTTATTCTTCTCGTATCTCTCTTTTACCTTGTCCTCACCATTACCAACATAGTCATTTATCATTAATACTTGAGCTGCTTTTACTTTTAAACCATCTTTATACTTGTCTAAAGTAAAACCTTGTTGTTTTAATAACTGCTCAAATTTCTCTTTACCACCATATTTTTCTTCTGCTTTCTTTAACTGTTCATCAATAGCTTTCTCGTCAATTTTTCCTTTATATTTATCTAAAAGTACTTTCTCAACCATTATACTAGTTGCAGTTTTCGAAACCTGACTTGTACCTAGGTTCTCAATTATATCCTTCTGTGTTACATCCCCAGCTTTACTTGATAGGTACTTTGTACCCCCAGCTGAACAACCTGCTAAACCTACAACCGATATACTTAAAGCTACAGGTAATACCATTTTCTTAAATTTCTTCATCTTTGAAATTTCCTCCTAATTTACTTTTCTTTTTATTTTATTTTCTTCTTTTTAAACTTACTTAAACAATCTCATTTTCTTTAATAAGTAGATTTATTAAAATACATCCTACAAAACCTTAAACCTTAGATTTTGCTATCACACCTATAAAATAATCTACATCGACATCGTCAAACTCAATTCTTGCAAAACATTTGTCAGATCCAATTTCCTCTAATACTCCATAACCTGTATGTTTTAACAAGTCAATCTTATACACAAAATGTACAGCTGTCTTATACCCATTAGTATCTACGTAGTCCACTAACCACATATCTTCATAAACATTGTTAACTATCTTAGCACTACGCCTAGATAACCCCACATTCCATGCATCTAATTTACTAAAATCACCAAATGAATCATATATTTTAGGTAATAAGACATTTCGTATATAAACATCTACATACTTACAAGCTAAGTCAGCATCCTCACTTATTACAGTTCGTAAATACAAAGCTGGTATATCATCCCTCGCATAATATTTAGTTAACAATTCTTTGAAATCTACTTGGTATAACTCATCTTTTATACCCTCTACAGTAACCCTTTTTAATATCTTCCTAGACAATAAAGCCTTAAAAGACTGGTCTTTTATTCTGTAAAAAGTAGCTAAATCACGCCTTGCGTATATATCTAACTTACTCCATACATCCATAGGAAAATACCAATATTCCCCCGTATGCCATCCTATACCCCATAGCTTACTAGTTCCATTGTATTTTACCCTCTTTACATATATCCCCAAAGTGTCCTGCACTACACCATAATTCACTAACTTCATTATAGCACCCAACATACCTTGACTTACTTGTACTGTCATTTCTACACCACCTAAACTAAAATAATAAAGGTATCTAGCTAAAACTAAATACCTTTATTTTAAGTATACCTCAACTATTTTACAGCTGATGTTTTTGGTAATTTCTTAAAGTTTTTACCTGCTTTTGCTGGTACTTTCGCTTTACCTTGTGCTTTTGCCTCTTCTTTGTATTTAGCTTCAGCATCGTCTAAGTATTTGTCCTCTTGTGCTTTTGCCTCAGCTCCTGTTGGAGTATCAATGTTTTGTTTTACATACTCCTCATCAATAGTTGCTGGAGCCTCTGCTTTTGGAGTTTCAGCTTTTGGAGTTTCCACTTTTGGAGTCTCAGCTTTCGGAGTCTCAACTTTTGGAGTTTCCGCTGGTTTGTTACCATTATTAGCTAAAAATTCATTAGCTGCTTTCTCCCAAGGATCAGCCTCAACTGCATTAGCTACTAAAGGTGCTGCAATACTACCACCTAGTAAAGCTCCTAGTGTTAATGCTGTAATTACTTTTTTAGACATTTGTCATTACCCGCTTAGTTTTAAGCGCCCTTTCTTTTATTTGTAAAGTTTAGAATTAAACTTTTAGTTTAATATACCATAGTCTTACTATTTCTGTCTATGAAACTCTCAATCAACTAACCTTTTCCAAACATTAGTTTTCTAAAAAGCCTTGACACACATAGTAAATCTTTAAATTTTTGAAATTTGTGTTCATTTACGCCCTTTCTAAGACGTTTTATATGCTTATTGGATAAATTACACCTGTTTTCTTCTCAAGTCGATTTAAGGGGTATTTAACAGTTGATTAAGCCTATTTTAAAACATAACCAACTAACACATCACCCTAAATTCCTAAAATACCCACTTTCACACTTCGATATCCTGATAATGTAAATACACCTTCTAAAGCATAACCTACATATTCTCTCAAGACATCCCTCATTATTTCCTTTTCTACTTCGTTTAAGCCCTTCACATAAGCAGCTACATCTAAATCCTTGAAATTAGCATTAAACTTCAAATCTAACCCTAACTCCTGCCCTCGATTTACCTCAAAATCACCACTATGCACCAACCTTAAACCACTTACTATGCTCCTACGCATAGTTCTTAAATGAAATTCTAGCTCTATTACTACTTTTGGTACTCGACCTCGTAACCTCCTAGCTGTACAATCCATTACCCCAAACTTTATTGTGTCATAATCCAATAAGTCAGTTACCAACACATTATACAAATTACTTAATTCATATAACATACTTGTTGTTACTTCTAAATCCCCAGCTAACAAAGCCCTGTAACCATCCTCGCCTATACCCAAACATTCCTGCACGTCCTCAGGCGTGATAGCAAACTTACTCATACCATCAGCTTTCTCTAAATTTAACCTTACCATCTACTTTACCTCTACTTAGTTTGGTTAGTTGTAAGACCTAAATCCCACAACTAACCCCTAAACTAATCTTCAAATTCATTCTCAACAGCACTATCTAAAGCCTTCTCTTCTTCCCTTCTACGTTTAGTAGTTAATACCAACCAACGCCCTACTAAGAACGTTACTACTAAACCTATTAGACCTGCTAACCAAAGTACTACTTTAAACCATACAGATGCCTTAAACTTCAAGAACGTATTCGTAGATACATAGAAGTTTTCTACAGTTACTTCTTGCTCATTACCAGCTAAATCTGATGCTAATACCTTAATTGTGTAAGGCTCATTGCTACCCTCTAACTGTAAGTCTATTGAACCTCGTTTTATGTCCTCAGCATCAAACTTACGTTCTACACCATTTACATAAACCTTAGCATCTCTCAACCTTACATTATCCGTAGCTTTTACTGTTACTTTATGACTTGTGCTTTCTATGAACTCGTTGTTCTCAGCACCTATTACTACTATATTTGGCTTGATGTTATCGACCACAAAGTTCATTTTTACTGTTCCTGAGTCAGATACCTTACCAAACTTATCTACAGTCTTAACTGCAATACCCCAAACACCATTCTCTTTGAAGTTGTCTTTATCAAAGATTATTCGGTATACATAATTCCCTTGAGCATCTCTACTCTCTATTACACGCGGTTTCTTAACTTCTTTTACCTGTCCGTCTAATTGAACCGTATACTCAAACTTGTCTATGTCTAAAGGCGTTACTGACGTTACCATTACCTCAATATCATCAGTTACTTGCTTGTAATACTTAACTACATTGTCCTCAGAACCAAACTTGAACGCTGCACCAAACCTATTCACATAAAACGATACTGATTTTTCTACCGTGTTACCAGCCATATCCTCTATATGCGCTGTCAACGTATAGAAATCATCATACTTAAGCTCCTTAGGTAAATTCTCCACATAAAACTTACCATCAACTACTGAACCTTTCATCTCTATAGTACCGTTTCTTTGACCTCTCAACGTTACCCTTACTGAGTTTGCATTAATGTACTTATCACTAAACGTAATTACTGGTAACACATCTCCATCATAAGATGCACCATCACTTACACCAACTATATTCAGTTCAGGACTTACTGTATCTACTATGAAACTACCACTATCATAAGTGTTTGACTGGTTCCCAGCTAAGTCAGCACCACTTACTGTTAACTTATGCTCTCCATCACCAAATGTTACCCTAGCTGTATGGATATCTCCATTGCTAGACCAACCACTTAAGCTTCCTCCACTTACGTTAAATCTACTTGCATCAAAGTTTCTCTCACGTACAGTTATTGTTGCAGTTCTCACATTCTTGTAATAATTACCATTTCTAGCATCATTATTATCCCAAGTTACATCAACTACTGGAGCTGTTTTGTCTATTACAAATTCCCCACTACTGTAACCTTGTCCTACGTTACCTGCCATATCTGTATACTCAAGTCCCCAATTATACGTACCATCTTCCGTAAATGGTATGTAAGCAGTATGAACATCACCACTACTTACCCAATTTAAGCCTACATTTACACCTCTTAACCTTACATCATTAGGGTTAAAGTTCTTCTCTATTATCGTTACTGTAGCCGTTCTATTATTAGCATAGTACATTCCTTGAGAACTATTGTTGTCATAACTTACATTGATTACTGGTGGTGTTGTATCTATTGCAAATCTCGCTAAAGCCTCTGTTACATGTCCTGCATTATCCATTACGTTTAACGCTATTCCATGCTCCTGACTATCACCATTTACAAAAATACTTGATGTTCCACTTGTAGTTAAATTCTTATCTCTACTACCTTGTGACCAATCCTTACTTGCATTTCCACCGTTCACTAACCAATCTATCTGTCTAATACCCGCTACACTTTGTGAGAACACACCTGATAAGTTTACACCACCATTATACAATGGTATACCACTTAACGTTCTGTAACCTGTGTCAGGTAAGTTTATATCTACTCGACTTGTTCGTACATGCCAATTCTTAGATTCTGTAATTACCCCATCTGCACCTTTTAGTTCCGATATGTTACCTATGTTATCACTTACTTTAGCAGATACCCAACCTTTGAAATCAACTGGTACATCTACTGTTGCTACACCATTGAAGACCTTAGCACGCTTAACTTCCTCTTTACTACCATCAGCACTCTTCAACATTACCTCTACTTCGTCTAAACCAGAACTTTCCCCTGCGTCCTCTACTCGAACCCTTACATCAGTACCTGTTTGGAAGAAGAAACCATACTTATCAAAATCAGTCGTTAACGTACTTCCTTCTTTGTAACCCTCTTGTACAAAGTCAAAACCTTTGATTTCAGGAGCTTTTGTATCTAAATACCAAGTCTTACTACTTTCATAAGTATGACCTGCCATATCTTCCACCTTGTAAACTACAGTATGTCTACCATCGTCTAAACTACGACCTAGCTCTTTTTCAATATCAACCACATCGTTATGTCTTAACTTACCATCTACTACACGACTGTAAACTTCTTTTCCGTCTACCTCAACTACTACCTTGTGTAGACCTTTATCATCACTTACATCAACACCTACATACTTCATCTTAGATACCCATATAACACCATTTCCTGCATTATATGACTTGACCTCAGTATCTCCTTTTGTTGATGATACATTCCTTACATTTCCCTTAGGAGCTTCCGTATCATACACAAAAACATTCTTGTCTACTTTCGGTAAGCCCACTAGTTCAGAAAACGTATATTCCTTAGAACTACGTCCTAAATTATCTTTATATTGGTACTTAGCATTCATTTCCTCTTTATAGTCACCAGCTTTAGGCTCTATTTCAACACCATTTCGATACAATTTAGCACCCGTTAATGGCGTTTGTAAGTTATACCCAAGCACATTTAATTTTGAACCTTTTACATAATAACCATAATCTTTATATGCTGTTACCTTAGTTCCGTCTACCTCAATACCCTTAATATCAGGCTTGATATGGTCGATATATACCGTTTGTACAGACTTATAATCTCTACCAGCCTTATCCACAATACTAGTTTCTATTGTATAAGTCCCATCTGTTGCAGTCGATACATTACTAAAATCTATCGTTTCTACTTTCTCTTTTGTTAACCCATCTAATGTAGCTGTTAACATCACTACACCATTTACTTTTACTACATAGTTTCCTATAGCCTTATCATCAGTTAATTTTAACTTGAAGCTCTTCATATCACTAAACCACGTTCTACCACGCTCGTCTTTATATGAACCTTCTCCGTCAACTATGTACTCTACCTCAGGAGCTTTCTTATCTATTAAAGCTGTTTTCCCTGAAATACCCAATACATCATAAAGTTTTTGCGTTGTTACTACACCTAAGTTATTTGTTACCACTAAATCAGCATTCTCAAATTCCCCTGTGCGCTCAAACACCTTACTTAAATCTATTGGCTCGCCACCTAATGTTGCACTCTTAATTCCTGATAAACTTTCTACGTCTATCTTAGCTTTGAAATCACCTGTGTAGAATAGGTTATTACCAAATTCTGTTGCCCTAGATAAAATAGTACCCCTTAATTTCGGTGCCTCATTATCTACATGATATACACCTACTGCAATTTTTTCCTGTCCTACCTTATCCCTAGCTATATAAACAAAGTTATATGCATTCGGATCATCACTACCATATTCTTTGCCTTGATAATTTATCTTACGACCTTTATAACCCTCTAAATCCTTAAAGTCTACCTTGATTCCTCCTGTAGTCTTCTCTAAATCATATTCTCGTTTATAAATGTCACCTTTAGGCGTTAATATCCTAAATTCACTCAAGTTCTCTATATCGTTACCTGTTACTGTTACATCAGGTATCTTAGCATACCAATCCTTACCATCAGCACTATATTTATCTGTGGCTACTTTTACGTCTATCGTTGGTATATTCGTATCCCTCAATAGCTCTGAACCACCAAATAACTCTGTTTTCTTACTTTCAGCTCCTAATTGGTTCTCTAACACATACCCAACAGCACCTACTGGTACTTCATATTCTTTTCCTGCCTCGTAAGCTTCCTCTTTTATGAAGTCACCCTTAGCATCATAAAACTTAACTTTAGCTACCCCCGAAGAAGATACCACATTGTGTAATTTTATCTTATATGGAATTCCTACATGAAACCTCTTGTTCTTAGTATCATTTATACCATTACCAATGCCCTCAACAGTAGATTCCATTTTACCTAAGTCTATGTTGTAGTTTGCTGTCTTCCTTGACTCATTACCTGCTTTATCAAAAACCTTAATTTCTACAGCCACATCTGACCTATCAGTTTCGTCTACATACTTACGTAAAGCCTCTCCTAAATCAAATGTACTTGTAGATTCCTCTTTTCCTGCAAATTCATTAGCTCTATCTACTACCTTAACACCGTTGAAATATACTTCGTAACCCAATAAATGAGTATCATCTTCCATTGCTAGTTTTACCTTCGGATCATTTATCACCCATGTTTTCCCAGCAACAACCCTTGTTTTTGAAGTATCTTCAATTTTTACAGTAGCACTCTTAGAGTCCAAATAAACATGCTTAGCTCTAGGATTTACCCTACCATCTTTCTCTAAAGATTTAGCTACATCTATCGGATCACTCATTCGCCCTAATTCATCCTGGAACTGTACCCATTGACTCTCTGTTTCGTCAAAAGCAATCTTACCATCTGTTAATGGTATCCACTCTCTTGCAGCTAAACTATTTATTGCATCTGCTATTCTATACTTCCTTACACCTGTTAAGTTAGTTACATTGCTATACGTATAACCACTAGGAGCATCTTTGAAGTAAATACCACTATCATAAGATGTAAATGGCTTATCAGCCTGTAACCTCACATTACTTGTGTCAAAACCTGTAGCATCTACTTTGATTTCTTTCTCAAATTTAGATACCCCAAACATATCTTCTACTTCTACTTCTAACTTAATTTTTCCGTCTGCAGAAACCTGTATGTTAGTTAAGTCTATTGGGTATTCCTTACTTACTTCATAAGGTACACCTGCTCTAGCTACTTGCTCATCTACTAACCTAACACCATTAGCTTTTATTCTTACAACTTTTAATGCCTTATCATCAACAGCAACAAAACTTACACCACTTGGCTTACTTGCAAACCATTCTACACCACTTGGTAAGTCTAAACCTTTGAATACCCCTGTAGGTCTTTTATCATCAACGATAAAATTACCCTCAAGTTCTTTGTAAAGTTTTAATAACTTGTACTCCTCACTACTTATACCCAACTGGTTCATTACTTTTATTCGGTCAAAGCCCTTCATACTTACTAACGAAGATAATGTCGTTAACGTTGCTTTTGCACCCGTTACAGAGTTGCTTAACTCCATTGCATCTGCATCTACACTACGTATTTTTAACATTATATCACTTTGTGCAAATAAATCTTGCCCAAACCTAGCTTGTTTTACACCCCTAGTTTCCGCTAAAGCAGCTACTATTGACGGCCTTACATTCGTTATATAAAACGTTCTTTCTTTTGTTACTTTATTTCCAAATTTATCTGTTAAGATATACTCTAACTTAACCTTATTATCACTATCAGCTTGGTATAGTTGACCTCTTAAAACATCAACTACTACCTTACTTCCATCAGTTATATTCTTAGTATATACCGTACTACCATTAGCTTTTATCTCTATTGACCTTAAACCACTCTCGTCTTTTACCTCAAATGGTATATCAGGTCTTCCTACTAACCAATCCTTACCATCCTTACTTCCATCAGGTTTGATTAACTCACTTATTGTTGGAGCTGTCTTATCTTCTTCTACAACTACCTCACCTATATCATACAATTCAGTCCCATAATCAGATTTTACTCGTACTTGATATATACCCTCTCCAACTTCTAAATCGTCAGATTCCCAAGTATCACCATTCTTAGTTACACTAGCAGCTTTTACTTTAGTACCATTTTTCCATAGCTCTACTCTGTCTAATTCAACCGGTATATCTTCTTCCTTTATTTTTAAGAAAATTGTATACCCAGAACCACTCTTACCTACAACTACTTTCTTCTTACCTACAACTACACCATCTGATGTTCCTGCCTCAAAACTAAATTCAGGGTTGCCCTCACTTATCTTCAGCCTTTTACCTACACTCTGTACATCCCCATTATTCATATATGTATCTACAGTTACTAAGTATTCCCTGTCTTTATTCTTCGCTACCTTACTAAAGTCCACAAAACCTTTGTAATTACCCGAACCATCCTTGTTTATTGGATAAGCTACACCATTTACTATAACATCAACCTTACGTACATCAGCACTATCTACCAATTCTACATTTATCTTCGGATTCCCTTTAACAAATGTATAAGGACGACCTCTATCTAAACTTGAATAAGTTACTTCATAGTTTGTATCCCCTGTTACAGATAATCGAACATTACTTACATTCGCATCATATACTAAACGTTTATCCTTTAAGTCACCACCTAAAGTTACACTTTCACTATTCCCATTCTTATCAATCCACAATAATTTATAGGTTGCTGCTTTATCTGTTGCACCACCCCTATTTAAAGTTATATCTTCTAAGTACCTAGTTAAATCTATATCCTTCATTCGGTCTGTATCTCTAGTATTAAATATCTCTTTACTGTTCTCAAACAACCTTAATTCAGCTATATTCTCTAAATGCTCAAAGTCAAATTTTAAATGTAATTCCCCTTTAGGAGCATATAAGTTATTCTTTCCTACTACCCTCTCTAAAGCACCTACTAGCTCATACCCTTTTATACTTGGCGCATTTTCACTAACCTCAGCTTTTCCTTCTTCATCAGAACTTCTGTCCTTAGAGTCATCTTTTACTTCTTCACTTTCCTTAGAACCCTCTTTTAATTCCTTCTTAGCTTTTTCATCTGTTGCTTTAGCCTTGTCTTCCTTAGCTTTATCTTCTTTTGACTTACCTTCAGCTTTTACTTTATCATTCTCTTTGACACCATCTTCAACTGATTTAAAAGAGTCTTCTTCTTTTACCACTTTTGCTGGCTTATCCTCAACAGCCATAGCCATTGACGGTACTACTGATGTTAATACAACACCAGCAGCTAAACCACTATAAGCAGCTTTCTTTAATACGTATCTTTTTCTCACTTTATTCTTCCTCCATTTCATAATTCGTGTAGATTACTTTTATCTCGTCTATTCCTACAACGTCAACATTCTCAACACTCTCGCCTGCAACATTCCCTGTTGTACCATCATCGTCAAATGTTACTGTATGATAACTTTCTTCCTCATCTTCTTCACTTAATACCGTTGTGTTATATTCTTCATCACTAGGAGCTAACACCTGTGTTACATACGTTTCTTCTACTTCTTCACTTACCTCAGGTACTAAAACTTGCGTTACATAAGCATCATCGTGAGCTTCCTCTTCATTTTCATCATTACCTACCAATACTTGTGTTACATAGTCGTAATCAGGCTCAACTTCTTCTACATCTTCAACTACATCAATTTCCTCTAATTCTTCACTATCTACTAATGTTTGCGTTAGATATTCACTTTCCTCATCACTTATATCCCCATGCTCACTTACTAATATATCAGTACCATAATCTTCCTGCCCATCTACTATTTCAGGCTCATTTTCTAATACCGTTGTGAAATAATCTGTGTTATCTTCTTTAGGCTCTATTAGTACTTGTGTATGAGTTTCTATTTCTTCATCATGAACATCCCCAATTAATACTTGTGTATGTTCATTAATTTCTTCAACTACAACATCTTCCGTTAATACTTGAGTACTTGTATCAACTTCTTCCTCGTTAATATCTTCTGTTAATACTTGAGTACTTGTATCAACTTCCTCAGTATCACTTACCTCTGTTAACACCTGTGTACCCTCATACACATCAACTTCCACATCGTCTAACAAGCCATCATCAACCTCCGGTACTATACCTGAACCTAAGTTAGTCTGCTGCTCTTTTTGCTTGTCTAACATATCGTCAATTACATCACCTAAGTCACCCACAACAGCCTGCGTATAAATATATGACTCCTCTTTAGCAACCTCCAATTTCTTAGAACCTTTTTCTAACGTACTCTCTAAGTCAGCCTCAGCAAATTTTACTTTTCCTAAAGGTTTTAACGTTGTTGACTTGTACTTAACTACTTCATCATGCTCAGTACCACCCTTTACTACTCGTACTTTCTTACCTATACCTGTCTTATAAGCCACTACTTCCCTTATGTTCCAATGCACAGACAATATACCTAAACTTACCAAAGATACACCACCTGCACCAAATAATATCTCTTTTAACAACTACTACACCTCCATACACTACATACTTTACTCAATTCTACCTTACTATACCACATTTTCGTTCATTTTTGTAACTACCTCTTCAAACCCCTATCTATAAAGCTATTCAAGATACTAAATCAGGGGAATTGACACCTTTTTGCCAATCCCCCTCTCTTTTTCCTATTCAACTACCTTATTTCTAACCTGTAAATTCTACACTGTATCTTCTGTGTAAATTTGCCTTTATTCGCTCGTTTAATACCCTTATTTGATGTTTATATCCTTTTTAGGTATATTTACCTATCTTTTTAGTAAAGAGGGCTTATATGCCCTCTAAATCGTTTGTTAAGAGATGAAAACCTCTCGTAACTTAGTTGCCACTTTACCTCGCTTAGCTTCCAAATCTTTCTTAAGTTCCTTCAACTGTGTTGTTGTCGGGTACGTAGAATCCAAGACCTTACTTGATTTCTCATATAAACTTGCCATCTCGTCCCTAGAGATACCATCATCTTTTAACTGATACCCATAAATGTCTAATGTGTCAAACACCGTTCTTACTAACGTTAATTTCATCATATCATTTGATACTTCTAAGTCAAATAATTCTTTCAAAGCACCCCAATAAGTCTTATACATCCCAGCATCAGACGCCTCAGCTACAGATGACACTATATCTTTCTTAAACTTACCTAGCTCCAAATAGACCTTAGCTACTTTACTGTTACCTGAATTATAATTTACAGCATCATCAAACCAAGTTATACTCTGTACAGCTCCACCATCTCCTTGATAGAACCAATATAACCTACCAATGTCAAACGCTAAATCACCATAACCCTTAACATTTCTTAAATCCTGTAAGTTAGCCAATAGTACCTTAGAAAATTCATTCGCTTCCTCAGGACTAAATACACCATCTACTTTATATACGTCTATTAAATTATAATACCCTTTTAATTCCGTTGGGCGTAACTTTATTGCCTCAACTATTTTAGCACTATCTTTATTAGCTACCCCTAACGTAAGTAAATTACTAAACGTGTTAGCCTCCTGCTTACTTTGAGCATAAGTCGCTATTCCTCCAGATGTGAAGAATACAACACTTGCTACTGCTAAACCTATTAAAGACCTAAACCTAAACGTCATCTTCTTGTTGTATTCTACACCTAACTTATCTATGTTCTCTAAGTCATACAACATCTCCCCTACAGTCTGATACCTCATTGCAGGGTCACTTGCTGTTGCCTTGTTTATTATCTTTTCTAAACCTATAGACCTAGTTTCGTTGTACCTTCTTATAGCTACTACAGGCTTACTTTTATCCCCCGGATAATGCCCCGTTGCCAAATAATACAACACCCTACCTAAAGCATATATGTCAGAACGTTCATCAAACCAAAAGTCTTGTTCTAACGTACACTCAGGAGCAGCAAAACCTATACTACCCAACTGTGTTGTGTTCTTAAAGTCGTAATCCTCTGTTAATTCCCTAGAAATACCAAAGTCCAATAACTTTATATCACCCCTAGAGTTTAACATGATATTCTGGGGCTTTAAATCACGATATATTACCTTGTTTTCACAACCCTCGTGTAAATACCTTAATACATCGCACAACTCAATACCCCAATGAATTATCTTATCCTCACTTATTTGACCTCCATCAGCAAATATACCCTTTGCATACTCGTATAATGAACTTCCATCCACATACTCCATTAATATATATAACGAACTTGTTTCGTTTACTTTCATTAAGTCCATTATCTTAGGTATCGCTGGATGTGTGAATTTCTTAAGTAAATCCGTCTCCTCTATTACCATCTTATACTGCAATTTACCACGTTCAGTCGTTGTTACTATTATCTCTTTCATAGCTAAATATACACCGACCTTCAAATCGTTCACTAAATACACACTAGCTGTACCACCTGTACCTATTAAATCGACTACCTTATACCTCGTTCCTAATACATCTCCTACCTTTAATGTAGGTTTTGCACCACCTTTTATTGCCATATCTTTATACCACCATTTCTTAATAACCTACTAAATAACCATAAAAATCACTTAAATTACCTAATTGCACATATATGTACCCATTAAGTAAACCAACACCTATTAATGTTAAGAAACCAGACCATAACAGTAAATCACCTACAGCAAAATACTTTATACCCGCTTTCTTTCTTACCTTACTAAACCACCATGACTCCGTACAAGCACTATAGTCAACCCTACACTTACCAAACGTTACTACGTTAAAGGCTGGAGAGTTTCCTACTTGAACCCATAAATCGAAACAATACGCTAGTAACCATATAGCTGGTATTATCGTTAACATTAACCCTAAAAATGCTAGTAACCTCCTAGTACCCGTTATAAACATACTATCGTAGTTACTATCATTCTCTTGTAACCACCTATTTATACCTTGCATCTCACTTGCATCCAATTCAGCCTTAGTCATAAACAATTTATCTACCTTCTCTAAATCGTCTTTGAAATCCCTATCCTTAGGCATATTAGGTATCGCATCTTCATCTGGCGTCCACGGCCCTGATGATGAAATACCCTCACCACCTGCAGAAGAACTACTTTCCTTCGTTGGCTCAGCACCATCACTCTTTACAGATACACCCGGATCTATCTTGTCGTCCTCTATATCAGTAGGTGCGCCACTCGGAAACTTCAATTCCCCTCCTTTATGATAAGTAAATCCACTTGTCTTACCACCACGTACCTCCGCTATATCAGGATATTCTTTATACCCTTTAGAGAAAGCCATCTTATCATATTGAGCAAAATTGTAATTTCGATAAAAATTACTAAACATTGAATCATAATTAGGGTTCTCAAACTTAGGAGCATAGTTTATATTTAATTGCCTACCTATCTCGTCTGCACTACCTGACTTTATTATAGACTCATAAGACGCTAATTGCGTTAAATAAAAGTTCTTACAAAAGAACTCCAAACATTCATCAAAATCTTTGAACTTCCTCCAACCCGTTGAACCATCCCTAATACCAAAAAAGTTTTTATTGTTTACTGCCAACGCTGACGTTCCCCACGCTGACTCAAATGCCGCCTGTACCATTATCTGTGAGGGTAGGATACCCCACTTCTTACCCATTCGTACAGCCGGACCTTTTATCTTATTTACAAACGCATTTACATTCGCTTGCTTAGATATTTCATAAGCCCTCACTTCATCCACTTTCTTAACTACACCATAACTAGCTATACCTAAGAATACATAGAAGAAAGCGAGGACAGTGATGCCTAATTTCTTAAACATTTCTACCTCCTCGCCCTACAGTACCTCTCTTTATTTTACTATAGTCCAAACACTTCGTCAAACATTACTGTTTATTCCATAGGCTTGAACCAAAAATGCCTACTTACAGTTATTTCTATACCCTCAACATCATAGTTTCTTTTAGCCTCCACTACTAAGTCCAATGCTCTCCCTACTTGTGTGTTTATACCCGACACAAGATAAGCCTCCTGCTCAGGAAATACCGCTATGCAATTTGTATTAGCACCATACAAAAAACCTACGTTTAAAGAGGGGCTTGACTCATCATAAGGGAATTCCTCATAAACACTAGCATTCATGTAACACCCTAAATCAACTTCAATTAATCCTAAACTTTGTAACTTACCTAAAATACGCTTAAGCTCCTTTACACTCGGCACCTCTATTGACAATACGTTTGTAAAATAAGCACCTATATCACCTTTAGGATTACACTCAAAATGCTTACCATCAGGGAAAACTACTAAAGCTGTTGTAACACCCCCCTCTTGGTTACACCTAAAAAATTTATAAGCTACTTTCATTTCTAATAAGCTCCTCTTCCTCTCATTTCATCTTTAATTTCTTCAATTTGAGTCCTATCCATATAGTTATCTAATATAGTATAACCATAACCTTTAACTAGCTTGTCTGCTATTTCCACTAAGTCTTTTAAACGCTTAACCTCAATGTTAAAATCATACCCTAGAGCATACCCTGTTCCTGTCTGCCCTACTACCACTAACTTAGCCTCATCCCATATAGTCACAAATTTTATACCTGTTGTGCTTTTTACATAATATTGATATATCATTCTTCTTTCCTCCTACTTTTTCACTCTAATTTTCAACACTAAATCACAATAAACCCTACAACCATCAACTTCAAATATTCTAAAGTTAACTAAAGTTGCATGTTCTATACACTCGTAATACACGAAATCAGTACTCCCATCACTTAGTAAATCCTGATTTCTATAAACTAATGCATCGTGAATAACCTCCTCTATTCGAGCTATCTCTTGACTAGTACACCTTAAACCTTCCACGTCAGACGCTAAACTACAGAACTCACGTGCATATATACTATTAAATCTTAACCAATCTAACCTTTTTAATAACTCCTCGTAACTCATTTAATTATACCTCCACCCTAACTATATCTAACTCCTTAGTTTCTGATATCTCATAATCCTGACAAGTAGCTAGAAACACTTTAAACTTTGTTGTATACACCTCATAATAAAACACCAAAACAACATCATCTGCATATTCGTTTACACTTGCCAGTTTCTTACGTAAAAAATCTATAAAAACACTAAACTCATCAGGTGTAGCTTTATACCTAACACCTTGCAAACTTATACACACCCATTTAAACATGCTGTTAGACACATCTGTAAATTGATTACATTCATCTATTAACCTTTCTAAACCCATAGTTAACACCCCTTTACTGTTATTTCTTTAATCGTCTAAATCGTATTTCAATTACACCCTCTTCTACTAAGTAGTTGTAAACAGGTAAAACCTTTATCACACATACAGTTTCATGCTCCTTAACATCACACACCAAAGCATGATAGTCTTTATCAAACCCCTCAAAACGCTCTGCTGTATAATCTAAACACTTCATTCGTAACCAGACTATAAATGAGAAGATACCTTCATCTGTCATTGAGATATTAGCGTTCGAAAGTTCTTCTAATACTTCTAACAAACCAACTTCTCCATTTTCAAACCTATTCAGATACTGATTACATAACTTTTGCATTGTTTCCATTCTTTTTTATTTTCCTCCTACTAAGTATTACCAAAAACCAACATATGTTTGAACCACAATACCACTTTTTGTTACAAAGACATACTTTTCTCCATAAGACTCTACTAAATCTTGTCCTAATTTGTTAAAGTTTATGTATTCTAAGAAATTCGGTGTTGTAGAGTTCTTTAAGTATTGGTTTGCTGAATGAGTTAAAATTTGATAACAACCATCCATCACCTCAGCCATCCCAAAAGTCTTTATATCTGGGATATACATAAATTTTCTCTTTCTGCCAATCACCGTCATAAAACTCACTTGACAATATTTCAGCTAACTTCGGTTTAGCTACTCTTAACTCATTAAAATCTTCAAACGTATCATACTTATATTCTAAAGCCATTCTCTTTACCCCTTTAATTATTCGTCACTTTTAATTTAATTAACCACTTCTTCTCAGCCATAGTCACACCACCACCTTTAAGTATCGTGATGTTCACAACCGTCTTATGTTCTTCAACACTCATTAAATAATAACACCAACCATCAGAATTATTAAATGTACTTACACATGTCAGTCTATCTGCTAAACCATAACACACCGCGTCTACTTTATCTTTAGGTACTTCCAATCCATTGTATTCTAAATCACTTAATGCATTGTCAATATAGTCATCGACTCCTAAACTTTGTAACTTAGAAATCAACTCAGGATATTTATAACCCCCATCTATATCAAGTTGTATCTTAAACTTCAAGTCGATTACAGACTCCAAACCACTATTCTCAATACAACCTACTCTTATTAAATAAAACCCATCATCTACTTTAATCGTATCCAGAGTATATGCAAAATAACCCATATCTTCAAACAAACTACCCTTGGCATAGTCATCATTCACTCTATCTACCGCTTTATCTAGTTCTCGTTCTAACTGTTTTAAACCTTGTACATTTACACTAAAAATACCCTCATTTACAGCCCTCAAATTATCTCCAAAATTAAATGGACTTCTTTCATGTGCTGTCTTTATTACATCTACTAACTTATTTATATCACCCTCAGATTTCATAAACACAAACCCCTCTCTTTTATTTCTCTCATTTTAAGCTAAACTCTCATGACTACAGTTTACCACAAAAATAAAAAGAGGAGTGTTACCTCACCCCTCATACACTACCTTTTTACTTTCTCTAGTTTAGCACCACTCCAACTATATATCACGTCTTTAAAGTAATTAAACTTACTACTTGAATCACTTATTTCTACACCTAAATAGTCTAATAAAGCCACTTCATCTATACCTTTAACACTACGCCACACTACTATAAATTCTTTGTAATGTAATCCAGGAACTACATCCAAAATATTCTTCGTAAACCTAGTCCCAAACCTATCCATATTACCACTCATTAAAGACTTTATCTCCCTCTTAGTAAAGGTTAAACCTATAGCCCTAATATCTACTACCCCAACCTTATTTAATCTCTCTACTATAGCACTTAAACTTTTATGAAATCTACTTTTCCAAATCTTTATAATATGAGAAATACATAAGAATATACTCGCTAAACACACACTCAATACACCCTGTTTAAATAAAAACCCTGTTAAATATCTATATTCCTCTAATACTGTAAAGTTATTTATACCATCCTTAAATAAAAACAAACCTACAGCCCAACATATACAAATAGCTGCTAAATACACTAATATAACTTCAAACTTTCCACAATATAAACACCTAGTTAAAACATTTACCCTCTTATTGTAAAAATTCCTTACCACATCGAAATCCCCCTCTACTCTTACTATTCTTTATTTTACCACAACTAATGAAAAAGAGGAGTCTAACTCCCCTTTACTAAACCTTATTTACTAATTACATGTAGCCTATATTGAGTTACTACCCAATTATCTAATATCTTCTTCAAATAACTGTACTTACTATCGTTACTAGCACTTAAATAACTTCGTAAAGCAATATCATCAACTACAACTACACCATAATGACTTTCCTCAATCACTATTAAATCATCATGCCTAAGACCTTGTAACCTTACTAAATCTGATAAAACAAAGTTAGGTTTGTAAACCTCCATTAACTCATTTATATCAGTCTTAATATCTACCTTACCTTTTCGTACCTCCTGCAATATACCCCTCTCAACTAAAGCATATATCACAAACGACAATTCTTTTTCAAAGTCCTCACGTTTAACCTTGCTTATAAATAAAACTAAACCTACCAATACCATCAAGGCTACACTTAAGAAAAATATTGCACTTACCAAGTTCTCCCCAAATGAAGCTATTCTTACTTTTGAAAATACCCTGTAACATAGTCTTACACTTGCAGCTATTACTGAAATAACTGCTATTATAGGAAAAATTAACCTCAAGACAAAACCATCATACTCCTTACAATACATTTCCTTAGCTAAAAAGTTTATGGACTTTCTATAAAATCGTCTGCTTATATCTCTTACTACCAAAATTATACCCCCATATTCTTCTATTTACGAAATTTCTACGTAGTCCTCAATTACATCCGGGTCTCCTTGCTCACGCATAAGACCTATCACATAACGATAAACCTCCTCAATAGTACCAAACTCACTATAAGAATAATAACCTTTAGAACCAACTAAATAATCAAGAAAATAAAATACACAGTAACGATCACCTGTGAACCCTACCGATACATCTATTGATTTATAATAATCATTACTCGTTGGTACTGCCACGTTTAACCAAATATCAGACTGAGGAAAAACCCAGTTCGGATCAGGACTTATAAACAATCTCTCAGGATCCACATCTTTAAACACACTTAGCGGGTGTATAGATTTTCTAAACTTTATCTTAACAGTACCCGCACCAAATAATTCTTCTACATCGTTCATTGAATACATATATAAATTCCTCCAAATTTTCATAAAAAGACACTAACCTTATCTATCAATAAGGTCAATACCCTGTACAACCTACTAGACTAACAAAATTTAACACATTCTTCTACTACTTTAGGATCACCAAGCTCTCTCAATAAATCTAACACTAAACCATAAACCTCAAGCATGTCGATACACTCGTAGTAATAATAACCAGTTAGATCACATTTCTTATGTCTATAAATAAGAACTTGATACGCATTAAATTGGAAACACACCGAAAAGTATAAATCAAAAAACCTAGAGTCCTTAGCTACTGCTGTTAGATTTAACCAAATATCAGAACTCACACCACCTATCCAATCATTTTTGCCCTCAGTATTGAGTATATCATCTGATCTCATTTTATCAAATACTTTTAAGGGAGAAACCCCTTTTCTAAAATTAATCTCTATATTTACATCATTTAATATCTTTTCTGCTTCTGCTACTGAATACATACAAACAACCTCCAAATTTCACTATAAAAACAAGACACTACACATATACTACATACATATGCAGTGCCTGCACATCTACGACCTTTAGGTTCTGTAGACGCTAATTTCCTCTACTTCTTATTCTACCAAACTAATGTTACTTTAACAACCGCACTCTAGCCTACTTTAAATTAACTTTTATTTTGTAACGAATCCTTGGTACTCCTGACACCCCAACTACGTCAAAACAACAATATGCTACTGTTTTATAGTCATAGAACTCTAAAACCCAAAAGTCCATAGTCGAATCACTTTCATTCATCATCTCCAAGTTATGCGAATAGACTTCTCGACTAACATAAGCCTTTAAACTTTCCCAATCAACTTGTGTTATTGATACCTCACCTAAAGCATCAATTACCTCTAAAATAGACTTTACGTCATTACCGTATTTCCTTAAAATTTTATTTAAACGCTCTCTAGTTAACTTCATTATTCACTTTCTCCAACTATCATAGTAACCTAATTTACTTTCTAAAACTAACCCCTTTAATAACTTTGATTTTTAACTTACATGTATCTAGCACTATACCAGAAGTATTTACTATATCTATGTTACAAGTAATCACACTTTTATTTTCCTTACATCTCCAAACCAAGAAGTATTCCAACTCTCCTTCTTTATAATTACAATTAGAATCATAAACAAATGAAGCAACTACCCCTTTTAAACTATTCCAAAGAGATAACTCCATAATAATCCCATCATTACAATATTCACTTAAAGCCTTTATAAATTCAAATATAGTATAATTACCTACACTCAAGTCTACATAAAACTTATCTAACCATTCTTCAGACACCCTCTTCATAACAAGTTAAACCACCTTCCCCTTTAATCAAAATTAGTAAACAGAACCCTTCCGTCACTTAAAACAAACACAATACGCCAACCCCATTCTTTTATCAAAGCATCTGCATACCTTACATGATTAACATACTTCAAAGGGTTAGGTGTACCCTCAATGACACACTTCTCCTGAACATCCTGAAAACACAACTCATTCTCAAAAATATATTTCACAAAAGCTGTCTTCGTTGGGAATAGAATATACTGCTCATACATCCACGGTCCATCATTACACCCATGTTTATTATAAAGCTCAGTAGATACCACGGAATCTAGCTCTAACATCTTATAAAAATTTCTAAAATATTTAATATTTGACACGTTTTTAACCCCCTCTTATATGTTAACTACAACCATTTTAACTACAACTCTACCAACTCTTAACTAAATATCCACAAATTCTGCTTGTTTCTTTATAAAGTAATGTTTACCTTTAAAGTCTTTTACTTCATAACTAGAATCATTCTCTTTTACACCATATCGTTCTAATATCTCTACAGGTAACTTGTCAGTATAACCCACATATACCAAGCTATCGTCATATAATAAACCTATATTATAATCTTTCTCAACTACCTTATAATTTAATACTGCTAACTTTCCTAGCATAACAAACGAATCACCATCAACAACCGTCCCAAAACGCTCTACTGAATTTCTATTCGTTTCTAACTTATTTTCTATCTCGTTTACCTTACTTTCAACTTTCCCATTGTCAGCCAAGTCTTCCTTCACAGTACCACCTTGTGTTACCTGCTGTTGCTTGTACTCCTCTAAACTTATTGTCTTAGACTTGTACACAAAAAAAGATACTAGCATTGTACCTAGGACAATGAACACCAACCCTAAAGCTACAACTGTAAGTACCTTTGCTCTTCTATATTTACCAGAGCCACGATTAACATGGCTCTGTTCTTCAAATCCCCAATCATCCATAAGTCTACCTACCTATAGCATCTAATTGCTCTAAATACTCTACATTTCCTGTTAGAAATTCTACTAACCCCACAGAGTTTACTGTTTCTAACATCCTCGTTAACTTGAATGTTTCATAAACACCCGTAAAATGACAATCTTGACTATAATGTAAACAGTCTAATCTAAACTTATCTTCCAACTTCTTGTAAATAAACTCCATTAACACATCTAACTTATCAACTTGTGCAAATTTACCTACAAAATCTTGATATACCAACGGATAATCAGTATCAATTAAACCAAATTCTATATCTAACCCACAGATAACACCAAGTTGATTTAATGTACCTTTAGCATTACTTAAATGTTCAGCCAACCTATAACAATAACCTAAACCTCTATAATCCATAAAGTCTAAAGCATCTAAATCATTTAATTCCTCAACTTTTTGTACAGTAAGCTCGTCTAACTGAGATACTAAATATTGAATCTTCTGATCCTGACGCTCCTTACCACTCTCACTACGTACACTTAGCTCTGTAGATACCAACTCCACCAACTTTTCCTTTGAATACTTCGATAAATAATCATTTACCTCTCTTAAGTCATGCTTGCTCAACCCACTTCCTAAGTGCTCCTTTAAATACACATTAACAGCGTAAACCGTTTGCGTATCTAAATCCTTTAACCATTTTTCAAATTCCTCAATTCTATATACCATTTATGGTACCTCCTACTTTACATAATACGTTGTTTCATTCTTGAAATTATCTATTATCGTTAATGAATAAGTTCTACCCTCTGGTAAATCTTTTGTAAAATGCTCCAAATCAGGTATTATTTCGTTTAAACGCTCTTTTACAAATACCTCATTTGTTTGTTCATCTTCAACTATATGCGTAAATCTACACATCTTCCTACACCCCCTTGCAATTCTATCCTCTAAAACACAACTACTCATATCTATTAAATGCTAATCTAAATTCATCAAAATAATGACTATCAGCAGTCGTATCCTCATCTAATTTCTTCTGTAAACCTGATACCCTAGAGTCCAATAAATCAATTACATGCACCAAATAAGCATAGACCGTCTTAGGACGCTCCCCAAACTCACCATGATGCTGACTTATTATAGCCACCAACTCCAAGTAAAACATTCTTCCATATCGACCTTCAATATCCTCTCGATACTTCTCTAAAAACCATATCCCTGACACAGTATGTGGTACTATACTTTCTTCCCAATAAGCACCATCTTTCAACTCATATAGTTTACCCATGTCATGTAACACCAAACCTAAAAAGACTAAATCTCGTTCAGTTTGTGTAAATGTCTTACTATACTCACCCATAGCAACACTACCATACTTAACTAACTTCCTTAAATGGTTTAACAACCCTCCTATAACACCATCATGGTATCCACCATATTGCGCTGCCATAGCCATAGAAAGCTCCTTAGCATTCTCATTAAACATCTTTATTACCAATGCCAATGCTTCCTCACTTACTACACCTTTTAAATTAGTTATTAAGGCATTACCATTATATTGTGAGTCTAATTTCTTATACCACTTTATTATATCTACTTTATCATATACATTGTGTATGCCCACTAACTTACAAGATACCCCTCCGTTATATGAATCTACACTTACAACACCATCAATCTGTACAGGACATTTTACATATCTTAATGTACTCAAGATACCCTCATCCCATACTACCGCTGAACTTGTCGTTTCATCTTCTAATACAAACGTTACCCTAGCCATATCACTACCCCTACTTGTCTTACTATAAGACACGTTAGTTAGTAACATAGCACCCGATAACTCCATACCTGATACCAATTCTACCATGACTACCTCCAAAACATTTTAGTTTACTATTATAATTTACCATAAAAAAGACAGTCCAACAACTGAACTGTCCATTTTTTGTACCTATGCAGCTAAATACTCCTCAACTTTACTACAATATTCTCGATACCACTTGATTGGTACTTCTACACTTCCACGTAATATATCTATCAATACATCTAAGTATAAACCTAGTTCCTGTGCAACACTTTCCTTGCTTATTACTGGAAATTCCTCAAATAATGCTTCTAATCGTTGTGAAATAGCGATACGTTCACCTTTTTTCTCTACTAATATATCTTCAAACATAAGTAAATACCTTCTTTCTTTTCTTATTTTCTTTTTAAACTTTTTATATTTATTTTATCTTTAACTCACTATTTTCGAACTAGCTTGCGTAAAACTTTTAAAACAACTAGTGCAGTTACAACACCACCTGCAAATAGTTGCTCTTTACTAGCACCACGTACTACCTTAGTTGCCTTCTCTAAAGCACCTAATACATACCCACGAGAACCCTCAACTAGTTCCTGTGCAATACTTTCTTGTTCATTTTTAACTGTTTCCACAACTTCATCTTCTACAAAAGGCTCTTGCATTACTCCTACTTCTACATGCACACTATCCTTTAAGATTTTATCTGTTAATTCCTCAGATATTTCGCCCTTAACACCAGCTAACTTTTCATTAACTAAGTCTACATCCAATTCTTTTAAGTTTTCCATATTCTCTATTACCTCTTTTCTCTCATATATAAACGTTCGTACATGTTCATCACCCTCAATTCCCACTAAACCAAAATTCCTAGCAGGTTTCGCTAAGTCGAAGTCCTCTCCTATACTAGTCGGATGAACTATTAAACCTATCCCATTATTTACCCTTCGTACATACTTAGTTCTTTTTTTTATCATCTATTACCTTAGTATCACCAGCTCCATCTAGTCCTACCCACTTGTAATAAACCACATAACCGGTCATCCCATCTACCACATCTTCATCTTGATAAGATGTCTTTATAAATTCATAACCCCTAAATACATACTTAGGTATTGCACCACATAACGTACCCTTTGGATAATCAAATTCCATTGTCTTTAAAGACCTTATCTTATCCGCTTTGTCTATATAATTTACTCGTACCTTTACCATTATTTTATACCCCTATAATTTTATAAATACTGCAGATAAATTATCCCTCTGCCCTAAATCCAACATCTCACAAGCCACATCCTCTAACGTTAAACCACCATTGTATACCTCATTTACCCTGTCTATCGTTAGAAATTCAGAATACCCATCAGACGTTAATAAATACGCTTTGTACTTATGTGGCATTACCTCACTTACATCCACCTGTAGATGCTTAGAAATACCCACTGCTCGTACTATCGTATGCCTAGATGGATCAGTCTTTGCCTGCTCCTCTGTTATTATTCCTTTATTTAGCTTTTCCTGCGTTAACGTATGGTCTACTGTTAATTTGTCATACATATAACTACGTACCCCAAATACACTTGAATCTCCTACATGCAACGTTATATAGTTCTCCTTATCCATTATGATACAACTACAAGTCGTTCCACATACACCCGAAGATACTGCCCCATACTTCTTATAAATTACAGAATTACATTTGCTTAATGTGTAAGATACCAAGTTTGCCAAGTCCTCTAATACATTTGTACCCCTCATTTCGTAAGTACCCAAAGCATCTAATATACTTCGACAAACTAAAGAAGATGCATACTTACCATCTTCTCCACCTCCTACACCATCACATACTACCCCTAACCAATAAGGCTTTCCTAAAACCTTAAATTCTAAAGCTAGTACCGTATCCTCATTCTCCTGACGTATTCTACCTACATCAGAATAACATTCAACCTTTACCATATCTTTATATCACCTATCGCACTTCCTTGCGACACCTCTCTTTATTTTTAACAAGGTTGGTAAAACAACATCTCTTTCTTAAAGTCCACACTTGCAAGAATATCATCTATCATCTCTATTGCACTTAATAGTTGTCCTCGATACCAAGCATCCTCAAATGTTGTTAGACCATCTACCCCAGCCATCAACGGTAACTTAGCCTGAGCCTTACTCATATCATCTAATACCGTAACACAAGCAAGCCTCAAACTATTTAATTGTCTTTTTGTTACCCTTACATATTCTCCTAATTCAATGTGTCCACCTTTAACATTTTCAACAAACCACCTATGTATTGCACCTGCATTATACATTCGTGTTACAGTTCCTGCAAAAAAACCAGCATTAACCACATCTAAAATATCAACTAACTTTACCGAACCTACAACTATATCGTAACTTCGTAATAAAGAACCTAAAGCACGTACAGGGTTTTTTGAAGTGTTTACCTTACCTAAAACAGCTTCATCACATAGACACTCCTCATAAGCAGCTATCATTACCCCATATTGCTTATCTGTCGCAAATCTATCAACTTTCTTACTTGCCACAAAACTTAATTCAAAACCCATCTTTATAACCACCTCAATCAATTACTTTACGTATTTTAACTTGAACTGTCCAAATTTAACTATAAACTAATCAATCTCAATTTCCCTTACTGTAAACTGCATCTCAACATCACCAGCTTTTATCTTAGCTTTGTCAAATAATTCCACTGGTTTGTTTATTCCTAATTTCATCCCGTTTACAGAAGTACCATTAGATGAGCCTAAATCCTCTATGTAGAAATCTTCATTCTCAATATACACCTTGAAATGTACCCTAGATATAGCATTTCCCTTAATTGCATAGTCAACATCACCGTTACCTTTACTTAGCAACCTACCAAATACCCATTCATCTATTACACCTGTTTTCTCTAACTTAAACGTCTCCTCAGTACCCTTAACACCCAAGTAACCTATAAGTTTCTTAGCTTTTGAAATCAATACTTGCGTACCATCATCCTCCTCGTCACTTATTACCATGTCACTTTCAACTATGTAAGTAGTACCCTCCTGAACATCTGTGTGTATATCGTCCTCCATAAAAGTAAACCCATTCACCGTCTCATAAGACTCTTCCTCTTCTTCGTCTACTTTCACTTTTAAACCATGTATTGTTGAATATAATCTACCCAACTCTATATTAGATACACCTATCTTGTTTAATTGCGTAAAGATACTTACACCTAAACCTCGTATGTAATCCTCTCTACTTATTTCCTGATTTACTACCTTCTTATGCTGCTCTTTATAAAAATCTATTACATCCTTATCTAACCCACCTATTGGTTTAAAGTGCTTTAATACATACATTACTAAACTATATATACCAGCTCCCTCCACCGTCTTAGGTGACGTTGGATATATTAAAAATGATATATTTCCATTTTCATCCACAAACACTAAATCCGGGTCCCAATCTATATTGTTTGGACTTACACCCATACTAAATAACTCCTGCATAGACCTATATAAATTACCCATTATTAAAAATAATTCAAATCGATCCATTACTGTTTCCATTCGTACCGCTAATGAGATTTTGCCATCCAAATTATACCTTACTGCATTCTTGTCCTCTCGATACTCCATAGGTAACATACACCTAAAATCTACATCATAACAAGCCTGCAACATTGACGGGTTTAATTTCTGTTTTTTACTAAACTTTAATATCAAATGACCACTTTCAGAGTTTAAAATTAAACTTCCCATACTACATTAAACCTCCTCTCTTTATCTTTAGATACGCATATTTGCGATCCAAACTTTCTTCGTCTGTAAATACCACTATGTTACTTTTACTTCCTAAAATCCCATTAGTTTCCAACTTAGTCATTATTCTGTCAAATCTAACACCTTTACCTACAAAATTATAACATATACAATCATCATAACTTGCTTTCATATAACTTGCTACGTCCTCAACACCCAATAATGGACTTTCTTCAACGTAGACCTGTAATATGCTTTGCCCCGATAACTCACTCAACAACTTCTCTTGTAATGGTGTTAACTTTTCCCCTTTAACTTCCTTAGTTCCTACTACATCTATCAACGAACCATATTCCAACAAACCTAAAAAACTCTTTACCATAGGTATATTAGGTACGTTCGTATCAAACATACCACTTGAACTCCTTGTTAAAGGATTCTCCTTCATTTCCTCTAAGTAAGATACTGCCTCGTCCTTTAAAAACCTTGTCTTACTTAAATCATAACTATCCACAGGCTTCACTACCCACGCAGAACCCTCTTTAGCAAACTTAAATAATGTTACATCCCTCGTATATTCCTTGCTTACAGCTGACAATGTACCCCTAAAAGCATAAAATTCGCCTACTTTAACCTCAGCTTTTACACCCACAGTTATTACACCATCAACCTTGTAGCCCTTTTTATACTGGTCCTGTAAATAAAATATCTTAACATTCACAAACTTACAAGAACTATCAACTTCTACACTATCTCTTAATACCCCTTGCATACTTGCTTCACTTACTACATACCCAACTAAAGCTACATTCTTTAATCGCTCTACATTTATTAACTCGTTTAATATATCTAATTGAGCTAACGCCATAACACTCTACCACCTCACAAATAAAGGGAAACACACCAAGGCATTCCCCTCTATACAGTTTTCTACTACCTAGTATCTACCACTATTATTTAGTTCCTTCGTCCTCGTCATCACTACTGAAAATACCACTAAAGAACTCTTTAACACTTTCCCATCCACGTGCTAAGAAACCTTTTACCTCTTCACCAGCAGCACTATTTGCAAACTCCTCGTAGTTATTCTTAAGAGAATTATATGCCTCAGAACCTTTTTCCTTCAGTTCCTTAGAGTTTACTTTGATGTTCTTATCTTTTAATACATCCTTATTACCATTAAACTTAACGAAGTATTTAACTAATAATTCTACTTCTTTATCACTTAATGTTACTTTATCTTGCTTAGCTACTTTTAAGATGATATCTTTTATTTCACTCTCACTTAAGTCTGTATCACCTTTATTCACTAATTCAACTTTAACATCGTTGATTAACTTACTTAATGTAGCTTTATCATTAGTACCAAGTTCGTTTAACTTAGTCATTGTTGTTAAACCTTCTTGTGCTATCTCTGCACGTTCCTTAGGTACTGTTACACCTAATTCCTTAATTGCAAATATTATACTTGCTAAAGCACCATCACCTGTTGCCTCTACAGCACTTGCTACATCCACTTGAATATCAGGTACACCTAAGTCAATTATCGCATTTCGATACTGATCTAATGTTACTGATGTGATATTCTTAGGTGTTAAGATATTTACCTGAATACCATACCCCTCTGGAGCTGGTGTTACCTTAGCACTTGAATAAACAGGGAAATTACCTGTTAATTGTGTCTTAACTAAAGATTTTACATTAGCTGCATCCATTAAGAATTTATTATTCTCGTCCTTATCTTTACTGTCTTTATTCTTACTTTTAGTCTTTGTTGAATCAACTTTGAAGATAGCATCTAACTCTTTTTGTTGAGCCTCATCATTACTTATACCATATACATAAATCGTTCTACCCTCTTGTTTCTTTAAGTCGTTTAAGTCAGTACTTACTTCTTTCTTAGATGTTTGCTCAGTCTTATTATCATCATTGTCTATTGTAATCTTTGTCTTACCACTACAACCTGTTAAAACTATTGATGTGATTAAAGCTATCGACATCCCTTTTATTAATCTCTTATTCATAATAACTTATTATACCTTACTAACCCTATATTATAGCTAGTATCCTTTCTTTTGCATATATTTCATCTTCTGAAATGTGTAATTTCATCTTCATATCCACTACTAAACTATAAAAATGAGATAGTTGAGAACGCCTCAATGTTCCTCGTACCGAAAACTTCTCCTTATAAGACATTGCTATTGTTATTTCATCAAAAATACCACCATGCTTAACACTCTCTAATATATCGTTAGCATCTATATCTCGTATTTCCCCTATTAACATATCGTCCAAAGCTTCCTTACGTATCACATCTAAACGCGACTCCTCATCCAAAATTATCTCTATCATTGGATACCTTACTTCTTTTGCTATATAAGTCTTTACCGCCTCTTTTTTATTCGTCTTTAGAAATTCAGCCATCTCTTCGTTAGTCTTAGACTCTCCCTCAACTACACCATCATGCTCCTCTACCTCCAAAGCACTAAATAAATTACTCAAAATACCACCACCATATAACAATATTATCTCCTATTTTAACATAGGTTTAGAGAGTTTTTCAAAATAACTCACCAAATACCCTCTAAACCTTACTTTGCAACACCTCTAATGTATAAAACTAAACGCATTTTCACTTAATAACCTTAAATACTTCTCGTCTATTAAGTAACCAACTAATTCGTTTATTGCGTCAGATTTTTCATCATATACCCTTACCTTATAACCACCAGCCACTTCTTTGACCTTCTGGTCTGCTAGTATCTTCTTCAATAAGTCTATTGCCCTTGGACTATTATACAGGTAAACAACTTTTTTCTCAACGTCTAACCTCAACCCAAAATCAATTATATGATGTTTTATTAGCCTTAATTTACGTTCCTTTTCTTGCTGCTCTTTCTCTTGTAAGATTTCATCCACAGCATCGTCTTTCTTAACTTCTTGTACTTCTGTTAAATCTATAAACTTAGTACTTATACTTCCAGGAATACCATCCCACAAGCTTTTATCATAAGCAAGCACTAAATCCCTAAATAATTCTAATCGCTCTTGTATATGTAACGAAATAAAGAATTTTGTTAGATACCCTGTAAATGCTTTAGCTGACAAGTTCTCTTTGTTAGCTTTTATCTCGTCTAAACTTACCTTGAATACTTCACTTGCCTTCTCCAAGTTTTCCTTCAATTCAGGTATTATGAAGTTCTGCATCTCTAACATATAAGCTATCGGAAATACTTGCCCATAATATGTTGGTCTTTTTAACATCTCACACACGTCATAAGCATTAAACCTATGTATCTGCTTATGTGTATACTCTATATATTTATCTACGTCACCATCCCAATCATAAGCCTCTATATCATTCTCTAATAACTCCTGTAACCCTACCGGCCATTCAGTTTTCTTAGCCTCATACCATGATTTACCTATACCGAAACCTATGTTGACAAAACAACCTGTTCCAAAGTCCATTCTTAAAGACCTACGTAACATCCCTAACACTATATGTGGATGTATACTTTTATCTACTTCAAAGATCCCTTCGTCATGTATAAACCCACTTAACAAAAATTTACCTAAATATCCATTAGCTTTTATTTGCTCCAATAAATCAACCATCCCAGCTTTGTAAATATCAGCCGCAGAACCTTGTATCGGGTGGTTTAGAGCATAACGTCTAATCTGTCCTACACTTTCTTTTCTAGTATCGTAAAACCTTCTACTTCCAAATACTGTTTCTGAATAACCATGATTTAAAGCTGTAGCTACGTTATTATCAAACCATTTCCTTACGTTAGGTTGGAAAGAGAAGAATAATTCCCTCTTTGCTGCAGCCTTATTCGTATTTACTGTTGACCTACTACCAAATAACCTCTCCCCTAGAGATGCATCTGACATACCATAGTTAATACCAAATACAATACCCTTAGACTCACCTCGTAAGTCTGGTGTTACTTGTTCTTGCAAAATACCATGCATCCTGCTAGCTTGGAATCTATGATAGTCGTTTCGCCAATCCCTAAACATATCCATTAAAGACTCTTCCTTAGACAATACTGCAATTACCCAATTCTCTTTAGATGAATAGTCAAAGTCATACATTACATAGCCCGGTCGAGCTATTATATGTTGTTTTACTATATCAGAATACCCTTGGTAATTCGGACCTACTGTCCCTAACCTACCTGTTACTAATGAAGTTACCCTAGAATGTGCTACACCATCACTTGAATAGTTCTTCTTAATGTTTTCCTCTTTTAAAAATGAATCAAATATCCTTTGAGTATCTTTCACTTCCTTCAGTAATGATACAAATGGATATAATGCCTCACCATTACTATTCTTTTGAGAAGACAAATACTTTATAGCCGCTTTATTCAACGTAGGACGTTTTGTATCAGCTGCTAACTGTAAAGGATATTTCAAAATATCATATGCTATTGCTTGGTTCATAGCACCTGAACTGTAGTTGTACTTACTTAAATCGTAACTTGGGGGTAAATTCTTCTCTAGGAAATCATATAACTTAGCCTTAGCTTTCTCTAATTCCGCACTATAGTGCTCCCTTAATTTAGGTAAACTACTTAAATCCAACATCTGTCCGTAAAACCTAGAATACGCTATTACCGAAGTGAATTTTGAGTTGTTCTCACAAGAACGCCAAGCATTAAACCTATCCATTAAACCACTATCTATAAACCAATACATTAAACTTAACGTATTATCAGCATCAGGACAAGCATAAAACGCAACTAATTCCTCAGGTAAATCTGCAAATGTAGCCCCTGTACTATTAAAATCACCATTCTTACATAAATCATCAAGCTCAGGAGAATCTCGTTTTAAAAACATCGCTGTAGCTGGTTTTAAACCATAAGGTATAGTACTGTCTTGAGCTACTAATGTGTTTCTTAAAATAATCATTGTATCCATTACCGTATTTAAAGCTATTCCATGTGAATAACAAGCCATCCAGTCAAACTCGTTGTTATGAGCAACTATATTCCATTTCTCTAAAATAGGTTTTAAATACTTAGATACCAAAACGTCTATATTACCATCACACAAGTTCTTAATCTTTTTATGTCCTACAGGAAAATAATAAGAAGTCCCCGGTTTTGCTGAAAATACAAAACCTACTACCTTACTACCAGCACCCGTAAAACACCTAAACGTGAAGTCTAAACCTGTTGTTTCGGTATCGGCCGCTAGATACTTATACTTAGCATCTTCATAGTCTTGTTTTAACTGTGCTAAAGAACTCTCTAACGTTTCGGGTCTTACTATCCTAAAAGAACCCTCTTTTATTCTATCTCGTATCCATGAAAAATTCTTATCTGGATGGGCTTTTACTACTTCATCTACCGTGTCAAAATAAGGACTATAAGAACCCATACCCTCTAATACAAGGTCTCCTCCGTTTAATTCAACCACAGGATCAACCACAGGCTTAGGTTCTTCATAAATACCCACAAATTTCTCTACAATTTCACTTGGTATATCTACCTTCAGTTTAGCTACCTTATTATCTAAAATAGCAGTACCCATTTTATTTGCCTTTTCCACAAAACTTAAAGACTCAAACTTTTCATCTACCCTTAAAGATAACCTATAATTTTCATGTATTACTTCTAAAGCAGTTATTACACCTAAGTTTCTTTCAACATAACCTCTAACAACACCTGTGTTAAATTCAACTTTAGGTACGTTAGCTACACCCTCGAAACCATCAATAGCAACCGCATCACTATTCGTATCTCTTAACACCTTTGCATAAGAATATATACAATATAACCCAGCTAAAAAACTGTAACTTGGTAATGTTTTGAAGTTCTTTGCTGTACCCCAATCCACACCGTCAATTACTAATTCATTAGCTAAAAATATCCTCTCTACATTCATTCCTAAAGGACTAAATAAGACTGTTCGATAACCCCTCTTAGCAGTCCCATACTGATTATCCATTAATAAATTAGCAGAATCACTATCTAAACCTACTAACCTTACTATACTACTACGATATTCATCTAAAATATAAACATCGTAAGAATACACTTTATCATTTAATGTATACTCTAATTTACCTCTTAACATATCTAACAACCCACTTTTCTAAAAAATATCAACCGCACGACTATAGTTCATAGCACCTACAACACTACTTGACTCACAACCTTCTTTTAAAAACTTACTTGTAGTATACCTTGCTGCTCTCACATCCTCAAAACCTACATAATCCACACTTACAGGCATAGATAGTTTATTAAATGCTACAACTAAAGCCTCACTTAACGCCTCATCTTCTTTACTAATATTACTTCTAGTTAACCACTCAGATACCTTCTTAGACGTTGTTTCTAATACCACATAAGCATCTTCTTCCTGTAAATTAACCTGCTCCTCTAACATCACGGCTAATTTATTTAAACCTTTTATGTGAAAATCTACCAACGTCTCTAAACGTTCTTTTGACGTTTCCGCTACATCTTCTTCAACACATAAAGCTTCTCTTATTCCATTATTGTGAATTACATAAGCTAAATAACCTCTAGACCTACAAACACTTAAACTATACATCCAATTTCCTCCATTTATTCTAAACTACAAAAATCACCACAAGAGTCTAACGTTATAGTAAACATTATACCAAAATAATACATTGGTATTATTATAGTTTGCTGGTTACTTTGTATCGACAAGTATAAGTAATCATTACTCTCAGCTATATACCCACAAGTTATAGCATTTACTATGTACTCTTTCAAGTTCTCTTTTACAAAACCTATTAAATTACGTTCCTCTGTAAAGATACCCCCAAATACATTGAAATAAGTGTGTTTCCCTATAGTCAACACCAACTTAGAACCATCCTCCTTGAAGTATTCATCAAATACTAAATCTAACACTTCATCATACCTAAACTTGTATATTTGTGTAGAGCCTTTGCTACCCTCTACTCGACTTATTAAACCGTCTTTTACATTAAAATGAGAAGACACTTTCATAGGCGCACTATTATTGTATATTACTACCTTAGAGTTCAACAAATAATGAAATTGCTTTTTAAACATCTCTTTATTCTGTAAATACAAAGCACCCCAAGTAGATAACTTATCTTGTACTTCTTCCCGACTCATCTTAAAATGGTCTCGTAGTTTATTAACTATAGTCTTATAATACTTCGTATAATAATCTTTATCCAACTTCCCTAACGCTGTTAAAGCTATTTCTTCTTTAGCATAGAAATCTAATAAATCTAATACCATTGTAGCTGATATTACATAAGTTATATCTTCATAAGTAACCCCCATTGTTTCTAAGTCTAATTGTCTTAAAGACTCTACCCAATCAGACCATAAATATTCACTAGACTTTACATCTGCCAATAACTTACTAGGGTTTACCCTTAAACCTGTATCTAACCTATTGCCCTCTGTTATTATATCTTTTAACCTTATACTTTCGCCATTACCCTTTATCTCTAAAACTTTATCTAAACTAGTAGTTTTAGACTTTATAGGTACTTTAGCTGCTGTATTCGTTACATGACTCTCTAAAGTATCCCAATTACCATTAAAAGTATTCATTACAGTACTCATAGTAGCATCAAATACATCCTTGTAAGATGTTACATCATCTCTTTGCCCCACTATATACTTGTCAAAACGTTCTAATATTTCAGCTATTCTAATATATAAGATGTGATTCCTAGTCACCCTTTCTAAATCAGTTATATAACTAAAAGCATTTATAAATTTACTACCTTCCAAGAACCAACACCCCTTCCTTAGACGCTAAATATTCTTCAAACTCTATAAATTTTATCAAATATAACAACACTTCCATTAAATCAAAGTCCTGCTCTTTTTTTAATATACCCTGTAAATATTCCTTCGTAGTTGTACGCCCCTTCATTATCAAGTACAACATCCGTTTTAAATCTATTGCATAATTCTCTAATAAATACCCTCTAGCCACATTGAATTGCTCTATCATATCCTCTAATTCATACCTAAATTCTATAGCCTCATCTGTGTTAGCTCGTAATTGAGCAGTCCAACTTACAGTTGGTTTCTTCACTAAATCCATATTACTATCTAAAGCTAAATCAGGTACTGTAGCTACTGACAACCTCTTTTTATTATCGTCATCATCTAAACTAATTATATTAAATTCCTTACGATTTACTTTGCTCATTATCCTTTTACTACGTTCATACGACTTCAATTTTACCGCTGTATTCACATAATTACCTACCCCAGCAACGTAATCTTTAGAACCTAAATACATAGCCGACTCATACAAATATTCCAACACAACATTTGGTACTACGTCTAACTTACCTAACTCCGACAAACCCTCCAACGTATGCGTGGACATTATATTTAAAGATGACTTTGCAAAAATACCACGCAAAAACATAGCACACCTACACTTTCTCTTTTACTTTGTTAAAAGCATATACCTTCGTAGCATCCATATCTAAATAATCAAATTCTTCTGCTAATATGGCTACCTGTGTTGTATCATGCAAAATATTATAATCAAAATCTAATTTGTACTTCTTAGCTAACCAACTAGGGAACATCCCTCCATAAGAGCTACCCCCTAATTTCATTATTGTTTTTCCTATTAATCTAATTCGTGTTGTTTTATCTTTTTCATCTAAGGTCTCAACAACTTCTTTGTAATCTAATAGTCCAAAACAAACATCACATACATAGAAAACCTTAGAGTTCTCAACCCTTAACTTTTCTATATGTTCTAAAAATTCATCTACAGACATATCTTTACAATCTACATAAACAAATACTGGTAAACCTAAATCACATACTTCCGCATACCCATTATGTAAATCCCATAAATCTACAGCAATACCACAAATAGATTTGTCATTCTGTAAATCTGTCAATGTAGCCACACCCGTTACTTCTTGAACGTCCTCAGCATCAATTTCCCCAAAAAGATAGTCTGCCATCGTTACTTCTTTCTTTTTACGCCTTACTATAGGCTCTAAAGGTTGTAACAGATCATATAACTTAGTACCTCCTAGACAAACAACTTGCCTAGCATACTTACCCGTTACACCCTTTATAACTTTATTTACCTTATATTTTTCAAAATCTACTGCCACTACTCGCATTTACTAATCACCTACCATACCTTTTACTTTTGCTAAGTTCCTTACCATTAAACACTTATCTATAAAACCTAACACTTGATATTCATTATCCCATCTTACTTCGTTATCTAATAACGTCAACACATTTATTATCCTACTTATCGGTATAAGTTGCAAGCTATCTCTCCGTCTTTCAAAATAACTTAGTTTCGGGTTGTCATACCCTTGCAAATCCTTCGCTTTTGTCGTTACACCCGGTAATAAATAACCCCTCATACACAACACCTTTACATCATAAGCAGCTTTTAAACACTCTAACATCTGTATTTGTATTGTACTTGGACTTAATCTTTTCATTAATTCATGTAGTTTAGGTGTGACCTTCGCTTTAAACATTTTTATACCTCGTTCAGTTCCTGCAGTAGTCGTTAGTAATGTATAAACTATACTATCAACACTCAAATTACCCAAACCAATTAACCTTACTAAGTCATCACTTGTCTTTATATCATAACCTTCTTTTAAGTACCCAAATAAAGAAAATACCGCAGACACTTCTTGCAAATACCCTAACTTAACCTTTTTCTGTAATTCCAAAGGCAATGTCGTAGAACCACGAACACCTGTAGCATAAGCATATAATAAATCAAATTCATCAGTTGCTAACCTAGAACTATATAAATAATCTACCTTTACCCTTTGATTAAATAAATCATACTTACGTATTCTATCAAAGACACCATAATTAGTTACACCCATTACTATCTTGTAAGATGTACTAGTTGCCAAAATATCTATAACCTCTTTTTTAGGTAACACCCCATTGTTTTCTATAAAGAATAAGTACTTATCACTAAATAAAGATACTGTATCTATCAAAGACTTGTACTTCACTATCTCGTTTATATTATCTAAAAAGATAACCTCATTTTTCAATACATGATACCTTCCAGATACCATTCGTAAAACCATATCTAAGTACTCACTACTTTTTACATACGTTATATATACGTCTACATTTGTATTTCGTTTGTATATATCATTCAATATCACTACTTATCACCATCCTCCATTGGATGCATTGAATCAAAGTCTAATTTTCTTATCAGTTCCAACCTTTTTACATGCATCTTCGCATATAATTCTGTGTACTTTTCTTCATAAGTTTCATCAAACTTTAATAACTTTCTAACTTGCCACAAACCTAAGTCATAAGCGACACAACTCGCATTTTCTACCTCGTTAACGCGTGTTTTAAGGTTGTTTTTAAGCGTTTCTTTTACGTGTTGGAATAATTCCACTATTTCGGGTTCTGCGACGCTTAGAGCATAGTTTACACGTTGAATAAGCCACGAATTATCCACCCAATGCTTATTAACATCTTCCATTAATTCTTTACCAAATTCTTCATTGCTCTCTATAGCATCTAAAACCTCTTCCTTCGTTAAAAAGAATAATTGATTAGTTATATCTATCAACCCATTAGAAGTAACTACTCCTCGATACCCCGATGTGAAATTTTTCCTACAAGCCAATCCTATTAATAAAGCATTATGCTTATAAACATTATGATAGTATTCATCTTCTCTAGGCTTTTCTACCCTCATATAACTACGGTCAGCCCACTCAAATTCACTTAATATATAAGATACATACCATAAAGCAGCATCTAAATTCTCTTTTGTTATTGGTATATCTCTATCCTCACTTGGCTCTGTTCTTAAAGCAGCTATATCCCTAGCACGCATTAAATCTTGCCTCCAAGATAACCATGCTACTACACCATCTGGGGCATTTACCACACAGTTATTATTAGGTTTACCCATTATATCCATTGTTATTCTCTTATGTGGTCTTACCGTTGGTAAACCTCTACCTAGAAAATCATTCTGTAAATGAGTTCTAAATTCTACTGGATAATAAATATAACCCGTTGGCGTATCCTCTAAAGCCTGTGTATCTGTTTTATAAGCCTTATAAAACATCTCTTTAACTGGTTTGTGAGGTACACCCTCTCGTCTCCACCAATAAGAACAACTTACAGATCTACGAGAACCCTCCATTACACCACTAAATTCGTTTAAAGGAAATACAAAGCCTTCCTCGTAATTAAACGTTTCTGTTAGTAACTTGTTCGCAGTTACACTAGAAGATACTTGATTTAGTGAGTTCGATACCATAAGTACAAAATCTACATTCTTCAAATCATGCACATTTACTAAATTACATACCTGCCATATAAATTGCCTAAATAAATCAGTCGATAAATCAGTTTCTCTTATACTTTGTAGATGCTTACCTACTACTGTATTTATCCCTTTTGTTGAATAAGGGGGGTTTATTATAATTAATAACTTCTCATTGTTATTCAATACCCTTTGTAAATCACTAGGTAAAGACTCTGTAAAATCATAACTAAACCAACTATCGTAACTATTTAGAAAATCTAACTGGAATACTGTAGCCTCAGGATACCTATTCTTAGCTATAATAACATCTTCATGATTTAACGTTGATAAAAATAATTTCTTATGTTTTGGTAAACCATGCACTAGATTACCACTGCCACAACTACAATCCCACACGTTGTATTCCTTAAATTCTTCTAAACCTATCTTCTCTATCGCCATTAGTTGAGCTTTCTCAGCCCATCCTAAAGGTGTAAAGAAAGAACCCTCTAGCACCTTATAATCAGCGTCCATAAATAAATCTTTATTAGATAAACAATCATTCAATGTTATCTTCTTACTTGCCATGTTTTCTAAAAAGAGTTTGAAGAATACCTCCAATTCACTTTCTAAAACACCATTATTAACTTCTACTAAATCCACTGTAAAATCAGCTATATCTCTATCTAATATTTGTGTATAATACCCTAAATAGTACTTTATATCTTCCTTTACTTTTTTTGTAAACTTCTTAGCACTATCTCGTTCTAAACCATCCATCTATCAAATTTTCCTCCAATTCATAAAAATAGTCTTACAAGCAAATACACCTGTAAGACTACAAAACTTAATTTCTAAGCTCTTAATATACTTTCTCTTAAAGACCATTTAGCATAAAATCGTCTTAATAACTTACTCTTATTAACCGTCGGAGTCAACTCAAAAGCTAAAGATACTAAGATAAACATTATTAATGTTACTAACTTAGCATATACCATCATTGTAATTACTATAATTACGACATCAAACGTATAAGCTAAAAATAAATCTAAAATACCATAGTTTAAGTGTATTAACTCAAAATTGATATTTCTTATGTATAGCATCACTGGAGAACCTATACATAAAGCAAATGCCCAAATCTTAGGAGCTTTAAATGGTAAGTGACCTTTTTTCATTCTCTTATTAGCTCTAACTAGTAAATCGATTACTGTTACTATAAACACTAATATCATTAACATTCTAAAACCTGTTACATTTACATAATTTCCAAATAATTCATTTATCATTTCTCTTTACCTCTTTCTTAATTCTTTTTAAACTTTTTCTTAACAACTAACTTAATTATACTTTAAAAAGATTAATTTTACAAGGTAACTCTCAAACAATTATTATATTTTGTATATTTATAGTCTTTCTAATATTACTTTTTCTTCATCAACAACTCAAACATTTCTACTTCAACTCGATACCCTAACAAACTTACCCAAGCGTTCATTACTTGTACATCTTTCTTTTCAGTTAAACCTAAACCCTCACATAATTCTTTTAATGTTAAAGCAGACTCCAAATAGCGATACATCTCTACACTACTTGAATATCTTAACTGAACACCCTCTAAATAAGGTAAGGCTAAACACCTTATATAAGTACCTAAGTCTAAACTAGCTTTTATATCTATTAAGTTAACTAACAACAAATTCAAACCTTTTAATAATAAAGGCTTCTCATTTTCCTTAGCATACCTTATGAAACCCAATACCTTTTCCTCAAAAAATAAATCACTTAACAGTCTAAATTCCTCACACTCCACTAATTCCGTAAAAGCACTTGTATCTAAACCACCTATACCAAGCTCACTAGCAAATACCTCTAATCTCGTCTTTAATTTACCTTTACAATACGGGTTTAAACACATATACTTCGTCAAAAGACTATTTACATCTAACGTACTACCACAGTATCTACACTCGGTTGGCGTTAAATCTAGTAAGTCCTGCGTTATACCCAATTCTACTATCTCTTGTAAGTTCATTACTTTATCCTCACTTTTTATCACTTCTACATGATTATACTACAAATCTTTAATGTTTTCTTTGTAACTCCCAAAACCTTTATAGGACAAAACAAAAAAGAAGATTTAGTAGAAATCTTCTTTTGAGTGTTGTTGTTTTTAAGTTTAAAAAGTAAATTAGAAAGTTAAAAAGACGCTTTTCAATCTATCTACTTACATTTGTAATTATAACACAGTAAAACCATATTTACAACACTTTCAACCTAAAAAGATAACTGAACAACAAAAATTTATACCTAAGTACATACCCCTATAGAAAGCCTAAATGGAAAACCCTTATTCCTAAGCTATTTCCACGTAAACCTCACTAAACCCTTACCTGTAATTAAATTGTAACTTAAATTATTATTAACATCTCTAAATTTTATGCTATAATATAGACATGGTTTATAAACCAAATAAAAATATATAGAACGGAGATAAAATCCTATGAATAAAAAGATTTTAAAAACTACAGTAGCTTTAGGTGCATCTATCTCTACTGGAGTCATTGCAAGCAATGTTGCTCATGCAAGCGACTCAAATACTAGTAACCAAGACGGTTTAGTAATTACTGCTAAGCAACCTACTAACCCAACAGTTACGAAAGACCAAGTTAGTACAGCTCAAAATAACTATACTAACTCAAATACTAAACTTGCTGATACAAAAGCAAAAGCAAGTGCTAATTTAACTAATACCAATAATCTTAAGTCTAGTGTTACCAACACTAAACAAAATATTGAAGATGTTAAAAATGCAAAAACTACAATAACTGAGATTGATAAGAAAGTTGCAACTAACAAAAATCTTATCAACCAAGCTACAGAAACAAAAGAGAAAGCCTCTAAACAAGTAGCTGATACAACTAAAGAAGTTAATAACCTTCAAACAAGTATTGATAAATCTACTGTTGAAGTTAAAAATATACAAGATAAAAAATCTACTTTAGAAAAAGAAGTTGATACTTTAGGTAGTTCAGACGCAACACTTAATGAAAAACAAAACAAACTTGCTAAAGCTAAAGAAGTTAAAGAAAAAACTAACAATGTTCTTATTCAAAAACAAGAAGATTTAGCTAAAGCTAAAGTCGACAATGTTAAAACACAACAAAACTTAGACGCTATCAATTCTGATATCGCTAAAACTAAAGAGGAACTTTCTAACACTAATAAAACGTTAGAAAACCAAAAAGTAACTGAAAAAGCAGCTTTAGATGAGTTAAATAAATTACGTAACTCAACTTTCGGTACTGCTAGAACAGATATAAAACTAGACGCAAATTACGTTGCTGCTCTAAAAACATACCTAGAAAAAGTTAAGTCTATACCTTATTCAGATCCTAACTTTATGGATAAAATTCAACAAGCAGCTAAACCTGTTATTGAAGTAGAAAGAAAAGCACAAAAGGTTTCAAGACCTTCAGAATATAAATATAAACAAGTTGATTTAGTAGACGTTGCACACATGAGCCAAGCAGATCAAGACCATTTTGCTCAATATTTCACACACCTACTAAACCAAATTAGATCTCAATTCGGTAAACCTGCTATTAAAGTTAACAAAAATACTCAAGAACTAGCTCGCAGAATTTCTAATAATATTGTAAAAGCTAATTACTTAGAGGCAGACCACTATATTCCAGGTATCCTGGATGCAGCTAGAAGTATGAACTTAAAAGCATACCCCGGACAAAACCATTTTGAGAATCTTTATACTGGTTATGTTAGTAGTAACGGCAAATCTTTACTTCCTAGAGCGTACCTGTACGACCAAGTATACTTCTGGACACAACACTTCTTCTATGAGGGTAATTTAACAAGAAGTTACTTACACGCTACAGCACTTCTAAGAAATGAAGATAATATTGGAGTATCTTTCGCTTTCATGCCAACTTCAAATGCTGGTAGAGATTACTCAACATTAAAACTTTCAGTTATTAATGTACACAAGTACTTAACAGATAGCAATACATACGCTAACAAATATTCTACTACGTCTAACGCTGCTTTAGAAACTGTAAAACCAGTAGATGCATCAAAATATGTTCAAGCATACAATAAAGCTTCAGAAGAAGTGAAAGCAACTACAGATAAACTTAACACTATTCAAAAATCACTTGATAATAAAACTAAAGAATTAGCTACAACAAAAGCTAAACTTGTTGATATTCAAGCTATTGAGCAAGATATTACAAAAGCTAATAACATTATTTCTCAAGTAAACTTAGCTATCGATAACCTTGAAAAAGAAATCAAAGCTATTAGAGAAAACCTAAACACAACTAATGAAGTTCTTAGAGCTAAAACTAAAGAACTTGAAACTGTTACTAAAGAACTACAAGAAAAACAAGACAAATTAGCAACTGATAAAGAGAAATACCAAGAAACTAGCAAAGCTCTTGAAGAAGATAAAGCTAACTTAACTAAGATTTCTACAATCCTAGAAAAACTTGATACTTCTCTAGTTGAACTTGGTAAACAAAAACAAGAACTTCTTGATAAAGTAGCTAACTTAGATAAATACCAAGAAGAACTTGCTACTTATACTCAACTTCTTGCAGACAGCGAAACAGTCGATACTGCCCTAGCTAAAGAAGTTGAAAAACTTACTAAAGAAGTTAGTAACAACCTTGCAGAATATAATAAATTACTTAAACAATACCAACTAGAGAACCTTGTGTACGCTGTTACTCAAGACGCTCCTATTGTTGAACCTGTTGAGTTTGATATTAATTCTCTTAATAACCCTCAAGAAGATAACAAAAAACAAGATATTGTTAAACCTCTTGAAACTAATAGTGTTACAACTACTCAAGGTAAACACAACACAACACACAATACAAAAACAAACACACAAAAACAAACTAAGGCTAAAGTTCTTCCTAACACAGGAACAGAAAGCAACAGTACAACACAATATACTGCAATCCTGCTTTCTATCTTAGCTGGTTTGGGAATTAACTTAAAACGTAAAAATAATTAATTCAAACAAAAATAAAGAGGAGTCGTAAGACTCCTCTTTTCTTGTCCTTAAAACTGGAACCATGTGAATTTAGATACTAACCATGATAACCACTCATATAACATACCACTCATAATCAACACACCTACTAAAGCAAAGATACCTGACCACATCATTATCCATGTGAAGTTCACTATCTTAATTTTCTTCTTACCTGTGTCAATTATATGATACCCTTTACCATATTCATTAACATCATTAGCTACACGTACACGTCCACCTGTTACCACACTTAATGAAGATACCGGTAATACCGTATTTCTATCAAATACATATAGTAACAATAGTAAACCACCTGTGAAACAACAAGACATACCTATCATCACCATATAAAACCTTAAACTTTTTATACCTTGGTCTTCTATGTCAAAAGCTACCTCATCAGCCCATTTCTGTACTGAATACATCTCCGCTTTCTCAAATTTATCAGGTTTTAAAAACTTCATATCTGTTATTGCATCTTTAAAATCTCTATCTTTAGGCATGTTTGGAATTAAATCCTCACTAAACTTAAATCCTCGACCTGTACTATCGACTGCCTTAGTATCCTTATCTACTTGAGAACTTGATTTTATAGGTTTACCATCCACAGATGGGTTGTCCTCATCTGTAGCCTCAGATACAATTTTACCAATCTCGTGGAACTTACCTAAGGTTCTCATTCCTGCCTTAAACCCATCGCTAGATCGGTTTATTTTACTCCAAGCGTCAGGGTTAACATAACTCAGAGAATAACCTTGTACTTGTAGGTTAGGTAAAGTATGCCCAGTACCATCTATAGCAATAACACTACCTACTCCTGTAGCCTCAAATTGCGTGATGGCGTGACCTATAGTGAACTCATTCATAGCCCCTAACATACCTGTACCACTACCATAAGCACCACCATTATTATACTCAGAAAAATAAAATTTAATTCTATCTCTCACCAGAAACATTGATGTTACCTGTGAACCTGTTTCCATCCCTCCAGCGTGTGTCGCTCTATGCGGCGTTTGATATATGTGCATTGTACTAATCCTATTACCACATTTATTAGCGTATAAATAATTCTCGTCATTCTTCTCAAATAACTGTCTAGCATCATCTTGGTACTCTCTAACTACATTCATTTTAGGAAATTTCAAACCTAATTCTTTACCTATTACACGTTTAACCGCATTTGTACCTCTAGCAAATTCTATATCCTCAGCCATACTTATATAAGCTGTACCTTTACCTGCTAAAGTCTTCTGCCAAATAATATCTTTTCCCCCTGAGCTACTTTTCTTATCTTTATCATCATCTGCCCATGCTGGAGTAGAGATACTACCAAACATAGTAAACACCAAAACTAAAGCTCCAAAGATACTTAATATTCTTTTCTTAACCATCTCTTATCTCCACCCCGCTAACGCTTCTTTAAAATTATCAATGTTAGTTTTCTTAGCAACTACTTTATTATCTTTTATTGTTACCATTAATGGATAATCTTTTACATTTTTTACCCTATTCTCCACAGGGTACATATCATCAACCTCTTTACCATGCCCCATAGCAAACAATATAAAATTCGCTAATATGTTGTGTTTGTCTTTATCAGTCACATAGACTAAAGATAACTTATCTACATTTTTCTTGTAGTTCAAAGCATCATAAATCTCCTGTTTCCAATACATTTGTTTTTCATCTAAAGGATTTATTAAGATGTATGTCCCATCAGGTATCGGATCATTCCATTCATGCAACCAAGGAGCATTGTTTAATAATTTAGCAATTACACTATCTGAATCTAACAACTCCAACTCCACTTGTACTGGATAAATATGATCTATAAACTTCCTACTACCTAATTTTTTAACATCCCAACCAACCTCATGTATAGTTGCTGAATCTCGTACAGCCTCTAATTTAGCTTTATCACTTTCAGATACATCCTGTCCTACTTCCTCGTACAATTTTACTGTGTCATGTACCTTATCAGGTACCTCTACATTACTAGGATAACCATAGTTATCACTTGCCTTTCCTACATCATAAGTTTTATTGTCCTCAGTCTTTACCACCACATTCTTCTTAGGGTAAAAAGTATAACCTAATGCAGTTAATACCAACACAAATACTGTAATACCACCTATAAGTTTACCCCATTGAACTTTACCACTAGGTTTATTAGGTTTCTTTTCTATGTAATCATCTAAACCCCAATCATCCACGGTACGACACCTCCTATACTACTTTTTAAACTTATCTACTTCTATTTTAACACATATTTTAACCGTAACTCATGTATTTTACCTTGTTAAATAAAAATAACAGGGTAAAATTAATTACCCTGCCTGCAAATAGCACCCTAGTGCTATTCTACCTTACCATATTCAATGTTCTAATGTCAAGATAACTAACTATATCTCTAATTAAACTATTGTAAATAATAACAATACTGCTAACCATGGTAATATACCTACAGCCATGAACCCTATACCACTAAGGATAAAGTACACGATTACCATTGAAATAACCACAGTTATAACCTTCAAACCACCTAATGTTAAAAGGTTAACTAAAAATGTTACCCTCTTAATTATAGGAAATACTCCTGAAAAGACTAGTGCTAATAATAAACTTGCTACCCCTAGTTCAAATATCGTCCCATCATACTTAAAGTACTCTGGTAAGAAAGTTAATAAACCTAAAAACACAGCAATTTTTACTACCGTTGCACTTATTATTCTTGATACCATACTAAAACACTCCTTACAAAACTGTAGGTGCTTACTTACTCATAAGCACCCACCCTACGTTATCTATTATTTTACTGCACTTGTTCTAGGTAAACGTTTATTACCTGCTTTAGCTCCTATTTTACCTTTAACACCTGTATGTGTTGTAGTAGCTCCTGCTTTAGGAGTAGCTTTACTTGGTGTTTTTGTTTCAGTTTTCTTACCTGGAGTTGGAGTTGGAGCTGGATCATTACCCTCTTCTACAGGTTTGTCAGCTTTAGCTTTTACTTGAACTGTATAGTTCTTATCTAATACTAACGGCGCACCTTGCCACTCAAGAGTATACCCGTCTAATTTAACATTCTCTTTTAAGTATTTTAAATCTACTTTTGTATTTGCATCTACATCTTTGTAAGGTACAAATGTGTAGATTAGACGATCTCCATCATATACCTCAACTTCTAATGACACCTTATTTGCTTTAGGTGTTACTACTGTTGTACCATCTTTTGGTTTTACATCTTCTACTGCTTTTACTAACCCTGTTGAAGTTAAACCTAACGCTAGAGCTAGTGTACCAGTAATTATAAATTTACTTTTTCCCATTTTTACATACCGTTCCTTTTATCAAAATTTTAATGCCTTCACTTTACCACAAAAATAAAATTTTTGCAAGTTAACTCTTAAGTTTACTTTTAAATCTTTTTCAATAAGTCCTTATCCTCTTTTATGTCTTTCCCCGGATATTTATGCCTTAATGAAGCCTCTGTTACTTCCTTACGCTCCTTAACACCATACCCTTTCTTATGCCCAGCTACTATTGCTATACGCGCTAAGTTGTAAGCATTAAGTACAATCTTCTGTCTATCTGGTGTTAATCTCTTGTATTCTTCCTCAGTTACTAACACTTTTCCAATTCTCTCCATTACGTGTAAGGCATGATGACATCCTATACATAACGTGATTAAGTTTTCCTCAACATCTAAGCCCCCTGCATGTACTGGTATCAAGTGGTGTACCACCAACTGTGATAAGAATGACGATGCATTCTCTGGATGGTCTTTTGAACAACATTGACAACACATCTTATCCCTTAATTTTATCTTTTCTTTCATTTGCTGCGGTAAATCATCATCACCATCATTCTTACGGTTTTGATGATTGTCTTCTACCAACTTCTCTGTGAACATTTCAGACTCAAGCTCCTCAGAATCTAATGGCTTAGCTAATTCCATTACTTCAGCAGCTTCCTCATGCGTTAATCTTTGTACTTCTTCCTCAGACTCATCTACTACAGTTTCTTTACCTATTTCAGTTTCCGATAAAATACCCTGTGCATCTTCTAAGGCTAACTGGTCTTCTTCTTTACGCATCTTTTGCAGTAACCTGTAACTTGGTTCTAACCCCTTAGCACCACTTACTAGCTGGTCCCTTGGTTCATCAAACTCACCTAACATAACGTCCTTAAGTTTCATCGCATCCCCATTACCTAAACCATTAAATAAACGTTCAATTTCACTTGGCTTCATGTAATAAGTATGCTCCAATACCCTCGTTGCAGCCCATGTTTCTTTCATACTATGTTCTTGTTGTCTATTTAACACTAAACCTAGTAAAAACGACAATTCAGACGCTTTTTCAAAATTACTAAACTTCCACACATAAGCTGGTATTGTCTTGAAAGCATTACGTACCGCACCATATACCCTCCTAGCACCATGAACTAATAAATACATTGGAGCAGATCCATCAATACTTGGCATCTCTATTACGTCTATAGGTACTAATACCCTCCCCGTTTCTGCTATGTTGGCAGTCAAACCAACCATTGTATCTTGCCTAATTTTCTTTGTTGCCTCACTTACTACTATGTCTTCAATGTTAATTTCTTTATAGTACCTCTCGTACTTCTGACCTGTTAATAACGTATCTACATTGTCAATTTGTGTTTTTGTTATTACTTCATCTTGCACTTTGTCAATACCCTCAACTAAAGTAGCTCCTGAGCTTAATTCGTTAGTCCCAATTTCAGTCAGCACAATATCTTCCTCATCTTCTTCAAGATCATCAACAACATTTTCGTTTTTCTCATCCACAGAAACTTCCTCAAATTCGAAATCTGTATCTTCATCTTCGTCTACTTCTTCAAGCTCAAAATCTTCATCCTCAAAATCCTCATTGTTATCTTCTTTTGTACCAACCTTTATTTTCTCTAATTTCCCCTCTAATTCCTTACGTTCAAGCTCTTGTAGTTCCTTTAAACCACCTAAATCTAATTCTTCAAATACTTCACCCATCTTAAATTTTCCTCCTAGCTATTTTCAAATACTCTATATTTAAACCTAACTCAGACTTTTTCTTAAAAATTTTTCCTTTGACTTTAAATAAAAAAAGAAAGTAGATTTTTATAATCTACTTTCCTAAATGTCTTATTGCTGTTGTTATCCCTAAGTCAACCGCATAGCAAAAACCTACCAAAATAGCCATAAAACAGAAAACTACCAATGTTTTTCTGTATGTTTCAAATGGTGTCGGCCAACTAATCTTCTTTAATTCTTCTACTACTTTTCTCAAAAATCTAAACATTCTTTACCTCTACTTTTTTACTATTGTCCTAGATAGTATAAGTATATAATATCCATGTAAGGTTTCCTAGTCAACTCTTTCATGTAGACCTCATCAGCAATGTCACCGTTTAAATCAGAAAAATATGCCCTTGCAGCACCCCTAACTTGACTGTTTATTTGCCTTCCAACAGCCAAAAACTGTAAATCTGCTTGCGTTATTATCCTTATACAAACTTCATATCCTATATTTGAGTACTCCAAAACTTCTGCTAACTTAGCCATCACATCTACCCTAGACGTTCTCGAAATATAAACCAATCTATCCCTTACAGTATGAGGTAAACCTAAATCTATCCTCAACATACATAGTTTAATTTCTCCACTTATACCATCATATTGCATAAACCCTATGTGAAACCCTTTATGTGTCACATAATAGTCGCTACTCGTTACATACGACTTTACCATATCTCTACTACACCACCAGCTGTTTTTTATACAACTATTCTACCATCTACACATCAAAAGTATCAAATAATATTCTTCCATTCGCATCTGCAGGAAAAACCAACCCTTTATACACCCTAAAGTATAATTCCTTTTGATACGTTACATCTAATTTAACCATTGTAGCTATATTATGTAAAGGTACATATTTTATTACCCTTGCACCTGCAGTTCTTACCCCTAATTCGTTTAAATTAGTTACATTTGAAACTATATCTACAAAGCCCTCACGCTGAATATACTCAAAATAATCTCTCTCAACACCCTCAGAGTCTTGAAACCTAGCTACATCCTGTACATCAGATACAAAAGCAAATGGTCGTAAATAACCATTCACATCTTCCACCCAATTTACAAACTGAATATAACCTTTGTAAACTACAGAACCTAATAATCTATAAGGTATCCATAAACCATCATATGTGAAATCCTTTGCTACTCGTAAATCATTTAGTCGTAATACCATACCCATTGAATCACTCTCATCCTCCTCCGAAGTTGCTAAAAACAACTCGTCAAGCTCCTCAACACTAAAAATATCTAACGTATTATAAGGCACTACATCAAATCCTAAACTTACTAAATACTCTAAATTACTTAATACCGTTGCAAATTCAAAGTTTTCCTCTATATACTCATGAGCATAAAACATACCTTTAGATAATACACCTTTTACCTTACACCTTGCTACCCTCAATAAAGACTCCAACATACTTGGTAAATTCTCAACACCTATTAATGTCTTATCTAATACCAAACGCCCATTTGTATACTCAACTTCTACCATTTTACCTTGCATTTCTTGATATAAAACTACTGATGTACCACCTAAATTACCTAATTCAGCTCTAAACTTTCTATAAGGCTTACTTTCCAAATTACTAACTAATGGATAATACTCCCTTACATGATTTCGACTACAAGCCTCTTGCCATACATCACCTAATAAACCTGCATCCAAAGTATTGTCTATATCGTCTAAACTTAACATACCGTTAGGCTGCTCTATAAACTCACCTAAATTTAAACTTATCGTAGCTAATGCCACAACCAAGCACCTCCTAAAATTATAAGGTAGGTGTCAATACATCCTACCTTACGTTATTTCATAATTTACACATATCTCTAATAAAGCATACAATACTTCAAGATATACCGCCTTTTCTGGTCTTACTACTGCCTTTATATCACTACCATAACGTAAATCTAAAAAGTTAGTAGCTAATAATTTGTCAAACTGACTAGCTGTTCGTATCCTAGAACGTACAAAGATAAATGAACCCGGATATAACCTCTCCATTTGTACAAATAATGTACCTAAGTGATGTGTCTTATAAATTGTCCCTGTACCATCATTTATCAACACCTTCAAAACATTCTCTATATGCTGAAATGCCAAAATGTTGAAGTTCCTTACAGACAACCTAGACACCACATTCCGTAAATTATTTACATCCTTTACTATCGTTTCAACTACCGGTAAAGATAAACTATCTGCCAAATTACTACACCCCCACTACAGCTATATAATCCCCCTGTTGAATGTAGTCCTGTACAGATTTTAGTTTGTTCTCAAATTCTTCTCTAGTCTTTACTTGTGTATACCTAATAAATACCCCTTTTGTAAACATTAATTCTGTAAAGTACTCTAAAGCACCCTCGTAATCCATGTTTACACAAGGCTCATCCTCAAAGTCTAAGATAGTCATTACATTGTCTATCTTATCCATGTATACCACAGCATTATTATTCAATAACCCTTTTATTTCTTCTAAAGCTCTGTTTATTTCCATTCCAAAATCCTCACTTCTTTCATCTTTACCTTTTTAGTTTACTACAAAAATTCAAGTTTTAAAAGGCAACTCTCACTCAACTACTTGCTAGACCTATACTTCTACCACATTACTACATAAGTAAAACGCATTACTAGCCCCGTAATCAAATACCAAGTAAGGTTCTTTATAACTACATTCTAACTTGTTCGATTTTACCTTAGAATATTTCTCTTGCATCCCTCGTATAAAACCCTCTAATTCACTAACATCAGTAACAACCCCTACTTTATCACAGTAAGTTCTGTCTAAATCTTTTATCTTAAAGTAGACTTCAATGTCACTATTTTCATCTATCTTCTTCAACATACCATATACCCCCAAAACTACTTGAAAGTACCAAATAATAACCAAAAGGCACTTACATAAGCTACGATTACTATTAAAATAGCACTAAATGTTACTATCTTACCTACTAACTTATATGCCGCTTGTTTCTTAACATTGACCTCTCCTTTGCGTCTTTGAACACCCCACGCCATATAAATAATTATAGCGAAAATACCCATTAACGCCACTACCACTAACCTAGCTGCTAACCTATAAGTAGTCATCACATTGTCAATCACAATTATTGAATCTAAACTACTAGTCATTGAACTAAGGTTTAGGTAGTATCCAAAATAATAACCCACCAGGAGCAAAATAACGCCTGTTACAACGTGGAGAGCAGCATGGTTGCTACTAGAACCCTCTTTTTCTGTCAAAGCCGCGTATGCACCCTTTAAACGCTGATTTAGGACTCCCGCTAAAACCGAGTTTAAAACCCAAGTCAAAATCCCAAATACCACCACTACACACACTATATCAAATACCATGTTACCTACATAACCACCTATGTGCTTATACACACCATTCTTAAATAAATTTGTAAATATATTATTCATCCTTTACCACCACATTCTTAAAATATACTATCTATTCTGTAGTAAACCTTACGACAAGCCTGACAAACAGCATACGTTACTGTTACGTTTACTACTACCCCATCTACACCTACACTTTGATATGTACCACTTTGTGTGTGTAAATAAGAAAAACCTGTACGGTCAAAATGCCTTATCCTCTCTGGAAAGACCTCCTCAGCAGGCACTTTTACAGCATTAAATGAATACCCCTCCCCAAATAACATCAACAACACATTACTTACATGCATTGTTTTGTTCTTTATATGAGGATTTTCATCCCTAAAACCTCCTACCAATGGATCTACCATAAATGGACTTGGCTGACCTAAACCTTGAGTAAATGGTTGTGGTTGCGCACCTACACCACCAAAAGTATTACCCAACCCTTGATTATTCAAACCTTGATTATTCTGTGTAAAAGGTAACTCCCTCACATCAAGCCCTGAACCTTGTACTAAACCATCACCATATACTCCATTACCACCAAAACTATTATTGTTATTATTAAACATTCAATTCCCCTCACTTATCTGTTGTTCCCTCTATTTTAGCAACAACTCTAACCTACAGAAACATTAAATACCAAATAATAAACGTCAAACATGTCAAATACCCTCTTATTTACACCAAAACTACCTAATGAAGTACCTTTGTATAAATAACTCGTTGACTGGTTTGTGAAATCTTTACAAGTCTTAAACCAACTAAGTAAATGATTTGAAGTTACTTCCAACTCCTGTACCCCATACTTAGCATATTTTAAAGCCTTCTCCTCACTATCAAAAACCTTAAAACTTACCCTTTTCTTTACGTTGTCTACTACCTCGTTGTCAATATACTTACGTACTACACCTAACAACACACCTACAGCATCCAACCTATCCTGCCAACCAGAACTTTTATAAGCAGACCAAGAACTATATTCATCTACCTTGAAACCTAACCCAAAGTTTAAAGCCTTAAACCCACTTATTATCTCCTTCTTAGCAGCATCAGTACCCTTCTTAAGTGGAGCAACACCAGCTAACTCCCTCAATATCTTCTTCCAACTTACGTTGTTTATTCGATAAAAATTATTACATGTTACCTGCCTCGTTGCTATCATATAATCTATTAAAGGGTTTAACGCCAAAGCTACCGCATTCACTTTATGGTTTATTCCTGTCAAAGCTTCCTCTACACACACCACATCAAAATGCTCCCCACTTACCTTGTCTAACACAAACTTCATAAATTCATCTATCCTATACCCTAAATGTATAGCACTACTTTCATCCTTTATCTCCGTCTGCAGTAAATAAGTTTCTATCTTACCATCCCTAAAGATAGCAATACCCGTTGAGTTCTTAGATACGTCTAAAGCCAAACCACTCTTTATATGCTTACCAAAATACCTCTCTAAATCAAATTCTTTGATTTCCACTATACCACCTACTTCTTATTGTTATTCAAAACTACTCTCTTACTTATTTCATCCCAATAATACTTTAACTTATCTACTGACAACGTATCCCTCACAATACGTACCTTGTTTACATTTCTTTGGTGCATCCTTAAATTGTAACCAACCTCCACATTGAAGTTAGTACCAACATCTTCGTTAACCTCTTCATAAGTCTGTACTTCTTTTAAGTCAACACCATACATATTAGCTAATGATTTTACATAGTCAACATGGCTTTTTAATTGTATACCCCTATGCTCCTTGCAAAATCTCTCATGTAAAGTAACTACTGTACCTTTTGCACCACACCCAAAACAATGGAATATCTGTACCTTGTTCTTGGAGTCCTCTAAAACACCCATTGAGGGCGCTAAATCTTCATGAAAAGGACAAACTACCTTACTACCTACACCCCTATAACCTAAGCTATACCTTGGACTAAAGGGAGCTATATAACGATTATAATAATCTATAACCGTTACAACACGCTCCCCACCTTGCTCATACATCAATATCTGATTTTCTAAACCTTTTACTGTTACTCCAACTTGCTTTACTGACTTCTCTCTACTAGTAGGTATCATTCTTAACAACCCCCTCTAAGACTATCGCAGAGCCGTCACCTGTAACAGTTACATTGTCTATCTTATAATAACCAGCCTTTAAATCAGACCATTTCTTTAGCTCCACTGGTGTTAACCCCAATACAGATAACCTTACAATACTTATTAACTTCAAAGCCATACCCAACGACACATTATATAAAGGAATACCCTCCCCCTCTAACGACACCATCGGACTATCCGTCAAACCGCATATTGCTATAGGTTGCTGTACTTGTTCTCTAAAGGAAATTGTTACCTCTATCCCCGGTACCACAGATACTAAGTTGTATAAGTCATTAGCAAAAATACCTTGCTTAGTTAAATAACTTACCAATAAATCATTCGTATCAGACGTTATCTCCTGCTGTAATTCTACTAACTCCTTATCACTCGTTTCCCTGTAATCCTCAGTTATATAAAATTCAACTAAAGACCTTACTGTTAAAGCATCCACGACCTCCACATATAAATACCTCGAACCACTTACCTCGAAGACCGCCAATATATTCTGCTTTACACCATAATCTAACATTAATTTCACTTTTACATCTTCTTCAACTAAAGTACTATCTACAAAAAAATAACTACCCGTCTCCTCAAAACCATCTACCATGAAATCATATATGTCAGACAAAAACATCTCATAACTATAACCATCTAATACCTTGTAAGCAACCCCCGCTTTTACCTTAGGAGCTGTGACCTTCTTAAAACTTAAACCTACATTCGGTTTATTTACCTCTATAGCCACTTGTTTCCACCACCTGTTATTTTATATTCCAAGTTTCTACTCGTACTCCCGCAGATTTTGCCTCAGAATAACTTATAAACCTTATCCCCTCAGGCGATAACCACAATACCGTAGAACTTCCTAACTTAGACCACTTCTCTAAATCCGCCACAGTAAGCTCCACTCCACTTACCCAACGAAAATCCATCTCTTTTAACCTAGATACTAAATCTCTATAATCTAAATCCGTTAAACATAAATAATATTTACCCTCAAATTCACTTCTGTTCATTTATATACACCTATCTTAACACTAATCTAATAGCGTTACCCTCTCTAATATTTTATCTACCATACTTCTTACTTCACTTTCCTGTCTTCTTATATACTTATCTATCGTTTCCACTGCCTCACTATTTAAGTAATCCTTCGATATTACCCTTATATTTGGAGTTGCCATTACACCTAATGAGGTAACATTATTATCATATAACCACTCCCCATCTTCTTTGTGGAAACCTAGCATACTCCATTCTTCACTTTCTTCTACCTTCTGTACTGTTAAATACTGTAACACCAACATGATATTGTAATACCCATCCCTATAAGCACTCCCTATAGGACTTAAAACCCTGTGTAAACTTAAATCTCGTATTACTAATTCTCTATCATATACAGGTACCCCATACAAATCAGTCAAACTATCTACAGGCTTATTCGTATAATGCGTCATAAACGCATTACTTATATACCCTAAATCCCTCAATTCCACTAATAACTTCTTGAGCTGGTACTTGTTTAAATACTTAGACTTGAACTCGTCCTCCCCAATTATTCCTCGTGAAAAGATTATTGCTAATGATAAATTATAACCCTTAGTATGATAACCCACTAAAGCCTCAAGTTCATCTTTACTATACAATACCCTACCGTCTATCTTCACACCACACAGTAAACCACGATGTGCTGCATTTAATACCAACATTCTTGGTAACTTACTATCGTCCAATAAATAACCTAAAGCATCTACCTCATCATAATAAACCTTACCATCTACCAATATCTCTACTTTCTCTCTTACCACTTCATCACGTCCTTCATTTCCTAAATACTTGAATAAAGACTCCTCAACAAATATACCAACTTTTTTATACTTGTAATATGGTAATTTAGATTTCTTTAACTTAGCTAACATACTTTCGTCTGTTACCCTCTTATAATTTGTTAAAAAGGCTACTATCGTAGCATACTGTAAAGGTGTCATTGACTTAGCACCCTCTGCATTACCATACATTAAATTCATTTCTACTGATAACGTATATATCTCAACTTCCTCAAAGCCAAACCTATTTGCTACCACCCCATAAGCAGTCTGCACAGAATTGTCTACGTCCTTCATATACGCCTCAAATAAACTATAAAACTTAGGTGTCACCCATAACTTATGTGTAAAAGGCTCTTCTCTTATACCCGTTAAATACGTTAAATTGTTATCCACAAAATTCTGTAGTAAACCTACCTTGTAATCCAAGACCTTATACTTAGAACTAAACTTAGCCAAATAATCCCCATACAACATTACTGGACTTGCTTCCTTTAAACCATGCTCCTCTAATAACTGATCCCTTATTAACATATACTTAGACCTAGTTATTAATACGTCAGTACCATAACTTTCTGTGTATTGCATGACCTTCTTTATACCAACTTCATCTAACTGTAAAAAGTCTAACACCTTATCTACAGGCACATGTAATTCTACATCTACACTTAATATTTCCTCTCTATTCTCTGACATCCTATTCCCCTTTCGCTGTTATCGACATTTCCCCATCTTCATCAAATACCACTGTCTGACCATTTAATTCAGTTAAATTATCCACAACCTTATTTGTCCTTACATCTATATCAGGAAAACCTCCAAAAGTCCTAGACGGCAAAGCTATCATCCTAGCTACATTGTTCTTCGCCATATCATCATTTACATATAGCATTAAGTTCACATCCGCTGACTTCGTTATATCCGTTGACTCAGCTACCACATTCCTTAATTCTCTCTTTTTACCCTGCGCCATTGTCTGTATTGCATCCGTTGACATCTGTGCAGGCAACCATATATGTATATCATACTTACCTTTTAATGACTCTATTCGTCCTACAGCCGTCTTTATTAATAACCTCGGATCCTTTATTGTTCTACTTTCCAAAATCTGTATATAATCAATTACATGAAACTTACAACCTACAGCCACAGCTGACTTGATTACCGTTTCTAACTGCTCATATTCAAAGGGATGCTCAGGCGTATACAACTTACCATACCTACCTGACTTAAATAAATCGTTAAATGAAATCTCCTCCAATTTCCTAAATTCTTCACTTGGGAAATTGTCCTCCATTATCTGCTGCCCGCTTAATTGTGCATAATTCTTACCACGTTTCTTATTATAGTAATAGTCAAAGTGTATAGCCCTTAGTTCACAAACTATCTTTAATGAACCACCTTCTTTACCCCAAAAACTACAATTATGACCGTTTAACATCACTAAATGAGTCATCATACAAGCAGTCTTAGTTTTCATACCCTTCTCAGGTGCCACAAATACCGTAAATGTATTTGTCTTTAAACCACCTATTGCCTCATCTAACGTTGGCATTGTAGGTATCCTAGCTAATTGCGTATACTTTCTCTCTCTTAACGTACTTACATCTAATTCAGATGTATCAGTTAGTTCAAAGGACTCATCCTCTACAAACATACCCCTTAATCTATCTAATTTAGTTGTTGCAAAGTCTAATGAACCCTCTACACCCTTATAATAACGCCTATTGTACAGTACTGGACTGTTTAATGCCTGCCCTGCCTCAACATATATGTCCTGCAGTTCTAACCTTGCATACACATCCCTATACTTACTATAAGCACTTTGTATATTTGGCTCTGTTAAATACCCAACCTTTGAATATTCCCTAAACCTATCTACTACTGCTATTAAAAACCCGTCTAATGCACTTACCTCTCCACCACTTGCAAATAAGTTAAATGCTATCCTGTCAGTTTCCATCTCTATGTCATGTCGATTGCTCTTTAAATACAACTTCAAGTGTACCTCGTCTATCGACACACCCTCTACATTCATTGCACTATACATCTTATATAGCACATAATTCTCATTCCTAAAGTAGTCACGATTTAATGAAGTCATAAAAGACTTTGAGTTCTCAAAATCCTGCACTAAAAATGCAACCATCTGCGACTCAAAATACTCTAATTGCTCCAAACTACCCATTTCTACTACTTCATTACTACCATTATCAATTAAAGACATCTAAGTTATACCTCCTAATACTAAGAGCTTAAATACCAACTATTCAAGTCCTAGCTTTACTTTTTCTTTTCTTAATCGTTTCTCTAATGTACCCCTATCTATTAACCCCTGATTATATATCTCTATTAACTGAGCCTCTATTCGCTCATACTCCTCCCAAGCTGTTGCATCATATTCAGGTACCTCCTCAAAACCATCGTCAAAAGTATCCTCGTAGTTATCATTACCATAACCATTATTATACCCTTGGTTGTAATTGTTGTCGTAATAACCACCGTTATTACCCCCATAAGTATTATCATAATAACCATTGTTATTATAACCATTACCATAGTTATCAGACTGATTATAACCACCTTGCACCTGCCCATTACCATAGTATCCATTTGGCTGCATGTACACCTGCTGACTACTATACCCAGACGCTAAATTGTTAGTGTGATACTTCCTACCCTCATAATCAAACCTAGCTTTATCTAATAACCTTATGAATTGCTCCGTATCCTTATACCAAAAACCTGTTAGTGTTATAGGCGATTCATTTCCTACCATGTTTACTACCACAGTACCAAAAACAAACCCACGACCACGTTGAGTACTACTTATCCTATCCAAAAAGATAGAATGCTGATACTTGTTTATTACCCAACCTTTGTTCAGTATCAGTAACCTCGCATCCGTTACACATACCAATACCTTCTTACCAGCATCAGTCTGCATCTTACAAGCTGTTATATACACTATCTGCTCGTTCGGATCCAATAACCTACCAAGCTCCTTTAATTCTAACTTAGTACCTAAATAGGAATCCACAAAAATATTATTTACTTTATGCTGCTCTAAAAACGGTACTACCTTGTGCCTGTAACCGTCATACCCCTCGTAATCCATCTATAATCACCACCTTGTTTTAGTATTTCTAAATTTTCATTCTACATTATATCTTACCACAAAATTTAACTTTTTCTTACGTAACTCACAAAAACCTTAACTATATAGTTGTTTTACAAAAATAAAAAGGAGTTGTTACAACTCCTTTTATACCTTACTAGTTAACTATAGTTTAAACCCTGCACGCTCTAATAACTTCACAAATTCCTCTTCTTTTACACCTTGTAGTTCTAATAAATTAGTTACACATATTTGAATTTTAGACTCTTCAAACCCTTCAAGAGTAAAACGTTCACGTATACCTGTTTCATAATTATAACTAGATACCCTAAGACTCTTAGTAGTTTTCGAACCTGTATAATCTATAAGCACATAGGCACACTCCTTATTGCACACACCCTCATATACGTTTAAGGAAATCTCTAATCCCCAGCCTTCATCAATATTAGTTACGTCAAACGAGTACTTGTAACCATCTCTTAAATAATTACTAAATATCTCAAAATCTGTTAAAGTACTATCGTAATATCTAAAACTCTCTAAATACTCAATAACTTTACCTAAAGCATTAACTAAAGACTGTCCTCGACTCCCACCCAAGAGAAGTGTAAGTAAAAACTCTTTTTGCTCATCTGTACGTATTGAATCTAAAATACCTAATAATAGTTCTTGATTATCAGTACGTTCATCATACACCCCCGCATAATACAAATTATGAACCATACCCCTATAGTATGGGATACTCTCAACAAAAATACCACCCCTATCTTTACTGGCAAGTAACTTGTACACCAAAAGTTCAGATTTTATAGAATAAATCTCTATATCAATACCCTCTTCATTTTTAGTATAAACACCTTTTAAATTACCTGTCATTAATGTACGCTCATAAGAAGTTTTACTACCTCCTCCTAAAAGGTCAAACCTACTTTTAAGTAACCTATACAATCTACTATTTTCCTGTTGTTTGCTCATAAAACACCTCCTATTACTTAAACAACACTCGGCTGTGAAATCTTATTTCAGACGTATATTTTATATGCATTATACTGTCAAGAACCTGTTCAAGACGCCTAGCAACCGTTAAATCGCTTATAACACAAGCAACACACCTAAATAAGTCTTTAGATTCCAACTTACTCTCAACTACATAACTACAGCACCTAACATTAGAACCATCGACACATCCAACCCCAGAAACTTGATAATAACAATCATCCTCATTCTCATCGTAATAACTTAAAACAACTTCTATAAAGTAATCACCAAAAGAACCATTATTATATACCTCATAAATTCTAAGTACATAATCATCTAACTCCATTATTGTCTTTTTCGTATCATCTTCTAAAATAGATCCTTTAAAACAACCTTTACCCTCTACAAACCTATTTCTTAAATCCTGTGTCAATTCCACAAACACTTGAGTTTTACTAACCGTCATATCTTCTACACCACCCAACTTTTTTCCATTTTATTACATACATCTAAAACTTTACTTAAAAACCAATCTTCATCATCAATATTCAAGAAAGCTCCTATCTCACCACTTGTTAACTTCTTAACCACAGTAGAGTCAAAGGAATGGTTGCCATTCTCCTTACAAAAATACCTACGTAAAAACCAAAAACCTTTACCATTAACTAATTTCTTATACTCTAATTTTAAATGGAAGTATTCACGTAATGTTATATCACTTAAAACATAAACCATTAGGCTTTGACCTCCTACTACAAAAACCCTAATATGAAAACGGTCAGGACCACCAAACCCCTCACCCTCAATTTTCCTAGAGTTTTCTAAATAATCACCTTTATCAACATCCTTTAAACACTTCAAAAGCACTTTACTTAAATCTTTTCTTACTTTATCTAATTGAACCACAACAATTCCTCCTACTTATACTTATCATATTGTACTAACACCTAAACACAACCTAGTTATAGTAAAAGGGTTATATCTCTTACATAAACCCCCTTTTACTATCTATTTTAATTTACACTCTCAATTTCTAAAACTTAAACAAACTACTTAATGCAGTCACTATACTACCACCATACTTCGAAACAACAAAAGTATAAATCAATATGATTACTGGTATCACCGCTGCAGCTAATAAAATCTCTACCACTAAATTTACTTTCTTATTCATTTTAATTACCTCCATACTTTTTATACCCTCAAAAACCTAATTACAATTAAGCACGCTTCATGTAAGCTACCTCGTTAACTACAAAATCATCTGCAAAATCGTAACTTCTTAAATAACGCCTTGTTAAACTAACATCACCAGAACTATCATCAAAATACCAACAAACTATTTCTTTCTTATCTTTGTCCACTAACGATAAACCTACTACCCTTTGAAAACTATTACGTAAAATCCCATCTAGACTTTCAAAGTTATAACCACCTTGAACCACTACTTTAAAAACCAACACACTACCTTTTTGCTTAAAACCTGTAGCAGTAACCCTAGATAAAACTTCTTTATAAATTTTCTCTAACAGTAAAACCTCAGTATCTATATCATCTGAAAACTTTGTAGACTTGGCAACCCCTATAGACTTTGGAAACTCTATAGATTTTGGAAACTCTATAGACTTTGGAAACTCTATAGACTTTTTAATCTCTATAGACTTTTTAATCTCTATAGACTTTGGAAAGTCATCAACCAATGTAAACCTTAAATCTTTAACCAGAGCATGAACTTTGTATAAATCTAAATCACTTACTACTTTACGCCCATGAGGTACTTTAAAGTATGTATTACCTAACAGTTGACCTAACTCCAAACTTACCCCTGTAGCCTCACTATATACTGTACGTTTCTTTAAAACCGACCATGTTAATTTTCCCATTACATACCTCCACAAATTCTCTCTCTTTTTAAATAATCTTCTAACACTTTATTATATTGTTTAGTGCCTTCTAAACCAAAACCTACATCGTAAGTTCTTTCGTAGAACTCATCAAAATCAAAACGATCCAATTCAAACAAAATACTAAATAAACTCATTTAAAGTATTTACTGTTCAATAATCTATCTAATTACAGCATCTCTTAAAAACCCCGTTGGGCGTAACTCCATAGGAACACAACCATCTACTGCATCCCAAGCTACTTCTGAATAAATCTTGTTTATTTCATCTTGCCATTCCTTAAGTAACCTATGTAAAGACCTTAATTGAGCATCATTAGTAACTATCCCTAACATCAAAGCAAACGCCTGTTCATTCAACTCTTCTAAGAATAAACTTACCTCTAAAAACCTATCAGATTTACCCCTCTTATAAGGTAAACTGTTTATATACCACCCAAAAGAACCTAATGTGTGTATATAATCATACTTTATACTAAATGTATGCACTAATAGATTACTCTTTTTACCTCTTAATGTTATAAACATATTATCATGATATATCAATACCCTACATTTATAAACCCCATCTTCTTTACCTTGTAAATTATTCAAACGCGTTAGATTTCCATGTTTATCCATACAATACACGAAAAATCTAAGTAAACCCCTTAAATCTTGCATTATTTCTTTTCTATCTATTGCCATAATCACACCTCTTACAAACCATTATAAGGTATCAACTCAATTAAAACATCTTTGTAATCTGTACCATCTAAAATACTTACACATTCATATAGGTCATCATCAGTAATCACACTTTCGATAAAACCTATTGTTTTATCTATATTTATCCCATCCCTTTTATACAAAGTACTCTCTACATTTAAACCCTTAGTAGCCAATACCACTTCAAATTTATATAGTAACTTCCCTGTTACCTTATTAAACAAAGCAGTAGTCAATTTCACACCATCACCCTCAGAACAATGCTTTAATTCAATTTGCCCACCAAAAGCAGGTCCTAAAGACATTACAATGCTTCTAAAAGTACTCTTTAAGTACAAATCAAAATCTATAAAATCAACCAACATATCTAATCTTCTACAACATTCAACATCTACAACATCGTTTACTAGTTGAATGATTTTTATTAATTGAGCCTCACTTCTTATAGCATCCACAACACTATACAATACTTCATTAGGCATCCCCAAATCTTTATCATAAACCAAATCCCTTCGATAATATTGCTCACGAACCTTACCACCATGATAAGATTTACTAACTAATACCCAATTATCATCAACGACAAAAGTAACACTTATTTCATGTAACTTGTAACCTGTTTTCTTAGCGTGTAAATCTAAATAAAACCTATCTTCATCCACAGAAATGTAACCCTCATAAGTACCATCATCTATGTAGGTATTGTTTCTAAACTCCGTACCTAACATTAATTTTTCAAACCTTACACTTAGTAAATCAAATAGTTCCTGTCTTAATTCCTCTTTTATCATACAAAACACCCACTTTTATATTAAAATCCTAAATGCTACCTTACTATTTATTTTCTTCTCAAGGGCAACCATCAGTTCATGCAAAGCATTAAGCTGTGCTTCAGTTCGCACAACACGGATCAAGTCACTAAATTCCCACTCACATCTATTCGTACAATGCATCTTACAACACATCTTATCAGGTAAATAAACACCCTTTACACAGGGTATACTCTCCATATACCAAGGGTTCTCTAATTTTTCAAAATTACTTCGGTAATGGTCTATCTTTATATAATGTACACAACCTCCATTGTTATTACTAAATAAGAAAACCTCTAAACTACCTGTATCTATACCCTCATCCTTATTACGTACCAATCTTACCTGACAAGTAAACTTAGAATTGCTCAACTTACAACCTACACGCTCACCCACAACTAACTTATCAAATAGACTAGACATCCTCATAAGAATAAACACTAAATCTTTCTCTTTCGTTCTTTCTGCCATCAAAACATCCCCTATATATTTAAACTTCTGTTACTATTGTACTATAGAGCTGTTCCTCAATCTGTACCAACAACTCATCCAAAGCATTATACTGTGCATCAGTTTGAATAACATCTAAAACTTGCACAAATTCTAACCTAGACCTCTGCTTACAATATCGTTTAAAGCATTCATTAGCTGGTAGACACTCACCTTTTACATAAGGTATACTTTCTATATACCAAGGGTCGCCTACCTCTTTAGAAACGTTTAAATAATGCTTTATTTTAATATAATGTACGATACTCTTAGAGTTATGACTAAACAAAAATACCTCAAAAGTACCAACATCCAAATCTTCAACATTACCTCGGTTTAGTCTTACACAACATCGAAATTTAGAATTTCTCAATTCTTGAGTTATATCCTCCCCTACATATAACTTCTTCGGTAAACTAGATAATCTCACTAAACTACGCATTAATTCTTGATCGCTCTCACTTAAAAACATTTATTACAACCTCCTACTTACAACACCATATTTAATAACTTCACTAAAGCCCATTTCTGGTCCTTATTTCTTACAACCTTAACCATTGACTTAATATCATCAATACCTAATTCATTCGTTGTTATTGACACCGCTGTCGTTAAATTGACTACACCTCTTGAATACATCCTACTTATTGCAGTAACATGACCACTACCCTCTATAATAGGCTGCTTTAAGATTATCTCGTGTACAGGTAAAGCTGATTGTCGCCTATATAAAGTTACTATTTTCACATAAACACCAACTTCTTCATCCTTTACCAACTTGACACTACCACCATATAGTGATGAAATGTTTACATACACTTCATCCTTACTTCCGTTGTATTCTAATAAGTTACATATAGCTACAAATAGAACACTATTTACACCTTCCTTAGCCATGACAACATACACCTCAAACTTCCTTACTACTCGTCTTCAACCTGACCTCCACTTACGTCAAGGTCTTCATCTTCTTCTACTTCTGGCTTCACTACTGTACGCTCTATTGCAACATTGCCTAAAAAGACCTCCAACTCACCTTCGTAAAGCTCAATAAAGTCACCTACACTTACCACTTCATCCACATACTTATCTACTAAGTTTGCTATAACATACTCACTTACAAAACCACTTAACCACTTGCAGTAACTTAATCTCTTTGTTACCTGCTTAGGCTCTACACTTGCACCCTCCTTAGGTATCTCATATACAGGATTACCCTCAGCATCCACAACTTTCTTATCTAAAGCTATTATTCGATTATTAGGTGTATAAACCCCTATATAACCACCTAAGTCAATTTCTATTAAGTCTTTGTCGTACACTTGCCCAAACTTAACTTCGGCAAAGTTCTTAGCAAACTGACTTACTACCTCTTCTTGATACCCTTGTAATGCCTTTATAGGCTCTACATACTCATGCATATAATCCTTACCATGCTGTAAAGCTTCCGCTAACTTCTCTAAACTATAATAATATAATCTATCTCGACTTGTAGCCTTACCATCCTTTACTTCTTCTCTCATTAATGTATAAGGATTGTAATTATCCACGTCTACCACATAACCATATTTTAAATTAATTTTCATTAAATTTTACCTCTTTATCTTTTATCTTTACCACTAAGTTTACCACATTTTTAAGTTGTTAAGTTATCACCTCTCAACAACCTACTATAAACCAAAAAGTAAGTCCTCAACCATCTCTTTATATATAAACCTTATAAACACCTAGAAAAGACCTTCGTAACCCTCTCCTATATAAATTACCTTTTCCTCATCCGAAAGTTTCTTATTCTCAATTACCTGTAGTAACTTACTAAATAAATGTTCAGTTACCTTCACTACAGGTGTACCTTGCTCAAATACCAAGTCTTTTACATCTCGTACTTCGTAACACAACCATTCTCGATTAAAGACTACCGCCCTATTGCCACATACCATTACACCACAATAAGCCAATTCTCCAGGATATATTTGCTCTATAGCACCTACCCCTAATAACTTATCAAAATAAGGTTCAATTACCTCTCCAAAAAACTGCTCATTAGCAAATGGTGCATATTCTCCTACAAAGTCAACCTCACTCCTTAACTTCAATAAATTTGTTAAATAAGCCTTATTATACACGTAAGCCTCAAAAGACCTAGCAAATATTTCTGTAGGTGCTCCATAATAATACATCTTCTCTAATTTCAGTTCTTGATATTCATTAAATACCTTTGTTCTTATATCTACAAACCCACTTTGTAAAGATAACGGTGTTGTTGAATCAGATAATAAATAATCTATAGCATGCCCATACTCATGCACAAAACTACTTACATCTCTTATATCTACACATAAGTTATTTATGTAAGGAAACCATAAACCTAACGCCTTATAATTTCCCAATTTTCTAAACCTTAACTCCACCATGTTATCAGGTAATACCCAAGGGAATTTATCTATAGCTTCCTCTATAAATCTATATGTATCATTATCTATATCATTATCTATTTCTACAAATGAATACCTATCTAGCAACTTACTTGACTCCATTAAAGCTAACTTCTCTTTTGTTATATGTTTCTTAGTTTGAAACACCGCTGCTTGAGTCTTACTTAGTTCTCTATTGTACTCCTCCTGATATCCCAACATTATCTGGTCTGTATACATACTATGTAACAATTTCAACATGTTCTTGTAAGCCTCGTGACAACCTATCAAGTAGGCTGCAAAATCTTTCATGCGAGAAACCCCTACACCTAAAAATACCCTGATTAAACTAGGAAATTCTAATAAATGCTCCTTAACTTTAAAAATTGCAAATTCAACCCTACCATAAGTATCTCGCTCACCTATTTGCACGACTTTTGAACATTCCTCCAATAAACCAGCAAATTTATAAGCTAACCATAAAGCTCTAGCATCAACTAATACAACTACATAACCCTTCTTCTTATCTAAAACTAGACTACTTGCCTCATTAAATAAAGTTGTTCGAGTCTTCTTAAAACCTAACACCCCATCTCCTTTTAATGATGAATAATCCACTAATAGCATAGTATCCTCATACCTAACCATAAAGTCTTGTGTTTGTTTGTCTATTACATATAGTCCTACCCCGTTATCGTCAAACAGCTCTTTCCTCAAACTTAATGCTTTTAAACAACTATTTACTTTTGAACCATAAATCTTACCATAGTAATCTAAAGCAGTTAACACACCTAAATCCTTACTTCCTACATTTAAGAACTTATGTGCAGCATCACCTATAAATCTATGTGTTACCCCGCCAAAGAAATACCTTATAGCAAGCTCTACCTCTTCTCTCAAAGCCTCAACGTCAGTTAAATCGACACTCTTATACATGTAATTCCAAAACTTATTAAATTGTTTAGCCTTATCTTCATTCGGATCTATGATGACCTTCGGGACTTTAGTCACCTTAAATTCCCTCGTTAAGTTCACTATCATTGTTACTAACACCTCCTATTTTCATTACCTTAATTTTAAGAACAACTCATATTAAAAGGAGTTGTGAATTTATAAACCCACAACTCCTTATCTCTTAATTACCCCATATATCCGCACTCGATACCTTCGGTATAACTTCTTTTTCTACGTCCTTCTTACTATCAGACTTACTTAAATCATCTACCGTTATTTCTGGTGTCTTTACATTTAATATTGTATTAGAATTACTTATAACTTTGTTTATTCTATTTACTTTCTTTTCGTCAGTATCATCTTTACTCATACTTGGTATACCTACGTATAAACACGTATCTAACCTATACCCCTCGTAACTACACAATCTCTGTATCGCACCATTTATACCAAAACCTGCGGTTACTAAACATATAGTTGGCTTTCCATTTATAGCCCTATCTCGTATAAAATCCTCAATTAAAGCAATATCGTCCAGAATATTAGGACTAAACACCACTACAACCAAATCGTACCTACTGTACTCACTATATTCACTTACCTTACCACGTAATTCCTTTATCTTCATAGGTGTTAAAACACTACCTACCGTTAAACCACCTTTATAAGCACCTGCTAGTATCGTAAAACCTAACATCTCAAAATCTGCCTTACTACCCAAATAATATAACATTGATGTTTCAGGTACTCTACCCCTAGATACTGTCGAAATTACACTTTGTAAATTATCCATTAAAGCACTTAACACTTCTTTATCTAATTGATTATAGGTATATCTACCAAACAAAGCTATCGGGTCTAATTCAACACTTAAAAACCTACGCTTAAAACCTAGTACCTCCGCTAACGATAACTTCTTACCACCATCGTCAACACCCTCAACTAAATGCTTTTCCTTTTCCTCAGCACACCAAGGACACGGTACTAATTTACTTACACTTTCGTCAAATACATAACCATTACTACACTTACTATTCTTACATAATTTCATTCTACTATCACCATCTTTATCTACTTATAACTTAAAACTCCAACCCAAACAATCTCCCTAATTCGTCATAATCAAATCTAGTCTTTCTGAAACGTTCAATTTCAACTATCCAATCATCCCAAGTTACTAAACCTGTATAATGTAAGATTAAAAAGAAACCTATAACCACCAATACTAAGGCAAACACCCCTAATATCTTACGCCTTCTTTCCTCTAAAGCAAATAAGTACGCTTCGTGTGAATTGTCCTCTACCATAAAAACACCTTCCTTTCTTACTTCAAGTCCCTGTAATGTCTATTATACTACAAAAGTAGAGCTGATTTTTCTCAACTCTACTCGATTTTACTCAACTCCTAACTATTTAAGCCTACTTGTAAATAGTCTTCAAACCTACCATTTTCAAAGTCGTCACAAGTACTGTGAAAATTACAACTAGTCAATAATTCCTTAATTATTTCTCTGTATCTTGCTTTATCTGTAGTACTGAATACCAAAGCTAACTGATATAAGTCTTTATCATAAAAACTATACTCGATAACCGTGCAAATGCGACTTAATGCCTTATAATAAGAGTCTTCTTTCTTAAATCTAGCTAAATCACTTATAGTCTTTTTCCATGAAATACGTACATCCAATTCATCCATTAACCCTTTATACTGAATATACGTTACCTTTATATCTTCATGTAACCTACTGTATATCCTAGTAGCTAACGCATACTTATTATCTCGTTCTTTTTCCTCTAAACAAATGGCTATAATATCATTATGCAACCATTGAGCAAGTAAAGGTAAGTTTTCTTCTTTTACCAAACCAGCCAAGTAATTCTCAACTTCTGGTTCAACTTCCTTAGTATCAACTCGTAAACTATATACCCAATCAATAGCATCTTTTAAAATTTGTGCTTTCAACATTTTAACACCTTCCTTCACTTAGTCTAATAATCTCAAAAAACTATCTGTAGCTGTTCGTGGTCGTTGACTTCTTAAATTTACATAATCTTCATAAATACCCCATTCAATTAAGTACTTATCTAAAAAATATTTGTCAACGTACCCTCGACAACTAGCATAATCTAATCTCCATTTTAAACCTTGTAACGCTTTTAAATTAGCGTTAAAGTCAATCTTATAATTAAATAATGTATTTAACAAAGGTACAATAAAGAAGAATCTATCCACTTCTCTTAAGGTCATCTTATTATCCATACCCCTTAAACCTACTTCTTTACCATCCAAAAAGTCCATAATTTCATCTTCATATTTCGTTGTTCCTAAAATATCACTAAACACCTTCACTAAAGGGGTTCTATCTACTACCCCATTAGCTCTTAGAAATTCCCGAACTCCCATCAATATCCACCTCCACTAAATAATACCTTACTAAATAATCCACTAATGGTTTGAGTTGTTGCTCATCCTCATAATATAATTTTAAATACTTTAAAAATGTATCATGAGAACTTTCACGAGGTAATAACAAGAAATACCCAAAAGAACTCAATAAGTAATTTATAAAAATATACGAAGTTCTCTTATTTCCGTCTACAAATAACTGACGACGCATCATCTTACAATATAATTCTACACAACCCCTATAATCGTCTATTTCCTCTAGTTCACTATAAAACCAATCTAAGTTCTCCTCAAATGTATATGTATTAGGTATATATGTAGTACCTGTAATCCTTATTGGTTTTACCCTGAAAACACCTATATCTAAGGTATTATACAATAATCCAGCTACTACCAACTCATGTAACTCAGTTAAATATATAATTACATCCTTGTAGTAACCCTCTGTAAATGAGTATTTAAAAGCCAAATCAATGTTTCTAATTACCACATAGTCACGAAAACTACACCCATGCTCAGCATTATATTCTTGCTCATAAGCCAATAATCTAGCTGTTTGCATGTATGTAGCAGAAACACCCTCTAACAATGACAATCTATGCACAATATCTACTTTGTATTTCTTATAAAATTCTAAAGACACTTTTAGCACCCCTTTTTACAACTATTTATTTTAACAATATCTCTTAAACTTCTATCTTAGCATTTTCTTCATTCATTGTGTACTTAAAGTACCCCATAAAAGCACTCCTATCTTTTAATTCCTCTAAAACCATTTCTAAACCATCACTTAACCCCTCTACCAAGAACTTATTAAGTAATGATACCTCACCTTTAGTATGCTTAGCTGTAGCTATAGCATGCTGCCTAGCCCTAGTTAAGACCTCGTACTCCTTCTTGTTAGCCATTATTATATAAATATTCTTACCTACTATGTCAAGCTCACGTACCATACGCCCCTCAACTTGAGCCATTTTACCACTATCCTTACTAAATGAATAAAAGACCAAGTGATTTACTTCATTCATATTTAAACCTGTTTGTAAGTTCGTTAACAACACATCTCTCTTTTCTTCCTTGAAAGCATCCTTTACAACTGCTTTCTTCTTAGCTGTGTTAGTATCCTGCCCATTTAAAATACTTACTGTAAACCCAGCTTTCTCTAACATATCTCGTAAGTTATACTGTGTTTGCACATTCTGCACATATACAATAAATTGTTCTCCTCGATTTTCACGTACTAACTCCAATAACTTCATAGCCTTAGGCACATCCTCTAAATTAAAAGTCCATTCATCATCAATTATACTAGGATCTTCAAATACCGCATAATACATTGAAGTCTTACCTAACAAGTCCCTCTGATAATTAGACAACTTATGTAAATACAAATGTACATGACTTCCTACAACAGAAACACCACGCTCCTGCCTACTTCTCTTAAAATAAATATACCTAATCGCCTTATTAAATTCATCCGTATTCCTATAACCAATTATCTGATTAGTTATATGATGTTTTACACAGTAAGCCTGCTCAAACGGTGTCTTGTTAGGCATTTTATCAGGTGCCACAAAGTCTAACTGTGCATACATTGTTGTTATATCCTTCGCAAATACAGTTGCATTTAAACATACAACATTTTCTGCATATTCTCTTAAGACCATCATGTTCTTATACACATCACTTCGTACATTCCCTAAAACTTCACTTTCATCCACAAATAAATAAGTCAACTTATCCTCACCTAAATAATTGTGTAACCACCTCATAAATTCAAAGCTCTTGACTGCAGAATATGTTGCTACAATACCCTCGTAACCACCTATTTCCTCGCCCTCTTTTATAAACCTAGCTACTTCTTTCTGATCCCCACTAGTAACACCTACATACTCCCCTGTAAACATTACTAATTCTTTCCTAGATTGATGTATTAAGTGGTTCGCTGTCACAAAAACATACCTAAAGGGTACACCCAACTCCTTACACCTATTCCTATATATATTTATCAAACTAGCAGTTACCGCTGTTTTTCCTAACCCTACTGACGCCCCTAACAAAGCATTTTTTACCAATAACGTAAAGGCTACATCCAACGTCTGACCATCCCTCAAACCCCCTAAAGGTTTATCTACCCCTACAGAGTTCTTTTGTTCTAAAACTTGTTCTATCTGTTCTTCTCTTAAAGCGTAAATACTATTCATTAGATTAGGTATCTCCTGCACTACTCCTCCAGTACCCACAACTTCGTTTATATATTCTAATAAAGTATCAACCTTATCACATACCTCAGGCTCTAAATCACCCCTAAAAGCATCTCGATACATTTCTACATTTCTTACTGCCACACAAAACCCCACTTTCTTAATTTACTCACTACCCTATTATAACAAAAAATGCTAGAGCCTGCTTACCAAACTCTAGCACTTTTCATTATATTATTTTCCTATCTTCTCAAAGTATGCACCTAACACAACCTCAGTTAAGGCATCCTTAAATTCTAAAGATAAATACGTAACTACAGGCTTAGACTCATCATTTAAACCTACCCTTCTTTCAGGTAGAGCTACTTCATATCTACCTCCACGCTTTCTTACCTTAATTCCATGAATTACAAATGAATTTGCTATAGTTACTGAACAAATACCACAATTCTCATTACGTTTCTTTGTACTTCTTTCATCCTTAAATCTTACATCTGTTATATCTTCTTTTAATATTACCATTTCAATACTCCATCTTTCTTTATTACGCATGAGCAAAAATAATTACCCCACGTTTTCTTAGTAAATTACCCCTCTCTAAAGCTATCTCTAGCTCCCTAGGAGAAAAATACTTAAGCACCTCAACTTCTGATACCCTCACTAAACGTCTTGTGTAAAGAACTATATCCTCCCCATCACGTCTAACAAACTTATCAACTACTTGTACAGGTTCTTCTACTATTATCTTAGGCTGCACAACTTCGTTAATTACACTAGGTTGCACCCTTTTAACTTCATTTTCCTTCTCTTTCTCTTCACTTACTACTTTATCTACCGCTACACCTAAATACCCAAAGTATATATTCTTCAAGTCTAATTTTAACGTACAAGGCTCAACCTCATTCATAAATTGCACCCATTCAGGTTCTTTAGTAACTTCTCTTTCAACAGGTTTACTTTCTTCAAGTAATTCTACACCCATTTCCTCAAAAGCTACTTCCTCTTCATCATCTTCTAACACCACTTCGTCAAATTCTTCATCAAATACTCCGTCCGCAATTTCATCCTCAAGTTTGTTTAAGTCTAATTCTTTTTCTAAGACGTTTATTTGCCCCTCTGACGTGTTTGAGTGGTTTGTTAGGTGTAATTTATCATGAACAGTATCTGAACTCGTTAGAGAGCCTCTCACGAGCTGTTTTTCGTCCAAATCTATACCAACGTCTTGTGTCACTAAGTTAGGAGCTTTATTCAATGTTTCAACAAGTCCCACTCGAACATCTTCTTCATTACCTGTTACACTTATATCCACACGCTCTTTTTCTTCAACATCTATCGTTGGTACAGAAGATATGTCAAGTTCAGGTAACGGCCTGAACTTGCTTATCCTCTTAAACTCACTTTCTCGTATGTTCTCTAAACTATCATATTTATATATCTTTCTACCAACTATCTGCAAATAGACCATAAACCTACTCTCTATTATGTTAGGTAACTTAATTTGCATTTTATACCACCTACCTATCTACGTCCCTCTATACTAGCCACCCAATCAGGCTCATCAAAGACCTTTATATCCGTTAAATTCGTTTTCTTAAACAAATCTATCTGCTCCTTCTTAGCATTAGACTTAGCATAAGCAGAATTTTCTACTTCATCAGGACACACATCACTCCAAATCTTCCTTTGTGTTTCAAATAACATCGGTATCCTTAAATCATCAGACATAAGTACCGGGGCATGTGCATATTTGACCTCTGTACTGTTAGGTAACTTAACAGCAAATTCCCCTATCTGCTCCAATGAATATTGGAAATCTTTTATGTTCTTTAATTTGAATACCTCTTTTACCGTATCACTATCAGCTTTTACAGCCATCTTGAAATCTATGTTGTCAGACGCTAACTTGTCTATAATATCATGCCTTATAGTATGTGGTATTAAGATTAACCTAATACCCAAGTTAGGAAACTGCGTTATAGCTCGTTTTAACAACTTATGGAAATCCTTACGTATATTATCGTCTGATGCACTACTTAAAGCTACTAACTCGTCAAATACTATATAAATAAACGGTAATTTATTTTCGACATTTCTCTTGTTATAAGCCTTAATAGAACCAGCATCAGCTATAATCTCACTACGTCTTGGGGCTTCAACCTCTATAATATACTCCAATACATTCAGTAAGCCCTCAGGCGTTGACTCAAACCTTTTTACATGTGGTGTTTGTAACGGCGCCCAATCCGAAGTCCCATCCTTAACGTCACCCATATAGAATTGTACTTCCTTAGGACTACAAAATTGAACCATTTGACTTACTATTACTTTTACTGATACTGATTTACCTGTACGTGGCTTACCACAACAAATAATACTCTCAACATCATACAAGTCTGTTAATACAGCACTTCCTTTTTCATCATACCCTAAACATACCGGTATCTTGTTCTTAGGGTTTGTAAAGAAATCACGATTTTTTATAAGGATATCCCTTAAATAAACTAAGTGGTTTTCCCCTTTAAATATCGTTATGTAAATCTTTCTACCTGACAGAACCATTTTAGAATAAATACCTTTATTCCTACTACCATCATCCTTAGTTGATATTAATGCTGTCAATTCTTCGTTAAACCCATCAATATGAGCCTTAGTCAAACCTTTTCTTGAAACAACTAAATCAAACACCATTAAACGCTCTTTAAAACTCATTATTTCTACATAATTTTCTTCTTTTTGACCTGCAGCATCCTGAGCCTCATGCAGTAAAGTCGCATATTTCAAAGCAACTTCTGAATCTACGTCATGCTCAACCTCCTTATCAAAGGCTGCAGTACCACCGTCTAGCATCTCTATAAAACTATCAAACAATAAACCACGATTTACTAAAGAACCCTCAGTATTCTCAAACCTATTTAAGACACCTTGTATCTGCTCCTCACTAGCCTCAACACCCGCTTCATCTTCCACAAAACCATGTGTCATTTCAGCTGGGGGTTTTACTTTAGCTAATAAACCACCTATTCCAATATCATCTTCTAAGTCGTCCTCATCTTCTTCATCTTCATCATCCATTGCAAAGATATCAGCATCTAAGTCTATGTCTTCTTCGTCTTCATCATCTTCATCTTCATCATCTTCATCGTCTAAACTTAACGTACTAGAGAACTTAGAACCAAAATTACCCCCGAAGTTATCGTCTTCAAGCTCATCTTCTTTATCCTCACCTGTTACGTCAAAGCCCATTTCGTCAAAGCCTGTATGTACCTCAGACTCAGGAGAAACTACTTCCTCTATAACTTCTTCTTCTCGCTCCCTTGGACTTATCATGTTATCCAACATCCAAGCACCAAAAGATATCACACAACTTACTAACATGGTTAAGAAAAAGCCACCTGCATTCCAACCTAATAAAACTAACACAAAACCTAATACAGAGAAACCACCATAGATACTAAATAAAGTTGCTAAAAAAGATTTCCTTAATCGTGAATTGCTACCCATTGTTTTCATTAATGGATATAACTCCTTTAATACCTCAAATGCTTTCTTACTACCTGTAGCACCTAATTGTAAACTTTTATCGAATATTTGTTCAGGCTTGCTTTTAGAAAACTGAGGTTGCTGATTTTGAGGTTGTTGGTGGTTGTTATAACTAGACATACCACCAACACCAAACTGACTTCCATTAATTGGACGCCCTCCAAAATCATTATTCATACCACCCGGCATACCACCATAATTCCTACCATTAGGCGGCATACCAAAATCTCTGCCCCTAGGTGGTAAATTACGGTCACCTAAACCACCCATTGGTTTACCTCCCAAATCATTACCACCCAAGTCTCGACCTCCCATACCACCTAAAGGTCTTCTTCCTATATTCCTATTTCCTGCAACACTTCCTCGTTGCATTATTTCGTCTAAATTAGAGCGTCTACCCATACTCCTCTCCAGTATATCCATACCACGTTCATGAGGAGCATTTCTTTCAGCACGCCTTACACGTTCCATCTCTAAAGCATCATCAGGTATCTTATCATCTACACTAAATTTTCTTACCACTCTCTACTCACCACCTTAAGACGTAAAATACATCATTAATACCGCTATAAGAACTATGACAACTAACGTTGCCACAATTCCGGTTTCCAACTTATCGCCCTCTTCTCCGAAAGCATGCGTAAAAGCCCACAACGGTATAAGTACAAATATCAATATCGTTAATACTACCACTTAATTTACCTCACTTCCACTACACTAATCTTGAGTTTTAACACCCGTTCTAAATAGTGGAGATTGTGCTAACCACTTAGGTAAGTTAGTTTTTACTATTACTGCTTCTCCATTATCTATTCGTGTTAAAAAGGCTTTTAAGTACGGATCTGCCATTACAGCGTCATACTCCTCATCACCACGTTCACTAAAATCACCCTCAGTTATCTCCTTAGCACTTGCTATCTTAACTAATTCCGGGTACATATTTGGCATGTTGAACACTTCACATATTCTCTTTAATACCGTGTCATTAGGTATTAAACCTATCTTAAGTAAGTTTACAGAACCAAATAAGTTGAACTTATCTTCTTTTAATAACTCACCGGGGTCATTCGAGATTACTATGTTTATATCCCCCAATTTACGTCCCCCTGATAAAGGTGTTTTTAATAACGTTACAGCTGACTCCAATTTACTCATACGTTGCAACTCCTCCCACACTTTGTAATTATACTTACCACGTGCAAAAGACGCTACCGAACGTATATACGAAATTAAAGCTGCATTCATAGGTATTAAAGCACTATCTAACGGAGATAAATTATCCTCCGTTTTACCCCTCATAGCAAAATTGTTTATTACTAAATCTGCCTCAGATATTTCCTCAAACGTTACAGGACGTGTGAAATACGTATTAGATTTCTTCTCTTTATCAAAGTAAACAGCAAATTTTTCTAATAAGTATAACTTCTGCTCCTTAAATTCCGCAGACTCTTGAGCAGGTTCATATAAATTCATATATTCATAAACATCATACAATGTTAACCCCTCAGACTTTTTCCAAGTACTCAAATCATGAGTAATACCTTTGTCTAAATAGAATGAGTTAATACCATTCTCTAAGATTACGTCAATCCAAGCAAATTTCTCTCGGTTAGACGGCCCTATTATAGCTGCAAATATCGACCTTATATGCTCCTTAGATACTTCTAACAAGTCGTTATCAATTTCAGGTAAACCTGTAGCCCTCAAAGGCACAGGATCATAATAATAACCAGAACCTACAGAGAAGTCTAACGTTACTACCTTAGAATGCTTAGCTAACAACTTACCAAAAGCTGTATACTCATTACCCTCGTAGTCATTGATAGTTCCTACCATGTTCTTCATACCTTGTAACTGCATTATTAACGACTTAGCATCAAACGACTTACCTGAACCTGTCATACCCAAGATTAAGGCTACCTCAGCATCCGTACCACTACGTTTAAATGTCTTAAATACATGAGCTAATGTATGTATATCTGTACCTAAGTACACTTTACCTTTACCTACCACACCTTGCTCAAATGTATGATACCTTGCTGTTATTTCATCAGATACTAACGTTGGCGGAAATAACCCACGCTCCCTCTTAGTCATTTCCCCTGTAAATGGAGAAATCGCTTTTAAATACTCTGATAAATTACCTGTTATTCTTGTTATTCTAAAACCTTGTTTGTTCTGTAAAGACTTCTCTAAGTCTTTCATAGCTATTGTAAGCTCTCCATTACGCTCACCTGTTACTATTAACAACGTTCGTTGCATATAAAACATCCTACGATAACTACCCTCTGAACCACCAGCTCCAGCTACAGTTGTATCTGCTAATGTTAAATAGTCCAACGTTTCCCTTGTTCTAGCATCCTGCACATCTTTTGCTATATGCTTTCCTTGGTTAAATTCATCTCGCTTCTCTGTTCGTATCTCTTGTGATACCTCTCCTAAAATTTGCATCCTTGACTTGAAAGCTGCATCATCCCAAGGAATATCCTCTCCCTCTTTTAACTGAATAGAGTTTAAAGATACCCCTACAGGCATGTTAGCCCTCAACGTCTTCAAATACCCAAATTCTATTATGTCAGGGTAACTTTCAACTACATACAACGCTGTAGCCCTATTCGTCCCTGAATATATAAAGTTACTATCCATATACAACTTTGCTGTCGATACTGGACCTGCTAACGGGTTATACCTATTCTTCCACTCGTAAAAAATAGTATCCCACATATATACCAATTTCTTTGTGTTCTCTATAAAACCCAAACTAATCTACCTCCTTGCCTGCAAATCTAATAATTGCTCTAAATACATTATCGTCTGTTCCATACCTTGCTGTATCTTCACTATTCGTTCATCTTCTTTTGAACCTATGTTGTTAATTAAACCTAGCACCCCTAATTGACCTCGTACACCTTGGTCGTTTACAATCGTCTGTTTAACTTCCAACTTCAACGCTCTCATGTGGTCTAAGTTACTTACTGCATGTACAGTCTTTATCCCTCGACCTGTTACACATTCCTCTTTCTTATCAGTTCTATCCAAGATAATATACAAATCACAAGCTAAACTTTGCATTAAAAAGTCCATTACCGCCGTAGTTGGTGTTGTTGTATACACCTTAGAACTTGTCATTAACTTTCCTCGACTATGTACTATCGTTGTTGGATTAGCCTCGTCAAAAGCTCTCTTGTACCTCAAATCAGTCATGTAATTCCTATTTGTTACCACTATTAACTTAGTCTTTATATTGTTTACTTTATCTTGCTTTTCTGCAAAAGCATATAAAAATGATGTTAAATACCTACACGGAGAATGCTCCTTTACTACCAACACCTTCGCTGTGTCTGTATAGTTGTATACTGGATAATTGTTAGTCCCAGCTAAGAAACCACTACCTTTTGGAGCTAAATTCGCTATCTCTTTTTCCTTCAGTTCTAAATCCTGCTCTAATGAGATTACACGCTCCCTATCTACATGTATTAAGTTTACTAATTGCTCCCTTAACACATCCCTAGAAGTCATTTCATCTAACATTCCTATTACCTTAGAGTAAGAATCCTGTACCATATTCTTCTGTATCGGACTTAATTCAGTTACCTGCTTACTTACAAAATCATCTAATACACTTATCTCACTAGAAATATCCTCATCGTCTATTCGTATATTACCCTTTTCTAAGTAGTCTATTAATTCAGAATAACTGTTTAAATCATCTAAACAACTATCATCCCTTAAAGACTGTGAACCTAAACCTTTGATTACTTCCTCTATCAACGGTACCGGGTTATTAGCTACGTAAACTAAATGTGTATTTAAAACCCGTCTTACCACACCTACTAGAAAACTTACCGTATCCTCCAATAAATCATCAGATGACTCAAATACCACAAATGAAGATTTTGTTACTGTTTCTACATCCTTCACAGACCTAACCACTTTAACATTACCTAGTTTTATATCTTTTGTCGTTATTACATAATCTGCCACTTTCCTACACTACCCCTCATAACTAATTTAACTTGCTTGAAGCTACTGCATCAGCTTCCCTTACCAAAGCCCTTACCGCCTGTTGCTCCTGTTTAGTAAACCTACGTCTACCAAAAAACTTACCACCAAATGAGAATACCTTTAAAACACCCGACTCTGCCAAACAATGTGGTGCTTTTTTTACAATTTCATCGTCCTCCTCATCTTCTTCAATATACGTAGCCATTGTCGTTACCTTTTCATCACGCCTACTTGAATAAGTCATTCTTAATTCATCTATAGGCTGATAACACAAGTCACGTACAAACTGTACATCAGTCGTTCTATTTACTACAACATCCGTGTAAATACCTGAATGGTAAATCCTATGGAATATATCCACCATGTTTAATTCATGTTGAAACCCTACACGTGCCAAAAATACAACTTCTGTTCTTAAATTAGACTCTGTTAAATATTGGTGTAAAGATGCTAAATAAGTTTCATTCTGTATACTTTGCGTACTACACACAATCCTATTATAAATCTTCTTTTGCACCTGCATAGAGTGCATTAAATCCGTTAAGGTCTTAAAGCCTATCACGTCTCTTCTACCATACACCCTTTCCACAGCACTAACAACACCCGGTGTCGTATCTCCTAATACCAATGCTATCATTTCTTTACCTCCTCTAGAATAAACTTATTTCTTCATTCTCGTCTATTTCTTTATCTTTCTTACTTGTTTTCTTAGTCGCTTTTTTCGCTGCTTTCTTACTTGTCTTTTTAGGCTCTTCTACTTGCGGCTCACCACCAAATAAATCTACAGTATCCACATTTTCTACTTTGCTTTCATTTCTTAATACCTGTGTAAACGTATCTTGCTCACTTACATCAGCACCATCAGTAAAGATATCCAATAACACATCTTGCCCCTCACCTGATTCTGGTAAGTCCACTTTGTTTTCTTCTTCTACTTCATATTCGTATTGCTCTACTGTATGTACACCACTTATAGGCTCATTCAATATCTTACGTTTTCCTTCTTTGTTAGCTACCCATAAGAACCTTATTGCCTTCGTATTCGCTTTTTCAGCTATCAAGTCTAACATCTCTTTAATTTCTACATTCTCAATACCAAACAAGTTCATTGTTAAATTCTCAAGCTCCATTTGGTTTAAATTCTTAAACCCTCGATAATTACCATTGTTAGCTGTAGATATTAAATATGCTACGTTCTCATGTAGCGTCTGCTCACTACACTTACCACTAAATACAAAATATTCATAACTTAACCTTGAATTATACGAAAAGTCGTCCAAATGCTTATATAAATCAGCTAAAACTTTCTCTAATATTACATCTGATACATCATTTAAGTTAGCATACAATTCATCCATCCTAACGTCACGTACCTCCGTAGACTGCACATCTAATACCGTCACTTTAATACCCCAAGGCTTAGCCATGTTATACATTTCAGTCAAAGCATTATAATGCTTATAACCCCATTTATCTCCATCACCTATACTAGATGAACGTATTGCTAAATACACTAAAGCCAATTCCCCATCCATGTAACTTAATGTATATGGTCGTTTATCAGCTATATCATATATACTCCAATACATAGATGAATCCACCATCTTATTTGGATCATCCCTCAATTCATAGTCCCTCTTAACTGACTTTTCATTGAATATAAATATCGAGATACCCCTCAACAATGGATATATACCAAGTATCCATAATAGAATACTTATGTACCAAGGGAACACCCTCACAAATAACCCCTCAATTACAACATATATAAGCACCGCTATTGCTACCTTCAATACCCTTGCTATTGTCGTATCACTCTTACCAAACGTACCTTGTGATGACGTTATATTTACTAAATTTGTTATACTCCTACTCTGTGGAGTCATCTTTATCTTATCAAAACCTAATCCCATCTACTTTACCTCCTAATCAATATACCAACGAGCTATCTTATCACCTATATACACCAAGTGTAATCGCTCAATTTTAGTTTCTGTCTTCCCAGCACCCGATACACCCAATGTCTTATATATCATTAAATACTCCTGATACTGATTTGTAAATGTCTTACCACTATATAATAAAGTCGCACTTTTTGCTGAATTATAAAAACCATAGTCCTTCTGCTTAGAACCTATATCACCCTGTGCTACATAGTTTACCCACTTCAACGAAGCACTCGCAAGCTCTCTACTTTCTTCATCATGAATTGTTATTATCTTAAGTCCTGCATCCATTACCGTTGCATCACTAGGTACTTTACTTATCCTATCTTGCCAAGTCTTATAGTCTATCTTATCACCTACAGCTACCCTCTCTCTACTTTCATACTTCTGCATCTCCACATTGTACTTCTCTATCTCTAAATCTCTCTCATTCATTATTAAACTATCCTGATAACTTTTATATGCCTTGTTACCACCATAACTTAAAACACCTACCACAAAAAGTACACCTAAAACTATTGCTATCTTTCTCCAATTCTCTTTAGTTAATAAATATACCTTTAACCATCGCCAAAACTTATATAAAAATACATATATACTATTCATACGTTATCAACTCCGTTCCGTCTTTATCGTAAATAACAGTAGTATTCTTATGTATTTTCTTCTCCTCAGAATTTACTCTTATATGCTGTAATGCCCTATTATTACTTATATCATAAAAATAAGTTACGTCAACTTTTAAATCTTTTGGAGCATCCTTTATACTACTTGTATCCTTATAGACACCCTTGGCAGCCACTTCGTTCTTTTGTTTCATGTTGAAATCCCCACCATGAACACTCTTATCAACTAAATTTACCTCCCAATTCTGTACCTTGCTTACTATTGCGTTCAATTCCTCACCACGCTCCACATAGTCCTTATATCTTACGTCATCAGCTACTGTCCTACCTAACTTCCAACGCTCATAACCACCACCAACTACAAACCTATAAGCACCAAAGCCCACTAAGGTAACTACTACACCTACCAAAGCTAAAACTTTCTTCCAATTCATTAGCTTTACCTGCTACATAAAATACACCAAATGTATATTCTATGACCCTTTCCTTTTATTTTAGAAATTCGTTTCTGCTTCCTCCCGTCTGATTTTGCCATGACATCAACTATTTAATATCACTAACTACTCTCATTTGATATAACGATCCACAGACTTAACTTTCCGTGTAGCCCACGGTAGTGACCTTATTTAAACTGCTGTCAAAACAGTATATTTGTTACATTGTCCTAAATTTCTAGCTGCATTAATATCCCTATCATGAACAACTTTACACTTAGGACATACCCAAGAACGTTCTTTTAACTTTAAATCTTTGTTTTTATATCCACAATCAGAACATATTTTACTAGATGGATAAAAACGTGGAGCTAAACGTAATTCAATTCCAAGTTTGTCACATTGGTTTGTTAAGAATAACCTTGAAGTATACCATTGTGCTTTGGAAATCGACTTAGATAAATGTTTATTTTTCATTAGACCTTTTACATTCAAATCTTCAATTACTATAAAACTTGGCTTTTGCTTTAATATTAATTGAATTGCTTTTCGATTATAATCAGTTCTAATTCTAGTTATCCTTTCATACAATTTATCCACAACTAATCTTTGTTTATTTATATTCTTACATTCATGTAAAGGACGTTTCATTTTAAAACTTTTCAACTGTCCTTTTTTCTTACCTGTTTTGTAATAAACTTTATTAGTCATATTACTCTCATATTTTCGTGATAACGCACGTTGTTTACGTCTTAACTTTTTCTCAAGTTTTATCACCTTAGGTGACTTATTAATAGAGGGTATCGTTAACTTCTCTGTGATAAACTGGTCTTTTAAACCAAAATCAATACCAATACCTTGATTTGAGGTAATAATTCGTTCATCTTTAGTTTCATCAACCAAACAAGAAACGTAATAACGCCCATTCTTCATAGAAACTGTTACAGACTTAACATTATTTAGTATATACCCAAACTCTTTCAAACGGACCCATTTTAATTTAGGTAAGAAAATACGGTGTCTTTCAACTTTAATAGTACCTATTAAATAAAAACTGTTATGCTTCCCTTTCTTTTTAAATCTAGGTACACCTTTACTACCCTTTAGATAACCCCAAAATGCCTTATGTGCATACATAATAGCTTGTTTTATAGCTTTACTTGGCGATTTTAGTAACCAAGCTGGTCTTTCAGCGTCATTATTTAGCATTTTAGAATAGTCATACCCTGAAATAATATCTTGGTGTTCTTTCAAACGATCAAGATTTAATTTTATGTACTGATTATAGACATACCTAGTGTTTCCAAAAGTTTGGTGTATCAACTCAATCTGTTCTTTATTCGGTTGAATCTCTGTCTTGTAAGCTCTCATCTAAACTAATATCCTTTATATATATTCTTTGCATCATAAATCAACACAACTTAATGCTTTTACCAATGAAATTGTTAATTGTTTCGCACTCCTACAAATTTACCCTATATTTAATACAAACTCTGCTTGATTTTCAAATTTTAAAAGGCTAACCCTCAAAAAAAGATTAGGTAAGTTAAACTTACCTAACCCCTCTAAACATTACAATACCAAGACTTCTTAGAAACTATCTCTAATCTTAAACCCTTCTTGTTTTAAATGTTCATCATATTCTTTTAAATCTTTTTCACATTCTTTTATTTGCTCTAATAAAATCTCTCTACGATCCGCTAAATCATGCAGCTCTTTTACTCGATTTTTCAAACCTTTACTTACACGACCATCTTCTACATAATTATCAGCAAAGATATATAAATCACGAATATATTCGTCCATATCCTTATCCCAATTATTCAAATACCCCGCGAAACCACGCTCTTCTACATAGTTTATAATTTCTTCAATAGCCTCTAAGACATCAAATTCTAAGTCTTTTAAATTACGTAGCCTTGTTTTTTGGAAATTTCTTATTGAAGATACTAAAACATCCTCAACTTTATGCTTCTCTTTAGCACATAAATTCTCTATGTTACTAGGAGAAAAGTTGTGTAGAATATTTTGAACCGCACCTTTTACCTCTAATTCCCCACGCTGTACACCACGTACACTTTTTACAAACCTTTTACAAGCTACTCGCATTACCATCATACTTCTAAATACAGGCAATGTACCTTGTAAATACTCTAAAGCTGTATAAATTTCAGCAGCCCTAGCCTCAGCTAGACTTGCTGTTCTTGTATCAGCATTACTTATGTAATCACTTAAATACCCTAAAGCTAGTCTTAAATCTTTTTCACTTTTTATGTTGTTTAACGTAACTAAGTTATCGTCACAATCACGGCCTAGCACTACACCTTGACGACCACCCAAGACATTAAAATTACGTTCTACCAAGAACTTCATTTTCTTGTATTCATCAGTCGTATTCTTTATACTGTCTTGAGCATATAAATAATACTCTTTTATTTTGTCTGGTGTTATTTTGTTTGTTGTTTGTGTTAAAGTTGCTATCATTTTTTCATCCTCCGTATAGTTATACTTTAAATTAACTTTAAATTTTGCAATACCCCATAATTATACTATTAACTCATACATACGTCAAGTATTTGTACACGATATTTAACACATATTTTATACCAAACTCATAACTTTAGAATAAAAAGAAAAAGGAGTAGTTTTCTACTCCTTGAAATACTTATTAAATCTATCTATAGCAACATTTACACTATGCTCCATTAGTTGTTTCTTTGTAAAGTTCTTGAATTTCTCATTACCCTGATATTTCGTTAACCCTGTTAATTCATATTCCCGTCTAATACTTGAATAAATATCAAATTGTATCGACATTAACATTGCATTAAATACCATCACTAGTAATTCATGACTTCTAGGCGCTAAAACCTTATTTTCCGTAAATATAAGCTCATCATCCGTTAACTCAACACTTACAAAATACCCTAAACGCCTAAAGTGATTTCTAATAGCATGGACATTCTCTCCAAACGAAGTACTTATGTACCTTATACCCAATATATCACATAAAGTCTTCCATTCATCACGCCAAGTTAACCAACTTGTTTCCTCTATCTCTTTTAAAAGTTCCTCATACGTTAAATCACCTACTACTGTTGTCATTCTCACACCACCTTTCTACTTAATCTATCTTCTTTTTACTGTACTATCTTACCACATATAAAAAATATCTCAACCTAACTCAAGAAGAAAAAGGGGTGTGTTCCCATACCCCTTTACTCTAAATTTTAACATATTCACGTAAATTCTCTATATAGTAATAATTACCACCATTCCAAAATAAATATTCAGAATTAAATTTCTTAGAGATAGGTGTTATATACGGATAACTTCTTCCGCCACCACCATTTCTTTCTGATAACATTTTGGCATATGACCTAGCGTGTTCTATAGAGTATTTACCACCTCGTTCTTTGATGTACTGCCCCCAAAGACCTCCAAAGTTATATTGAAAGACCGAAGACGGTAAGTCTAAACCAAGAGCTTTTCCTGACTCAATATTACCTTTTAAGTGAGCTATACCCTTCTGTATATTTACTTGAGGGGTATCCCCATGACTCGCCTCTACTTGCATTAAACCATTACCATTACCTGGATTTGGATTTCCACCTGACTCAACTTGAATAATCGCTAAGATGATATTTACATATTTTTCCATACCTTGTTTCTTAGCTTCTTCTTCAACCATAGGCTTCCACTTCAACACCTTTTCATCTAAAGGTTTATTACCACCAATAGCAGCCCCACTACTGTCTTTACTGTTTGATGATTTAGAAGACGTTTCAGTCGCAGGTCCAGCATCTCCACTACTACTTGAACTATCCATTGTAATTATGACCGCTATAACAGCCACTAAAGCCCCTAAAGAGATTAGACCTACCATAACCCCTGTAAGTATCATCATGCCCCTTAAAAAGCCTATTAGACGTATTACAAAGGAAATTAGAACTCGACCTGTTTTCAATACCCCTATTCGTACCGTTGTATTTAACTGTCTTGCAAATACATCAGCAGCTACGTCCTGTAAAGCCAACTCCTTATCCTTCAATACATCATTATCTATTTCTCGTTGCTCTCTTAAATATGCTATTTCTTCTTCAAGAGCCTCTCGTTTAGCCTTGTAATCAGCTAAACGAGCCTCTTGCCTACCTATTATCCTACTCTGTAAATTCTTTACCCTCTTTAAACCAAACTTTAAAGGGATAGTTATAACAAAGAATGTAATAGGTACTACTACTGCTAAAAGAATACCTAATACCAACATCTTGCTACTACCTCCTTTAACAGTCTACTTATCTTTATATTTGTCTTTATCTAAGTCTTTTTCAGGTTTGTGCTTTTTAGGAGTATCCTCTTCTAACACATCCAATACTTCCTTCTCAACACGTTTACTTTCTTCCTCTTTTACCAAGTCCTCAAAAGTAACACCTTTCTTCTTACGACCTTTCCCCTCGCCATTATCTTCCTCAAGAATTCTATTAACTTCTTGAGCTAACGATTCTGTAGATGCACCACCATGCTGTCCTCCAGCACGTTTACTCATCTTGTTAAAGCCAAATCTATTTCGTGTTGCTCCTTCCATGTTCAAATTACTTAACTCGTCAGGACTTAAGTTGTTAGAACGTCTATCTCTAGGAACTTCACTACCCCTAGCTTTTGCAGCCTCACTATCAACTGCATCAGCTACTTTCTGTGTAATACCACCTACGGCATTTACAGTTACTTTCTCTATTGCACCTTTTACAGGAATACTTATCATCTTAGCATTTTTAAATACTGATGTAATTACCTTACGTACAGTTAAGTAATATCCATAAGCCACTGCTAAACAGAACACTAGTAACATCATTAATGTTGTTGACGGATCCTTGAAGTTTAGACTTCCTGTACCCGTATTAACCACCAGAGAATTTCCAGCATCCCCCATCATCTTACTTACTACAAATGCCATTAATAACGTGATACCTAAGAATGTGAAGAATGGCATTAATACATCCTTAACTAACATCTTAGCATATCCATTGTCCCTTCGTATAAAGGACGCTATTACAGATAACAATATACCTATTGGCATTAACACTAACATCAGTAACCTTAACGTTGGTATTACATACACCGCTACAAAACTTTGTACCCAAAGAATTAACGCTGTACCTGTACCTCCACGCTCAGCTATAATCTCATAAATATCAGATTTTAAATCTTTATTGTAGAAGATTGACTCTCCACTTGCGTTTTGTAAGATTAATCGTAAATACCCGTCATAAGAGAATTGACGTAAGTCAAAACCTTGCGGCTCCATTACATAGTTCTTTTGCCACCATGAAGTTTGTGAAAAGTTCTTGTTAAAGTTAAATGTTGCTATCATAGATGCAGCTGTATTCAATACAGAGTCATCTAATTGCGTATAATTCATTAACTGTAACCAATCTCGTCTTGTATCGTCTAATGTTTTTATAATAGCTTTCTCAACCCTTGTTAAATCTGCCTCTTTTAAGCCATAGTAGTCCATTTCAGACCTAGAGAATACCATTGGACGTATATGATAAGACGCAGGGTTTAATGGCTCTTCTACCACTTCTCTTTGTCCTCCATATTCAATTTCCTCTTTCTCTGCTATAGCTAAGTCTTCTAACATATCTACCCAAGGACTGTAAGTTCTAAATAAATTATCTAACGATACGTTAAACCAAGTCTTATAGAACTCCTCAGATGATTTATCTTCTATAGATTTTAACGCCTCTGCTTTTGCTGGATAACCCTTATAAGGAGATGTACCAAATTTATTAGACCAAGCTAATAATGGTTTGTTTGCCTCTTTTAAGTAAGGTATTGTTACCCTAAACATTGAACCTAAATCTAAGAAGTCTTTCATTGAACCATAACCACTCTTACCAGCTTCCATCTCATAGTTGTAGAAGAATGCGTCATTGTTCTCTAACATCATTTTCTTAAATTCCCCACTACTTCCATCTTCCGTCTTCAAACCATTATCATATAAGTTCCAAGAGAAATAATAGAACGGAGATTCTGTAAAGATACCAAATACAGATAATGATACTGCATCACCTGACTCTAACGACTGACCACCATGGTCTTTGTTTAGATCACTTAGTATCTCGTTAAATGCCTTACTATGATTATTGAAATCACGTATAGTAGCCATAAAGTAATTCTTATCTAAACCTACCTCGTCACCTACACGTACTTTGTTAACATCAAAGTTCGACATCTTAGAAATTGTATCAGACGATATTGGAGCATAGATACGTTTTAACTTACTAAAATTATCAGCCCCTGCCTCAATTCCTTTTCCTCTGTCGTTTATGAAACCTAATTTCTTACGTTCATATAAACTTCCTTGCTCACTACCTTGTAAGTAGTCCATTATAGATACCCTATCTCTTCGGTTATCTCCTTCAGTTACTGGGAATATCTTAGATAATGCACTTTCCCAAGAACCTATTGTGTGGTTTACATCTCCATTACCTGAATAGTTATCACCCATTATGTTACCATAGTAGAACCTAGAGTAATCAGCTATATCCGTGTAACCCCTAAATAAATAAGCAGCATCCACATCCTCTAAGAACTCCTCCTTAGATACAGATTTACCTATCAACGATTCCGTTAAAGCACCCATACCATCAGACATTTTTTTATCTGTCTTACTTTCCGTATCTCTCAATACTTGCTCAACATAACCATCTTTCTTAGGCGACATCCACCTTAGCTTAACACTAGCCCCTAATTGCGTTTGCCATTCATATAAACCACCACGTTTTGTATTTTCATTCTCTCCATCTCCACCTTGAATTATATTCAAGATTTGATTATATGTACCTGTATCCCCAGCGTCACCCGCCTCTTTTAATTTAGATACACTATCTACATAGTTTTGATGAGAGTATAATGCCCAAAACATAAACTTATCTTTATAAAACGAATTACTTATCGTATTTGTTGTGTTTATTGCTGTATTTAATATCTTAGGTGGTACATATAACATTACCCCAAATAGTAGTAAGGATATAAACGCGTTCATAAAGGTCACCTGACCTATAGCCACAAATACTACTAACACTATCAAGGCAAAACCTATTAAGAACACACCCCAAGTTGCAAAGTTATTATATAAATAAGCTGTGAACGACACCTCATCTAAATTCGGTACCGTTGCAAAACCACTAAACTCTAAATACCTTGTTCTACCAGCATTTACATTAGAGTTGTTTGAACCAACCATATCTTGATGTGATTGTAATAATATTGAGTTTAAGAACGTCTTAGACCAACGTTGCTTATACTCACGACCTAATGTTGGGTTTAACATATAGTATGCCATGTTTTTCAGAATTGCATCATTCGCACTTCCATCTCCATCTTCCCCAGCATTAGTATCTAAATCAGGTGTATTACTAAAGTTAATTACAAACTTAACCTCGTTATCAGTTGGCTTAGCTGTTACTATTAAATATGTTACAAACATATTAGCAGCATAGTTTGTACTACCAGCACTCGTCTTAAATGAGTTTGCTATCTTACCTGCAGTACCTACACCTTGCCAAAAACCACCTGATAATTTACCTGTATCTTTATCCTTCATCGCTACTTCTGTACCACCCTCTTTGAAGATGTAAGAAGTCTTAATCACACTACCCGGATCTCCATAACCCTCAGCAGCTTTGTTTAAATCAAAATTATCAAACGCTGTAATCTCATGTATTACACCCGTTTTAGCCCATGCATTGTCACCCATGTATGGCGACGCATCATTACTACCAGCTTTAGCACCCCAAGAGTCTTGTAAATCAGAAAATTCATCTCGCCCTAAGTCAACATCTCCACCAGGACTCTTACCATAACTTAAATAGTCACCACCAGATGTAATATTCAACTTCTTAAGACCAGCACTTGCTTTTCCTTCGTTAGTCTTACCTAACGCCTTAGCACTAAATTGAGACAGTAACATATCCCATGACGTTGTACCCCAATCTCGACCATTTTCTTCATCCCAATCCTTACGTGTTGTACCCGTAATTACTGTTAAATTCTTATGTAAATCATCTAAACCAGAACCATATGAGAAGTTATCACCAGCCCAATTTATAAATCCACCCTCGTTTATTAACGCTAATGTATTTAAGTTGTTTACTGGTAAGTTCTTACCAGCACCGTTTACTTCATCGTTCAAAATGTTGTTTAACCACTGGTCATACTCCCCAGCACTTACACCACCATTTTTATCCTTAGCCTCATCACTAGATGAATTACTACCTTTATCTTTATCTTTGTCTTTATCTTTCTTTTCTTTCTCGTTTTCAGCTGAACCCTCTTCACCTTTCTTAGTTCGACTACGTTCAGCTATGTTCGGCCCATTAGGGTTATAACTATCCGCACCTGATACCGAAGAACCTCCAGATGATGAACCTCCTCCAGATGAACTTGATTTCTTCTTATCTTCATCTTTCTTATCCTCACTAGAGTCACTAGACGGAGAAGATACTCCCTCTCCCTTCTTAGCAAACATAAATGGGTTCTGTGATGCTGGCATGACTACATAAGTTGCCTCATTCTCATGCCCACCCGTTTGCATTAACACGTTACCAAAGGCGTCCTCTAACATCCTCCAACTAAACATTGAAGATTTATATAAGAACTCAAAGTCATTATGCTTTCCTTTTTCTTTAAAATCAGTTATAGGCTTCTCTGATGTTGCTATTCCTTTATAAGCATCATTACCATCAGACCAATCTCGTACCATTGCTAATACCGATGCACCTACTGTGTTTTTAGGATTGATTTTTTGTAAGTTTCTGTAGAATAAAGCCTGTGTTGGAGTACCCTCTCCACCATATTGTACTAATGGATTCCAATCCATTATTACCTGTCTACGCTCTATAGCATTACCATCTGCTGTTGATAACCCCATGAAAAATTGCTTTTTCTCAGCATATTCTTTAAACTTACTTCTAGTAGTGTTTGCATCCATGTTTTCTGCATCTAAACCGTCTACACCTGTTTTATCCTTCGATAAATCTAAACCTAATCGCTTATACCAAGTATAACCATACTTGTCACCTGAGTTAGCGTAAAATGATGAACCTGCAATTACCCTAGGATCTTGCGACATCATCATACCCGTCATACCAGTTAATACGTCAAAATACGTTGCATCCCCTACAGCACGCCAAGTTTTACCACCGTCTTGTGATACCACTAAACGTAAGCCCTCAGCTTGCTTCATAGCACTTGAAATCTTACCACCTAAATCTTTAGCAAAACTTTCAGATATACCTGCACCATCTTTTAATGCTGTTACTATATCGTCCTTACTTAATGAACTATCTGAACCTACTTTCGTTACATAAGGTGTATAAAAGTTAGACATGAAAAACCCTGCAGTTTTTACCTCTAAAGGTGTCATACTACTAGCTTTTGCACCGTCCCCACTTTGCTTAGCTGCCGCCAACTTTAAGTAGTTCTTTATTCGGTCTAAGGAATCCTCCTTACCACCACTTGAACTACTAGCTGTTTCCGTTGTTGCAGCTTTGCTATCCTTATCTTTGTCCTTATCCTTGTTTTTGTCTTTATCTTTGTCTTTTTCTTTGTCTTTATCTTTGTTTTCTTCAGCAAAAGCAATTCTATTACCTATTGCCGCACTATCTACTAACGGCCCACCTATCAGCAAACCACTTAAAGTAAATACCGACAAGAACTTCCCTACTTTTACCATTCGTTTACTTTTTACCACCATGAATTTCCTGCCTTTTCCTCTATCTCATAAAGAAATCTGCTAACCATATTGATATAGTTAATATGTTTCCTGTTATTATTATGAATAAACAAAAACCTGTAATTATTAACTTTGGTATACTCCTTAGTAAATAAGTCTTTGTATAATCCACATACGACACCGCTATCACAGAATCTCTGTACGCCGTCCAAGCCTCTATCGAAACAAACGGCGGTTTCTTACTACCATATTTTCTCTGTAACCAATTCATAAATGGTGGTATGTTCATTACACATAAGTCTAATGCTATTGATAAACTTACCATCGCACATATTACCATTACTAATACCCCTAATATAGGGTTTAGCACCCACTTGAATTGTCTTACAAACCAAATTCCCTCAGCTAAATCAGGTCGTATATCTTTATTAACTGCCCTCAATACCCTAGAAATCTGTACATCTTGGTCGGCCACAAATTTATGTAACCTAGCCCTATCTCTAGCACCCATACCTGAGTTCTTCTCAGCTAAATGGTCTAAAGCTATTGCCATTACCTCTTTTCTATTATCAGCACTTAAATTTGTATATTTCTCTCTGTCTAATTTTACCTGTTTTGTTCCTGCCTCAAATTCCAAAAACTTCCAATTCGATGCCACAGAACCCTCAGGTAATTTCTTTCTTATCTCATAATTGATATTATCTACTACACTATCTATACCTGCTTCACTATCCATAACCACAAAAGGCTTAGGCGACGCTCCTACACCATCGTCCTCACCCGCAGCTCGTACACTACCACTAGGTAATAAAAAACTAGTACACAATACCACTACCATACTTATTATCTTAAATATTCTTCTCATTACCTTTATCACCTCTCCTCTCACTTAAGAAAAGGTTAGTATCAGCATTAGCTACTACCAACACCAACACTAACCTCAAAACTTCCTTATTTTATTTTTCTGTTACCTTACTAGAATCCTAATAAACCACTAAAGAAGTTAGCAGCTGGACCTACTAATGTTAACATAGAGTTAGATGCAAAGTATAATAAGAATACTGCAAATATTAGTAAGCTAACCCATGAACGGAACATATACATCGTCATAGGGTTCTTACCTGTTTTTTGCGACTCAGTTAAACAATCACGTGCTCTTTGTGAAATCATTAAACTTACAGCTTTAGACATTCCACCTTTGTCAGCCCCGTTAAGTACATAGTACTGTAATGGCGGTGCCATGAAGAAGAATAAGTCTGCTGCTAAGAATAAGAAGAATGCAAATGACGCTAATAACACAAATATCGCTGTTACTACGTTAATAGCAGGCGTAAATGGTTTTAATACGTTAGATGCACCAAAGAAGTCAGGACGAATGTCCTTAGTTGCTGTCACTATCATTCTTGACGCTACAGTATCTTTACGTTTTAACTGATCCCAAAATTGGTTTACAGTATCATCTGTTACTGGGTTCGTTTCGTCACCAGCCTCGATTGAATCTTTATGTTTCTTCTGAACCGCATTATCCACGTCAGTTAAAAATTTCTTTTTATCACTTTCCGTTAATTTGTCAAATTCATCAGTTACATTACCGTCTTTAGCTTTATATAACTTAGAACCAGATATTGTATCACCTGTATCTGATTTATAGTTCTTACCTGATACTTGTGTTTCTACAGCATCACGTACCTTTTGTTGTGATGCAGACTCATCCACTTTAGTATCTGTTAACGAACGTTGTCTTGCAAAAGCATCCCCGTTCGCTACTCCTGTACCTAATAGTACACCTGTTAAGGCTAGTACCCCAGCCACCTTTTTCATATTTTTTAACATAATTTAATGTCCTCCATTTCGATTTTATTTTTCTTTTTAATTATTGTTAAAAAAGTTTATCGTCCTATAACGATAATATATAATCTACTATGGTTTCCACACTTATACCAAACATTTGAGCAATTACCAATGCCATTAACACAAATTGACATTGTATTAATATAAACCTTACCACTTTCTCATAGTTAGAACCTGTTGTAAAAGTCTTTATCTTAGGTACTACCCGTATATTAGTTATCATTTTTGCACTCGGCCACATCGTCTTTATGAAAGTTCCTATTGCAAATACAGAACCCTCATAAGTCATAGCATCTAGTACAATATGAGATATTACCCCTAACGATAACCCCGTTACAAATAAATCTAATATCACACTATCTACTATACCATTTACCCCCAAACCTAATACACTAGGTGTTTTGTAAAGTAAATAGAGTAATAATAACGTAAACTCCGAATGTGTTTGCCAAGCCCTATGCTTACACGCTAAAAAACGTAAAAGCCTGTACTTCAACGACCTCCGTATACGATAGTTTTCCTTCTTATCTTTGCTTTTCTCCATTGATTTCTCTAGCCTCTCTAACGGCCCATTGAAGATATGTAAAACCTTATTAATAAACACCCCTACAGGATCTTTCATTGGATTGCTCCCACTATGGTGGTCTACATCAGGTAATCTACCCCCGTACATACCACCTGTATAAATGATTAGAAACTGGAATGCTGGACTTACTATGTCTGTTGATAACAAACGCCCAGATTCACTCAGGACTAAATACCCTGCTAATGTTGCTACAGCACCACCTACATAATGAGTTTTCCCCTCCATGTAAACAACACCCCCAACACTAGACAGCCAACAAGCTCTTAGTTAACTTTAATCGTAAACTAGAGCTTACTACAAGTTTACACCTATAGTTGCTTGCAGCAATATCCTTCACAAATGTAGTACTTCTATCAACCTTTACTACAGTAGCTACATCTGTTAAAGTACCCCTTACTACAAATAAACCTTTATACCTTACATCACAACCATACATACCATAATGTAAAGCCAATTCTATCGACTCATCCACTATTCTCTGTACTGTGAATACAGGCACACCGGTTTTTAAGGAAGTTTTCTTAGAAAATACTGTTCGAGGTAATATCATACTCGTTTCAACTACCTCATTAACTGCTTTCCGTTTAATATTATACTTGATTTCATCAGAAATGTAAAACGAATAACCAGCCTTCCCACTCTCTACACATATATCTATATACGTGTTCAATACCGACGCTACAACTTTTTTTGGTACACCTAAGTCCTCACTTAAAATATCAAATAAGTCAGATAAGTTCAAACGTCTAGGTACTTTATGTACCTCAACACCTACCTTACCACGCCTTTTTACTTCTACCATATCCATTAATATACCACCACTCTAATTCTAAAATATCTGTGTCTCTCTACGTGCTATCATAAATTGATAAGGATTTTCTAATTGACGTATGTCAAAACGCTCCATTACCTCAGGCTCGTTTACTACCTCCATCATTACACCTAAATCAGCCTCGTCTACTTCGATACATACCACAGTTACCGGCCCTTGTAATATCTCCGAAACTTCTTTACATAAATGTACTTCAAAAGCCCTTCTCTCTAAGTGAGATGCTTTCCTATTATACTCCTTGTTCGTCTTATTAAATAACACGCCCCATACTTTTAACGCCAATTACAATACCCCCTAAATACTTTGTATCTGAATTCTTACATAATCTATAAGTCTTACCACTAATCCTGTTATGTCACCAGCCATGTCAAATGCCACTGATGTAAAGAATATTGATATGAATAAGAATAATAATATTAACGTTACAGCTCGTTTCTTCATGTACGTCCATAAAACATGCTTACTAGCTCTCGGTGCATTATGTAACGCCTGACGTGTGATTTGACCTCCGCCATATCCACCACCAAATGCCATTCCTTGCCCACCATAACCACCACTAGCCATAGCAGCACCTTGACTGGCTCCTTGCATTAAGTCACCCTCTATCATAGCTTGTAACATATCATCATCTACTTTCAAAATAGACCTTAAACCTGTTTTGAACCCACTAGGTGCAGCACCACCAGCCCCTTGACTTGCCTGTGCCATCTGATTTGTTCTCTGTGCCACATCGTCATCGTCAAATAAGAACCTTAAGAACGGCGCCATTGCATATAATAAACTTACTGCTGTAGATACTAAGAATAATACCCCTAATAAATCTACTATTACGTTTACTATCACCATCGCCCACTTACCTACAGGCTTAGTTATACTCCTAGCAGTATTACCAGCGTCCTTCTTACCTTGGTTAACTACACTTTGTACCTGACTTAATACTTCATTGTCCCTCGCCTCAGGTAATTCCTTCCTAAACTTGTCTACTGAATCCTCAATTTCAGAACTATCAGTACCCTCATTAGCATACATATCACCATTTAATGTATTCTTTGGTTTAGCTCGCTCTACCTCAGAACCACTTGAAGAACTTTTTGAAGAACTACTTGAAGAACTTTTACTAGTTGTACTACCACCCGAAGAACTTCCTTTTGATGAATCAGTACCACTACTTTGAACAGCCTGCTTATTATCTGTTAACTTATCTATCTCATTTGCACTAATTACACTAGCTGTACTTAACATTGTGAATGTTGTGATACCCATTACAACCATAAACTTCTTAATTTGCATAGAGTTCCTCCTCCTCTCCGTTATATTTAAAGCTAAAAGTATTTGTAACTTTTACAAACATTTTAATTCAAACTCTCACGAATTTTAGTTTTTAATTCTTTAAACCCAAAACAAAAAAGTTAAGTTACAATAACTCGTAACCTAACTTTACATTAACTATTACCCCTTGTCAATTTTACATACCTAGTCAAATATCTCGTCAACTAAAGCATCCATCTCCATTGGTTGTAATTCTATCTTCATTTCGTCTACAGATTTCTCTATCTTCTTCTCCCTCTGTAACCCCTCATACACTCGTACACCACGAGCCTCTTGCTTTAAAGCGTCCTCAGTTTCCGCTATAACACCACTTGCTTCAAGCTCAGCCCTACTTTCTATAGGCACAATACCCTGATAACCTAAAACAAATAACTTGGTTTCTAAGTCTACCCCCGGCTCCAAGACCTTATCTAAAAATAACAGTAAACTACACGTTTCCTCTATACTAAAATTAGTAAATAATTCTTTTAAAGATTTTAATTCCTTATTTGTTAACCCCTCTACTGCCATTCCATTTCTTACATATAAACCACGAGTTACAAAGTCCTTCAAACCTACTATGAACTTCTGAAAACCTACACCTATCTTTATATCATGTAATAAATTCACATATAACATTACATCTTTATCCAATAAGTACTTGAAAAACTTAAAGTATTCATCCAATGGTTGTACATCCAACGCCTTTATTACGTCTTCTACTTCTACCCTACCACCACTAGTGTTAGCTACCATCTCTAAATAATTCAATGCCTGCCTATGCACACAATTAGCTTTCTCAGCTATCAAAGTTAAAGCCTCTTTACTGTAATTGATATTCTCATTGTCACATACCCTAGCTAAAACCTTATACACATCCTCAACAGTCGGTTTCTGTACCTCTAACCTTAACCTCATCCTGTTCTTAAACGTGTCTATCAAATCCTGCGGATCCGTTGTCCCAAATATCAATACCACATCCTTTGGAATATCCTCCATGATTTTTAAAAAGGCATTCTGCCCCGCTTTCGAAATCTTATGACATTCATCAATTACAAACACCCTATCATCTGCTCCCATTGAGGGTATCATTAATTTACTTACTAAAGCATCTATGTCCTCAACTTTCCTAGTAGATGCAGCGTCTATTTCTTCTACACCATATAAAGAACTTGTGTCACCACTTTCTATATACTTATCCATTGCCTTACATGTACTACATACACCACAAGGATGCCTCCAACCTCGATTATCTACCTGTGAATCAGCACACTGCAACGTCTTTGCCAATAACCTCGCTAATGTAGTCTTACCACACCCCGAATTACCTGTTAATAATATCGTCCTAGGTATACTCGCTGAATCCTTTAACCTAGACATTAATTGAGATTTCACATAATCATTACCTACATATTCATCTAATGTTTTTGACCTATACTTTGTAGCAAAATCACTATATGTTGCCAAAACTACGACACCACCCTTTCTTCTACTTCAACTAACAACACCCCAAAAGCAGTTGTTACAAAACTACTCTCTACATAACTTTCTAAATTAAGCACCTCAGCACTATATAAACCTAATAATTTCAATGCAGGTATAAAGTTAACTAATTTAACAAGTTCCTTTCCTACTCTTAATCTAAAACTAGAACCTATTGCATAGTAAACACCTTGATTACAGTAGTACTTATCTCCTACACGTACTATAATGTCTTCTCGTATCCCCAACACATCTTTTAATTGCATTTTATTCAACTCCTAAACTTATACAACAACCTTATTATCCACTTATTTCACTACCACTACTAAATAACTACCCCCTCTTAAAAATACGTAAGTGTTAATTTATACCCTAATTTTAAATCACCTAAAGCTACCAAATCATCATCTTTTAAATATGACTCCTTTATTTCAGTTAATTTGAAATCCTCTAAAGCACCTAACGACTTCAACCACTCCACCATGGAATAAGACACAAACAAGTAATTACTAAAGATTAAACTCCTCGCAAAACCGTATAAACTAGACTTTACATAAAGTTTTTCTTCCTTATCAGATGCCAACAAATAACTCGAAACATCTAAAACATCACTTTCATAAGACTTAACCCCATATTCACTAACATGTTCCTTAAAACCACTAGGCTCAACTATTTCATACCAAACAGTCTCATCTATGGCTGCAATTAACCCTTTTAAACTTGGTACTTCTACATCTTCCATACTAAAGTCATCATCCTCAGTACCCTCGACACCTACTTTCTTCAAGTAACCCTCAAAGACCTCAAACCAATCATTATTACCAAATAACTGGAAACTTGACACTTTACCTAATTTCTCATGCACCAAATTCACATAAAACCTATTAGACACAGACACTACCCCTTTTTACTTTTATTAACATTACCATTATACCTTATTTTTTAATTTTATTCTCACCAACTCTAGCAAAATTAAAACCTATTAGGCTTACACCCAACAGGTTTAATTTTATATAAAGTTGTCTATAAGCTAACCATATATAGTTACCAAAATATCCTTACAGCTATCAATGGAACACTACACACGGTTCTCTAAGCTATGTTCTTTCTTTTACAAATTAATATTTGCTACCTATACACAATTATTACCTATCTTCTAAATAAATTTCGTTCATTAATAAAGTTTCTTTCGCTAAGTTATCTATCTTCTTACGTGTTGCCACTTTATTTGTTTTCTTTCTTCTAGCTTTTGAACGACATACCCCAAATTGTTCTACAAATTCAGGTTTAACTGGTACATCAACCCTCTCCTCAGAGTCTAACAACCCATCTCTTTCAGCTATATACACAGGGTAATCTTTTATCGGTTTCTGTCTTGGTGCAAACTTAACATCTTTTGTATTATCCTTATCTTTTGGTGCGTTGTGTCGTAAATACGGTACAGCACTACCTTTAGACATCAATGATAAATACTCACTAGTTGTTTCTGGATTGTCACCCAAGCCTAACATAATACCAGGACTACATACCCCATTTAATCTAGGATGCTGTAAGATTATTGCCATACCCGGTCTAGTTACATAAAATACATCACCTTTTGTTACTTGTCTTACATCCATATTGTCAGCAGTCATTTCCATCATTGAATCTTTACTTGCTTTCGCATCCAATACCTTACTATGTACATAATAAAACGGTGTATCACCCATCCAACGAAATTTATAACCTACCGCTACACCAAACTTATTTGCTACAGCTACTTTTACTGCCTGCCCCGCTTGATAACCTGATATTAAAATACCCTCAAACAATAAGTTCCTAGAGTCAACCCCAACAAGCTCCTTAGGATATGTATCTTTAGTATACCCCTCTAAAGCTAATATCCCCTCAAGTAACTCGTCTATCTTCTTAGCTACCTCTACAGCCTTATTATTACTTGATTTTTTCTTCTTAACTATATGCTGTGTGTAAGTTTCGCCACTTAAATCCTCTCTAATTTCTGATCTTGGTTTTAAAAATGACTTGCGATTAAACATCTTTTTATTCCTCCTATTTTTCTTTACTTTTTATTCTTAATTTATTAACAACAAATTTTACAACTATGATTATAACTCAGACTAACCCCAACTGTCAAGAGTTTGCCTTGAATTTTCAAAAAAGTTTTAAATCAACTCTAAATATGATAAAAGGGTATTTTTACAATACCCTTTTCGTAATTACCATCTTATACGCTTTTCAAATATATCGGATAGTTTATATACACCACCGTCTTTCATTAAATCACCAGACCATTGTATTTTAAACTTCACAACCCTATTAACATAGTCCTCTGTTTGTAAGTTCATAACTACCTTATACCAACCATCTTCTATAGGCTCTACATAACAAATCCTAAAGTAAAAAGCAATAGCAGGATAGCCTGATACTGTACGACATAAGTCCTCAAAATCCTCAAACGTTGTAAAGTCTACCTCAGCTTCTCTAATAGCTGTTTCAACCCTAGCTAACATTAGTAACACTTCTCTCTTTAATTCCCTTACATAGTCAACATAGTTACCATGCTCCTCTTCGTTATAATGCTTAGCTACATAATCTTCCTCGTCAAAAGTCTTTAACTCCCACCATATACTCATTGTTACAGATATTAATACCCATTTAGCCAAGTAATCCTCAAACCACTCTTTACTAACAAGAAAAGACTCCTCAAACCCTAAAGTACCAAACCATTCCTCCCCATAACTAGTAACATAAGAGTCCTCCCAAAAACCCTCTAAAGGTCGACATTTAAAATACCCCTTTACACTACCTATAACAGTAAAGTCAAAAGGATTGGTTGTTTTTACTATACCTACATTATCCTTTGCTACAGAATCTTTAGTATATCTAAATAATAATTCTTTTAAAGTCTTCTTTATAGCACCATCTATGGCAGTAGCATAACTACTCCAACCCAACCTACAGTCACACAAAGTATCTACAATACCTTTCTTATTTAGTAAATAGGAACACTTATAAAAATCAAACCAATTTACTTTACATCTTCCATCAGGTAACTTTATAGCTGTTTCCTTTGCTAAAACCTCTCCTACAGTAGTATAAGTACCATCCATACCCATTACTTCTGTATCTCTTAATTGCGCCCATGTAAATTCAAATTTTTCTAACATAACCTACCCCTTTAATCAATAATCCTCTAACTACTTAAGCTCAACAACTCATTCTCTACAACACTTACTATTCTACTTACAGGCTTACCACTTTGTAAACGTGAATCGTAGTCCCTCAGTAAATTCATTAATACGTCCTCATACAATACCGTCACATAATCATCATACCAATAAGAACTTCTTATGAAACCTGCCACTAAGCTCTGTAAAGTTCTAGAATCTCTATCTAAAAATTGAAAGTAGTAATTACTTTTTATTTCATCCCCTAAGTCGTCCTTAACCTTAATAGTTAAACTTATTAACGTCACTAATTCATTACCACTTAATTCTCGTGGATGCACTTTACCTTCTAAACCTACATTAACATTCAACCTACAGTCAATAGGCGCTACCAATAAACCTTTAGACTTCAAGAACCCCTCAAGTTTAGCTATCCAATCAACTAAAAGACTAGCAATATTAACATCTACATAAGTGTCCTTCTCCAATACAATACCTTGCGAATCTAAAATCCTGTTTATCTTATATAAATCTTGAATTTTAAACTCCTTACGCCCATGAGGGCAGTCAAACTCCCCTAAATTCAATAAATCACCTAGGGTATCTACGTTATATCTTTTATCTCCTGTAGAAACTACTTTCAGCTTTCTTAATTGTCCCCAAGTCTTAATATCTCTTTCTATACCCATAAAATACCTCCTATTTATCTGTTCTAGCCTTTATTTTATGTAAAACTCTAACTACACAACAGTATAATCTAATACTTACTACCCCTAATGTACCACATATCCCAAGTTAAATACTGGCAACTCTGCCTAAACCAAAAAAGGTAAATAAGGTGCAACCCTTACTTACCCAAACTACTAAAACCCAAAAACACGAGCCTCTAAATCCCTAAGCTCAGTCTTAATATTCTCAATCATTACTTCACATCTAGCTTTTAAATCATCAATATCTTCTCGTAATTCTTGATAGATAACCTCTCTATCTTTATCATCTTCATTGAAGTTCTCTTTATAATAAGCATCAAAATCAAATTCCTTTAATAAATCCAATAAAGAACACGCAAAACTCCAAGAATCATCTAAAGGATATGTTATATACCAAGGCATAGCCCCTAAATATGCTTCAAACATCTCAATATGGTTATAGTGATAATACCTATTAAACTCGATATTAAACTTAGCATATAACCTTTTATTCTTACTACCTTGTACTGTTAAAACAACCCCTAGTACTTCATCTGTAAAGTTATCATCATCCAACCATTCTAAAGCTCCCTCATCACTAATAAACCCATCATTAATAGATTTATATAGCAAATCTACACTTACTATATTTACACCAACAGCTTTTAACTTAGTTGCAAATGTTGTGAAAATACCCTTGCAAAAAGCATTTGCAGGATTACCCTCGAACTCAAGCTCAGGAAGTCTATCAAAACCTTCATCCTCCAACATGTGATTTAGTTTGTACCTATCCAATTCATTAATTAATGTACGTTTATTTACTGGATCAGGTACATAATGTTTATAAAAATCAAACCATGCACCTAATGTGTAGTTGTCAACATCTATAACTAACCTCCTCACTCTTGCCCAGGTCCATTGTTTTTCTCTAGTTTTTGCCATTTTAAATCTCCTCTCTTTCTTTAACCTAATGTTACACCATCAAATCCCGCTCATAATCACGTCTACCATCGCAAGAATAGCCCTCTATCTTTAGGTACAATAACCATAAAAACTTCTCAAAAAATGTATTCCCCTCTAAAAAGTGAAACCAAACATCCTCACAAATAAAAGGTACGTAAAAGACTTGCTCTGGTACATCCATATTACCCAATCTATGTCTTCCCCACACCCTCTTTATTTTGTTGATTTGAGATACCTCAAAACCAGCTTGTTTTACTTCCTCTACACTAGAGTAATACATACCCTTTGCAGGATCCCTCACATCTTCACAAACACCAAAATAAGCAGTATGATTTTTTGAATTTCGTCTTAACTCCTCTATGACAGCTTCTAAAAAGTCCTCAAGACTAGCCTCATAACCCTCTAAATCATCTATAGTCTTTAAAGCTAGTATATTACCAAGCATATATCTTAACTTTTCAACATCAAATACAGTTAACATCCTACGCCCATTTATATCACCATACATTATCCCCCTCTCTTGGAGATAATGAAATAACTTTATAGCTGCTACACCCCCAACGTCAAATTCTATATACCTATTCCATATAGATGCCCACGTCACTTTCGTTTTCTTTACCACATCTATACCTCCTTTTAAAACTTACTATACTTCTTAACTTGTTCTCTTACAGCATCCTCGTCTTTCTGTAATTTGTGATAAAACCACACTAATTGAGCTAATTTACCCTCTACTTGTTCAATTACCTCGTAATTGTCATACTCAAAGACTTCAAAGACCTCTAATAACTGATTTATATGATTTGTTAAAGTCAGTACACCATCAATTACATATTCAAAGATATACTGCTCATACCAAACATTAACCTGTAAATAACGTCCAGCTAATTTAATAAAAGGCATTTCTCCTAACTTAGGAGCTATTGTACATAAATCCCCCATATCAAACATTATATCCCCTAAACAAGCAAATAACCCTATACAGTTAGGTATTTCCTCTGGTTTAATATCTTGCACTTGACTAGCTACTACACGACCACCACGAGATACTTGTACATTTAAACCTCTAGGAAAGTCTTTACTATCCATCTTATAATCTAAAATATCTAATGACTTCAAGATACCCTCTAAACGTGAGTGATAATCTACAAAGATTTCATGACTTATATCTTTAGGCGTACCTAAAATAGCACTGTAACCTCCACGCTCTAAATATCTATCTATTTTCCAAGCATCAAAATAGCTTACTTTCGTTCTTCCATGTGGAAAACTCCTAAACATTAAGGATAACACATTCTTTACCGTAGTCTCTTTATTCTGTTCTTTATGCTTTACCTTTGTTGCTAACACCTTAGACCATGTTAATTGCTGTTCTACCATTTTGTTAATCCCCCTCAACTCATCTTATCTATAACTAAACACAGTTTTTATACTTTCTATATCTTCAACAACTTTTACTACTACCTCAGCTTGAGGATAGTCAACTAAAGTATCCTCTATAATCTTATTGTTTAAACAATAAGTTACCGCATCAAAATTATCTAATAAAGTTTTCATATTCAAACATATATTATCTAAAAATACATCTAAATAGGTTGCATACCAAACATCTGTTCTAATAAAATCAACAACTAAACTAGTAATTGGATTTTCTTTAAAGTTTAAATCCAACACATAATCTAAATTGATTTCATATTTACCATACTTTTTACCTTTTAAATTCAATCTTATTGAATATAACCCATATTCTTTTAATAACCTTAATTCTTCTAACGTCTTTTCCTCTAAGTACTCACCACCCAAATCAACCATAAACGTTACAGGGCGAGCCAATAGACCACGCGCATTAAGATATTTAGTTAACACCCTTGTTATATCCTCAAGCATACCAAAAGAACCTCTTTCAAGAATTCCATCAATACTTCCTCGCTTCAACTCAATATTATCTCTTAACATTAAATGCATCAACTTATGTCTATCAAACTTAGTTAATTCTTTACGTCCATGTAATTCCTCTAAATTCAAGACATCCAAATACTCACCTAATGTTTTTAAGCCAGCATATTCTCTAGTTTTCCTTATTTTTAAATTACGAACCCTACTCCATGTAACAATTTCTCTTTCCTCTAACACCATAAGACCTCCTTCAGGCTTTAACACCTGTATTAACTTTTTCTAACCCTAAATGATACCTAGCTACTTCTGTCATAGGCATCTCTAAATAACTTCTCAACCTATCTTTAGACACTATACCAAACCCATTAACCTCTAAATCAGCATCCATACCACCTAAAGAGCTAACATCAAAACTTGTACCCAATCTCACTTTACATAACAATACAGGCTGCAACTTCTCTTTACCTATAAACAAACCCTGGACTTCTAACTCATTTTCAGTTATACCAATACCTGTTTCCTCAAAAACCTCTTTTCTAACTAAATCAAATAGTACTCTAAAACCATCGTCTACAGTATCTGTATAATCAAAACTACCCGTTACAGACGTAGCATAAACCTTACCACCTATAGCTACCTCAGTACTTCGTTTAGCTAACACCACCCGGTTTTCAATATCCTCTAAAACAACACTGATAGCTAAATTGTTAGAAAAACATTTGTCATCTAATACAGTATATTCAGTTACAGACCTAGTTTGTAATACCAACAATTCCCTGTGCAGCAAATTAGTTACTAGTAAAGAGTAAAAATCAGTTTCAGATACCTCCAAAACAACCATACCACTTTCCACAACAACTCGTTCTAACCTAAAACAAGTACCGTTAAATAAGTGTTTACCTTTATAATACTGTTCTAATAGACTAGCTTCCTCCATTTTAGTAAATACTCTTTCAAATGTAGACCTAACAAGTCTAAATTTCAACTTTTTTTCTCTTAAATCTATATACATGCCTAAACACCTAATTCAAGTACAGTAGCGTCATCTCGTTTACCATAAACCTCGTCAATCGCAACACTATAAAGCTCTCTTAATACGTCCCCTGTAGAACAACCCTCTTTGTAAAACTTATAAAAACCATCAGTCATTACTTTTAAGTTTCCTTTAAATTGTAAACTACCCTGTATAACGTTATCTACACTAGTCACACACAAAGAGCCTATAGGATACCCATCCTCAGCATTAGCCTTCAACCTAGTTGCTTGAAATACCTCTTTTCGAGCCTTTTCTAATTCTGTTTTATCTACTTCACTTAATAACTTTTCAACTTTTTTACGATTTGCTTTAGCAAATTCACTTATACGTGTATCTGTGATTACTTGGTTATCAACTATCAAGTAACAATCCCCTATTAGAATATAGTCAATTCTACTACCATTTATTACACCATAAACCATTGAGTACGTAGGACTTTTTGCATACTCTTTATTTGTAAGTATCCTCGGCCCAAACATATACCTGTTTAACCTCGCTAAAGCATACTTTAAATCCTCAATTAAAGAACCTTGAGTACCACAAACCGTATACAATTCTGTAGATAGCATTTCCATACACTCTGATACCGAATACCCTATATCCTCTTGACAGTTAAATAAATCAGTCGCACCATCTATAACCCAAAAATAGTTGCCTTTGATACCGAACCTATCCTCGTTTTCCTTTGCTGTACCTTTTATAGACACAGCTGTCCTTAGATTAACCATCTATTTAATACCTCCTTAGCCAAGGCTACCTTCCATCTCCAAGTATTGTTCATACAAGGTATTGTAATGCTCATAATCCTCTACACTACCATAGTTATCAAGATACCAAGCTCTAAAGTCAGTATTAAATAAAGTTACTTTGATAGTTTGCATTATAGAAAATATCAATTTCTCTAAGTGAGAATCTATAAAATCAGTACCTATAGCAAACTCCCCAAAACCATCAAAGAAAAAGAAATCATGCTTTATAACCCCTAACTTATAACAAATATGTAGCTTAAACCCGTCTTTTACACCAACTAAACCTATGTTAAACACCACTCCATTTACTCTATTTAGTTCGTCTAACACTAAATCTTCTAAAGGTTTAGTATATTCAACCTCAAAACACCTAGTGGTAACATCACCTACTTGGAAAAGCACATTACCTTTTAAAGTTAACCCTATTGCATTACATTGCTTGTTCAGTCTACTTATCAATTCACTATAAAACAACTGCAAAACTTCAAATTTGTCTAATTGTTCCCCCAATACATCATACACACCCACAGCTAACAACTCATTGATTAACCAATAATCTAACTTATGCAACTTCTTATTACTATGGGGGATATTCTTGTAGTCATGAAGTCTTAAAACCTCTTCTATACTATCTATTACACCCTGATCATCAGTTACTAACTTTTTCTTTACATCGCCCCAAGTTAAATCCAAGACCTGTTTAGCACACATACCTGTACACCTTCTTTCCACCATTTTATTAATTTTAATTTTACCTCTAAAGTTCGATACCTTAAACTTTCTATCTCTAAATATACCATATTTTTTAATTACTAGTAACTAACTCTCGATTTATCAAAATAAAAAAGTAAGTAGATAATTCTACTTACTCTCCTTTATTTAAGCTCTCTGTATATCCGTTATAACAACTTTATCCTTACTAGGAATCTTCTTAAATGAAATCTTAACCTTATCTCCAACTTTTAAGTTTTCTGCCTCAAATTCATTTAAGTACATATCTAAGTGTGTACTACCCATCTCAAACACAAAATGATAAGATGCAGTCAATTTACCTGTAGTTATAAGTTCTACTGTTTTTACAGTAGCTGTGTTACTGTAAACTTCTGACTCAATACTCTTAGTATCTAACTTCTCTTTAGCACTAGAATCCTTAGTACCACCTATATCAGCAATACTTTCATTCTTCTTGGTATCTTCTTGTTTTGTACCCTCGTTAGTACCCTCTGTTGTAGCTTTCTTAGACTTCTTAGTCGTTTGTGTTGTTTGATTTGTTTCTGCTGCTTTATTCTTATCTTTTACCTTAACTAACTTAACCGCACCCCACAATAATACAAACACAACTACTGTAACTATAAGTCCTATAACAACCTTCTTCAACCTAGATGCCTTTTTCTTGTCATCTTTCTTAGGTTCGTTAGGGTTTTGTCCCCCAACACCACCTTGTTGCTGTTGATTATAACCACCTTGTTGATTATAGCCGCCTTGCTGGTTATACCCGTTCTGATATTCCATATCACCTTGTGTATAAGCCTCTTCTCTCTGGTTTACACCCCTCATTTGTGGTTGCCCACTACCCCTATTTGCATTAGGACGCGGACCTCCTCCATATCTAGGCTGCACACTAGGTCGTCCTCCGTTTCCAGAACCACCAAAGTCAGACTCCTCAAAACCCCAATCATCATTCATATTATTCCTTGCCATCTACTTCTACACCCCCATTATCTTAATTTTATCAACTTTCCGTTATCAAATTGATACATTGAACTATCCACATCCACAAAGTCATTAGTATCTAGCTCAAAAGCAACAGTATTCACATAAATGTTTTTCTCACTTAATGTGTATAACCTTACTACATCATCTTCTAATCTATAATAACCATAAACAAAGTGATGTTTATTCTCTAAATCAATTTCCTTAAAGTCTTTTCTAATTAATGATAATAACTTAACTCGTTTTCTAGCACCTAACTTCTTAACAGCCTTCACATACCCCGCTAAAACAGTAGATTTAATGTATCGTAAGAAATCTAATACGTTTATCTCGTTATATACATTCCTAGCCAATTCTACAGGACTTTCCACACATAATTTCTCAATCTCAGAACCTTGTAATTCCAATAAAGCATCCTTATCAACTATTAGTTCTACAAAATCACGCCCTATGTTTGCTATTACATGCTTTTCTGCTTTTGGTCTATCCACTAACTTCACTTTATATGTAGTTGCTAACCCCGTTAACAAATCATTCAATACCATTAAATTATAAATAGCTACAACCTCACGAATATGTGCTTCTAATAATACATCTAAAATCTTCAAAAATACCTGTAGTAATGTACCCTCTAAACGTATACTCTCACAACCATTACCCTCTAAACCTTGGTCTGTAATTGTATAGTTTAACAATACTGATACCTTATTACCTCCAAATACCGTGTAAGAAGAAATCTTCAACTTATCACCCGTTCTTGTTAATCTTACACGACCTTTAGTAGTATTTTCACTTAACTCCTCACTACAAATAGCATTTTGTAATCTTATACCTGCTTTACATAATACATCTAATAACTCCTTATGTTCATCTAAAGCATCCTTAAAAACACCATACTTTGTTGTGTTTAAGTTTACGTACCCCTCATCTTGTTTCATTAACTGCTCTTCTGCATAAACTGCTTTTGTTATCAAGTCTACACTAGCAAAATAAAGCTCTTTCTTCTCTGTCATACCCCATTCATCCTTTACTTACTTTTTCTTTCCTACCAATTTATCTACCAAACGCCCACCAAACTTATCTAACTTGTCATACACCCTAGCGTTTAAGTCCTCTGGTTTCTTAACTACTTTTTTAACTGTAGGAGCTATTTTCGGCTGTTCTAAGACGTTTGATTTCCTTCTAGGTACTTCTGGTACCCCTCGGTCTATTTCGCCCCTAAATCGCCCCTTATTTTGTGTTCTAGGCACAAATGCACTCCTACGTATCGGTTCCTCTGAACCAACACTAAAGTTTCGTTTTAAATTCTTAGGTAATTCTAATTCAGGTTCTTCTAAGTCATCTAAACTACCTAAACCACTCATATCAAAACCTGAGTCTTCTAGTAACCCTGAAAGACTTGAATCCTCATCTTCAAATTCTTCTTCAAACTCCTCTTCATCTTCAAAATCATCTGCAAAATCGTCCTCGAATTCTTCTTCAAATTCACTTTCAAAGTCGTCTTCAAAGTCTTCTTCAAAGTCTTCTTCATCCTCAAGTTCTAAAGTACCACTAACATTACCTTGCTCCACTTCATTAGTTTCCTCAGTAGCTTCTTCATCATCTATGATTGTTGCTAATACTTTTACTTCTTTAAGCTCCTCTGGACTTAACTTAACAGGCTTAACTTCTTCCGCATCTGGCAGCATGTAAGGCTGTACAGCCTTACCTACTACCCTATAGTCTTCTTCAATATCACCTATCTTAACTTGGTTTAATACCTCAGTATACAAATTCTCTATTCGTTCATCATATAGAGTGTTGTATTCTTCTACCACTTTCTTACGTAACATCTCATAAAATGTCGTATAATCTTGTTTTAACAACTGTAAACTACTATTATTGTCCGTAGCTATAGCTAACTTCTGGTTTATACTCTCCAAATTATCCAATACAGCCACTAACTCATACACGTTTTGGTCTACATTTAAGTCACCTAATTCGATTATACCATTTCGCATGTACCTTTTTCTTATTAACTCCAGATACTTACTGTAACTATCCTGATTATCATACATACCACTACCACCTAGTTTACTATTTTAATTCCTTCGATAACCACTCATCATAAGCTGCTAATATATTATTTACTACTAATTCTCCATCAGCATACTTAGCTATATTATCTAAGTCTTTATCTTTTACTACTATCCAACCACCACTTGTCTTATCTTGGTCTAATACCAAGTTGATTTCTACCTCGTGTTTAGCTGGTTTTTCTGATTTGTAATAATCTAAAACATACTTGTACAAGTAGTTCTTAGCTTTCGTAGTATCCTGCTCTGTTTTCTTATATTCTCTTAAATCCTTAAATATCTTAGATGAATCTTTCTTCCAAAAATCTTTGTTAGTTAAGTCAAGTACTTCAATTTTCATTGTTATTGCATTTCTAAAGTTAGCAAAGTTCGCTACGTTAGTTATCTTAACTGGTTTAATTGATAGTAATACCTGCTTAAACATATCTTTTCTAAAGTTTTCATCATATGTGAAATCTGCCTCAGTACTGTAATACCTATTTAAACTTGTTATTACATTTGTCTTATTACTATACTTCTGTGCTGTTGCTATATCTAATGTTGATAAAGCCCTAATATAAGCATAAGCTACATCAGTATCCTTTAAGTTCGGATCTCCTAAAGCCTGTAACGTACCATCATCTTTCCAACGAAAACCTTTTGGTGGCTTACCATAACGCTCTATCCACCTTACTTGTTCTTTGTCAAAATCAGATAAGCTCTTTAAATCAACCTTCGTTAAGTCAGCATCTTTTGCTGCTTGCTCAGCTTTAGCCGCTTCCTCAGCTGCTTTCTTACTTTGGTTATGATTTCTAATTCCCACTATCATAACAATAAAAAGTATAAATATTCCTACCCCTATTGCTATCTTCTTCCTTACTGGAGTCATAAATTTACCCACAAAACTACCTCCTATTCTACATCTTCCACTACTTCAAAGCTAATTTCTTCTAAATCAGTACTGAAAAATGGATTTTCTAAATTTCTATTTGCTGGTATCTTCTCACTAGGTATTGCTCTTTTTACATGACTTAGAACCGCACTAGTTTGTACTCTCTCTCCTGTATAACCATCAAATTTCATAGGATGACTTAATACATAGTCAACCACAGACCTTAAATACCCCGTTGAATACTGGTCTATTGTCCTTCTAAACTTCATGATAAAATCAGCTCTACCCTGTATTTCTATGTCAATATCTTTTATCCTACTACCTGTTGTTACTTGAGTCTTTCCTATCGTTACTTGCATAAATTCAACTATCTTAGGAGTATCCCACTTAACTACCACATTTTCTACCTTAGATACTAAAGCATCAAAATCTACGTCAGCATATCTTTTCAACACCCTTACGTGTTTCATACGCTCCTCATCAGTTAATACTTGTACCCTAGCTATTCTTAACACGTTTAAATGTCTTTGTGGATACTCTACCTTAGGTATCCCTAATTCATAAACCTTAAAGTTTGCATTGTGTAACCCCACAACCACAGGGTAATGATTATAATAGTTTACATCAAATTTACCTCGTAAAATACTAAACATCTCTATTAAATCAGTATCATACCCATATACTTCTTCTACAACTTCTGCACTTGAACTTATAGAAAATTCACGCATGTTACCTTTTAACGTCCTTGCATCCACAACTACCAAGTTGTTCTTCATAAGCTCCTTCAAACCATCTACATAACCTTGTACAAACGGTAAAGGTACTACTGAATATTCATATGTACCAAAATTTACTTTCTTTCTAGGGTTTGTAAACTTAAATACCATGTTCTGATTATACTTAGCAATAACACCGGGTAAGTCACCCGCATCTACGAAACGTTTTAAACCCTTCTGAGCGTTCTGTACAACTTCTAGTATCTTTTCACAAGACTCCGTTGAGCAAGCCTCTATGATACCTTTATCGAGCGTATAGACACTATTTTTTAGTTCTGTACCTTGATACACATCATCATCTTGTACCTCCACATAAGATACATATACCATACCCCTCATTTCTAAGTAAATCGTAGTAAGTAAGTCAACTACAGCTACCCTAGCTGGATCATTCATTACCTTTAAAGGTACTTTGAAATACTTCAAAGCCCTCTCTTTCCAATAACGTACATAATTCTCCAACCCCTCAGGCATTACAAAATGCTTGTTATACCCCGCAGACTGTATAAAGCCTAAAGGCAACTTACTTAAAGCTAAACTTCGACCAACTTCCTCCATTAGCTCCACTTCTTTTACTCGTTCTTCTACCAAATTCTATACCCCCTCAATTATCGTTGATAATTCATACCTCGTTACCATATCTCTTAAACTTGGGAATCCTAACGTAGATGTATTGAATAAGTCTAAATCAATAATTGTGCTTATTACTAAACCTAAGACCTCAACATCCCTTACAGGCTCCCCTATTAATGTGTTTCTAAATTCTCTATACAACACTTCATTACTACAACTACACACCTTAGTGAAATCTTCACTCTTATACTTGTCCTTCTTAACAAATGGATATAAGACGTTCTTATCTAAACCACGAGTTAACGCAACCATAGCCACAGCACCCCAATTATATGTATGGACTTCTTGACCTCGCATTAATAAACCTAATAATACAGCCGAAATTACACTTACATATCTATCTGTGTACTCCTCTAAACCGCTTATACCAAATCTACTTAAACTTGATACCAATACCCCACCATTAGGGTTTAGTACCATATCTCCACTACGTTCATATTGGTAAGGCAAGAACCCTTGAGATACCACACTCGTTACCTTTTGAACCACTTCCTCATCGTAATTCTCTTTATCTACAAAGACATCACTAGCATCCGTTACGTAGTCTAAATACTTCCTATCTTTCTTCTCAACAGTACTAGTATCCTTCAACACACGTTGCAATTTCTGGAACTTATCATACTCACTAGCTAATTCCTCATTCGTGAAGTTTACAGGCTCCGTTATATCAAAAGAAAATACACCATTTCTTCTGTAGTTTAATGTATCTATAAAATCACTTTTTCCTTTACCCTCTGTTACTTCTTCCTCAATAGTTATATCCTTAGCTTTCTTCTGTTTCGGTGCTTTCTTCTTAGGCTCTTCTATACCCTCTAATAACTGGCTTGCCTCTTCTAATTCCTCTATATCACTAGATTTCTCATTACCGCCAACCTTATTCTTAGCCTCTAACTCCAAAAACCCTAAGTCATTCAAATTATGACAACCTATTACATCAAAACCTGAATCAACTATACCAACTACATACACTACGTAATCTCGACCTTCATTATCTGTAGATTTTCCACGATACCCTTTTCTTAAAGCCTCTTCAAAAGTACTCGCTAAAGTCCTTCTCTCTAACTTCTCATAATCTAAATTCTTATTCGTAGTTACATAATACCTCGAACTTACACCTCGTATAGTACGCTCTATTTCTCTTACTACACCTAAACTAACTTCATAAAATCTTAAATTACCTTTATCATTCAATAAAGGTACACGTACCTTATCCCTCATTTATCTAAACTCCTTTGTTTATTACTTTGTATACATTATCTATTGTCTTAGCAGCTGTTAATACCCTTTTTAATTCCTTTATAGCTATACTATCTAATATGTTTAGAGTTGCTAAGTCTACAAATAAACCTAACGGTTTTGTTGAGTAAACACCTTTTTCTAATTGTAACACACTAAATAACACAACCTCTACAGTCAAACCACCTAATGAGTTCTTTACCGTAAATTCACACATGTACTTTATATCTTCTAACCTACTATCATAAGACATATTAGGATATTCATACTTGTTAATACTACCCGTTACTAACTCCGTCGGATGCCCAAACCTTAGAGCATAAACCTTTGCTAATTTCATATATTTATCCAAGAATAAAGTACCCTTTACCATATCCTTATCTTGCTTTATTTCACATCTTAAATAATCATATTCATCATCTGTATAAAGCCTCTCTGTTTGCCTTCTTTTTACCATTTCTTACACCACCTACTTAAATGTTTTATCTAGTTCCCTTCGTATCTCTCTACGGTTTTCGTCCGTTACTTCTACCATCCCTGTTACTTTTCTATTACCATACATAGCCCTCAATATTCCTCGTGTACCCTTAAAGTCCAAGTCGTAATACCTTACCTTTGTTTTTCCTGCTACCCGATACATCTTTCGCATACCACTATAACCTTTTACCTTATACGGTACACCATCTAAACTATTGCGTATATCTTTACTAAACTCACCACCTAAACCATTGACTTGATTATTTAATGGCAACATCTCTTGGTTCTCATAATCTACACAATAAAATGTTACTACCGTCTTATACGTAAATTCCTTATCCCGATCATAATAATATACTCCATAAGGGGTTATTGCTTTTACAAAACAACCTTCTAATTCTACTTTTCGTATCGCTATCTGTAAATCCTCAAGTAAATAAGAACGTAGTTCCTCATAAGGTTTTCCACCACCCACCAAATGCTCTATATACTTATCGTAATATTCATCAGGTACTGCTGTCGGCCTTATCTTACCCTTGATAACATACTTCAAATAAGATAGCTCCTGTGACCTAGTCAACCCCTCAAAGAAACTCCAAAATTTACTACTAGGTGTATAACCTGTTATTCTTGTAAAGTACTTGTAGTACTGGTCACCTACACTTACCACCTTATCCGCTTCACCATGCAAACTATTATAAATACTATCTAAACTTTTTAAATTCTTAGCACTATACCACCCATCACTATCTGGTTTATCTTTGTAACGTAAACTTACTTTCGTTAATGTATTTGATAATCTAGGTATTACATGTATCTCTCTTTCATATTCATAAATACCCCTCAAGTACTTACAACACTCCAAATACTTTATTATGATACCCAAGATATCCTTTAAATCACTTCGCTCCATAAATCGTTGCTTGTACCTCAAATACTCTATTTCTAAAATATGAGGGATACCATCCAATTCTGAATAGAAATCATTTATACCTTTACTTGTAAATTCCCTTACTAAATAATAAATCAAATCTGAACTAAGTACCTCACTAGGTGTTATCGTTACACCCATATCAGCTAATACCACTTCGTAATAGGACTTCTGACTTTCATAAGCCTTTGCTTTTTCCCTCAACAAATGCCTATTCCTACGTAGCAAATTACATTCTAAATCAAACAATCCTATCACTCCTAACTATATACACGTATTCTATTACTTGCTCCGTTACAAAATGCTGAAATCGACATAAGAAACCTTGCATCTTCAACTTCTTGATTATGTTATTTAATTCTTGCTGCGTTATATTAGGCACTTCCATTATCTTACCTTTACTGTTAAACCCAGCAAAATCACCCCTCTTCGATACCGTATCAAATAATAAACTATACATAACACAATCAACACTCTTTGCAAATATGGTAGCTGGTACTGAGCTTTTAGGTAAACTACCTAAGAAATGACCTGTTTTTACATGAAAATATCGTACTTCCTCCACATCTATTATCATGTGGGCTTCCGTCCTCTGATACTTACCACGTGCATATTTTAACATAAACTCACAACCACCTTAAAATTTTATTTTGTTACTTTTCTACCTCCTTACATTATATAATATAATCAAAATTTAAACAATGAAACTCACTAAAACACATAAGAAAAAGGGGTTTAAAACCCCTCCTACTTTATTTTGCCCCATATACTATTTCTAAATAAATATCTACTAGAGCATTTCCTTGTTTAAATTGTGGTTTTAAAGCTACCGCTAATTTCTTAACTAACTTATCCACATAAACTAATTGCTTAGCACTACATTTTCTATTCTCAATACACGTTGTTAATACCCTATACCCAAATTCGTTTACTAAACTACGTACTTCTGGAATATTTAAAATTAAATGCTGTACTAACCTATAAAATTCTAAAGGTCTGTTTGCTAAATCTGGTCTATCTTTAGCACGTTTAAATGCAGCTACAAAGTCTTCCCTTGTTAATTCCTCAAGATTTACTTTGCTTTCAGACCAACGACCATCTTCTGTCTTATGTTCAGAATCTACATCGTCACCCCAAACATCTACCGTATTTGTATAAACATTACCATTCGTACCCCTACGATAATAGCTCTTAGCTGCCTCAACCTTAGTTTCCTGTATTTCTAACGTAACCTCTTCTAACGTTTTTCCTATATACTCTTCTAAAAATTGTTGTAAAACTTCCTTCTTCAAGTTCCCTGTATATGTACCCTTACGTAAAGGATATACATAAGGTTTATCAGGGTTACTATAATGTAATAAAGGTTTTAGTTCTTCATAGTAATCCCTCTTAGTTACGTCTACACCTACAGTCATATCATAGTCTAAATTCTTCTTACTAAATAACTTGTGTAACACCTGTAAGATTAGTCGATCATCCTCGTTCTCAATCTTAGATAAATGAAGTTTTATATCTAATACTTTTTCTGTATTTAGAATATCATCCTCTTTATACCCATTCATTGCTAATATTAATTGACTTATTCCTTTTACTCGACCTTGCAATTTAACATGAACACCAAAGAAGTACGTGAAGTCTGACTCCCATCTACCTCCTGTGAAATATAGTCTTTCTTGCAATTCTACTAGTTTAGTACCTACTCCAATAATATTATGTACTAAAGTCACATAATTATCATAATCTTTACATTCCTCAAGTATCTTGAATACCCTAGCATAGTCTGTTTTTAGTAAAGCCTTTTTCAAATGTCGTTCTAAATCATATAACTCATCAGCAAGTTTCGCAAGCTTCTCTGTTTTTAAACCATATAAATTCAACTTGTCATTATTCTTAGACGCTAATTCATATTCAGAATCCCCTAAGTATGTACTTAAATTACCTTGTAACCCTAAAGATAACAACACCTGTAAATTTCGGTCTATATCGCCTCTAAATGACAACTTATCTAAAAGAGCTATCTTATAATCAATTAACTTGGTTTTAGCACCTGTTGTAAGGACACTTTCTATATACTCACGTTGTAAACTAATAGGAATAAGCAAACCACGTCTTACAAATTCTTGTATGTAGTCTAATTGGTAGTCTACCTCACTAGCTAGTCCTCGTAAACCTAACCCAAATACACTAACCCATCTATCTACACGTAAATTAGTTACTGTACCCATATCGTATTGCATTGCATACTCAATTAATCTGTTTAATATATAAGTCTTATACTTTCTAACCTGCCCTTTTATTTCAGAATCCACTAAGAAAAAGTCATCTATACACGTACTACCAAATGATAGTCGTTCACCTGTTGTTAATTCCTCAACCACAAATTCCCACTTTATTCTATGCCCTAAAGAACATTTAGAAAACTTACCAATATGATACTTAACATCAACTAAAGACCATTGACCTACACCATCTTGTAATTCAGCTAACTTACTTGCTTTCTTTTGATAATATTGAGTATTCGTATTTAATCTTAAATCTAACCTACTTAACCCATTTGTTCTTATAGCCTCATTGTATAAATACCCAATCAGAAAATCCATATTCTCTTGTTTATCTGACGCTGAATCTAATGAATTACTTAACCTGTCTAGCAATGGTTTCATTACTTTAAAACCAAGTTGTTCAAATTTCTTGTATAATAACGCATTATTTCTTAACACTAAAGGTGTTTGCAACTCCTTGCTTACCTCAACACCAAAATTCTCAACTAACTTATCGTAAATATACTTGGTTAACTTACCTTGTAACATCTTTTCAGGTACTGAAAAAGAATCCCCATTAGGTAAATAAAACCCTATACGTTGACGTAAGATAAACCTAACTATTCTTAAATCACCCTTAGACAAATCTATTTGCTCTAAGCCATCAATATCCCCATCTTCAAACCATTCTTCACTTACATTCGCTATATCCTCATAGCTTTGCTGCTCCACATCAATACCCTTAGGTGCTAACATACTATCACACATTTTCACAAGACCTCCTTATTAATCTTTTAATCTACCTACAATCTTAGATATTTTCTCTAACCTAAACTCACCCATCTCAACCGCTAACCCAACACTAAATGGAATACGATCAACATCAAAAACTACCTGATATTCACTTTCCTTATCAGCATATCTACCCTCAAAATATGTCATTAAAGTAGAGATATTCTTTGCAGTTTCTTCCTCAACTAATTCATCTTTTACAATACGTACAGATACATGCATCATTGGGTACCCACCAACTACGTGTACCTCATCACTTACCCTAGATACTTCGTATATATTGACCTCTTGATAGTTATTCTCTCGAAACAAAACCAACTTATCTAATATACTAGTATCCGTACTTATTGTTATAACTTTCCCATCTTGACCTTGTATAATCATATATTTTCTCTCTTTCTTCTCTCTATAATACAATTATACTTTATAATTAAGTTTAGAACAACACAACTCCTATTAGTTACCCCAAACTAAATCTAGCAAACACTTAACGTCTTCTACGAAATCCGTTAAACTACCTACAGTCTGTATATACCCTGTAACATCCCATTCAGTTACTGCCTCCAAATATAACGGAGTTTCTCCAAAATACTCATCCCAATAACCAAACGTATCTACATTTAAAGCCCCTAAGTATTGCCCACAAAAATGCTTCTTCATATTCGTAGTCTTAAATTGTTTGTGTGTTAGCATAAACCTCTTATCCTTAGTTAGTTCTGATATACCTGCACTTATTACATTCCAAGAAGTACCTTTATTCAACTCCACATCTCCACCCTTACATACTTTTACTAACCCACGTAAATAGGTTTTGTTTTCTTCATAACCATACAAGTATCCAAAAGTTATTACCTTCAGTACTAAATTTTTACCTCGTTCCACAGTTACTTTTAACTTTAACCCTGCCTCGTTTTCAACATCATAGATAAATGTATCTTTATCCTCTGTCCTTACTGTATAAGGTAACTCATACAACTCTTGCAATTTATCTGTTAACTTATCTGCTAATTTATAAACTTCACTCATATCTATAATTCCCCTTTTCTATTTTTCTGCCCTAGATAAATCACTATCTAATTCAAAATCATCCATTGTTGCATCAAAATCCTCATATACCAAGTTATATACAAAACCATCATCGTCCACTTCAAACACAGAGTCCTGAAATGCATGCCCCTCACTTATTAACCTAGCATGCTCCTCCTTTACTATCTGTAAGCATTCATTTACATCACCAGATATAAACAATACATTCTTAGCATCTGTATTTCTCATTCTAGTCCTATCTTGAACAGATAAATACACTTTGTTACTCGTCAATAATAACACAGACCTTGCTCCAAAATGTCTAGCTACCTTGTTTACTGACGCAGTTACTGTATACGTTGGTTGCGTATATACACAAGACTTCTTAATTTTGAATAACATTAAATATAACGTCTCTTCCTCTAATTCTAAGACCTCATACCCTAAATACTCAACATCCTTAGTTGTTGGCTTATAATTGTTAGGTACTTTTATAAACTCAGTTATAGCCACTACATCATAATCCCTATCAACATTTAATGACTCAGACTTATTACTGTACGCATAATCTCCATTCTCTATTGTCTTAGCACCATATAAATAACCTATCTTACCATTTAACTCCTCAAAAACAACATCCGTTGAAATATCCTTTATCTCAACTATCTCTTTTATATATTCTACTAAAGGTGTAAACTTAAAACCCAAAGAGTTAATGTTATACTGCCCACTACTTACCTTGCGAACATCACTCATTACCCTCCTAAATTCTGTTGCAAATTGCTTATCAAAAAATCTCAAATAAACCTACCCCCTACTTATTACTAATACCACTAAAATTCCATTATCACCATTCGAAGACGCTACCCTTAAATCTCGTCCTTCTGTCTTGTCTAAATAATCTAACAATTCATCATATAAAAGCATACTACCATCCTGCAGTTCAAAACCTATATGTAAAGGAGTGTTCGCAACCCCCTCTGTTATGTAAGGTACTAGCTCTACCAAATCTTCAAAAGTACATTGATACCCCAATACACGCTTCTCTTGTCCTGGACGACCATAAGTTAAATAATCACCCATGTTAGTTGAGTATAAACCTAATAAAAGTTTTTGAGAAATCTGCCCTGTGTCAACTACATGCTTAATTATAGCTGTTAATCTTGAATATAACCTAGTTCTAGCTTTAGAGTTTAATTCCTCCATTTTCCCAGCTAAATTGTCAGCAGTAGCACTAGAAATTACTGAAATACCACCTAATAATAACCTAGTATCCGCCACAACTAACACTTTCTTCCCTAAATTAATTGTACTTAACAAGTCTGGTTGTTCAGAGTCCTCTAAACACTCCTTATACTCATCCTCCCATTCTTCTGCATCCACTATTCCCCAATAACATCCTTTTCTTACACTTCCACCACATAATGCTAAAGCCATAGTTACCTCACCCGGCAACTTAGCCAAAACCTCATTCATTTTATCTTCCATAAAGTTCACATCTCACTTTCTTCATTTATCTATCATTTTAAATACAACTCAAAAAGGTTTCACTTAAGTGAAACCTTCTTTTATCTCTATTTACTTTCGTTTGTAGATGCTTTCATCTCTGTCGCTGTCTTACTTTCCTCAGGCACATCAACCTTAACTTCCTTGTTAAGCTCCTCTAACGTACCTTTCATCTTAGTTCTTACATCTAAAGTATCTTGTTTTGCATTTGTTTCAAAGAATAACTTAACTACTTTCTTAGCTTTCTTATCATACACGTATTCTACATTGTAATCAAAGTCCCCGTAGTTCTCATTCTTATTGACTTTTTTCTTGTAAAGCTCTTTTAACTTGTTCTTAATATCATCATTTTTCTTTAACTTAAAGGTAATCATATCCCCATCAACACTTAAGTCCCAATTATCCTTATTATCTAAATACCCCAACACTTCATTATCCATGTTTAATGAGATAGTTTTAAAGTTTAAACCATTAGCGTCATCTTTAGGAGCTTCCTTCTTATGCCATACAGGTTTACCACTATAAGAGTTCTTTGTATAGTAGACACCATCTTTCATATAATGCTCCATATCAATATTCATACCCAACACAACAAACTTACCTTTTAACATAATTTCTGTCGGATCAAACTTTTCATCACCCTCTAAAGTAAATCCTGAACCTTTACCATCAGACATCCGATCACTATTAATAGATGTCTCTAACTTAACCTTACCTGATTTAATTTCTTTAGTTTCCTTCTTAACTTCTTGCAACATATTATCTGTACTTTGAGCGCTACAACCACCTAAAAAGACAGATAACCCCATTACAACTGCTAACATTTGCTTTTTCATACTTCGTAATCCTACTTTCTTTAAAAAGTAAGTAAGGGCTTAGCCCTTACTTTTACTTATTCGTCTTTCTTCTTGTAAAGAAACCCACTAATAAAGCAATACCTAAAGTTACTACACCAGCAATACCTGCTGTACTCGTTTCCTCTAATCCTGTTCTAGGTAATCTACCTTTATTACCCAGCGTGAACACACGACCTTTATTAATAGGAGATAGATTTGAACTACCATCTATACTTGGAGTAGGTACTTGAGGTTCGTCCTCAGTTTTCTTGTCTTTTTCTTTAGTGTCTTTCTTACCACCTTGTTGTTCATCTTGTTGTGGTTTTTCCACTTTTGGAATTTCCTTCTTAGGCTCTTCTTGTTTTGGTACTTCTTGTTTCTTCACTGCTTTGTAAATATAAGTTTTTACACTTTTTGCAGAGTCAACCTTAGAGTCAACATTCTCATAACCATCAATAGCAACTGCCTCTTTATAACCTGTATCGTTACTTACAGTATCTCTTAACGTTACCTCGTTACCTTTATCATCTATAGTTACCCATTTTGTTACATATGTTGTTTTAACATTGTCCTCAACTTTAGGTAATTCAGGTGTTACTGGTTTCGTAGGCTCTTCTGGAGTTGGCGTTACTGGTTTAGTTGGTTCTTCTGGTTTAGTTGGTTGTTCCGGTTTTTCAGGATTTTCTGGTGTTACAACATCAACTTCTTTAGTACCAACTTTAACAACCTCATCCACAGCTTCCTTAACAATATCAACTTTTCCAGGAACTCGTTTAACTTCAACATCATCTTCATAAATAACATCGTAAGTTACTTTAGCACTTCCGTTTACACCTTTAGTAACTACCACTCGTTTGCCTTTCTCTAAAGTTGCATCCTCAACTGTCTTAGTTTTGTACCCAACTTCTTTATCCTCAAATTTAGTACCTGCAGTTACTTTAGCTACAACTACTTTAATAGTCGTAGGTTCTTTAGCACTTACACCTGCTAAACTTCCATTTATAGCTTTAACCCTATAAACTACTCTATCTACTTGTATTTCATCCCCAACACTTAAAGCTGCTTGATACTTAGTACCTACCACTTTATCTGCATCTACTAATGTTGTAGTCTTAACTACTGAACCTTTATTCTCATAACTTAGAGATACAACACCTGATTTCTCTTGAGATACTTTCTTAGTACCACGTTTTACAACTTTGTTTATCGGATCTACCTTACTTGTCTTGTGAATATCCTTAGATACTTCTTTACCATCCTTGTAAGTTACTTTGTACGTATTTAATGTGTAACCATCGACACCCTCACGCTCAACTACTTCCTTACCTTCTTCCAAGTTAGCATCGTCTACATACTCTGTTTGATATTTCACTATGTTTTCTTTTTCAACTACTTCTTTTACTTGCTCGTTACCAACTGGTTTGTTACTTCCTTTTTCCTTAACAGAGAAAACTATATCTAATACTTTATCAGTTAAAGTACCTTGTAACTTACCACTTACTAAACCTGTAATCTCATAAGTTTTACCACCAATTTCAATATCCCCACTAGTTGGATAATCTAATGTGTACTTCGTTCCAGCATCTTTACCACCAGCTATAGCCTCTTCTGTTTTTAATACAGTATCACCTTGTTTGTAAAGTACTCGTACACCACCTGCTTTAACTCGTTTATAGTGTATCTCTAAATCTTTATTCTCTGTTACTTCTACCTCATCAGCACCACTTACATATACAGTATTGTTGAAGTTATGTAACTTAGGTGTAAATTTATCACCATAATAAACTTGTGCAGTTTCAGTTCCTTGCACTTTACCGTCTACTATATGTTTTACTGTAACATTAAACTTCTGACGTGTATAGAAAATATCTAATACATTACTTGGACGTTCAATTACTATACTTCCTGTTTCCTCTACAGGTGTGTACCCCGGTATTGTTAAAGCACCTACAACTTTCTTAGTTCCATAAGCTAAATCTTTAACTTCCTCAGACTTGATAATTGAAGCACCCACTCTATGATTAATCGTTAAATTACCACGTTTTAACTTGTATTCTAAAACAATAGTTTGCTCTCCCTCTGCTACTTTTCCTTCTAAAGCACCACTACGTACTTTTACAAAGTCATAATTCGCAAAGGTACTTGGAGTATATTTATAAGTATCACCTACACGTACTTCTCCTGTAGCATTATCAGTTTCAATTACTTTATCATCTTCATCTACACTTACATACTTAACTTTTACAATACCCTTAGCACTTTCTTTCTCTGTTACTACAGCACCTGTATTGTCAAACTTGTACTCCTTATTATCAATTACACGAGAAGTTTCTTTTAACATCTTACCATTGTCATCAAAGTAGTATTTCTTACCACCCTCTGTATACCAACCTTTAATAGCATACTTGTCAATTAAACTTTTTACCCAAGCACGATTTTGTGCATCTAAAGGTACAAATGAGTTGTATTCAGAGTTACCTGCACCATCACCTTTATGTGAACCAGCCCAAGTACCTATTAATTCATTACTTGTGTTGAATACTCCTCCACCACTATTTCCTGTCTGTGAATCAGTCGATACAGGTACTACACCTACAGTCTTAGCATAAGGTTTATCTAATACCTTTCCTACTGCCTCAGTTAATACACCCTCTTGTTTTTGATGCCCCGCCGGATAACCTACACTATAAATTTTCTCTCCTACAGTACTCTTATATGGTATTCCAATTATAGAACTTGGCTCAGCACCCTTAACCATTAATTGTACCGGACGGTCAAATACAGTTACTGCTATATCATCACCCGTTACAGCCCTAAATTTATTACCATACATACCATCCTTGAAGAATACATTTTTACCAACTTTGTTAGGTAATTCAAATCTACTCGGATCAGGATAATTATTCGTATCATAAAACTTTCTAGGGAAATTATATGTACCACCAATGTACACATGACCTGCTAAATTCTCAAATAACTGTTTTGTTATATCGTCTAAATAGTTATGTGCCGCTGTTAACATAATGTTTGGAGCTACAAATACCCCTGATCCACTTACACCGTAAGTGTCATCACCTTCAGTATGTGTAAAATGTAAGAAAGCTGCAGAACTTACCCTAGGACTTGAAAATGGAGTTTGTGGAATCATCTTGTCACCATAAGGCGTATAACCCCTAAACCCTAAATCTCCTGTTACCTCAGTAGGCTCTTCTCCTTTCTTATACTTCACACCTGTTACGTGCTTGTAATCATACATTATACTATTATAACTACTTGGTACATTTGACGTACCATTGTCTTGTGCTTTAGCATAACCCTCTAAGTTACCTACTGAACCTAGTACTGACGGACCTACTAAAGCTGCTGTTGTTAATCCCGCTACTATTTTTCTTGTGTTTTTCTTCTTCATTCTACTTCTCCAAAATTTTTATTTTTACGCTACCCTCTATTTTACTACATTTTATAAATAAATTGTAGGAAACTCAGCAAACCTTTATATAACAACAAAAAAGTAAGGGTTAATACCCTTACTTCCATCCAAACCTATCTTTTATTGCAGACATGCTTTCATCTCCCTCAACTACACCTACTAATTTTGCCTTTACAAAATACCTAGCACTCGTTGGGTACATACCTACACAAGTCACTAACGTACACGTTACTTGACCTTCTATTCCCTTTTCTACATATTCAGACTCGTTATCCCAACCAGACCTTGAATCATATACCTCATACACATATATCTTGCTTCCTTGATACATATATACCTTACTACCTGTTCTTAACCTTGATAACTGCCCAAATAAATACCTATCAGTTACATTATGCCCAAATGCCACAATATGACCTTTACCAAACTCCATATTACGATCCCATAAAGCACCACCACGATATAACGCATAATCACTTAAACCCCTCCATATCGGAGAATTAATTTCTAACTGCTCACTAGCTATGAATCCATAGAACCCGTTTATTGACGTTCTAGCACGTATTACATCGTTAACAGAGGGTGTCGTAGGGATATTGTAAGGGAAGAACTCCTCGCTCGTTATAGGGGCTTCTACGCGCTCTAAAAGACGTTTCTGATATTCCTTAGTTCCTATATACCCTGCTAAACCTACCATTATCAATATCAACACTACTTGTAATATACGTCTAATCATCTTTCCCACAATTCTTTACCTCCCCATTATCTACTACACTAAAATAACAACCACTACTAGTCTTCACATGATTTACCTTTATTTGTCGTAAATATTTACCTAATACACCTCTAACTAAAGATTTCACTAACACATAGTCTAGTTCACTTTCATCCACTACAAAGGACTGTGTACCACCATTTAAAACTTTTATAGACAGTATCTTGTCTGTTACCATAGAATAAACTACTTCAAGACCATCCTTACAAGCTATATCTGTATAGTATTTTACAGTTAAAAACCCATTATATACTTCCAAATACCCATTCAAGAACTGCACAGCACCGTTTACCTTCTTAACATCCTTAAATCGTAAGGTAGCCATTAACGTTTCTACAAAACGCTCCAGCCTATAAGATAACCTAGTTGAACCTATCCCTATACAACCCTCTCGTACTTCAAAACGTCCCCCGTTCATCTCAAAACCTAACAACTTAACATTCTCCATTAAAAGCTCTAACTTTCTTTTACCTAGACCTTCTATTGCCATTAAATCATCTAAACTAACTCCTAACAAATCATCTAATGTGTAATACCCACGCTCTTTAAGTTGTAAAACCCTCTTAGAACCTAATATTTTCGTGTACTTAGCACCAAGCTCCTCATTTAACAACTCCTCAGAACCATACACAAACATTAAATCATATTCTAATCTTCTCTTACGTAAATAATCCACAAAGTCGTCCACTTTTATTCTAGCAGCCTCCCTTGTCATACCACCTAAAACTAATTTTGCTATGTCCTCCAACACCATACAATCATTAAATCTAGCTAACCCTGCAGCATACTCCTTAGCATACTTCTCATTCTTAGACATCTCATACAGTACACCCTCAAAATCAATCATGCTAACATCCTTTAATGGTATACCTATAGCGTTAAGTAAATTGTTTGGATAGTCCTCAGGTATTCTTGCATTTAAGCCCCTATATAACCCCTTCATAGTAAGTAATTCTTTTAGTCCTCGAAAAGTCTTTTGCGTTACAGCTCCTCGAATTTCGTATAACACACCCCTATTAAATTCAGTTATCTTTTCATACCCTAAAGCATGTAAAACCTTTAAATCTTTCTCATACAACACATCATCAAGATAATATATTAAATATTCCTCTCGCTCCTCAGGACTTACCCTCTTATCAAATAATACACTAAACCTACGTAAACTAGCCTCCATGCGTTGTACTAACTTCAATATAGTTACTGAAACCTTACCATACTTCTCAGCCACCTGTACTGTAGAATAATTATCCTCAAACTTTAATTTCAACACGTCCTGATGATATGTTGTGTACCATCTCTCTAAAACATAGTCAAAACCATCAGCATCAAGTTCAAAGTCATACCCTAAACTTAACCATTCTTTTACTTGTTTATAAAATTTATTACTATACTTCATAACAAAAAACCTCTTGATATTATAATTACTATTAATTATAACATCAAAAGATTTTTCTTTTAAACCAACTCTTTAGGTTCAGTTATATCCCGTCTAAAAACCCAAACCTTGATACGCTATCGTTTAACATGTTAGCTATTATGTTATATCCACCTACGTTTTTATAACCACTTACTTGCCCACTCTCTAACCAAATCTTACTACTTACATTCAATTCCCTTATAAATAACTGAATTAAGAACTTAAGGTCATCACCCTCCTCAATATCCTTAAATCTTACTAGTAAATACCTACTTATACCACCTACACCTTGCTTATCCATAACTATATACTTACGTAAATATCCCACACGAGCATTCCAATCAGGTGTGAAAGCATCACTCCATTTTCTTCTTACACATATCCATAAGTAATCTAAAACATCAGCTAAAATCTTACCTTGCACATGTAAGGATGAACTTCCATATACTAGAAAACCTCGCTTCTCTAAATAATTTATTAGTGGTAATGCCCCTACAACAAAATCCACTATTGTACACTTTGTACAGTCTTTTAAGTCATATTTACCTTTTAAACTCCACTTTTCATACCATAATGAATCTTTATCACTATCCATATACACCATAGCCTGTAGAAGTTTATAAGCACCCTCTTTTGTCTTATAACTACTCAACCCCTCTAAATCACAGTCCCTCATATAAAGAGCTGGTACACTACTACTGTTAAATGATGTATTCAACTTAATATGCAATCTACTACAGTCATCAATAGTCATATTAGGATAAATTACTAATGTTACCTCCTGTGTTAATAGCTCTTTCAACACATCAGGGTATTGTTTATTCAACTCATACATAGCTGAAACCCTACCTAAACCGTCTATTAACATTAATTCATCATCTACCACACCACAAACAAATGTTAGAGGTTTTAATAACCCCTCAGTTACAAAACTATCAACTAATACTTGTAAGTCACTACTTCTATACTTAAAGCGAAAACCTAGTGAACCATCACTCGTCATTACACCTGTATGAACATTGTTTAGCACCCACTCTAAATCTTTTACCTCTGTTATTCCTTCTTTTCTTTTTACTATCTTGTTTTCCACTTTAAACACCCTCTCATAAAATAAACTTCTTGTTTTTATACTTTAAAACAAGTATAACCCCAAGAAGTTTATTTTACAACGTAACTCTTACTGTTTTGTCTATTTATTTTACTTTAAATACCCTTGATATAAGGTTTTACTGTCTATAACTTGAAACTTTCAAAGATAACCTCGTCATCATAGTCTTTTAACTCCCACTTAGCTAACTTCGATTTTACCTTGTCATAATACCTTTTATTCTTCACATACCATTTTTGTGAGAAATCTTCATAATATAACTTATTATGATGTTTTAAGTAGTCTAAGATACAATATAGTGCATTGTATCGTAAATAACCCCACTGCTCAATGTCATCTAAGTAATACCTACTTGTATGCCTAAGAGTATAATCACATTTATTATAATTAGTGCCATCTAAACTATCTCTTATACAGTCCAAGTAATCTTCCTCCGTTAGTTTCTCTAACATCTTATTGTAATAGTCTATTTCAGAGTCATCGCCCCTAGACTCTAACTTATCATACTTCTCTTGAGAATAAAACGGCTTCTCGTATAAACACATCTCCTCGTGAAATGTAGGCTGCATACTATCTAATATCATACCTAAATCATAATAAATACCCCTTAAAGTATTATCTCGAATTTCCTCAGCACGTCCTTTACTACCATTATAAAATTCTAAAACCCACATAATAACACCCCTTTTTTATCTTTCATTCCCAAAATCAATAAAATTCTCACTTACTATCCTTGCTGTACATTTATAAGGTACTCTTAAACGTTGCTTTATTCTATGAGCATACCAATAGTTCCTTAAACAATCATCATTACACACTTCTACAAAAGCCTTACGCTTAAAATTAACCACCGACTTCACTCGACCATCTGCATCAACTATTTGGATCATATACCTTATATTGCTCATTTCTCTTATGTTCTCAAAACACTTCATAAATTCATCTATGTCAAAGTTCGCCACACTTAACGGTTTCTCAACCTCGCTAAACTCAACCATATAAGCTAATGTATCTGCCACGTTACCTGTGCAACCCTCAGTTAAAAAGATATCATCGTTTAAACCTTCAATAAAAGCTAATACCTTTTCCTCTAGCGTACTACAATTCTCATAAAAACTATCTGTTCTGTAAGGATAACTATCATTGCTAATCTTATAACACATCTTGAAATTACCCTTTTTATCTATATGTACTTTTCTTACATTTACATGTGACATCTCTTAACTCCCCTTTACCAATTAGATATATCTATTCCTAAATCTGTCAAATACTTATGATAGCTTGCAGGAAACATCTCGTGATGTATAGACACCTCTTTAACATCTATATCGAAATAACCCTTTCTACCACTTTCCTCAATTATATAAATTACACACATAGCCTCTATAGTATCTGTTACCAAATCCCTATAAATAACTGAATAATATCCATTTCTGTAATGTTCCTTTATTACACTTATTGGGTTTTCTATAAAACCAAGCGCCCTAAGTACCCTCGACTTAGAACCTTTTAAAGCCTCTTTAGTTAAACCTCTTTGTGAATACCAACCCATTGTTATCAACTCCTTGTTTTAATCTACTCCCATTTTAATTACAACTCAAAAATAAATAAGGTAAGTCCACCAAACTTACCTTACTAACAACTTTCACAAGGTACAAATTAGTACCCGCAACACACAAACAACGTAATATCAATAAATATTACTCTTTTTATTATACACCTTTTACTAGAAAATGTCTTGAAAACTCACAAAATGTTTTCATAACAACAAAAAAGAGGGGTAAAAACCCCTCTTTAATTAACTTTATCGATTTCTACGTTTACGTTGTAATCCTACTAAACCTAATCCAGCTAACACTAATCCACCTAGTGCATATCCACTATAGTCAGTGAAGTAATCACTAATTGATGTATTAGGTAAACGCTCACCTTTCTTAACAATACCTACCGTTTGGTCTGTATCAGTAAAGTCTTCGTGAGAACCAACTTTGTTAGGTTCTTTAGTTAAATCATTAACTACAAACGCTTCTTCGAATACTACTATCTTAGTAGTATCCATACCTTTAGAGTTAAACTTGAATGTTACTGTAGCTACACCATCCGCTTTGTCTGGTTTAACTTTCGTTTCAGCTACAATATCCTTACCGTCAGTACCTTTAACTGGTTGTTTTGTCTTAGCATTCATAAGTTTACCTTTGAATGTATACTCAACGCCCGGTTTTAAGCCTTTGTAAGAAATTGTATCTTCGATAGTAATCTCTCCACCAATAGTAGCTTCCTTCTTACCACCAATAGTAGCTTTTGTTTTTAATTCAGGCTTAGCAACTTTGATAGTTTGGTCTTTATCGTTAATGTCTTTATGATTAGCGATAACCTCTGTATCTCCAGCTTTTCTAAGTTCCTCAAACGCTACAATTTCTTTACCAGCTAATGCACTTGCGTCAATAGTAAATTTAACTTCTGCTTTAGTATCCACATAAGCACCTTTAGGTTTAGTGTCATCTTTAACTTCTACAGTTACTTTAGATGTAATTACACCGTTAGCATCCTCAAGTGGCTTACCTGTTGCTTTATCCATAATCATACCTGTAACTTCATACTTGTTACCGTTGATAACACCTTTAAGGTCTACATGGTCGATTACTTCAACTTTGTTAACTGGTAAGATTTCTTGTGAACCTTTAACATCAGCAAATTTAGTCTTAACTTCTGGTTTTTTAACTTCAATAGTTTGGTACTTATCATTCACATCTTTGTGAACTGCTAACACGTCAACACCACCACTACGTTTGATTTCCTCAAATGCTACGATATGAGTTGTCTTAATATCAGCCATGTTTACAGTAAATGGTACATCTACTGTTGTGTTAACTACCGCACCTTTTTTAGCACCCTCAACATTTACTGTTACTTTAACAGTATTTGTATATGGAGTACCATCTTCTTTAGTTACAGGTTTTCCTGTAGCTCTGTCGTGAATTGTTCCTGTTACTTCGTACTCATTTCCATTGATTACGTTGTATAACGCTACTCTATCCACTAATTCAGCTGTTCCACCTACCTCAACAAAGTGTGAACCTGTCTTAACATCCATGAATGTTGTTCTAAGTTTAACATTGTTGTGGTGACCTTGTTGGTCTGTATCCTTCGGATCTCTGTGGAATGCAAGTTCATCACCATCTTTAGTTAATGTTTCATACACAACTACAGTTTTTAGTGATTTTGCTTTGTACTCTTTAGCTAAAGCAGTTAGCTCTTCATCAGTTGGGTTAAATACCCCACGTAATAAATCGTCTAAGATTGCTTTGTTACCACCTGTCACATCAACGTTTCCGTTTTTGTCAACATGGATATTTGCTTTAGGCTCGTCTTTAGCCACTACAGTTCCGTCTTTCTTAACTTCGTCTTTCTTAACTTCGTCTTTCTTAACGTCTTCTTTAGCCGCTACTTCGTCCTTAGCTTTTCCATCCTTGTTGTCTACTACAGGAGCCTCGTAAGTTAATTTCTCCTCTGATTTAAGTACATTTTCTAATGCACTTGCATCATATTTTAAATCAGCATGAGTAAACATTGTTACTGGAGTACCCTCTTTAAGCTCACTTGCGTTTACTACTGGTACTTCACTTACTTGATTACCCTCTTCATCTACGATTAATAACTTACCATCTCTTATTACAAACATTTGTCCTTTTTCAAGTTTTGGTACGTCCTTAACAATAAATGTTCCCTCAGCACCTACTGTGAATTGAACTTTTGTTTGTACAGCATTTCCATCTTTACCTTTAATTGCTTCCTCTGTAGCAGCATCTTTTAAGTCTGCAGTTAATTCATAACTACGTCCTACTACCACATTAGTTGCTTTAACTACGTCACGTAAAGTTACATCTCCTAAATGGTCTTCCACTTTACGTCCGTTGAAACTAGCCATTGTTTCAATTTCAGGTTTTAAGACTTTAACTGTTTGTCCTTCATCTTTAGGATCTTCGTGCTTACCAATTAATTTAGCATTTACACCAACACCTTGATATGCTTTCTCAAACACTACCACGTCTTGACCTTTAAGGTCTTTTGCGTTAAACGTGAATACTACATCTACAAAACCATCTTCTTTTTCAGCTGTAAATGTTGTTTCAGCTGTTACTGGTTTACCGTCTTGTACAATAGGCTCACCTTTTGTATTTACTAATGTACCTTTTACAGTATATTCTTTACCTACAGTTGCACCTTTATACTCAACACGGTCATTTAACTTAACTTCTGAATTAGCATCAAATACTTTAGAACCATCTGCTTTATTTGTTGCTGTTGTTTTTAACTCAAACTTAGGAATTTCTACAGTTTGACCTTCATCGTTTAAGTCAGAGTGAGTACCTACATGAATTTTATCTTGATGTAAGTCCTCAAATGCTACTACTTTGTTACCACCTAAAGCACTTGCGTTAAATGTAAATTCTAAATCTACACTTCCGTCAGTTGTTGTTGGTACAAATGTCTTAGTAGCTGTTACTTCTTTACCATTATCTAATAACGGTTGACCTGTCTCTTTTACCATAAGTTTACCACTTACTGTGTAAGAACGACCATCTACAATTAAGTTTTTATATTCAACACGGTCAACAATAGTAGATTTTTCTACTGGCGATACCACTTTAGAGCCATCTTCTTTGTTTGTCGCTGTTGTTTGTAACTTAATTGGTTTAAGTTTGTTTGTGAATTTATCTTTGTTAATTGTAACTTTAGATAAGTTAACTTCTTTTACAGCACTATTGTCAGTACTTGATACCGTAAATTCACGAACCGCTTCATCTAGTACTAAACCAGCTGTTGTTTTAACCTCTTGAACTGTATATGTTCCGTCTGGTAACGAAATTGTCTTATCTACATGCCCATTAGCATCAGTTGTTAATGTTGCTACGATACCTCCAGCAGGAATTAACTCCTGACCTTTAGCACCACGTACAGCATCTTTAGCTTTTACTACGAACACTTTATCAGCACCTGCAACTAAGTCATACTTAGGTGTTCCATGTGCTTTGTCTTTAGTTGTATCTAAACCAACTTGTTTTTCTTCGTCTTTGTCTAATACTAATTTAACTTGACGATATGCATTCTCCACTTTAGCATCTCTTGTTACTACAGCTTTAGTTTCACCTTCGTACTTAATCTCGAAGTCTTTATCAGCTGCTAAAACATACCCCGCAGGAGCTTTCGTTTCTTTTAGTGTATACTTACCAATCTCTAATCCAGCTAATGTACCTTTACCGTTAGAGTCAGTTGTAATTGTTCCAACTTTCTCACCAGCTCTCTTAACTACATCACCTGTTTTTAAAGTAATATCTTCTTTTGCAATTACATCAAATTGTACTCCTTCTAAGGCTTTATCTTGCCCCATTGTTACTGAATATTCAGTTCCGTAAGTACCCTCTGCTGTTGTTACATCAGTTGCTACAGCACCTGTTTTATCTACTGTTACTTGACCTTTAACACGCACGTCTGCAAAGTTTACAGCTACTACTGTGTTATCACCACTTACAGTAAATTTAATTGGTGTTGTATCTAATAAGTACCCCTCAGGTGCTTTTACTTCGTGTAATTCATATTGACCGTATAATAAGTCAAGTTTTGTTGTGAACTCACCTTGTGCATTTGTCTCAAATACTTCTTTACCTTCTTCTGTTACGAATTGGTTTGTTTGTAAGTTCTTAATCTTGAACTGCGCACCCGCAAAGTTTACAGGTTTGTTGTTCTCTTTATCAACTTTAACTACACGTAGTTTACCTTTACGTACTTCGTCAATCTTCTCAACAGTTACAGTTTTTCCAGGTTCAGAAATTGTTACGTTAAAGTCTTCTACTTTTACATACCCCTCAGGTACAAAAGTTTCTTTAATTGTGTAAGTTCCACCCGGTAAGTCATTGAACTCAACTACACCTTGTGCATTAGTTTTAGCTTTAGCAAGCTCTTTACCATCAGCATCGTAAACTCCAAACTCTGCACCTTCTAATAAGAATGCATCATATAAGTTTTTAAGCCAATTTGCAGAACCTTTTTTGATAATTTTAATGTTACCACGGAATGGTGTGTTATCAATAGTGATTACACCATCATTCATTTTAACTTCTTTATCACCGTCAAATACTTTTACAGTAGCTTCAGTCGCTGTTGCATCAGCTTTAGTTACTTTTACTGTATAAGCCTTGTTGTTTGCTACATACCCTTGTGGAGTTTCCTCTGTTAATGTGTATGTTCCTACTGTTAAATCGTCAAATGTAATATCACCTTCGTCATCAGTAGTTCTCTCAATTTTAACTTTTGTATCCTCACCTACTTTAGATGTTCCTTCTAATTTGAATTTTACACCTTTAATTCCAGCTTTAGATACAGAGTCACGTTTGAATAGTTTAAGATTACCTTTTATCTTAGTATTCTTAACCTCAACGTTAGCAGGCACTCCATCTTTTACTGTAAACTTAACTTCTGAACCATCTAATACATAACCATCATGAGCTGCAATCTCACGAGCTGTATACTCACCCGGCTTAACATCAGATAAAGTAAATTTACCATCTACTACTTCAATATCTTTGTTGAATCCTTCAGGACCTGTTACATTGAATTTAGCATAAGGTACAGGTTGCCCTGTTTCTTTATCAGTCTTAATAAAGTTAATTGATGAATTAGGGTTTGGTTGAACTCGGAAATTCAAAGTATCCTCTTGCGGATCCCCAAACTCATATAACCAAACAGTTTGCTGTATTACAGGGTTTTTTGGAACATAACGCTCTAAAATAGAGTATTTCTCATTATCTGTTACTACACGAACCTTACCTGTAGAGTTAGCTCCAGCGTCAGATTTAATTTTAATTTTTAAATTAGTACCCTCAACTGTTGCAGACTCAACAATACCTGCGTTCTGTACTTTTAGACCATTAGTATTATTTAATGGCACTGTTACAGTATCCCCAGCTTTAACATCATATGTTTTAGTCTCAGTATTAAAGACTTTTTTACTATTCGCTTCTAATTCTTTAACACCTTTTACAATATCATCCATCTCTGCACGTAAGTTAGCATTTGTAATGTTAGACCATTCTTGTACACCTAAATCTGGTAAGTTATCTCCTAACTGTGCTCCTTCACGCATGTAACCCCAAATTAATAATTGAGTCGCAAGGTATCTTACAGGAGAAATCTGCCCCACTTTTACACCTGCAACTTTATGTCCTTGTGCTACATAAATAATTCTAGCAATAGTTTGTTGAGCCTCTTGACCAATTAAAGTACCAACATCCTGATGACCAATTACAGTAGTATTTGAGTTCAGTATTTTATGTGGTTGAATACAAAATACTATATCTCCACCTACAGTAATCCAAGCTAATTCAGTACCTGGTCTGTAACCACCTGTTACAGTTTCACCCATTCTGTTTTTGTGAGTTGAGAAATAAATCGCTTTAGCATAAGCATTTGTACGTGGATAAATCATTGTAATTTTTGTTTTATATGTACCACCCTCATATTCAGGCGTACCATATAACTCACTTAATTCATTTAGTCTTAAGTAGTAATAATCACGATACCATTTACCACCATCTCTGTCAATGTTTTCCCAATACACAGCGTTCACACCTTGTGTTTCTAAGAAAGCACCCCACTCAGAATCAGGCTTGAATGGAAATTCTTTATTAGCTAATGCTGCTTTAATAGACTCAGCATCATTAAAGTCTACATCATCTGGAGTTTTAACTTTAGATTTCTTAGCCTCATCAGTTAATTTCTCAGACTCAGGTTTTACTTCCTTGCTATTAATATTCCCTTCGTTGTCAATCGTAATATTAGGTGAATCATTCGCACGATTAGCACCCGGTAAAGTCGCTTCTGTCTTCTTATCTTCTTTATTATTTACAGTAACTACATCTGATGAACTAGTCACTTTACCAGCTGCATCTTCCTCAGTCGTAACTTCTACACCATTGTCACGAGCTGACGCTACATTACCATACCCATATTGGTTTGCACTAGAAACCATTGGTTGTAATAATAAAGAAAAAGACATAATTGCGCCTAAAAGACGTTTCATTGTTCTTTTCTTCATCCGTCTAATACCTCCATTTATATTTAGTTTTCAAATGTACATTTGTTAGCCATTATCTAACATTACTATTGTATACTATTTTAAAATTTTTAACCACCTAACTCACACTATCTACTAAATTAAACAATGGAAACGTTTGAAAGAACGATACCTAATGTAACCCTTTTAATAAAAACAAAAAGCAAGTTTTACAACCTACTTTCTATGACATATATTTTTAAAACCTTTAAACACAGAGTATTAACCATATCCTCAACACAAAATAACCTTAAATTTTAAAAGTGAGAACCGTTACTTACGATCCCCACTAGATACTAGAAAATTAAAAAATGTATTAATACCTTAATTCTACCTTACTATGTAAACTTTTACAATGCACCTCTATAAACCCACTTATACCAATACCAAAAGAAGACAAAATAAAAAGATAAGTTTAAGCACTACACCAAAAACTTATCTTCTTTATATATCATCAAGACGAGCCTTCGCTCTACTACATTTATTCGTTGCAGTCAATTCAGCCATAGTTAAGGTAAGTCTGAGCCTAAGAGAGCTACTCCTAAACTTCTTACCCTTCGTAAAAACTAAGTAGGATTGATTACCTCTAACTTTCACATCCGCATTCAGAAAAGTAAAAATATTGTTGTACTTAATCAGAATTTTCTAAGACCGGTACGTAGCCACGCCACGCACACTTTATGCTACTCATACCATGTTTTAGTGTTATAGGAGTGTTTCCACCCCATCAGGTCTAATTGTATGCTTGGTATCCTACCTGCAACCCATAAAACACCACGTTCTATATCCACAGGCTTCTTCTCACAGAGCGTCTATTCATACAACCACTGTTTACATGTGCCTTCTACTAACAAATAAACTACGCAAGCCACTTTGCCAAGAGTCCCCCGACTCCCCCAACTTATGTTACCATAAATCAGATGAACCTATATGCAGTATCCCACATATAAACCCAACGGTCTAACTTCCATGACTTCCCAGCAGGGAGCTACCCCATCTCCACTAGGTTGTCTTAATGACCTATTCAGTATACTACAACTATAATTTCGTTGCAAGTTAACTCTCAAAATCAAAACTAAAAAAGAAGTTAACATAAGTTAACTTCCACCTACTTAAAACAGTAGTTATATTAACGATTACATCTTATTTGGACTTGGTTGTAAATTTCATAACCCCAAAACTTAATAATTGATTAAATTATATCATATGTTTGGTGCAATTCAAAATTTACATACACCTCAACCCAAATGCCTTGAAAATTTTTAAGCAAATGAGATTAGTTTGATACAACTCAAAATTCACACACCCTAAACCTCGTATTTTGAGGTCTAGGACATATGTCTACTTAAAACAGTAGTTATATTATCGAGTACATCTTATTTGGACTTAGTATATAAAATATACCCCCCCAAACTCATACGTCACTCTAACTTCTAATTTAACAATTTAGTACTAGTTATAATTTACACATCCCCAAACGACTAAATAATGTCCCCTTTGTTGCTGTTTGGTACTAGTTATACTTTACATACCTCCCAAACCAAGATGTTAGACAAAACTTTAAAAGTAAAGTTTGGTACTAGTTATAATTTACACACCTCCCAAACTCAATAGACCTTTCTAAATCAACTTTACTTATTTGGTACTAGTTATAATTTACACACCTCCCAAACGGGTATTTAGATGCTAAGGTTGTTCGAGATATTTGGTACTAGTTATAATTTACACACCTCCCAAACGTTTTAACATTTTTATTTCTAAAATTTTTATTTGGTACTAGTTATAATTTACACACCTCCCAAACGGTAGCTCAAATGCTTCTCTAAAATTTCAAATTTGGTACTAGTTATAATTTACACACCTCCCAAACCCCCAAAAACTCAATCTGGGGTTTGTAGGTACACCTACTTAAAGACAGTAGTATTATTTACGATTAAAATCTTATTTGGACTTGATTTGTAAATTGTATATATTCCCAAACATTTGGACGTAGTTGCAAATTATATAAACCCCAAACAAAATCAGAAAATTAAAACCTCAACTCTGGATTCGCCAAACTAATCTTACCAACACTAGCCGTGAAATCAATTAGTTTCAATACATCTGCATTAGGTACTAATCTTTGAGTTATTAAATTCACTAGTTCTAATAACACTTTTGTTTGGTTTAATAAGTCTAAAGCTACAAACAATTCTCTGTACTTGTTATCTAATAAAGCGTCAAACTTCTTAGGGTTTAACTCATGTATTACCCCAAGTTGCATCTTTTCAATTATTTTTTCATAGAATTTTAAATTTTTCTCGAATGTTATAGACTTCCATACTTCACAACTTCGATTAGCTATACGCCAACCATTATAGTTAGTTAATATTTTCATATACTCAGTAGACTCAACATCAAATCTTATCTGTAAGGCAGACCTATATTTAATACAGTTTCCTGTTTTACCACTTAAGTAAACTAGTGTATTACCAAGTTTTACTTTTATAGGTGTAGTAATATTACCCCTTATAATATGTAAGTCTTCAATAGACTCTTTAGCCTTACAAGGAATTACTTTTTTAGCATGATCCAATATATCTAAGTCTGTTTTCAACTTATCTACATCACAAATTCTTATAGGTACTAAATACGTACTTGCTAAACTTTCTTTAGTTTTTACTAACGTATAACCTACGAGAACATAATGTGATATAGATACACTACTATATCCACCATACTTAGTTACATCAAGCATTCGTCCATCTTTAGTTTTTATAGGATGATAAGACTCAGGTTTCGCTTTATTTGCTTTATAAATTGTTGCATCGTAAAGTTTACCTGTTTTCCTTACAGCCATCTTGTTTACTTGAACATAAGGGTTGTTTATAACAGACTCAACCATTTTAATTGTTTCCCCCATCACCCAAGCACCTTTTACATCATAGTAAAATAGAGTATTTAAAGAATAGTTTCGATTTTCTTTGTTACTTATAAAATTACGAGGGTTAGATGTAAACCTTACATCATACACATTACCAACAACTATATTCAAATAAGCATCATACGCATGATGTAAATCATTCAATTCCCTTACTTTTAGTATTTTTTCTTTACTTGTTGACTTCCTATTTCCGTCCTTTATTTTACCAAAATTATGTTTGAATTGGTCTACATTCTCAGCCTTAGAATACACTACCCTTGAGGTTGTATTTAACTTACCTAATAACTTACTAATAGTTTTTACACTTTGAGATGTTTCTACTAGTTGTCGAGCTATAAAACCTGTTAATTCATCAACAGTAAAACCATCAACCCTAATTAGTCTTTCATATTTAGTATCAGAAATCATTTTGTTAGCCTTTAATACAGCCCATAATTCTTTATGTTCTTTCTGTATATCTTCACTTAACGGATAAGTATCACTCTTATACCCATTAGCTACACGACAAACTAACACCATGTTATCTAAACTATCATCTTTTACCTTACTTTGAGGGTAAATATGGTCTAAATCATACAAAGCTATACTATCTACTTGACTTCGTTCAATAGTTTTACCTGTATATAGACACTTACCTAATTGACTATAATAATGATATAACCTTTTAGATTTCAAAGCACTCGGATCTTCGTTCTTCAACATTTCGTATAAACTATCTACATCTATATCAAATTTCTCAAAATCTTTAGCCCTCAACGTTGAGTATTTCTTAACTAAAGCCTTGTACCTTGAATCAGTTTCAACCTTAGGCGCTTGATTAGTTCTTGTAGTTTCTATAAATATTTTCTTAGGTTCACAACCTATCAATTTCTTTAATCTCTCTACTAACTTAATCGTTTGCCAAATAGCTCTTTTTACACTAGGACTAACATATAAGTTCTCTACTAAAGCAGGTGTGATTTCTAACACATCCCCAACCACCTTAGCGTTGTGTGTATTTACCGCTTCTGTTAAATCATAAGCATTACCTAATATCTCCATTAATATAATAGTTTGACTTCTCATTATATCTATTATGTTTAACATTTCGCCTGTGGTTGTATCTACAAAACACTTAGAATAAATACCATTTAGAAACTTCTCACTCAGTCTACCCCAATCCTTATAGTTAAGTTTTAAAATAGCTGTAATTTCTTGTTCTGTATATTTATCTCCAAAAGCCTCTATAATTCTATCTCTTATTAAGTATTTAGCATCTCCATATACCGTTAACCAATATATCATCTTCTCAACATCAACTTCATCAAACTTAGAACCTAAAATATTAGTAAAATCTACCCTAGATTTTAATTTCGATCCTAGAACATTACTTATACCTGTTAATTCTACATCTTTATCTATTATTCCTTTAGATACCAATAGTTTCTTTATTTTAGCTTTCGTTACAACACCTACAGAGTTTAAATAAAGTTCCTCAATTATTAAGTTTCTCACTTCAACACTAACCCTAACCCCATCTAATTTCAAAGCATTTAATTCATTTAACACTTTGTATTCAGAGTATAGTAAAGAGTTATCAGGTAGTACCAACTCACCTTCTAAATAAGTACATTTACCTACCAAATTGTCTATAAACTTAGCTGCAGACTTACTTTCGTTTATTACTTCTTTGTAATTCCACGGAGTTATTTTAACACTCTCATAACCCTCGTTCCTTACAGCCCAAGCATATTTACTTCTAGCATTTAACGGACCTACAAAATAAGGTACTTTGAAATCAAATAATTCAACAACCTTAGTCTTTAACTCATCTGTGAAGAAACTATTATACTTACTTGCATTCTCTAATATTGCTATTAATTCTTCTCTATGTAATTGATTTGGAATTACTGAATTATCTTTTACCTTTTGTAAAGGTAAAAATAAACCTAAAGCCAACTCTTCTTTTATACCCTTAATAACTTCTGTTTCTTGCAGTTCATCTAACACCTTTTCTAAAAATTTTCGAAAAGCCTCACTACCACAAGATCTGTTTATATCAGAATTTCTTGTATAAGATACATAGTTATCTAAACCTTTTTCATCTCTCGTGAATATCTTATCAATCAAGTCTTTTTTAGCCTCAGTACTTAATTTACTATCTAAACGAATAACTTCTCTTAATAATGCTTTATCACTTTTATGTTTTTCATAAGCAACCACCTTAGATTGTGATAAAGTCATACCCTCTTTCTTAATTCCCATTAAGATTAAGCTATCATATACTTGTTTTATAGTATCTAGTAAATCAATATCAGTACCTAAAACAACCTCGTAATCACTTCTCACTTCATCATAAACCTTGTTCTTAAAAGATATTGTTTTTACGTTAGAATCAAGTTCTTTATACTCTTCAATACCATAAATCTTCTCAAGAGCTACACTACCACCAAAAATTAAACGAAAAATCTCTTGCACCCTAACATCATCAGTAAGCTCCTTAAATTCCTTTGTTTTAGTAGTTGTGTTCCCTTTAGATGTACATATCGCTTTTACCTTAGTAGTATCTAACCCACTAACCCCTAACTTACTTAAAAGACTTTCTAAAACATCCTCAAATGAAACATTCTCTGTTGACAACCCCTCAAAGAAGAAATGCCCTCTAGACTTCATTATATTATGTATTGCTAAGTAAATCTTTCTTATATCAGGGTTTTCTTCTGTCATTAAAGCAGCCCTTAAATGAAAAATTGTAGGATATTCCTTATTATAATCTACATCTGTATAATTCTTATCGTTAAACAATACATACTTACTATTTACTTTTTTATCCTCTAAATGATACTTACTTTCTTCTAAACGTAAGAAAAAGTCAGTATCTACCTTATTTATTTCTTCCTCAAATAAATCTTTTAACAGGCTCAATCTCCATTTACGTTTACCCAACACACGTCTAGAATTTCTAGCTAACCTACGTTCTTCAGCAGTATCCGCAGCGTCAAATAGTTCAACACCTATTAATTTACGTTTACTTTTTCTAAGTACCTTATAATCAGTATCGGTAGCTGCCCACCCAATACTGTTAGTACCTATATCTAACCCTAAATACCAATCTTTAATCATCTTCTTACCTCTCAACTTCTCATTACTCTTCTTTCATTTACTTTTTAATTATATCTTAATTATCGTACTATTACAACTTAACTCTTGTGTATCGCTATAGAATCTTCGTACAATAAAAAAACAAGGTAGGATACAAATCCTACCTTCTTATTAAACTCGAACTATTATTTAGCTGCTTTTTCAGGTACGTTATATTTACCATTTTTGTCATACACAGACACTTTGTAAGCTACATTACCATTGTGTGTAACTGTAGACCAAGCATACCCATGAGGTGTGTTGTCATATTGTGCATCAGTCATCTTATCGTTTAAGTATAAATCACCAACGTTATCTGATCCTTGATTATAGGCTTTTTCCATTGCTTGTTGTGAGTTGAATAACCCTAAATCACCATCAACTTTATAATTACCAGTAACAGTACCAATACCATAACCTAATTCTTGTAATTGACTACGTGTCCATTTAGCATTAGTTGGCATACCAGCATCAACTGGGTTCACTTCTGGAGTTGTTGGAGTTTCTACCTTTGGTGTTTCTTCTTTTGGAGTTTCTACCTTAGGTGTTTCTTCTTTTGGAGTTTCTACCTTTGGTGTTTCTTCTTTTGGAGTTTCTACCTTTGGTGTTTCTTCTTTTGGAGTTTCTACCTTAGGTGTTTCTTCTTTTGGAGTTTCTACCTTAGGTGTTTCTTCTTTTGGAGTTTCTACCTTAGGTGTTTCTTCTTTTGGAGTTTCTACCTTTGGTGTTTCTTCTTTTGGAGTTTCTACCTTAGGTGTTTCTTCTTTTGGAGTTTCTACCTTAGGTGTTTCTTCTTTTGGAGTTTCTACCTTAGGTGTTTCTTCTTTTGGAGTTTCTACCTTAGGTGT